TCTACTGGGATGTCGTTGCTTACTACTTCTGCGACGCACGACAGAAGGATCTCGATGAATACTCCTCCGTGGAGCAAGTCTTTGACCACGATGATCGCATCTGGCAGGCCTGCACCATGGGTGGCTACGTCATCCCGCAGAAAATCACCGTCGCACGGATACCTAACCCTGAAGCCCAGCTGCAAACCGACCTGGACAAGCTGCCCTTGATCAATGGCAAGCATCCCACCAGCTATCTGTGTCTGTTCGATAATGTCCCTGAGCTGCCACCTGATCCCGCTGAACTGGAAGTCCGCAAACCAGGCAGCATCCTCGGTCCCACAGGTCAGCCAATCAACTAAGGGGCGTCCATCCCGCCTACCACTGGTTAGGGTGTCCCTGGTGGACACTCGCCGGTACAACGAGCCGCTGCATAGTGCAGTGGCTTTCTTCGTGATGGGGTGAGTCTTCGCTTCCCAATAAGGAGTTTTTATGTCAATCGTCGAAACCAAACCGAATCTGATGGAGACGTATTGCGCCAATGAGGGCTGCGTCAACAAGGGCAAGTCCAAGCCGGGCAAAGACGGCACTGCTAAAATACCCAAGGGTTGGAAGCTCAAGGGTGATAAGCTCATCTGCAACAAGTGCTACAAGAGGGATTATCGCACTTTTGCGATAACCATCCCGGTCACTGCACCTGACGGCATCACTTGGGAAGACCTGCGGCCCTTGCTTCGCGACTCGTTCGCCGAAGCGACCAGGCTCAAGAACTTCCTCATCCGCCAGATGTTCCTCCGTGACATCGTTCGTGATGGCACGATGGCGAAAATGCCCACCTGGGATAGGCCTTATCTCTACCAGGAGACGGCTAGTTTCCGGATCCACCCTGCCATGCGGGCCATCGCCGAGAACCTGGTGCAGAAGATCTATGCCGCTGCCCGCTATGAGGTGATCTGGACCGGCAAGCAATCACTGCCGTCGTTCCGCTACCCGCAGCCTTACTCCACCAATGACAGCAAGCTGGTGAAGTTACCCGCTAAAGAAAAGCTCCCTGAAGCCTTCGGTGTCAAGATGCGTCTGATGGGGCAGAAGGAGCACACCACGCTGCGGTTGTCAGGTTCTAAGTCGCAATACTGGCGTCAGCTCGGAGTGCTGCAGCAGGTGCTCGACGGAGAGGCTGAGTGCAATGAGATCGCTCTCTACCAGATGCGAGCCAACGAGGGTGATCACAGGAGTAATATACCGCAAGGCAATAAGCCCTCCCGACCCGTCAATCGACTGATGTGCAAGCTCGTGGTCAATGCCCCACGCAAGACCAGGGAGAAGCTGGAGAAGGAGCGCTTCTTCAACATCAGCACTACTGAGGAGTCGCTCCTCTATGGCATCCTCCAGGACCGTGAGGAGCCCTGGGTCGTTAATGCTGACCGTGTGCGTGACTGGTGCTATCAGTACGGACGCCGGCAGCACCGCCAGTCCCAGGACCTCAAACACGAGATGCGCATCCCCAAGGCCAAGAAGGAGCGTCTCCTGCGTGACGCCGATCTTTGGGCCAGGAAGCACAACAACCGTATCAAAACCTTTATCCTGCAGACCTGCTGCCAGGTCGTGCAGTTCGCCCTGCGGAACGATGTCTCTTCCATTAAGTACGACGACTCGATCCAGAACTTCGTGCCCCGCTTCCCGTGGTTCCAGCTCAAGGGGGAACTTGAGCGCCATTGCACTGAGGCCGGGGTCGAGTTCCTGTACATGGGCAAGGCCGTCGAAGAGCCTGTAATTGCAGGCGAATAACACTACTTGTACACCGAACTAGGGAGTAACTGAATGAAGACGATTCGTGCTCACGTCAGCCAGGCGATCCTGCCTGAGCTGACTCGTTTCTTTGGTGGCTTCGATGCCACCCTGGCTGAGATCCTGCAGAACTGCTACCGTGCCGGCGCCAAGAACGTCACGGTCATCACCGATCCCGAATGTACCGTCTTGACCATCCTGGACGACGGTCGTGGCTGTGAAGATCCTCAGCTACTCGTGGAGGGCGGTGAGACCGGCTGGGATCGCACCAAGGTCACCTCTCCTGCCGGCATGGGCTTCTTCAGCCTCCTCAACCCTGATCTGTTCACCGAGGTGACTGTCCGCTCCAAGAACTGGAAGGTCAAGTTTGACACCAAGAACTGGATCGACAAAGACATTCAACCTATTGAGGAAGAAGGCGTTCCTGGTTTCTACCTCAAGCTGATACTGTCCACCAGCAAGAAGAAGGAGCTGGACCACGCCATCAGCACTGCTCGCGCCCTGTACCCTTTCACCCTCACCCTTAACGGCAACCTGATCACACAACGCATGGATGGTGATCTCCTGGTAGATCTCATGACGCCGGTGGGGCGTGTGCTGCTGGGTTTAAGGTCAAGTCCTTACTTCATTAACCATCCAGAGCCGGTATGGGACTATCGTTACCTTCGCAGCGGTAAGGCAGATGAGTACCTTAAAGAGGCAAAAACTCTGCCCATCGATGAGGAACTGAAAAACTTCATCTGGTTTGTCGATCCCGAATCGGGTGTCCGGCCCAAGCTCCCCGATCGTTCCATCCTCATCGACTCACCCCAACTCAAATCAGCCATGCAGCAGATCCTCACAGCGCTGCGTGACTACGTATTGCACTACTTCAAGTCGCGATGGTCTGCTTACGTGGCCAGGTTGCGACCCGTGATGACGACACTACCGGAGCTGTTCACTCATAACGAACGTAAAGATATGACGGAGTTGGATCAGTGGCTCAATCGTCATCGCGTGGCCCTGGTACGCAGCCTGGGTTGGAGGCATTACAGTTCCCAGGACTACGAGAACTGCAGCTTTGACTATGTCCAGGACGAGGGTATCAAATCCAGGGAAGAGGAGATGGATCTCTACGTTCAGGGTGGCCAGTCAGTGGTAGATGATGGTCTCATCAACACGCTGCTTAACTGGGAGGAGTTCCTTGACACCACCGAGGAGTTCTACGCCGGCCCGCAGCACCCCATCATGAGAAACTTTCTTGACACCAAGAAGGCTCAAGAGCTGGTGGATATCCAAGTGACCGAACCGTCAGGGAAACCAGCACCAGGTAACAGCGTCTACCTGCTCGCTGCTTCCAGCATCACATGGAATGGGCATCGCTTGCCGTTCTACCTGGGGGCCAGGGAGGAGGAACCTGATTCGGCTGCTTTCATCAACGGCACGCCCATGGATCTGATCGTCCACCTCAAAGAGGAAGGCCCGGTCTTCCACTACCTGATCTGGTACGATCTCATCGATCAAGGCGACAGGCATTCTTGGTTTGAGGATGACTGTGTTTTAACTGGCAAGGCCTACACCGATCTGAGCGAAGAGACAGCCACCCTCTACGATCTGCATAACGTGATCAAGATCCGCAACTTGGTCGTTAAGGCACAGAAGTTCAATAAGAAGCTGCACGCCGCCCACGAGAAGCTCAGACGCTACGACGGCAAGAAGGGTAAGGACGTCTACATCGACTGCCCTGTCGCGGGTGGTGCTCGTCATTTCACTCTCATCCATCAACAGATGAGGAATCTGCTCAAGATAAGTAATGAGCAGCTTGCCAAGCTACAGGATCAGGAAGATAAGCTGTTAGGCATCAAGAAAGCCAAGGCCCCCGAGAAGGCCTTGGCTTCCAGTTAATCCATCCAAAATACGTATTTTGGACTATTTGCCGCCCAGGGCAATATAGAGGGCCTGCCCGTTGGGTGTGCCCAGCCCTGTGCAGCAATCCCAGCCCTTTTGGGCGTGGTAAGCACCGTTGTTACCAGACGTGATGTCGTTGAAGGCTCCCTTGCCCTGCACGCTGCCATACAGCAGCGGGTGGAGGTAGCCGCAACGGTGTCCCAGCTTCTGGTTTAAGAGTGCTACCAGTCCGGCATAGAGCGGAGCAACCGCACTGGTGCCGCCAATCACATAGTTTCCACCGTCCACGCGGACGTTGTAACCCGAGGAAGGATCAGCATTGCCGGCCACATCCGGACATCCGCGTCCCGACTTCTTGTTGGGATTAGCCGAGGGAGGGATGTTAGCGGACTTCTGATAGACCGGCACGTTGAAGGCATCACTGATACCGCCACCGGTGGCGCTCTGTGTGGGATTATCGTTCCACACAGATTCCGAGCTGATTTGCCCGGAGCTGCCGATTCCCAGTCGTGTTCCGCCGCAGCAAAGAGCGTGTGGGCTCGAGCCGGGGAAGTCCACGTGGTTCTTGCCGTCAGTCATGCCATCGGTCGAACCATTGTCGCCGCCAGCCACACAGATGGTCAGACCCAGCACGGAGGCTGAGATGAACGCCTGATCCATGGCGACGCGAGCCTGCACGGTCCACTGTGCTTCCGGTCCACCCCAGCTGATGGAGATGACCGAAGGCTTGTTGACCGTGTCGTGAGCGGCCATGGTGATCGCGTCAAGGAAGCCCTTATCGGTGTTGGGAGCAAAGTAGACGACAATGGTGGCACCTGGTGCCACTGCTGCCGCTACTTCGATATCCAGCATCACTTCACCGTCAGCGCCATCGGCGGTGGTCGGTGAGTTGGTGCCGCCATCAACGCGCACGGTCTTCACGGTGGGCACCTTCAGTCCCAGCTTGGTGAAGTAGGCGGTGATGTCAGGCAGACGATAACCGCCACCGAGCTCGATCAAGGCAATGCACTGTCCCGTACCATCTACCCCGGTGGGGAAGTTGTACGCCTTGGCGACATCGTTGGGATTGTAGGAAGAGTGGCTGGCGTGTGGTGTCGCACCCTGCAGCCTCTTAGCCATCTGGAAGTGGGGCTTGGCGATCTTGCGGTTGTCGATGCCCAACACAGCTTCCACGATGCCTGACAGGCTCTCGGGGATTGTGAGTGGACCAGTTCGGCCGCGATAACCGCCACCAGGGTGCTCCATGTCAGCGATCGTGGTACTGAAGGCCTTCTCAAACTGCTCGGTACAACCCGACAAGAACACACTACGGCGTGCCAGGCTGACATCGACTACCGTCAGACCGTACAACTTGGCAAACGCTGTCACCAAATCAACATCTTCCTGCTTGGCACCATGCTGTGCAAGATACTGATCACAGGTCATATACTTGCGATCAGCGGGAAGGACATCCTCGTGTTGGGCTCCTTCGGGTTTGATTGGTGCCTTGCGTCGCAGACGCACGGTGACCTCAAACCTTTCACTATGACGGTGGCCGGCTGCAACCGTGGCACCCTCTAAGGGTTTGCGGTCGCTACCTGGTAGCACAACTCGTTTCTGATCTAGCATGCGAGGTCCTCTGGTGGCATTATTGCCTGCGATCAGCTTACACCGCATGAGGCCTCACGGCTACGGGGCGTCCATCACGCCTACCGTCAATGAGCTCATCCCTGGTGGATTGGCGTTGACACAACGATCGGGTGGGAGTGGCATAACCTGAATCCGGATGGGACCAGTTGACCGGATTGCTGGATGGGAAATGGCGAACAGGCTAATTAAGGAGACTCGATGAAAGAAACACTATCGAACACCAAGTTCATGGGCTATGTCCGCAGTCAGTGGCACTCCCTATGTCGTACGCTCAGCACGGCAGATCACCGCATGACTACCATCGACAAGGCGGAGACTGATCGTGGCGGCAACGACGAGTTGGCCCATTTGCCCGTAGGTACACGGATCGCCATCACCTGCCAATGCAACAAGGTGTTCTGGATTCATCCCGCCATGATCAAACTGTTGCAATCACGTGGCGAACTGTGAGGAGTCACTATGTCTGTCGACATGAGTTACCGCTGCAAGACCTGCAATCTCGACTCGCCCCAGTCCAGTCGCGTGAGCGAAGAGTTCCTGCGTCGGGTACTGGCTGAGTCGGATTCTCTGGCCTACTTGCTGCACATCAGCGGGGCCGAGTTCTCGGTCATGGGCGATGGCGGCGAGACTGCCCCGATCTTTCGCTTCCTCGCTGACCATTGCGAGCATGACATCGTTATCGTCGAGGATGGTTGCCGCGAGGTGACTGACCCCGACCGAGCCGACATCACCAATGAGGCCCTGACCACGGTGTTACGCCGTGTGGCAGGTAAACCCAGTATCAACTAAGGAACACATGTTTGATTTCATCTTCTGGTTCGCCATGGGTTACCTGGTCATTCACACCATTCAACACATCCGCATCGAGAACAAGATCTCCGAGCAAGCGATCGTGAATGAGTCGCTATCAAGTCGCATTTCCGCCCTGGAGGCCCGGCACCAACCCACACCTGAGCCGACTGTGGAAGAATCAAAGGAACTGCCTAGACCAAGGTTCTAACAATCAAGCACACGGGGCCTCCGTCAGGCCTACAGCTGATTAGCGTGCTCCTGGTGGGCACGCGTCGGCACAACGAACAGGGACGGTATTGGCCGTCACTCCGAGGACGGGTCCATGCCCCGACCTTTCAAGGGCGGGCATGTACCGTATCGTCCTCCGGACGGGCACCTTGCCAGATCTGTCGTGACGGGCACGCAATACCAGTATGTCAACTCTCAGGAACAACCTCATGCCATCCATCGTTACTCACCACAGAAAGCAATACGACCTCTCCAACGCTAAGCAGCGTGAAACCTACTGGACCGCTGTTGCTACTGATCTCCTGCGTGATCGCACCATCAAGCACGTCAGGTACATGACCAAGAAGGAGGCAACCGACATGCGCTGGGATAATCGTCCTCTGGTCATCATCCTCGACAACGACGTCCATCTCTACGCTTCTCGTGACACCGAAGGCAACGGCCCAGGAGAGCTCTTCACCTCCGACGTCGCCCACGCTTGCCTGCCTTCGCTTTGATCCCACCACCAACCCCAGCGTCTGTGGTACATTACCACTATGCAATCCACAGACGCTCAAATCGCACCAAACCTGGTACGCTCTGAGGCCGACAAACAGTTGTCGTCCATTGCGAAACCCGCTCGTACCACGAAGGAACAGCTGAACCGCTTCGCACGGTCCCAGAGCAAGGCAGCATCATTTATGGCTAATCCACGGTTAACTCCCGAGCTCACGGGAGCCATTGACACTCTGCGCACGACTTGGTCCCACAGACGGGACAAGCGAGCGGGGGTTACCAGCAACCTGTTGCTCGGGTCTGACCCTGACAGCACGACATCCGGGGAGCAGCCGGGACAAGCCATCTCCATAGGAGACGTTGACGCCTCGTCCCAGGAGGCGGTGCACAGTGCTGCCGACTTGGTGCAAAAGGTTGTCACGGCCCGAGACTTACGGTACACGCCGATCCAGTTGAACGGCATTCCCATCACGCGGATCGGGGTGGAGGCACATCAAGCACGCTCGCGACGCAAGAGGGCAGCGCTGCCGGCTGGTGACGTCGGAGCTCAACCTGCCTCACCGACCGGCCCCATTCAGCAGCCACCGCAGTCAGGTGACCTGCCCCCAGGACAGCAGGCCGCTGCAGCTGGACTTCCCACTGGACCTGCGTTCGGTGCTCCTCCATCCCCCGGTGCCCCCGCCGGCCCCCCAGGAGCACCGAACGCACCCGGTGGACAACCGCCCCCTCCTGGGCAACAGACCGATCCTTCGCAGCAGGGTGGAGCACCCGCCGGCCCGCCTCCTCCTCAGCCTTTCGCTGGTGACGGCAATCCGCCGCCTCCTGGTTCACCACCTGTGCCGCCTCCTCCACCACCGCCGCCTTCGCCTCTGCGGCACGGTGAACATCTCGATACCATGACGCCCGACACCAAGACGCATCCACTCAACAAGCTGCTGGATGACGCCAATCAGAGTGAAGACAAGACTGATCCAGAAGACCACGAGGAAGTCGAAGCTGACGACTCGTCCATTGGGAGTAATCCGTTGACACACAAAGTAGCCGTGGATGGACAGGTGCGTTGGAGCAAGTTGGCCGTCGACGTACAACCCAAGAAGCCGGGTCTGCTTCGTCGTTCACTCCCTGTGCTTAGTGCTGTTGCTGGTATTGGTTCTACCTACTTGCTGCACAGGTATTTGACGAGTAAGCAACAACAGAACGACGCTGAGGTGAATGAGGGTGTGCATCATGCGGCTGAAACCATCAAGGGTAACTATGCCGCACAACCCAGTGGCTTCAAATCACTGAAGGACACTGTGCGGGACCAGCCCAAGAAGTCTGTGGGTGACTTCCTGCAGAGACAGTTCAGCAAGCCGAAAGACCCTAATGATCTCATGCAATTCGCGCCACCCTCTGGGGTTGGCGGTGGCGCTGACTACCCTATTGCTCCTGTTCAGCCCAAGCCTAACATTGCGCCGGCACCGTGGGAATCCGCACCGCCTGTAGGCAAGAAGGGGGCCGTGGATGGACAGGTGCGCTGGAGTAAGCGGGCTATCGATCCCGCCATAGCGGGCGGTATCGCTGGTGGGGTGGGTGGGTTAAGCCTCGCTAGTCTACCTGCGATCATTGGTGCTGCCACTTCACCCAAGGGTCACCGTTACGAAGGCGCCGTGCGTGGTACGCAGCGTACTGGATACGGTCTCCTCGGTGCCGGCTTGGGCGGTGCCACCGGACTCGGGTTGGGAGCTGCAACTGGCGCTGGTATTGGTCGTGCACTGGGTCACGAGGAAGCCGGTGCCGGCATTGGTGCTTCGGTCGGTGGTATCACTGGTGGGCTACTGGGTATGCGTGGTGGCGACAAGTTCGGCCAGTACATGGTCGGTGGTAAGCCCTCGTGGCAGCGAAACAAGAAGGAAGTTGATCAGGGAGACAAGAGCTCACGTATCATCCGTCGCTTGATGATGGGGCCAGCTGGCGTCATCAATCCAGGCGTGGTCGGTGCTACCGACTCAGGTGGCGACAAGAAAGAACATTCACGCCAGGTCAACAGTGGCTCACGCGGAGCTATCTTTACTGGCATTGGTGGTACCTTGGGTGAAATGGGTGGCCTGATGGCCTCGCCGTCTGACCACCGTGGCTTAGGTATGCTCGGTGGTGGCCTGGTTGGCGGTTTGGCTGGTTACGGCCTGCATCGCCTGACCGACAGCAGCAAGCCCAAGCACGAGAAGGAAGAGGAAGACGATAAGCCCGTCACCAAACACGCTGGCATCCTCAGTGGCATCCTCAAAGCCCCAGGGCAGATGATGCGTGGCATGAAGAACATGAGCAAGCAGACCATCGTGCCTCGACCCGCAGCACCGATGGCCCAGGCACTACCCACCTCCATGTCACACGTGCCGGTCGGTGCTTCGGTGCCCAGTGCCCCACGTGCTCCCGCTCCGGCTCAGCGTGCCTTCGGTTCCCAGCCCACGCCCACTGCTCCGACTGTGGGGGATAATGTCGCAGGCCTCGGCACTGCCAGTGCTGGTCTCCTGGGTGGCGGCATGGCCATGAAGTCGTACCTGGGTGGATCTGATCAACAGGCTGCTGCTCCTGCTGCAGGCGTCCCCAAGCGTGCCGGCCTCATGGATGGTCAACCCACCGCTCCCCGGCCCCGCTCCTACCTCAACACCAACATGTCGATGACTCGGCCCGCAGCTCCCAACTTCTCGTTCGGGCGTGGCCTGGGTCGCGGGATGGTCGGTGGCATCGCCGGCATGGCAGGCATGGGGCTCCTGACCGCTGCCCGCAACTTCCTCGGGAACGCTGGTGCTGCTCAAGCTCCGGCCAAGATCAACCAGGCCCTGACCGGTCAGCAGCCGACAGCACCCGTCCGCTAGTAGTTAAAGAAGAGAGCTAACAGGCCCGCATCCTCACTGGTGCGGGCCTTTTCGTTTTCACCAAGGAGAAAGACATGCTTAAAGCGTACGCTGATGACGGGGCCAAAGGTTACATGGTGTTCATCGGTCTAACCCGTGAAGACTGTGACACTATGCAACGTGGCAATTTCAAGATGTTCAGTCCCCACGCTGACGCAAGGGGTCAAGGCATCCAAGGGGAACTCCACACCATCACCATCATTGCCGGTATGGACGACAAGGATCTCATGGCCAGATTCGCCAAAGCAACGGAGGCCACAGGTAACAAACTGACAATCGCGCCTGGTACGATCATCGAATCCAAGTCGGCAGCATCGAAGCCGCTCAAGCACGTCAAGGCCGAATATGACCTAGCCAGGGTTGAAGTGAAGATACCCAGAGAACACTGGAGGACGTTCACGAAGCGATTGGATACGATCGGCCTCAGCATGCTCAAGGAAGGCGATGCTGGTGATGGGATCTTCGTGGAAGTTGACATCATCGCTCCCAGTCCCCTGGTGTCGGTGATCGATCAGATCTGTAGCGAGATCCTCACTGCATCCCAGAATTAACGGATCACCACATCCCCGACTAGGAGACTAACATGCGCATCCCCGCTTACGACCCACCCAAGTTCGATAACTGCAAGACCTCTGGTACTGAGGTAATCGTTCGGTACACTGTGGTGGGGCCGATGTCCCAGTCCAGGTTCGTCATGGCTGGACTCAACAAGGATCCCCGTGTAAGCATCAAACGATCCGGACCCTACACCGATTCGGCCATGTTCCCCAAGATGGATATGGATCGGTTCTTGTTCGAGGTCGAGGTGTTGCTGGGCGGCGTTGGTTAACCCAAGGAGACAGCTATGAAGATCTGGATCGAGACGTTCGGTAGCCTCATTGCGAGGCAAGACGCTGTGGTGGAGCTGGAAGCACTTACTGAGCAGAATAGTTTTGACCGGAAGCTCATCGTAAAAACGGGTGGGCAGTCGTACACCTTTGATAACAACAGTAACGTACTGCGTCTGATATCAATTGAGAACAGCTCACCTGGTTTCCTCATCGCACCTGAAGCCCCACCTGAGTGCACCGCTACCAAGAACAACACTATCTACATCACTCGTAATGACCTCCGCGATAACCACATCGCTTATGTGGTCTACCGCAATTCCCTGGAAAGGGCTGTCTCCCTGGAGGAGATCTGGCCTCACATCATCACAATCAATGACAAGCCCAAGCCGGAGCTGTTTGGCCCAGGCAGGGTCAGCATCGGCGACAAGCTCGTCATGCAACCCTCAATCAGCGGCTGGTAATTGCCTGGTGCGAAGGTGTGACGTCATAGTCACGGCAGGAGTTTGTCCCCTGCCACCCGGCAAAATACGTATTTTGGAACCCTCCCGCCCGGAAAGCAAGCATGATCGCACCGAGGAGACGGAAGCGCAACGAGTCGGGTAGACGCCAGAAGGCACGCCGGAAAATGCTGGAGCAAGGACCTCAGTCCGACCTCTGCTTCTGGTGTGACAAAGTCATGGTGGTCTACCCGCCCAACACCAACCCCCAGCCGCCCGATTGCCGAACCGTGGAACATATCCTTCCACTGAGCCTGGGCGGCACCAACGAACGTGAGAACCTCGTCTGGGCCTGTGCTGAATGCAACGTCAAGCGCAGTGCCATGACCGTCGACGAGATCATTCGCATGAATGAAGCTAAGATCCACGGCAAGTAATCCGTTCACGGGGCGTCTGACACGCCTACAGCCGGTCAGGGCACTCCTGGTGGGTGGTCGCCGGCACAACGCATCTGTCAGGGAGTTCGTTCCCAATAGCGGCGAGTCAGGTAAGGCTCGTCGCACATCAACGAGTCAGGACACCGTAGCCCCGAAGGAAACACACATGGTCAAGGACAGAAAAGCCCTGATGGAGCTCATCAGGTACGAGGTACACGGACGGCTCGTCGGCAATGTGGCTAGTGAGCTTATCCACAACAGTTTGCGAGATGAACGAACTGATCTCCAGCTACTGCGGGATTGTAACCCACTCACTCGCCCGCAAGGCCCGTGGCATTGGTGGTCGGTGGCTGCCAACGCTGCTGAGTACGCCATCCGCAAGGGCATCAAACCCACCGAGCTCTACAACTACGTTGAGCTGTGCATGTTCGGCAAGGGCCAGGGCTACTCCTCGGAACACATGTTCCTGGGCAATTTCCTCCGTATCGGGCGGGACTTCGGCGAGTGCCCGATCCTGCTCTGCCGCCTCTACGCCTACAAGCACATCGACTTCCTCCGCGAGTCGGAGAAGACGGGCAAGATCCATGGCCCCGAGGGCGTCCTCGAGCGCTGCGGTGACGTGGTGCTCTACTGCGGCCTGGGCTACTCACTGGAACAACTAGGGGAGTGACATGCAGCTGCAACAAGCGATGGGGAACCTCTGGGTCGAGGCCTTCGTGCGTGACTGGCTCGCCGACTACAAAGACCCGTTCACCAGCTGGCGTCTGGAAGGCAATCGTAAGATGCGACAGATCCTCTTGCGTGAGAGCTTCAACAAACCCAACGAGGAACAGGTCGGGCCACGGTTTCGGTCGTACGCCAACCTGTTCCTCAAGCTGCAGGAGACCGACCACAACGGTGCCTCCATCCCTTTGTCCGCTGTCTATAGCACCGAGGAGAAGCCATGACATCAACCGAGCCTATCCTCTCTGAGGATGCGATGCGCTACTGTGAGGACGCATTGGCGTCAGCCAAGCCCCGTGTGAAGCGATCCGAACTGCGTGCCAAGCATGGTACGCCTAAGCAGCTCTCCGAAGCCGTAGCTGTAGCTGTCGAACAGGGCATAGTTACCCGTGAAGAGGCATCTACCGCCCTGCATAAGTACGAACTGGAGTGGGCTAACTCTACCGATGATCTCGACTCGCCCAGCAGTCGGGTCCGTGATCCCATGCCCTCCGAACAGGAACTTGCCGCCCTGGTGCAGCGTCCTGAGTTCTGGACGCTCATCGCCGGCTACCACGACATCCAGGCCACGATGGGTGAGCCCATGGGCTATGACTGCACCTACCACAACCAGAGACACGCGTGGGCCACGGCGAAAGCCGCAGAGCTGCAGGCCGTCATCGACAAAGGATAATCATGCCCGCAACTAAGCGTAAAGTGGATAATTCGATCAATGAGCACGCTGTCAAGGTTGTGCTCAAGGCCATCCAAAGCAAGTCTATCGAGGCTGCCATCAAGCTGCTTTGCAAAGAACCTCCCGGTCGGTGCGAGGTGGCCCGATACGCCGCAGCCATGCGACTCCTGAACAACATGGATCTCATCGCTGTCTATATCGCGACCAGAACCAAACAAGGCTGTGAGACCACCGCGCTACACCGACTGCACCGTCGCATGTGGGCAGGGTTGAGCAACTTTCGCCTGCCTGGGTCGTTAACCAAGAAGATGCGATACCGCGAGATGGTGAAGGCCCGCAAAGAGTTCCAGGACACTTTCAACCTCGACATCAATCAATTCTGGACCAAGCTCGGTTTCGATATCTACAAGTTCGACACCGAGTTCATCAGACCAGAAGAGGGCAAATCGCCCTACTACACCACTGTTCGGCAATACGGCAAGCTAGCAGCTGGTGTCATTCTTCGCTTGTTGGCGATAACACCGATCTAAGGATAACCATGTTTCACCGCATCTACTGCTGGCTGCTGGGCTGCAAGTACCGCATTGAGGACTGGAAGCATCGCGTTGAGTGCGAAGGCAACATGGAGTTCTACTTCGCCAGACCCTGGATGACCGGGCAGTTCCGCACGTTGTGGATGCTCAATCAACTCCGCCAGTTCAATGAGCAGATCGCCATGGACTACAGCATCAGCGGGGAAGAGTTCTTCCGCCAAGAGATGCTTAAACAGATAGCCGTGCCTGCCGATCTGTACCAGGGTATGTATGGCTACTCAAGAAGCAGCATCGCTGTGGACGCCTTCAAAAACCGCCTTTAAGGAGCAACACGGGATATGAGAAACATCAAGATCTCCGTTAAGAAGGTGACCTACATCCGCAACGGCATCGACGGTGCTCCCTACCACGTCGTGCTGTTCAAGACACCCAGCTGCCGTGGCCTCATGGTCGGCATCGTCTTTGACGAGAAGCACCACGTTGCCGTGATTAACGCCACCCTGCTCGCCGAGGGCTTGATTGGCTACGAAGGCGACGATGAGAGCAAACACAACGCTTATCGTGGTGACTACTACGAGTACCAACTACGACAGGCTTGCGGTGAATATCAAGCCGGCCTGTCCGCCAAGCTCGGTGGTTTCATACCACCGTCATGCCCTGCCAAACCCAAACGCAAACCCACCAGGCTCCGGCGTGATGGTCGGGGCTAAGGAGCCCAACCATGGATCAACTCGCCCTCGCCGCCGGCTACATCGTCATCGTGTGCGGCGTCGTTGTCTTCCTCATCCTCGTGATGTCCTACTGCATCGACCGCATTGCCCGTTACTACTCACTCAGCTACACCAAGCTGAGATGGGTGCTGCGCAACGAGCGACGTCCCACGCCAGGGATCGTCTGCTACATCTTCTCTTGCCTGACCCTGCTGTCAGCGTTCGTCGTCCTGTCCTACTACTATTTCAGGTGATCCATGTCGCCACTGACCGCTAAAGAAAAGACCCGTCTGCGTGCCCTGGCGGACAAGTTCATCCTCATGGGTGACGCCCTCACCAGTGACCAGACCAGCGATGGCATTCGGATCGCGGCCGAGTACGGCGACCTGGCCACCTTCGTCAACAGCTATATCGACTCAGTCCCCACGGCACCGGAGAGACCGCATGGCCACGCCGAAAGCTAAGCTCATCAGTACGCACCGACCCGCCGATTCGCATCGTGTTTCGTCCCCGGTCTTCCAGTGGGATGACAAGGCTCTGTTGCTGCCCAAAGGTACGAAGATCAGCAGCGGTGATCATCTCCAGGTCGTCGTCGGGTCAGGGCACTCGTATGACCGAGTCGCCGGCAACGTCAACGCCCGCCACCGCTGCGGTGTGCTCGTTGAGCTATTAACCATCGATCAATACAACTCCCAACGCTTGAGGGCTACCGATGCCACGGAACGTCTTCAAACCTAACACACCCCGATTCCTGATCTTGACCTGGCCTGAACGTATCATTGATTACCTCTACTACCTGTTCTCCAGCCCGACCCGCTACGCCGCTCGTCACTCTGTTCCTCTTCATCCCGTTTGCTGTAAGTGTGGTAGTGCTGAGGTCTGGATCAGCACGAATGCGGTGGTCTGGAGCCACGCCGAGCAGCGGTGGCACTTGGATAGTGACTTTGATGCCTCGCTGTTCTGCGAGCACTGTGACGAAATCCCTCAATTTGATTGGAGATACCATGCCTTCCCACTCCCCGATTCCGACCCAGGAAGAGAACCCCACCGGCCTGCACCAGCGCTACGTGGTACAGAAAGCTGACGGCACACCCACGGACCGTAATGCCGTCTACTTTGTGCTCCGCCTGGATGGTGGCGGCAGTGATCCAGAGCACATCCACGCTTGTCGTAAGGCAGCATTCACCTACGCTGCAGCGGCCCGCCACATCCCTCACCTCGCCGAGCTGGCCCTCGACTTGGAGGCCATGCTGTCCGCCTGTCATGACGAGGATGAGGCCGTGGCCGCTGGTTACGTCAGACTCAAACCCAATTTCTATCGCCATGTTGTCTGCAAGGCGTGCGACGGTGAACGCAGTTTGGGCGTGTTCTTCATGGAGAAGGATAGAGCCTTCAAGAACGGCAAGTTCGAGTCGGTGTGCAGCAACTGCGGCAAGAACGCCGGCAACGAGGTCAAGGACTACCCGTACGGTGGTGAGCTGTGGCCCTGGAAGACGATGGAGGATATCCGTCTGAAGAAGTTCAAGGAGAAAGGTGGTGCCATCCTCCTGCTCACCATCGATAAGCACGGCAACCGCCACATCTACGATGCTCACTACTCGGATGGCACCGCCAGTCCTGACGCTGAGTGGCCGGCCCACCAGGATGGCTGGTACTATGCCGGCAGGCAAACAGGCGTCTATGAATTGGTGCCGGGTCGACCGATGGCCTGGACAGAGCAACCCAAGCTGCCGGTCTTCACTCACCCCAACATGCCGACGCACCTGGTGATGGGCACCGCTCACCCGCTCAGTGCTAAGACCGCCGCTAAGGTGGACTTCGGTGAGAAGGCTTGTCCCATTCCAGCGAGTGAGCACAGTCAGGTGCAGCCCGGCAAGATGCCTCACGCTGACTATGAAACAGCTACTGATGAACCACCCAAGGAGTGACCATGGCGTCGTGGAATCGCATAGACAACGCCCCTCTCAACAAGCGGGTGCTGCTATGCACCGCTGACCTCGGTCTAAAGCTGGTCTTCTCCGCCCGGTACCTTGTTCCTGGCTCACTCTCGGGCCTGTTTCCCAATGACCCCCGCAGAGCGGGCTGGTACTACCAGAACAACTTCACTACCTGGACACCAGTGCCAGGTATCCCGTGCTCCTGGATGAAGCACCCCTACACGCCCGGGTTCTACGAAGAGGAAGAAGACCAACGGGTACCTATGACGCACGCGAAAACGGCGTCGGCCTTTGTGGTGGCACCGGAACGTGAGTCAGCGCCCATGCCAGCACCAGGTGATCTCCAGGTCCTTGGGCCTGACTTATTACCCATCTCTGAGGCGCTGCATTACACCAAGGAGCAGGCCGAGCAGGAGATCGAAGAGTGGATTAACGAGATGCGGGCTGACAAGTATAAGTGGTACAGCTGCATCATCCACGACCGTATTCCCCTGGCTGAACTGGCCAGCTACTGCCGGATCCACCGCATCCCCAAGGAGTAACCATGGCACAGGATCGCTACTACCTGCTGGTCATCGAGCCCAGCAGGGTTTACTTGATGGGTGAGGACGGCAGTGCCTGTCTCAACCCACCACCCTTCCCCAGCCGGGAAGACGTCTTCAGTGCCGGTCGTGAGCTGATGTTCAACCACCAAAACCCGAAGATGCGGCTGCAGGTGATGCGGACTGATGTCGAGGGCCGCTTGACCATGGTGGAGTCGCCCGTCCTGACGACATGGATTCACACCATCTGCGCCCACGACATCCGCTTCGCCTCCGACTTGAACCTGGCCGTTCGGCACAAAGAGTACATGGCTAAGTTCCACAAAGAGGCTGTCGATATCATCCGCGAAGAGATCGTCGCTAACAAGCGTAACGGTGATTTCAAGGTGACCTTTGGCTTCAAGCCCGAGGAGTGTGTCGTCAGCGTTACATGGCAGATCGCACCCAAGGAGTAACATGAAGATCTCTGAAACCATCACCGAGCTGACTAAGATCATGGCTAAGCACGGTGATCTGGATGTTGTCACTCCGGGGCTGGACGAGAGCGGGCATGACAACATCATCGTTCCCATCGTGGTGAAGCTGAGGCGGTATGTAGCCGGCCAGGGCTTTCAACTCGTCGGCGAACCGATGGTCATGGTCGACTGGACACCTATCCATGGTAATGAATACGTCGAAGTCAAGGAGCAGGCATGACCTACCACGTCTATCGTGGGGATGACACGCTCTTCGAGCACTTCGACGACAGGAAGATCGGAACAGGGTTAACGGGCGGACGCGGCATCGGGTTTTGGTTTAGCAACTGTGCTGATGCTGCAGCTTACTTCGGTGAGCATGTCCGCCCGTTCACCCTTATCGTCAGCGAACCCAAGGTCTACACCTGGGACGAGATCGTCGCTAACTACCCGCACGGCACTTGCCGCCTGGCCGTCGACGCCTTCATCAACGAGCACGATTGCTGCGTGATCCCTGACTACCAGGATGGTGACCGGGTCTCCACCGTGTACTGTGTCCTTGATAAGGAGCTTATTCAGCATGGCCATTATGCCCGACAGCTACCGTCTCACCGCGGCCGAAGAAGCAGAGCTGGAACGGTTGCGGGTGCCTGCACGTGCAAGGTATGCCAAGCTCTGCAAGTCAAACAATCCAAGATACGCCAACGGCCCGCCTATTCCTTTTGAGCTCTCCTGGGCTTTCGAGATGGAGTGCCGGCGGCGTTGGCGACAAGGAAGATAACTATGCACGAGCGTGAACTGTATCGATTCAACAGCCCCATCATGGCCCGCGACGTTGTCAACATCGCTACTAAGCTCTCAGCTGCCGACTTTAAGATCGATCGCCGACCGGTTTCCAAGAGCGAGAGCGAACGCGGCGTTGGTGACTACGTCATCATGGTCAGGACAGACACTCCCTTGGAGTATGGCAGTACCTCACGCCTGGAACACATCATCGACGAGGCCATCCTGTTCGTTGTCTGCGACGAACTGAAGTACAAAGATGGCCCTTTCAATCAAGTTCTCCACGGCATGTGGAAGCTCAATCCGGAGAACCGTGAGCAGGTCTATGCCAACTCACGTCGACTGGAAGCTGAACTCATCCTCAGTGGTAACAAGAAGAGGTAACCATGGACCCTGTCCTTCAGGCTCTGCGAGTCGAACTCGCCTCCATCATCGTGAGACGCATCCTGCCCTGCTTCAAAGATCAATCCAACACCAGGGTGACCATCATCGTTCGTCATGAACACAGCACCGAGAAGGACATCCTCATCGGTGACGACACTCTTGATGAGTTAACCAAGGTCATCGAGCGGTCCCGTGCCAGGGAAAACGTCGGCACGCAGCCCATCACCATACTCCCGAAAGGATGACCATGCCTAACAAAGGCGACAAACTGTACATGGTGGTCGACGACAAGCTCAAGGCCTACACCTTTCAGCGCGTCAGAGTGGAGAACGGTACCACCTACTGGGAAGCCACTCTGGGAGGGTTCATGCAATCCAGACCCTATCTGGCCGGCATGCACTCATTTACTCCGCTAGAAGCCTGGCAGCGGTATCAATCGACCGCAGATGCAGCCGTCAAAGAGGCAGAGAGGCATATCACCCTCGCTGAGGAGCAACTGCACAAGGCCAGGCTCTACTTACAAGAACGGCTGCGGTTGCAGACCTACGCTGCTGATCAACTCAAAGAGCTCACCCCAAAGGAGTGACCATGCTCACGCTACCACTTCCACCTGGTAATTACATTCTTCATCAAGGACTACCAGCCTTGATCACCCTGGCCCGAGAAGGTGAACCACTCTACCCACCAACGGGTAGTTACAACCGCGAGACAATCGATTTCTTCTACAACGACGGCGACAGGGTCGAAGTGATCGTTCGCTCCGACTCTCGACCAGCCTCCAGTTGCCAGGAGATCTTTGATAAGGAACAGCCAGAACTGAAGAAGGCGATCCTCGATCGCTTCAAGGAGCTGTTCTCCCTGGAGATCGGCCCACGCGGCAATGAGGGACCGCGGGCCGTGCGGACCAATCACTATCGCAACAATCCCGTTGTCGTCACTGTGAAAGCACCATGAAACTGAGTAACGCTATTACCCTGCTCAAGAAACATGGCGTGGATTTTCAGAGACAGAATCGAGGAGGCAAGACCTATTTCTCCGCCGTCATTGGTAACACACGTCTAGCTGTCGCATCCTGCGACACCGATAGGAAGACTGCCGCGAACCCAATCATCATCTGCGGTGCTAGCAAGAGAACCTATCAACTTAAAACCGGATTGGCGGCTGCCATCGCAAACGCCAGACGTGAAGCACTGCGAGAAGCTAGAAATGACGAACTGTCTGACGCCGATTACGAAGATCTCCGTCAATCAGGTGTGCTTTACTGGGAGCGAAATTGATGCCCTACGACCGCGTCCTGCCTCGCGACTTGTTCAACGAGGCCAAGCTGCTCAAATGCTTAGGCCAACTAGCACTCCTCATCCACAGCGGTCCCGGCATGAAGTGGCCGCTCAAGCTGCAACTCACCAGTGCTGTCTCGGCCGGCTTCCGCGTCGACCAGGACAAGGGTGATGGCTGCCTCTTCGTTCGCAACCTGCGCTGCTCGCTGCATGGGAGGGTGATCAAGCTCTCCTCGGCCTACAACAGCAAGGAACCCTACCCGCTGCTGTTCGATGACGTGGGGAGCGTATTCAATGATGATGGCACCTTGTCCACCGAGTTCACCGCTCTGCTCGACAGCATCAATCCAATCAAGTGTGTTATGCCGGAGTGCGGCAAGCCACGGATGAAGGGCTACATCATCTGCAACGACTGCCAACAAAAAGGCATAGAGCAAATGTCCCTGGCCGAGCTGATCGGCTATTCCCCGGAGTAATCATGACCCAGGACTTTCTCGACAAGCTGTTAAAACCTATCTCAGACCCACTTACCAAAACGGCCAGGGACGGGATCACGGCTTGGACACGAGCACAGATCAGGGGTGACTATGGCACCTACAAGTTCACTGGTCGTCCTGTTCGTGGTTTCAGTCGCACCATCCTGGATCCGGTCTTCTATGAGATCAGGGAGTCCAGGATGGTGCGCGAGGACCTGTTGCGTCGTGTTGCCTTGCGTCTGGTCGGCAAGAAAGAGTGGAAGGAATACGAGAGTAGGCGACGACGTCGCACCTACCACAAACAACCCACTGCTCATGCTGAAGAGCAGGTGTGGTTCGACGCCTTCGCTGAGCTGTTCGCTACCATTGTCGCCATCAAACAATCGAGGTAACCATGCCCATCCGTGTCTCCATCTTCATCGTCGGCGGTGAGCAGGAGTGCCTACTGTGTAATGCGGAGTGGCCCCAAGTACCTCGCGAGGGTGACATCATCCTCGTCGCTGATGCGCGGTGGTCGGTTTATCGCGTTATCTGGAACGTACCGGCTGATAATGTCCGGCCTGACGTCGTTCTTAAAGTCACTAGCGCCTAGGAGAGTCTATGCCCGTTAAAGCCAAGAAGAGACCTCGCCCCAAGCGCCTGCCGCTGCTCACGGTCGAGATGGACAACGATTTGCGGGCTGACTACGCCAATGAAGCGTTGATCGCACTCGCTCACCTTACACACCAGGACACCAGCGGCGACCTGGAACACGACAAAGAAACCGTGGTCGGTGATCTGCTCAGTTACCTGATGCACCTGTGCGATCGGGAGGGCATGGACTTCAAGAAGATTCTGCAGCGTGGTGTCATGCACTACGAAGCCGAACAAGAGGAGTAGTCGTGGCCTTCCCCGCCGAGATTCAGATCCCCGACCGTAAGGGCGGAACGTGGCGGGTGAGGCATTGCATGCACCCGACCGCTCTCTGGCCCTACTACCTCAACGACCCTCAAGGAACGATGGTGATCGCTCCCAACGGCCTGGGCTTCCAGACGCAGCTGAAGGCCCTGACCGCTGCCCTGCTGCTCGCCTCGGGCCGTGGCCACCTCTATCACTGTCCCAACGGCAAGGTGGTCTTCGGCTGGAAAGACATCTACCGTGGGCTCAAACTGCTGGCCGAGCACGAACATGAGGCCGTCACCTTCCTCCATCAGCAAAGGACTAAGAAACATGAAACCCGCCGAGCTACGCAAACTCATCGACTCCAAGAAGATTCTGCTCTACCGCCACGATGACGATGGTGATCGCAGTCATCACTCACACACCCTGATCATGGTTACTCCCCGGCCCGACATGTACTTCACCACCGCTTTCAACACCGCCCTCCGGAAGATCAAAAAGCAGGACGACGGCTGGAGTGACAGTGACGTGTATGACTGCTTACGCGAGCGAGGCTGGGAGCTGGAGATCATCAATCTGCAGGACATGCCCTGGGTGGCTTCATGATCCCACTCTCGCAGCCCGATCCCTCACGCAAGCAGTGGGAGCTCACCACCGTCAAAGATGAGCGGGTGTGGCGTGACCATGAGGGCCGGTTTGCCATCCAGTGGGCCGGCCGCATGAAGCAGCCCTACTCCTGCTACCGTCTCTGGGACAGTCAGGAGAAGCATGCCATCCTGGGCTTCCAGAACGAAGGCCAGGCCCAGGAAGCTGCCTACTACCTGGAACACCCACATTTCCAGCACCGCATCGGCCTCATCGCCTGCTGCGGGGAGAAGCTCGATCACCCTGCCCGAGCCGACCAGCTCTACCAGTCCGACTTGTTCAAGAAGGCCCTGGCTTACTGCAGGCGGCACTATCGTCGTAACGTCATCCTGTCAGCCAAGCACGGGGTGGTGAAGCTGAATCAGGTGATCGAACCTTATGACCAGAAGCTCACCGCTTCGTATAACCGCCTGTGGGCCGTCAACGTGGAGCTGGAGCTATCTAAGTTGCGGTTCTGTAACACCATGTTCTATGCCCACGCGGGACAGCTCTACACCGAACGGCTGGTTACTCACCTCCCCATGATCTTCCCGCTGAAGGGCCTGGGCATCGGTGAGCAACTTGCCTGGTACAAGAAACACTAGGAGCCACCATGATCACGGTCAGATTCAAAGTCAGGGATTACGATGTCGAGGTCAAACACGATGATGCCTCTATCGTTGAGCAATTGTCCAAGAACATCATCCAGAAGCTCGATCCACCCAAATCTACCCCACTCACCGCTAAGGTGGCAGCGGTCATCAACACCGACCTGCAGCTGGCAGCCCAGCAGATCGGGCGAGACATCGTGCAAGACTTGGTGGATGGCCCTCATGTCGACACCATGCACGTTTCGGAACTTGACCGGCAAAGGTTGACTGACGCCTGGGCCAAGATCGCTCTCCGCCACCTCAACGACCTCACCTTCTAACTCACCCTGGTAACCAGACAAGGATTCAAACGCATGTCCGTTTCCGCACTCGCACGTACCGACAACATCGAGCGCCGTCGCTTCGGGATGCACCCGAAGCTCCTCCTGGACGTTATCAAGCGGCAGGCCGGCACTCTGGCCAAGGCCGTGCTCGAAGGGGTCATGAACTCGGTGGACGCCAAAGCCACCAAGTGCTCCATCACCGTCACCCCTGAGAGCGTCCTCATCGACGACAACGGTATCGGCATCGCCGAACGCAAGCAGATCGAGGACTTCTTTGAGACCTTCGGTCAGCCCCACACCGAGAAAGAGAAGAAGATCTACGGCACCTTCCGCATGGGCCGTGGGCAGATGTTCTCCTATGGTCGCAACCGCTGGCGTACCGGCCCATTCGAGATGAACGTCAACATCGCCGACGATGGTCTGGACTACGACCTCAAGAGTGGCCTGCCTGAGAAGGATGGCTGCCGCATCGAGATCAAGCTCTACGAGCGGATGAAGCCCTCGGACTTTGCCGAGACTGAGCGGTTGATCCGCAGCTGGGCCAAGTACGCCCAGTGTGTTGTTGTCTACAACGGCACCAAGATCAACGTCGACCCCGCTAAAGAAAAGTGGGACTTCGTCACCGATGAGGCCTACATCCGCCTGACCCGTGGTGCCGGCACCCTGGCTCTTTACAACCTGGGCGTGCACACACTGGACATGGCCGGCTCTCACTTCGGCGTAGGCGGCGTCATCGTCAGCCGTCAGCAGCTGGAGGTGAACTTCGCCAGGAACGACGTCCAATCGTCCTGCAAGGTGTGGCGGAAGATCAAACCGTTCGTCGACCAGATCGCCCAGAAGGAACTCCTCAAGAGGGAGTCGATGAACGATGACGAACGCCAACGCCTCATCGACTTGATCGCTCAGGATGAGGTGCCGGCGGGTGCTGTTGATCTCAAGATCATCACCGCTTGCTCAGGTCGTCACTATTCCATCAAGCAGTTCTTTCAATGTTCCTACCAGTACAAAGAACGCCTCACCAGTGCTCCGCTGGGTGACCGCAGGGCTGATAAGCTGTTTCAGCAGAAGCTGGCGTTCGTGGTGGCCGAGGAGACCCTGCGCAAGTTCAACATGTCGTTGAGTAAGTTCCTTGATGTCATGTGGAAGATCAGGACAGGGAAGGAATCGTACAGGATGAACCTGGGTTCCAGCTACAAGATCTGTAGTCTCCAGTCGCTGATCAAGTCGATCAGCGAGAGCTATGACTTGATCGCCGAGAAGAACCTCACCGCCCTGGAGGGGATCTGGCTCAAGCTGGCTCATGTTGCCTACTGGTTGATCATCAAACGCGAACGCAACAGCTGGGAGAAGCGACGTAAGCTCTGCATCGGTCGCTCCCCGGTGGCCGAGGGCTGGACGGACGGCGAGAGCTACATTGCTATCGGCCGGGACTACCTGAGAAGGCTCCAGTTCGACGTCGATGGCGTCAGCAGCCTGGTCCATCTGCTGGCCCATGAGCACTGTCACGACAACGCTGACACCGGGACGCATGTGCACAGCATGGAGTTCTACGAGAAGTTCCACGACATCTTCCGTTCTCGTGGTCCAGCAGCGGTGGGCCAGGCTATGGCTCGTCTGCCGGTGACGGTGCTTTACGCTAAACGTGCTCTCACTAAGCGCATGCTGCGGACGGCCGACCGTGACGCCGATACACTGTCGCAGCTGGAGGCGATGGTGAAGATCCTCAAGGAGAAGAGGGACGCAGCTGATCAACCCGAGGAATAACAGCAACAGGAGATACCATGCCACTCACGAAGCTGAATAGTCTGGGTTGCCGTCTGATCGCTGACGCACTGAATGGTAAAGCCAACGTCATGGAGACAGGTAGGTCAGACCGTTCAGCGCGTGACGCTATGCGGTACGGGCAAGCCAACAAGATCAGGGGGCTCAACGAGGAGGAGCTCGACCTGGTGAAGTACCTCCGCCTGCTGTCCCAGAAGTTCAAGCAGGCCGGCGGTGCTGAGATCGTACACACCAAGGTGACGCAGACGCCGCACTGAAGGCCGCCTGATCGGATGATCCCGCAGCAGAAGGCTATCACGTACCGCCCGCTGCCCCTTCCGGAGGTGAAGCGACCTCCACCTAAACCCAAGAAGCCTAAGAAACCCAAGGTGGAGGAGCCGGAGCCGGTCCCGAAGCCTCGGCCCGTGGTCGTCCCGCTGCCTGAGCCCGTTGATCTTCTCCTCCACACTCCCTATGGCGACATCTTGCAGTCACAGTTAAAAAGACTGCCGCGGGTGAGCCAGTATGTTGTTGCACCAGCTGGCAAGGACAACTACAACCGGCGTGGGGAGGTTGACTCTGTTTTGTGCTCCGTGTTCATGTACACGACGGGCGGTGGATCACGTGTCATCCACAAACCTGAGCCAGGCGGCGAATACGACGAGACACACCCCAAGCAGTATTACATCTTAGAGCACCTCAACGACCTCGAAACCGAGCTGCTCGACTCAAACAACGCCACGCGATTAGATGCTTGCCCGTGGTAAGGAGTAACCATGAGAAACAACCTGCAGTACCTGATGACACTCATCCACCTCAAGCGGGATCTGACCCTGAGCGGGCAGACGGGAGTCATGCAGGCGGCTAAGGCCAAAGTCGGCGATGGTGTCGTCACTGGCTTCCGTAATACCATTAACGAGCTCTACCGTAACCACGTGCAGCGTATCCAGTCGCGTCTGAACACCCTGCTGAAGTGCTGCCGAGAGGGTCGTGACGGCTCTTGGGATTGCAGCACAGATGAGGGCAAAGAGGGATTCGACAGCATGGCCAACCTCGTCACCGATATTGCCACCTTACTCGACTTGGATCTGAATGATCCGGAGGGCTCTAATGTCGATCGACTACGAGAAGATGAAGAGGGAGTTCCCCAAGCTCAAGGCAGCCCTCACGCGAGCCAGGAACAGCAACGACCCTAAGAAGCTCCTGGCCGCAGCCGAAAAGGGCCTCAACTTCTTTGCCAACAACAGTTACCCAGATTGTTGGCACACCTGGGAGAACGCTCAGCGTGACGCCAAGTGGGCGATGGGCCACGGCTGGAAAACACTTAGACCGGAGTAACCATGATCTGCAAAGACTGCTACGGCCCGCTTGCCCCACTGGGCCAGTCGTTGCGACGGCAAGATGTGTGCGGTCGGTGCTGGGACAACCGCACCTGGTGGGCTCATCACTTCACTATGTTTACCCAGGAGGAGTTCGCCCGTCTCCAGGCCGCGTGGAGCCAGAAGCTACCAGGTGTCACTGCTCTCATGGTGATGAATGAGCTCAAGTGCCGGCTCTCCGGTGGAGGGGACTATGTCATCTGACAAACTAATTCACCTGGAGATCTGGGAGACCATTGGGTTGGTCGTGCCTAACTTTGCGCCCATCCAAAAGCACGATGTCATCGCTTCCGGTGACTGCGTGCAGTGCGGTAAACCCATGATGATCCTCGACAACGGCGTGGCTCTCCACCTCAATGGCGACGAAGTTGACTTCGACGCCGACGCCGACCATACTGCCTACCTGGAGCAAGACGATGAGTCCACACAACCTGCGCATCTGGGGGCTGATCCAGGCTCAGCTAATTCGAGCTGAGGATCTGAAGGCAGAGAACGCTCGCGCGATCTTTGAGCAGCGAACTCCACCGAGCTGGGGTTACGAGTTTACCCGCATTGCCGACGAGATCGAACGCCTCGCTAATAGCTTTGAGGAGACACCGTGTCCTATTCCGATGTAGCTCAGTCAATCGCAGCCAAGATCAGGGAAGACCTGGATGACCGTAGAGGCGTCTGGGAAAGCGTCGATGATGACACCAAAGACGAGATCGTCGACCGGTGGATGACGATCATCGACCGGGAGCTGGTGAATCACGCCACCGGTCAGGTCAAAGACGACTCACCCATCGACTTCAGTGCCACACCCAGCTGGAAGGTCAACTTCGCCAAGGGACCTACGGTGATCATTGAAGACGACGACGGCCCAGAGCACCACAACCAGACCAACGGCATCAGCTGCAGCCAGGAGTACATGAAGGGTTACGCCTTCAGCCTGGACTTCCTTTCCTCCCGCGACCAGGATACTTTGACTCCTTGCCTGTGTGACACGCGACTGGACAAAGAAGCGATGCAAGAGGTGTTCGATCGCAATAAGCTGCCTATCAAGGTCACTGATGGCTATCATTCTGAGGCCTGGATCAAACTCAATGTGAAGGTCAACGGGAAGAATCGGGATGCCGTGCTGACTTACAATAACTGCGACTAAGGAGTGGTCATGCTTCAGCTCTATCAGGCGTCAGAAAGCCTGCGTGCCGAGATCGACAAGCAGATACGAGCCAGGAAGTTCCGCATCGCCCAGCTGGACGTACCCAAGGGTGACCTGCCGTTCTACTTGCTGATCAAGGGCTTCTGGCAGGGTTACTATCCTGCTTGCGGTCGAGATCGCGGTGCACCGGGTGCATTCAACCATCAACTCGAATGCACTGGTAACCCCGCCGCCTTGTTCATCTACACGATCCCGGAGATCGTTCATCATCGGCTCTCTGGTTCGTGGACGCCGTGGCATGGCCGTGATCGCCTGCCACGATACCCGACCATCGGTGAGGTGGACATGGTGGCTGCCTGGGAGACCGCCAGCCAACTCACCGCAGATGGCAAGTACACCGACTTCAAGGTGTTCCAGCCTCAAATCGAGAAACACTTGAGGGCGGTAGCATGACCCGATGGAAGTGTCAGAGCTGCGGTGCCACGATGAACCGCCCTCGTGGTGAGCCCCGGCGATGCAGCCGGTGCAAGCGTCGCAGTCGCTTCACCGTCGAATACGACAACCCCGACATCAGCTTCTTCCGCACTCACCTCTACCATGTGCTCCCCGCTGGCAACACCACCAAAGCCTACTGCGGGGCCAAGCGAATCGACGAACCCATTACCAAAGAACCTCAGCGTGCCAGCAACACCTGCGCTAACTGCTGGTGGTACGCCAAAGCCAAGCTGCCGAAAGGCACGCTGCTACACCGACCGGAGCCAAAATGACCGACGAGAAGACCGTTCTGCTTGGTCGCCCACCCACTTCCGGGGTGGGCATCTTGATTCACAAAGAGGGCAAGTTCCTGGCCGGCCGTCGCTCCATGACGTGCAAACGCGGACCAGGCTGCATCGCTCTGCCGGGTGGGCATGTCGAGAATGGTGAGACCATCATGGATGCTGTTCACCGTGAGGTCCTCGAAGAGACAGGCCTCCAGGTCTGCACTGATCTGGACATTGAGTTTTGTCCTGCTATCCTGGGCGTCAGCGATCATCGACCGCGAGTCAACCACATCACCTACTGGGTGTATGCCGAGTACATCGGCGGAGAGCCGGTCAACAAGGAGCCGGACAAGTGCGACGGCTGGGCCTGGTACGACTTGGACGAGTTGATTGCTACGCTCGATCAGACAGGGGAACAGAGCCACTGGACCCCGGCTAACGTCTGGGCTGAGCTGAAGCATCGTACACCGAGTCATTGATCGATTCACGGGGCCTCTGCTAGGCCTACAGCTGGTTAGGTTCGCCCTGGTGGCGGGTCGCTGGCACAACGAGCGAGCAGGGTGTTGATGCTCTTCCCGCACGGGCAGGGGCGGAGATGCCAATGCTCGCAACAGGTGAGCCGATCTGGCTACCTCGTAGCAGGGAGTCAAGTCGGGCTTGTCACAGCAGGTGGAGTCCACCAGCACGAAGCAGGGGCGGAGACACGAACCCAAAATACGTATTTTGAACCAGGAGCAAGCATGCCTATCTACGCCTCGCCTTACCCCTCACAAGGGGTTAATAACGTACCTAGCAAGTTCACCGCTGAACGCATCGTCAATATGTACTCTGACATCGATTGTGACGGTGGTGATCAGCTGCCCGAAGAGCTTGGTGGAGTCATGGAGGAGACGGGGGACCTGTCCGAGGGTCGTTTCCGCTTCCGATCTGGCGTCGGCCTGGATAAGATCAGGCCCATGATAGCCCGGCTCTGGGAGAAGATGACATCGAGAGCCAAGCTCGGATTTCTACGCCAGCAGCAGTTCATTGGCAAGACCTATGCCCAGCAGTGTGAACAGCTGGTCAAAGATCATAAGTAACACCTCCACAGGAGCCACCATGCCACTCAGCCGTTACTTCTTCCATTTTCCGATCTGGCCCGACACCAAGAAGGTACGAGTCACCGTGCGTACCCTGTCTAGGGTTACGGACCATTCCTCCACGTCATCATTTATTAACGTGGACGCTGCCGTCTCCCACGGCATCCATGCTCATTCCGCTACTTTCCACCTCGACATCGAGGATCCCAAAGAGGTGTCGCTCCTCTTCACCTTCGACGAGCCGGCATCGGTGCATGAGCACTGGTACAACTACAACTCGAACAAGAAAACATGGGAGTGTAAAGAAATCAAATCTGAACTCGGCGTCAGCGAACCACATCCTTTCAATTTACCGCACGAACCGGGCATGGAGCGGTGTACTGTGTCGCACCCGCCAGGCCAGGGTCAGTGCGTCAGGTGCAAGCGCTGTGGTGATTTCATTGTCCCGGCGGAGATGAAGTCGCCTTGTCGTGCTCGCAAGAATGAGGCGGTTCAGGTGGTTGAACAGTTTAAGCAACCGGTCAGTTGGTCAACTCCGGCCCCCTCCGACGTCGGTCTCAAGTTCGTCGGGGGTGGAAAGGCCACCTGCGACCACCGCAGCCAGTGTGGCATCTGTGCGACCGAGTTCGACAACCTGCTGATGTCAAAGCAGGAGTATGTCGTCAAGTGGGCTACCACCTTGTTGGAGTTGCTTGTTGCCGATCAGGAGACTACTCTCCAGGTGCTGGAGGCCAACCCAGAACTGCGACAGGAGTTGATCAAGGTCTTCCATCTCAAGGGGTAAGCATGGACGCTGTCAGCATCCTCTGGTTCTTCGCCATGTGCTTCGTAGCGATCTTCTTGGTCATCATCGGGGCCTTCAAGGCTAACGTGAGCAAGGACGGCAAGAGGCATAACTATCTCAACATCGCTCTCACGATGTCGAACCCACGCGCCTGGCTCAACCTGCCCAATCGTCAGTCGTACAGCATCGTAGCTAAAGAAATGCTGGTGCTGTCGGATCATAACCGCACCCTGATCCGCTTCCAGAACGCCAGCACCTGGAATCACCACGGCTCAGCTGCCCCCTGCTCTCCGCACATGGTCTGTAACGGCGTCGAGATAATCGACTATACAGACCATGACGCAGTGGATACAAAAGGGCCAGGGCTGCTCAACAGCTCGGGCTTCGTCAAGGACTGCAGCTTTACGGTGGTAGTCAGTGCCACCGAGCAGAGCGAGTCGCTTTACGTGATGAGTCGGGAGCGGGCCGAGAGATACCAGTAACCAGGGGAGTAAGTATGAGCAATCACTTCGAGCATCCAGAGATATTCAGCGAGGTGAAGCCACCCAAGGGTCCAATCAAGCACATCTTCTACTTCGGGATTACCTGCGGGGTGGGTGACGGTCCCGGCATTCCGCTTTATCTGCCTACCGTGAAGGTGCCGTCTATCACACCGGTCGCTGATCTTCCTGCAGTGCCTGCCGGCGAGGAACCGGTGGCCATCGTGACCAATGAGACGGATGTGCACATCAACGCCTTTGTCGGCACCTTTGCCGAGTTTAAGGAGCACGTCAGGGCAGCGATGACGCGGATGGAGAACCAGTTCCGCACCCTGAAGATCACAGGTAAAGATCACCCACTCCCTAAAGGGGAGTACACCCAGGGATGCCACAGTCACGAGCTTCTCGACTACACCCTGAATGGACCTGTCAGTGTGCAGCGTCGTAAGGACGCCAAGGAACAGAGTGTCTTTGAGGAGCAAGCAACGCATGAAGCGTTTGGCGAGATCCTGAAAGAAGCCGATAATGATCAGAGTCGAGCACGGGTGAAAGTCATTCGCCAGGAGAAAACCACCGTCACCCCCAATGCCGGCAGCGAAGAGGTGATGGCTCGTCGCCTCCAGGAGAAGGGCACCTCCAACCTCAGCGCTGCCTTGTCTAAGTTAAGATTGAACAAGACCCATAACCCTGTCGCCACTCCCGTGCTGGCTGACTTGGAAAAGAGAGCAACTCATGTCGAACCGCCGAAGCCTGCTGGGGAGCCTGGTAGCAATGATCACGGGCCTGTTCCTTCCGACCAGGACCAAGGCGATCTCGCTTAACCCGCACCGTCGTACGGTGGCCACCATGCGGTTGGCCACCGAGATCAGATGTGGCGTGGGACCGGTGACCGCCATCATGGCCTTCCGAAGTGGCACCTTTATGGTCTACGAGGGCGCCACCTTTGAGTCGAAGGAGAACGGCAAGCTAGTGTGGTTGACGCCGGTGAAGTGGTCTTCCCGGCTTTACTACGAGAAGCTCCCCGATGAGCTGCGAGGTTTGCCTTGGGTGCGAGTTCAGGAGCAGCAACTCTCTCAGCACCCGCCTGTCCAGTCGAGCTACGGCACCAAAGAGGAAGCTCGCATCCGCTTTAGCCCGGTCTACCTCGACGACGTCAACCTCCGACTGGAGGACATGATTCTTCATTCAGCACCGCATGGGCAGCCGCCCGTTTGTTAGACTGAAGTCACGGGGCCACCGGTAGGCCCACAGCTGGTTAGGGCGTCCCTGGTGGACGCTCGCCGGCACAACGCATCGCCGCCGGGCTTGCATTGGATCCGGAAGGAAGGAATTGCCGCACCGGGGGACCTAGATATGGCTAAGCAACACGAGCCGGGGTTAGGATAAGCGTACCGGGTCAAATGGAGATATGTCATGCCGTTTAAGTCGAAGGCCCAGCGCAGATGGATGTATTCTCAGAAGCCCGAGATGGCTAAGCGATGGCAGGAACACACACCCAAGGACATCACCCTGCCCGACAAGGTAGGCGAAGAGAAGAAGGAAGCCACCGACGTCGTGGAGCAACTCTACACCGGCTGGCAGCTTCGCAGGGCCTTGCTCAACACCGGCATGGGACTGGGCAAGACGGCTGGTCTTCTCTCGCGGGGGCTCAAGCTCTTTGGCCCGGCCGCAGCGATGGGTGGAGCTGTCGGCATCGGCATCCTGGGTAGCCGACGATCAGGCCAATCGACTACCCCACCACTCAAACTCAGTAATCAACCCGCAGCCCCCGTCAAGCCGCCGGCACCAGCCCCTGTTGCTGCACCGCCGCCTGACGATCACTCTTTCGTTCCGCTGGGGCTCGCACCCGAAAATAATACCGCATGACGGAGCTATCGATGCCTCACTTCGACAAGGACGCCCAGCTACGCAGGTTGCTGGGCGATGCTTTTAACAAGCCAATTCCTTCAGATCCACCAGCCAAATACGCAGCGTTCACGCTCTCCATGCTAGCCTGCATGCTCTGCATGACAGCGATCTGGTTTGACTCCAGCTTCGACTATTACTGGGGCACGGCCGGCATCATTGGCCTGGTCGTCACCATCGTCATCTTGCTGTTCTGGGATGCCCGCTGTAACATCCAGAGCAAGTAGTCAGTTCACGGGGCCACCGGTAGGCCTACCGCTGCTTAGGGTGCTCCTGGTGGGTACTCGGCGGCACAACGCACCACGACCGGGTACTGGTATGTGGTCGACGGCCGGGGTTACTCCTGGCCAAGTCAAACGGGATCATCCCAAGGACAAACATGAACAACAAACACACGACGCAGCTCTGGGTACTTGCCTTCCTCTTCGGTTTCTTGGCCATCGCTGTCAAGAGTGGCTGGACGCAGGGATTCGATGACGCCATCCTCACCTGGCTGCACCCTATTACCAACAGCACGCTGGCCAGCGTGGCTCGGGATATCACCTCCTGGGCCTCGGCCGCCACGGTCTGTTTTGCCATGCTGATCTACATGCTCTATTGCGCAGTCGATCCCACCAATAGCAACGATCGGCCTGACCCCAGACCTGCCTTCATCGCTGTCGCACTGGCGTTCATCTTCGACTTGGCCTGGAAGCTCATCGTTCAACGCGATCGACCTAGCATCGTCTCACACCTGACCGAGGAGGGCGGTTACTCCTTCCCCAGTAGCCATGCTTCCGCTGCTGTTGCCTTCTGGTGGACCGTTCTGCGTGTCGCCTACATCCGTGCCGACAGGGTGCTCAAGGCCCGAGGTCGGAGTGAGTACGACATCAACTACGCCGTGTTCAGGACCATCGTCAGCCTTACCTTCTTTGGTATCGCCTTGGTCTGCACCAGTCGCGTCATGCTCGGCGTCCACTACCCGACCGACTGCATCGGTGGTTGGCTCCTGGGCTTCTTCTGCTCCGCCCTGTCCATCAACTGGCTCGTCATTGGAGATGTCAATGCCTCGTCACCGCCGAGTACCAAAGCAAAAGTGTCAAAATAAGGACTGCGAGACTCCCTACAGCAGGGTCCTGGTTGTCGTCAATGACAAAGGTAAGCATCAGGGCTACTACTGCCGGAAGTGTTGCAATTATTTCTACCGTCATGGTTGGCCGCGGCCTCGCTCCAAGGAGGCTGCTCTCCGGGAAAGGATGGCCTCGTGATGCGCTTCCTCGTTCACCTTACGCGGGCAACCGCTTACGGCTTCATCATCGCCCCGGTCGCCATCTTGATCTTCTGGCTGTGCAGCCCTGCTGGGCTCGTTGCCTGGTCAGCAGCCGGTAAATGGTTGATGTCCGTTCTCGCAGGTGTTATTGTTGTCCTGTCGATAGCAGTGGCGGTGTGCCTGCCCATCTGGTTCGGCCTGTACCTGCTCGATATCTCAACAGTATTGGACAAACAGCGAGAGCACGATGCGACCTCAAACCAAAGTTAAAGTCACTGGTGAGACCCTGGCCGGCGGTAAGTCACTCCTCGGCCGCGAAGGGATCATCACTCACATCAGCCCTGAGAACATCCGCGTGGTGTTCCATAACGGTCAAGTCAAGGACATCGGGTACTTCCCGCCACGGGGTTCGCTCCGCAGTGTGCGGAGACGCCGACAGGGTACACTGGAGTAAGGAACTCCGGAGTACCGCATGCGAACACTTTGGAAGATCTGTAAAGGCGCCGGCAGGTTGCTGGCCGGCATCGTGCTGGGCTATCTGACTATCGGATTCGTCCTGGCCTTGATCATCCTGGTCGCTAAAGGTGCTCCTGGGTTCACGTTGCCCTACTGGTTCACTCTGTGGATGGTCTCCTGGCCGTTCATGCTGCTGGTGATGGCCAAGTAGGTTTCAAAATACGTATTTTGGAGGATGGAATGGACTTCAACTCCTTCGGTGAAGCAATCTTTGAATCGCTCGTGATCATGGTCATTGCCATCATCATCGGCATCGTACAGCTGGTGTTCATCGCTCTCAAGCTGTTCAAGGCCATCGACTGGTCTTGGCTCTGGGTCATGAGTCCACTCTGGATCACCTTGTTTGTCATCGGCGTGTGGGGGCTGCTCGTCCTCATCGTGACCTGGTTCAACAACCTGAAGGTGAATCACCCATGATGAAACCTATCCTTTGCTTCTTCATCAAACCGAGTGACCGCAGCTATCAGTGGCTGCGGTGCAGCCGTAGCGGGCCGTGTCCTTCGATGGGCGGTGACTACAGTTATCACTCTGCTTTGAATCGAGTCGAGGATGGTGTCATCAGTGCCGAGGATAAGGCACGCGGCATCCTGGGCGGGCATGGCGACATGACGCCCTTTGCCGAAGACACACGCTGGCCGGCTCAGTGCAGCTGTGGTTTGGCGTTCGAGAAGAAGGATCGTGAGCTGTTCTGGGAGGTGATCTACCAGGACGATAAGGGCGGTGAGTATCACTTGCACCTGAGCGAGCTGCCTGGTGGGCCGGTCAGAGCACCAGCAGGAGCCATGTGGGATGCTTCCTGGTGGCGCGGCTCGGACGGTAAGAAGGATAAGTTCACGGGTGCTGATGGCATCTGTCTCTATGTTCGCTGCCCGTCTGACCCCAGTGGCGAAGGCCCCGACATTTCAGACTGGTTTATCGACGGGCCATCGATCAGCTCAGGCAGCAACCCGGCCTGGTCACGCAAGGGCACCGTGCCACGAGTTACCGTCAAACCCTCTATCTTCATTGCTCCGTCTCGTCCCGGCTTTCACGGTTGGCTGCATCGTGGCTTCATCCGCCACGTCAACGATGCTGACCCTCAGCAGGACGATCTCTAAACCAATACCCAGGCCTACCGCCTGGGTTTTTCACTTGAGGTACACCATGCGTCGTCTCTCGTTCTACTCTGTACTCCTGGTCCTCTGTGCCGCCATCATCGCCATCAACGAAAACCAGCCTCAGCCCCAGCCGATGCCTGGTTACCCCTGCACCGTGCTGAGCATCAGTCAGCAACCCCTCATCCGCACCACAGGTGATAGCGAGGATCCCAGTGGCCCAACTGAGTACAACCTGGAGGTCGAAGACGATCTGGGCTATGTCTGGCTGGCTGTCGGCGTCGGTGATGAGTTCTACACCAACCTGCACGTCGGGGATAAGGTCCAGGTGGTCCACGAGAACTCGCCTGGTCGCCTCTACGTCGTGATTATCGGTCGCACACCCTAGCATGTTACAATCAGGACATGACGACCAACATCGCAGTCTTGATCGCCGTCCTGGCTCTGTTCTACCCGTTCATGAGCGTGTTCGAGTGGACGATTCACCGCTACCTCATGCACCGCAAATCCTTTCCAGCGTTCATGTATCGCTGGTTCCCCACGCTCAACTACACCCTGGAAGCCCACCGGCACTTCCACCACGGTCAGTGCTTCCGTGAGGACTTCCATCACGATGACAAGCTCCCGTGCAACCTCTTCAACCTGACCCTCGACTTGCAGTGGATCCCCATGATCCTCGTCTGCGGGTTGATGTGGTTAGTGAGCCCTGCCGGATCCATCGCCTTCTTCGTGTTGGTGTACGTCCACCACGCCCTCTGGGGTTACATCCACAGTGAGATGCACATCCCCGGTTCCCACTGGTGGGTACCCTACCTGCCATTCTGGAAGGCCCTGCACGATCACCATGAGCTGCATCACGTGCAGCCGGGCACCAACTACAACATCATCTTCCTGGGGTGTGACTGGCTATTTGGAACGAGGGCCAAGGTGAACTAGACACGGCACGGTGGGTCATGTACAACATGCAGACATGGGAGGGCGTTAGGCAGGTCGGTCTGGTACCCGTCTGTCTGGCGTCTTCCCGCCATACCGGGGTGGAGCAGTGGTAGCTCGCGTGGCTCATAACCACGAGGTCGTAAGTTCAAATCTTGCCCCCGGCTCTTAGAGGTCACCATGTCCCAAGACAGTAAAAAAGTCGAAACGCCCGCCACCGAGATCTACCTGCACGTGGGTAATAGTGGTGCCACCATTCGCGTCTTCGATGCCTACGGCCCAACGCTAGAGATCGAGACCAGCTCTTTCGGCAACCTTCAGCACAGGTTCCGCTTGGCTACCACCCGTGAGGGTCTTGTAGCCATTCGTGACATGCTCACCAAGGCTCTGGAGACGCAGTCGTTCTCCGAGCCTTACGTTCACGCCGCCGTGGTTCCCAACCCGGCAAGTGGTGAGGATAGCTGCGGTGCCGGCAGTTGCCCCGAGGACGTTGTTATCCCATGAAAGCCAACGTCACTATAGACCTGTCTGACCTCGTTGCCCTGGCCTCGCTGCTGCGTGATCCACGCTGTCAGCTCTTGGCTCTCGACTTCAATACCAGCTCCCCTGACTTCGTCAATCAAGTCCTCCAAGCCCTGGCGGATGCCACCGCTAAATAGATCCATGGCCTGACGTGGGTGAGTCGAGGAGTACTAGCCAAGCCTCTACCACGTCGGGCCTCCTTCCAGTCGTGTTATAATTGGACTATATCGCACGCCAGTCACCGGCATGACGCCTACGATGGACGTGCGTTAGGAGTCCGCAATGAAGCGATCTGTTTTGGCCCTGGTGGCCTGCTTGGTGCTGCTCTGCACAACGCAGACAGTCAAAGCCGACTGGGTATATTATGTCAACAGCGATGGTTATGTGGTGATGGTCTGGGATCCTGCCTTTCCGGGCGATCCCACACCTCCTCCTACCATGCCACCAGGCGGAGGAACCGTAGCTTGGGATGTATTACTGCGGCTTTGGATCGTCTTGACCAGCCCGATTTTCCCATAACGGACAGACAGCTGAGAAATACCACGACACCCAGGCATCCCGCCTGGGTGTTTTCGTTTAATCAGGAGACACTATGTTCAAGAAAGGCACCATCATCTTGGATCGCGACGGCAAGCAGAAGGGCGTGTGTTCTGGAAATATACGTCCTTGCAGCCTGGAGGGTTGTAACGGAGTACGTGTATCTGTGACATGGCCAGATGGTCGTCGCTCTTTCCCTTGCTCCAAAGGCATCACCACCAACAAGCGTGGTCAACTTCAGATTGGATAACTCATGGCACGTCGCGTCCCCAAAGAGATTCAAGAACGCATCAAACGCTTCGACAAGCTGGTCTACGAGCACCTGCTCACGCTGGGCATGGTGGCGTTGGACGGCAACAACACGAAGGAACCCTGGCTCGATCGGTTCCAGGTCACCCTGTATTCCGACTGCGGCCTGGTCAATGTCTCAGGTGGCTTGTGGTTCTCCGAAGACACTATCTACACAGTGTTCTTCAAGTTCGAGGAACCCGAGCGGGCTGTCACTGCTCAACTTCCAGACGTCAATCCGCACAGCGGCAAGTGGAACATGCACATGGAGGCCGCCCATCAGGCCAATACAGCCGGCGCTGCCTTTCAGCAGTTCAAGTTTCGTCTCGGCCTGATCAAGGCACGCCAACCAAACATCCTGATAGGCCTGCAGCGTGAGGGCCTGGTCGAGGTGAGACTCACCGTACCCGACAAGTTCCTGGACGACACGATGGATGTGCTTAACAAGGAACCCGGTCTCAAGCTGGTGCGAGTCATCAAGCACGAACGCACGCATGACATCGGTTTCGGCAATCAACACCTGCTCACGCTCTACATTGATCGTGAGGAGTACCATACTCTCAAGCTCGCCATTTCCATCCTCTGTAACCGAGAGAAGCCCAAATATGTCCGCAAACTCAAACGTCCCCTCCCGCCCACCTACGCACCCAAACGGCATACCTCGGCTGTACGACGCCAACAAGCTGCGCGACGTCGCTCTCACTACCTACTATCTGACCGAGGGTGTTATTCACCCTCTGTCTCGATTGAAGGTATGGAACGAGGTCTACCGGAATCAGTCGCACGCCGACATCGTGGAGAAAATCCATGACATGGCCCTGGTGATCGACAACTGGATGCGTACCAACAAGTTCGTGGAGCCTGACGTCACGGACGGGGCCTACTATTACGACTTCATCGAGACGACGATGGGTGGGCGAATCGTCGAGTACACCAAGATGACTCAGCGATTCCCCGACAACATGGATCTGGTGTGCATGTTGAACGACATCCTCAGCGAGAACAAAAAGAAACGGAAAGGCAAGTGACCATGGACACGCATCGAATCGGCTCTGCGGAGCTGCACTCCATCGAACGGCAATGGGTCACTACGAGCTTCATTCGCATTCCTCCTGACTCTCAGCTGCTGGGGTTCACGATGCGAAAGGAGAAATACTACGACAGTGGCACCAAGCACTATCGTTATGTCCCTACTCTCTTCTGGCGCTACGCTCAACCCACCAAGGAAGCCCTGAACGAGAAGCGATTCAAGATCATCATCGTGGCGGGTGAGACAGATTGCCTGCCAGCCGACGCCACGTTCATTGCTTCGACTACCTGCAAGGGCGTTATCTACTTCATGTTCCAGGGTGTGTTAACCGAGGACGAGCTATGAGCGCCGACACGGAAGAGACCATACCGCAGTTGCGTGAGGAGATGCGACAGCTGCTGATCAAGGTCAAGAAGATTGAGGACGACCCCAAGAACCGTAACCCTCCCGGCACGTTTCAGATTTACACCGCCAGCGCCCGCCGTCGCATGGATAAGTTCATGTGGAGTATCACTCATTGCAGAGCGAGGATTCGTGCACTGGAGGGTCACCCCGTACCAACCAACGGCTATAGCGGCCGCAACAGCAACCGCCGATAGGAGACACATGCTTCCTGAGCTACTGGATATTAACACTGAGTGGCGACCGAGCCACGACACTGATATGTTGTTGCTTTATATCGACAACAACCCACACAGCCTGGCTAACGTCCTGCAGCACGTACGCGGGACGTTGGAGCTGTTCGAGAAGGAAGCCGCAGTCAGGCTGCGTTCACACATCTACAGCGACTACCGGGGTCCGACGTTTGCCGCCAAGCGATATGGTGACGACAACACCGAGATGTACATGAAGTCGAGGTTGCAGAAACTGCTCGACACCAAGACTCGTTATTACAAGTCTTACCTCTACTGGATAGACATCCTTCGGCACTACCGCACCAAGCACAACGAGGGCTGTCGGTTGGAGGAGTATCTTCCAGAAGCAATAGACAAGGTCAAAGAACAAAAGAGAAAGGAAGCAATGGCCATAGCAGCACGCGGCACGATTCCCGACGAGATCAAAGAGATCTTGAACAATTGCACTATCGACGATGACGCTCTGACCGTCACGCTTCCGGAAGGTCAACTCGCCCCCAAGGTCTACGCTGCTTTCAAGAAGGTCCTGCTGGGTTATGACGGTAAATGGAAGTCCAACCTCGGCACCCACGTCTTCCCCAACCGCCAAGCCATCGACTTGCTCCGGGAAGGGATTAAGACCGGCAAGGCGATCAATATCCAGCAGACCAAGCAATCGTTCTACACACCGCCCGAGATCGTCGACTTGATGATGAAGGAGGCCCAGGTACGCAAGTATCACTTGTGCCTGGAACCGTCAGCCGGCGATGGTCGCATCGCCAAGAGGCTGAAAGACCTGGGTTGCGATGTGCATTGTGTGGAGCTGGATAAGCACGATGCCGACGCCCTGGTGGAGAAGAGTTACGCGGTCTGGCAGCAAGACTTCCTCACCTTCAACAGTCCCTCGCTGGTCACCCAGTACGACCGTATCGTCATGAATCCGCCGTTCACTAAGATGCAGGACATCAAGCACATCCTGCACGCCTGGAAGATGCTTAAACCGGGCGGCAGGCTGGTGTCGATCGCCTCTGGCTCTGTTCAGTTCCGTGGCACAGCGCTGCACAACGAGCTGGTCGAACTGATCAAGAAGAACGGCAAGATTAAGGAACTCCCTGTCGCGGCGTTCAAAGAGTCGGGGACGACGATTAAGACGGTGATGGTCATCCTCAACAAAGGGAAGTAACCATGATCGCGGCCGAGTTCAAACCGACGTCCCGTGGCTACATGCACGGGACGGTTGCCAAGCTGGGCGACAAGAAGGTGGAGATCCTCCGCTATGATACCTGTCACGCTCAGTGGCAGGTGTTCTGTTATGTCAACAAAGAACTGCAGCCTCAGCCTGACGACAACCCGGATGGCTATACGCACCAAGCGGCCGTGCAGATCGCCCAGGCGTTTCTGAGAGGAAATCAAGCATGAGCGATCATGACTTTTGGTGGTGGTACTTGCACCTCGGTTCTTACGTTGTCGTCTATTCCGTCGCCATCATGACGATGGAGAAACGACACAAGCTCAGTCGTCACCACATGTGTTACCCCTGGTGGATGGTGTTCACCATCCTCCCGTTGCTTATCTTGCTCATCTGGCCCGCCTGGCTGCTGATCGCAGACTGGCAATTAACGAAAGACTCACATGGCTAACGGTCTCACTAATGAACTTATGGCAGGTCGAGAACTCACCCTCAAGGAGTTCGCGGTCAGGGTCGCTAAGAGCGAGAACATGCTTCGCACCGACCTGGCTGTCCCTCGCGGTGTGATCGCCGGCGAGTTCACCGGTTGGGAGCCGGGGCACTACGGGGTCAACGTGGAGTTGGCTAAGGCCAAGTTCACGAAGATCTCGACCATGACCCAGGCTGACAAGGAAGCGGCAGCGGAGGCCCACAATAAGAAGCTCTTGGAGTGGCGGAAAGAACCAGAGAAGCGGCTTCAATACAAGAAGGAGCTGCGAGCCCGCTACGACGGCATGATCGACAAGATTAACAACTGGAAGCCCGCAATCGACAGCGAGGCGTTCCGGAACTTCCGTGGTCGCCTGCTCAACGAGATCAACGTGGCTATCGCCTGGGATTGCCAGGGTATCGATCAAGCCCTGAAGACCGATCCCAACGATTGGCAGCCCGTGACCGCTGAGGAGTTCTGGAACCAGGAGCTCGCTGACGCCGGCCAGGAGCTGGCCACCGCTAACGCACGCCTTGACGAGGCCTACAAAGCAGTCACCGATCGTAACGATCTCGTCCAGTTGCTGGTGACTGAGCTTAACAAGGAGACCCTGTGACAGCAGCCTACAAGTGGAAGTGCCCGTCGTGCGGCTCACCCAACACCAAGCGCACCACCTGTGGCAGGTGTGGTCACGCACCTGCTGCAATTGTCGAACCTGGGCCGGAAATGGTCTTTGAAGAGACGGTGCAATCACGCATCGTCCGCTTCATCGACCGTGATGGCACCGGGGCATGCAAGCGCAGTATCACCGCCCGCTATGACTACACCAACAAGGGTTGGTCGATGTCGCTCTACGAGAAGAACCTGACCTGGGGACCGCTGCAGGCCCACGACAAGATGACTGACTTCTCCGCCGACAACATCGACTTGGTCATGGCAGCCTGTCGCTACTTCGAGTCCATCAAGGGCAAGTTGTTCGATGCGGCCCAGGAAGTCGTGAAACGCAACGATAGCCACTACGCTGGAGAGTGATATGGTCAACAACCGCTATTTGAATCTCCTGCAGAAAGTGTTGACGCGGGAGTTGTTCCTGACCGACCCCAGGAAGCTACAGGACCGCAGGCACGGTAGGGACTGGCCGATGGATGCCGAGACCATGGTCGGCACGGAACGGCTTTGCAGCCTGACTCGTCTGTGCCAGGATGTCTACGCTCGCAGCATTCCTGGTGATTTTGCTGAATGCGGCGTCTGGAAAGGCGGCTGTGCCATCATGATGGCAGCGGTTGTCGAGGAGCGAATGGACAGCGGCGATCATCCGTATCAGCCTGTCCGCAATGTCTGGGTCGTCGACTCATTCCAGGGCTGCCCTAAGCCTAACCCTGAGCTCTACCCTGCCGATCTCAACGACAACCACCATAGTCTGCAGTTCCTGGCCGTCTCGCGGGAAGAGGTCATGTCCAACTTCAACCGTTATGGCCTCCTGCATCCTAACGTCAAGTTCCTGCCAGGCTGGTTTAAGGACACGCTACCAGGTCCGATCGAGAAGCTGGCCGTGCTTCGTCTCGATGGTGATCTCTACGAGTCGACCTGGCAGTGCCTCAAGGCCCTCTACGAGAAGGTCAGCCCCGGCGGCTACGTGATCGTCGATGACTACGGCTGCGTGCCGGGTTGCCGACAAGCCGTTGATAACTTCCGTGAGGTCCGCAACATCCGCAACCCCATCCACCAGATCGACTGGACCGGTATCTGGTGGCAAGTTTAAGGAACACCCATGAGTTTCAAAGTCGAAGTCATCGCTGATCGCAGTAAAGAGTGGAACAGCAACGCTGTGCGGTTAGCCACTCGTGAGGAGGCTGAGGCCTACGGCAAGGACCTGGAGTGCCGTTGGGTGCTGGTCACTGATCGTCGCGTCACTGAGAGTGCTGACCCTGTCAACTACGCCTGGATCGACGGCAAGCTCGTTGACGCCAAGCCTGTCGCTGTCTGATTCCAAAATACGTATTTTGCACACCAGGAGAACACATGCGAACGCTGACGATTGATGTTGGTGGTCTGGAAGTCAGAGTGGTCGAGGCAGACAGAAGAGCGTGCTTGATCGCCATGAAAACCAGACTCGTTCAGATAGAGTTCACCAAGGCTCAAGTTAACATTAGCGTCAAGGAGTACCGGGCCATCTCCTATGAGGGTGACAAGCGCTGGCACTATTCTACCTGCGAGAACGGTGTCGGTTTCAGCCAGCATTGCGAGGATTATCCCGATGCGGTTGACCGCTTGCTGAAGGCAGCGGCCGAAAACGGAGACCAGTGGAACTCATGAGCTACTACATCTCGGCCGAGATCCTCGACTATAACCAGGAGCGGCATACCTTCTTGATGCGGTCGTTCATGTTCTCTCCGTCGCTCCGGGAGATGTCCGTTGAATCGGTGATCAACCGCACTTACATGCTGAACGGCATTCTGCACCTCAAGGGCCTACCTGACCGTGGGTATCTCCGCAAAGGGGATGTTGTCGTCATGGAGGTACTTAAAGCGTGAACTCTATCGCCTGCCGTTTGCGGCAGAATGAAATCGTGCTGCTCGGCCATGATCAAAGCCACGCGGTGGGCCTCGTCGCCTACCGCTGTCGCAAGGCTAATGATCGTTTCATTTATCTAGTGCCAGTTGTGAGAATCGGCGATGAGTGGCGGGATGCCCAGATCGGCCCAGAATTACAGGTGGAGCACACCCGAGCGGTGACGCAGCTTGTCATCCAACCTTCACGTCACTTGCTCTGTACGACACCTGAGACCGACGCTATGCTACAGAGCATCTAACCGCCTCACTCGTAGTCCCAAGGATGGGTCATGCACTACCATCGTCCGCACCACCGACGAGCCGACGTCATTTTCATCTACCGCAATTTCATGGCCATCGGGCCGAACTACTGCCACATCGGTCTGGGGGTCAACAGCCTTCACTCCGTTAAGGTGCTGCGTAAGAATGGCGTCAAGGCTTCAGCTCATGGCGTCCGTAAGCACCAGGACATCAACGTCGTACTGGCTCAGAACCCCGGCTGCACGCACTGCATCATCGAAGCACCCTGGGTCAAGACGCACGATCTGGAAATGATCGTGCGTGCCTACCCGGACGTTCACTTCGTCGTCCGTTGCCACTCGCAGATCGGCTTCCTCCAAGTCGAACCCGGAGCGATCAACCTGATTCGCGAAGGCATGGAGATGCAGGATCACGAACTCAACTTCACGATGTCCGCCAACAGCCGGCGGGCCAATGACTTCTTGCAGACAGCCTACGACGGCCACTGCAAGTACCTGCCCAATCTCTATGACGCTTGCCGGGCCACCCACAAGAAGTTCAAGCATCCTAATCATCGGGACTGCATCGACATCGCCTCCTTCGGTGCTCTGCGACTCCTGAAGAACCACACGACAGCCGCAGCTGCAGCGATGCTCATCGCCCGCAACCTGGGCTGTCATGTGAACTTCTATGTCTCAGTCAACCGCGAGGAACACGGCAAGGCAGTGCTGCACAGCCTGCGGAACATGTTCCGTGGCTCCAAGTATGCCGCCCTGGTCGAGAACCCCTGGGAGCGCTGGGGCTCATTCCGCAAGACGGTGCAGGAGATGGATCTCTGTATCCAGCTCAGCGCCACCGAAACCTTCAACATCACCACGGCTGATGCCGCCGCGGCCCAGGTCCCCTGTGTCGTGGGCGATTGCATCGATTGGGCTCCGAAGTCGTGGCAGTGCCCGATTGACGACGCTGAGGAAGCGGCCCGCAAAGGCTGCTACGTCCTCAATGATTTCAACGCCGGCATCGAGGGCCGCGAAGCCCTGGAAGAGTATTGTGCTGAAGGGGTGAGGATCTGGCTCAAGTATCTCGACTCCAACCCCACTACCTAATCCCATGCTAGAATGACCTCTGTGTTCCCAAAACATGGAGGTCTGTTTATGCGCACGTCCGGTATTCTGCTGCTGGGGTTATTGTGTTTCCTGGCTCCCAGTCAGGACCCCATTGTTCTCCCCGTCACCCCAGGGTTTACCTGGTCGCCGGTGACGGCTCCCACCAACGCTCTCTTCATCCAAAGTTATTCCAGCTACGCCGGCTGGAATAACCCCGCATCGGGTCAACCCGCCGGCACCTACGAGATCAGCAATGCCATCGTAGATCGTTCCCGCAAAGTCGGGACGTTCTCGCAGCCGGCCACTGTCACCACCAAGCTCGGCGGCAGGTTCTGGGTCGACAGCTCCAACCAGCCTACCACCACCGATGATTGTGGTTTGCTCTGGAAGGTGAAGTGCATCAACGTCACCGAGACGCTCGACTTCACCAATGGTAGTGAGCATTATTATTCGACCAACCATCAGCCAGTGGTGTCGATCTCGCCGTACTCCGGTGACTCGGCAACCATTCAACCTCTCATCGTTCTCTGGTCGCTGGACGTGAAGGGTCTCCGGTTTGGTGGTCGCAATACTGCTGTTGCTCCACCTCCTGTGGTCTCCCCTGACGCCTTCCCCTGTGCCAATTTCGATGTATGCTGGTGTCGTGTTACTGAGTCGGGTGAGACGGCTTTATCACCGCCGACCAGTCTTACTGCTCCTAACTTCGGCACGCCCGTTGATGTCATGCGCGTCTTGCTTGGTATGGCCGAACAACACCCCCAAGGAACTCTCGGATACCACGTCTATGTTAGGTTTCAACCCACTGATCCGTGGCAACGCGTGCCGGCCCCGCACTGTCTTGGCGATCCGAAGATCGCTGATGATTGGCTCTTCCAGTGGCACGATGAACAACCGATGCTCAGTCACCTGGCTTCAACGGTGGTTCAACCGAATCCTGTGGCTACTCCTTCGAGTCGGTTGAATGATCTGCAGATGCAGCTCATGAACGCTAACGGCAGCATCATCGTCCCGGCAGGTTCTACTTACTATTGCTACTGCCCGGTGATCGATGAGTACGGCGGCGGCAACAGCAAGAGTGGTCGTCGCATCGCCGCCGCCGACAACGGTCACTGGTATCTCGTTCAACAGATGAGCCTGTCCGGCGAGACCTACTGGCCGATGATCGTGGTGCAGAACCAGGCGTCACTGTGGGAGGGTGTCCAGGTCCAGGGTGTCCACGGCGCCAGTGCCGGCCTAGCCTACTCGGACTTCAGCGGCGGGCAGGGCTTCAGTAACCAGTTCAACAACTGCAGCTTCTCGTGTGTGGCTACTCCGGTCGGCCGTACCGCTGGTATGGTGATCTGGGATAAGTGTTCCACCTCCTCGGGCGGACACACCGCTTCCGAGCAGCGCTACACCAACTGCTCTTTCTTTGGTGACATCGGCATCTGGCTCGAAGGTAACCAGACCGCTGACATCCAGTTCGACCGCTGCTGGGCATTCGGCTCAGCCACCAATGATCGTCGCAGCTCAGCGGTCTACGTCAACACCGGCAACATCGTGACTTGGTCCAATGGCTTCTACGTCGACTCGGTCTCCGGGGTGATCTTCCGGACGATCAGCGACATGAACATCGACGTCACCGGGATCTGGTGTGATCAAGGCTTCAAGCACTTCGTTGACGCTTCCTCGGACAGTCGGGTGCAGGTTGCACTCTACAAGGGTAAGCTCAATTGCTGGGGCACTGCTCCCAACTTGGCCCGCATCATGGAATCGCAGCTGACGCACAAGATGCAGTTCCACGGCACTAACACCCAGGGTCAGCCGGCTGGCAATATCCTGGTCGTCAGTCCGCAGTATAACTGTGTCGATCTTCGCTTCGATGATACACCGCTCTCGGAACAGGTCGCTCTCTATGAGCCGACCCTGGCCCAGTCCAAGACGCAGTGGCTTACCTTGTACCACTGGCCGATGGACCCGTCGTTCTGGAACCAGCCCTTTCCCGGTTACAAGCTGGTCGTCTCCACCTATAACGCCCCGGTGCTCGACACCAAGGTGACGATCCCGGCTCAGTCGATCGTGGTGAACGTGCCGACCGCTACTGCTATCCCGGCCGGGTCTTCAACCCTCCCCACCACGCCGGTGACAGTGACCGTGCCGGCCCAGGTGATTACGGTGCCGGGCCAGTCGGTGAAGCTGCCTGGTAAGAACATCATCTTCAATTCAATGACGGGCAGGCAAAACGTCCTGCGTCCCGACTGGTGGAGTAACCCGCCAGGGGCGACACCCTAACTCACCAAGCCATCCTTCGGGGTGGCCTTTTTCATTCTGGGGTGCTATCCTCAGCCCAGGAGAGACGCATGACTATTCAGCACGTAGAGTTCTTCCTGGGTAGTAAGCTGGAACAAATCCAGGATCGTACGCCCAACTATCACATCAAGGCCCAGCGTGCTGACTCCGATCGGCAGCTCACCCGCGATATGCTGGACGTGGCCAACGAGTGGAAGAAGGCCATCGAGGTCACGAACGTCGACATCCTGACGTTTGTCCATAGTAAGTTACAGTCGTTGGGCTGGCAGACGCAGATTACTCAGGGCAGGCTACCTGGTCGCACAGGTCGGTTGCCACCACTCGATATCGTTCACTGTGTTGAGTGCAAGTTCTGGGACCAGTCACCGGTGAAAGAGTACGCCGAGACTGCCGGCAACGCTCAAGCGGGCACTGACGCATGGGATCCTGTCGATCTCAGCGTGGGTCGATGCCTGAAGGCAAGACACGTGACTAATACATACAGCATCGCATCGGGCTTTGAAGGCCCGATGGCCGCAGTGGATGGTTCTGGCTTCATGGCCGCGCTTTATACCAAAGACACGCACGGCTGTGTTGCCGGCGTAAGAAAGGAAGACGATGTCGAACAACGACCCAATCATCAGCCAGGCGGATGATATGCCTGAGCCAGTCATCCTCGCCAGCAACGATGACATCATGCCCAGCGCACCCGACAAGATCGTTGGCGTGCAGACGATGATCATGTTCGATAGGCCAAAGAAGATTGCCTTCTGGCCTATTAAGATGCCGGAGAGCGGGCTCAAAGCCGACGTGGTGATCGTCGACGAAGAGATCAAGGACTCTCAGGAGTTGCGTGCTGTCATTGACGAAGCAAGCGACAAACTCGCGAAGAAGATAGAGAAAGAGTTCCTCGAACCTCCCTCGGTACCGTTCGCTGCTAACAAGTGCATCGAGCAAACAATCCGTCACCAGGCCAGGCAGTGTGGCAAGACGGAGCTCATCCGATCGAAGATCCGTGAATCAGAGTTCTTCAAAGCGGTCGACCCGGATGCCGCTTACTTTGGTGCTGTCCCTTCCAACCCCGCAGAGTTCGATAGGTGGGTTGACGCCATCACCAACCTCGTTCTTTGTCTCAGCGTGTCGGAACGTATCGACGCGATGAAGAGGCTCAAGAGCTACCATCCAGTCGCTCATGGTCTCGCGACACGGAAGTTGGAATCCCCCAGGTACAAGTTCCATGACCCGTTCGGTACCTGGTCGTGGGCAATGCAAGGTACAGAAAGTGTCGCCGAGGCAGCGATCAAGAAAGAGCATAAACCCAACATGGAAGTCTTTCATCGGGCAGAGGACGCTGCACGTTACGCTGGGTACGGCAACAGTGGCTACCGTGACTGGGAAGCCGCGCACGCTGCCATGACAAAAGGATCGCTCGATCCCAGGGCGAAGTTCCTGGTGAATGGCAAGCTGGCTCAGCTGCTCGACTGGGAGCTTCATAAGCCGATCAGCATTGCCTACCAGCTGTCAAAGCTGAAGTCGCATCCAGCCTATACGTTGCTCTTCACTTACGCCTGCAGTAAGTGCGAGAAGATCGAGACCCTGGTCGCCGTACCGACGATGTTCCTCTGTGAGATCTATCAGTGCTGCCAGTGCAAGTCTCTTCTCAAAATGCCGGAAGCCATTGCCTACGACTCGCGTCGGAGCTTCTGTCGGATGATGGAAGATATGCGGATGTTTGATGCAGGGTGGGGCATGAAAAGTACGTTCGCGGCTGAAATGTCAAAATGGGCTGATGAAGCTAAGATTAAGCCCAGAGCTGAAAGTAGCAGCCCTTTCGCCCACATGGTCGATAACGTCAGAAAGAAAGGCATCGCGGATGGCCAAGCGGCTGCCGCCTTGGCCCCGGACAGCCCGATCTCGGTTGACGCCGTAGATCAGGGCAAGTAACATCCCGCCTCGCTTAAAACCCGTCCCGTGTCCTGTTGGAGTCAGTGATGAGAATCGCTTTAAGTCTGTTGGTCGCGTTGGTGCTGGTTGGTGGCCTGGACGCCAGCGGTCGTCGTGTCCGTAACTCCGGTGGTTGGCAGCCAGTCAGTGGTGGAAGCAGTGGTGGCGGTATCCCGTCAGCCCCGGTTCCCTACAACGGATCAGCAGCCGAATGTGCCGATGCCCTGGCCGAGGTGAACGCCACCCGAGCACAGCGTGGGCTGAAGCCATATATCAACGATCCGCTTCTCGCCCAGGGTGCCTTGGCGTGCGCTCGAGTACGGGCACAGTCCCACAACGCTGGACATTGTGGCGGTCAGCATGGTGACTTCGCTTATCTCCCTCCTGATGCTCACGCCACCACCGGTGGTTGTGCTGCCTGGACACCAGATTGGGGTTGGGGTGCGTGCTGCACGTACGATAACTACACCTACTGCGGAGCTGCGTGGGTGATGGGATCGGACGGTCGCCGGTACATGCACCTGTTCTGCAGGTAACCAATGATCATCATCCGCCAAGCCTTGGTCTTTGCCTTGCTGCTCTTCTTGCTGTCCCGACCGCAGCTTCGCCTGACATGGTTCAAGGACAGTCCGGACCACATCGGCTTTTCTATCCAGATGGCCGATGAGGACTTCCCGCAGTATTGCATCTACCGTGACAAGTCGCTTCGCTGCTGGGCGGTCACCTACTGGCCCAACCTTGACTACGAATACCCGGACGCTGTCTCAATGGACGACGGCTTCCTCTTTCGTACGCAAACAGGCAAGCCTAAGTGACACGCTGAATCCAAAATACGTATTTTGACCCCACGGCCTGCATCGTGGGGTCTTTCGTTTTCCCCTCTTTCAAGGAATCCAACATGCCAGGCACTGATCTACCATCCATCACGACCAGAGAAGCCAAGCTCATCATCAATAGTTTTTCTGGCCCCGCCGTCATGGTGTGTCCTCCCATAGCCAGGGTGCTTTACAACATGCTGTGGATCGGTAGAGAAATCGATATCTCTGCCACACCGCCTCGGTTTGAGTTCCTCAAGAAGTCGATCTACGTGACTGATGTTCCAGAGCACTGCGAATACTGCCCCAAGGCCAAGTATTCGTTGCACGAGATTGCACCTGATCCCACCAAAGCTGAGTTGGAGATCATCCTCACCCGCGAGATGCTGAACAAGGCTCTTCAGTACCTGCCCTACCACAGGATCGACATCCATCGACCACTCGCTGTACAGATGGTTCGTTGGACTACCAATCGGCCCATCACTCAAGGCAAGTTCACGGAGTTTGATCTGGCCGACAAGCACTGGTATATTGTCGACATTGCCAGTGACTGCCAACTCACTCCAGTGCTGGCACACATCTACGGCAACAACCCTCGTCCTGAAACCGACGGCAGCAGCAAGGAAGTCGACTGGTGTGGTACGCGACCTGTCGTGCTGAGCGAGCCGTCGACGCCGATGACCTGGGAAGAGCAGCAACAGTCAATGGCTGAGGAAGCCGAGGAGATCAGTAAGCTGCAGGCGAACGCCCAGGAGAAGATGAACGCTTCCCTCCCGGCCGAAGCCAAACGGATTCCGTTGGGCCAGTTGATCATTTCTGCAGCTGAGGGCTGCGAGAAACACGCTGAGACGCTGCTGGCCAGGGCGGCTGGCCTGCGAGCATTAAGTCGCATGACCGGGTTTGGTGACCTCAGTGAAGAAGTCCTGCGTACCATGCTGACTCAGGTCAACTTGCTCGACTGAAGTGCTACACTGGAGTTATCTAACCCAGTGGAGAGTGACATGCAGCAGGATAACAGTATCCCGATGGATCCGGCGACGAAGAGCTCAATGAACAAGTTCTTCGTGGGTGGCGGTCTCATCTGTCTGATGGTCGTGGTCGGCGTGATCGCGATCAAGAAGATGGCGGTCGGTGACCCGGTGCACGGCAAACCCACCGTTGCGGCCACCACGACTGCCAAGTAATCTACCCTCACCCCGAGTCCCTCACCCCTCCTCGTGGAGGGGTGTTTTCGTTTTGGAGCCATGATGACGCTGCAACGCTTTCTTGATCTGTACAAGGAACACTCAAGTCATATCGATCAGATCAATGCTGGGTTCACTCCTTATAAGCGGCCATCTACCGCTGATCAGCTGGCCACTAGTATCCTCCAGGGTGCACAGGAGGCGGCAGAGAAGCTCAAAGCTGATCCTGACTATGCTGCCATCCTTCCCAACGAGCACCTGGAGAATCTGCTTAAAGACCCGGTAACTCTTTTTGAGCATAAGGAATTATCAGCCGCAACGATCAAGCTGTTGCTCGCCGAGCTAGTCCTTGTCAAACAACGTCTCGAAGTCCTTGAAACCATCCTCGCTAATCGCGAGCCAAAGAAACTACCGGAGAACAACCATGCCAAGCAAAGTGAAGGTGAAGCCCGACAATAAGAAGACGTTCATCGTCGAGGCTTACGAGCTCTTCGGTTACAAGACGTCTTACACGGTTCAGGCCGAGACCGCTGAAGAAGCGGAACGGCTGTGCCGGGCCGGCGAGGTCTCCTATGACGAGAAGGAGGAGACCGAGAACGATCAGTGGGTCGAGACCATCTCCGTCGAGACACTCAATGAGCCCGATCATTACGAACCTATCGAGGAAGAAGAGGAAGAAGAGGAGGAGGAAGAAGATGGCGGAGCTTAGCGTCATGCGGGCACGCCAGGCCAGTCGCGAGCCGCTCTACGAGATCGACTACTGCTGCCCACGCTGTGGGTACGAGTGGCAGGAGATCTACGAGTCGGCTTGCGATTCTGAGTGTGGCGAGTGTGGCCTGGAAAATATCACCGCCCTGGACTACCGTACCTGCGAGGACACCGATGAAGACGGAACAACTGAAGCAACTGATCAGGACAATCGTGCTGGAGACGGGCACGCACAAGGTGATCTTCAACCTGAATGAGGACAGCACGGGGGAGATCCAGACCAACTTCCAGCGGACGACAGCTGACCCGATCGCTCTTCATGAGCATCGGCAAAACCAGGCGGAGGTCGATCAGTTCAACGCCGGCCTGGACATCTTCGAGGCCACTCTCCTGGCCTTCGCTCGTGCCGCCCACAAGCGGAAGCTGTTTGCTCACGGTAACGCCAGCTTCATCATCTCCGCCTTGCGTGAGACAGTCGAAACCGTGATGGATCAGATGGGCAAGCCATGAAACCCAGACACTGGTGGCACTGCACCGAGGTGAACCACGGACCATCGTTCACCTCGAAGCTGCTCACGCCACCCAACAAAGGCCACATCGAGCCGACCACGCCCCGCCTGTGCGTCGGCCCATCCGTCGCTGCCTGCTTCGCCGCCAGGTTCTTCTGGCACCACACCTACTGCTACCGTACCGCCCAGCCGTGCCGGGCTGTCAAACCCAAGGGCACCTGGGACGCCATCATCACCGGCGAACGCTGGATCGTCCACCCTGTTCGACTGGAACTGGTGACTACGGTGCCAGTCGAGAAGGTCCGCGAGATCATGGCTTCGACCCGTGAGTACCTGCTCAGTCGACGCAAGGGTGTTACGCCGCGCATGTCCATCCTGCTTTACTTGCGGGCGATCCAAAGGCTCAAGAAGCTCGGTCCCCAGTACAGCCATCGTTGGGAGCTGGAGATGATGGCGGACTTCATCCTCACGCTCAGGCAGAGAGTCGAGGTGGATCCGGAAGCCGAGGTCACCAATCGAGAGCTGATCGAAATCGTCAATCAACTACGAACCGAAGGACACCATGTCTCAATGTAATTGTCAGCGGATCGTTCCTCCCCTGGAACACGCCCTGGAGTGCCCGGTTCGGGTGGAGTTCTACGGCGGCAAGATCGAATGGGACCGCAAGAAGGCGATCCACCTGGAAGGGGAAACCCGCTGGGTCTACGAGCCCCTCGTCGGGGTGTGGAAGCCACACACCCGCTACTTCATCTACTTCCAGGTTCGTAACAAGCAGAACTGGCACAAGATGCTGCACAGCGGTTTCATCGCTACCAACACCTGTGCCGTCGTCAACGCCATGCAGCTCGCCCAGAAGATGCGCGAGATGCACTACCAAATCGCCGAGTGGCATCCTGGGATGTCCCAGGAGCTCTACAACCAGGAGTACGAAGACAAGACGCCGCTGGCCGTGGTCTCGCACATCACCGAAGACCCCGACACCGGTTACTGCATCCCTGGTACCCCTGTTCTGAAACTTCACTTAACTCCATGAGGCCCACATGGTCATTGTTATCGGCATCCTGCTCTTTGCCATCCTGATTGCCATCATCGTGGACATCTACGTCCGCGATCGCGAGTTCCGCCGGCTGAAGCGGACCTTCTTCTTCAAGCTCATCGACCACTCGCCCGACTGTGATGGGCACGTGACCGGTAAGGCCGTTCTCAACAACGATCAATTCCTGGAACTCTATTTCAACGGTTACGGTGAGAAGACCGCGGTTGAGGGTTACGGCTCCCCTGCCTACTTTGAGTTCTATGAGGGTAGCCTCTGGATCCGCTTGGCGATGGACATCAACGCCGAGAACGTACGAGCCTTCACCCTGGAGGGAGCCAGAGAATCGGAACGGGTGGAGGACGAAAACCCCAACTAAACTGGGAGGCGTTATGCGTCATAACTGATGAACGGCACCTAACGCACACTTACCTACAAGGGGTTGACCATGTCTGCTGAGTTCACTCTGAATGTTACCCGCATCCTGCACGAAGTCAGCGTTGTCCGCAAGGAACAACAAGCTGCTCTGATCAAAGCCAAATGGCGTCGCCTGCTGATCTACACAGCCGGCTACTGCTGTGGTTATTTCCTGACCACGGCTGCTCTCACTCTGGCCCTACCCTATATCGTCCAGGGGCTGAAGCTCCTGGGCATCATCTAACCCGAAGGCGGAGCGGGCCGCGAAAGCGGCCTGGCTTCCCTCTTCTTTATCTAGGAATTGATTATGGATCTGTTCGTCGAGAATCAACCAATTGCTGCCATCTGCACCAACCTGCCCAACAAGCCAACTCTGATCGCCATGGTCGTCCTCAAGCCCGAGGATACGGTTACCGCTGCTGAGGTGTTCAAGCGATCCGTCGTCGTGGGTCAGCTCATCTTCGATAAGTCGATCGCCCGCGAGCGTGAGGCTAAAGAAAAGGTCAACGCTGCCATCGCGGCCGACACGGTAGCACCCCTCAAGCCTGCGCGGGCTCCTTACCACCAGATGGTCAAGAATGCTTCAGACGGTGGCCCTACCCCCATCCACCAGAACATCAAGACACCCGAAAAGCTCTACATCTGCCTCGATCAGATGAAGGGGCCGGAGAAGGCCACCTACTACGACAGCGAGGGAACCGAGATCCCTACCGCCGAGGCCGAGCTCATCCTCAGCAGCAAGAAGAAGACGGGTGAACTGGCCGATGTCAACTTCCGTCTCTATTCCGTCGAGAACATTAAGTGTTTCGCTCTCTGCCCCGCCCCCGAAAAGTTCGAGGACGTTCCCGCCGAGCTGGCCAAGCTGGCGGCAGCGCTCGAAGGAAAGTAGACCCTATGTCGTCCGTCATCGGCCCGGTGGAATACAAACACCCCACCGGGCTTGTCAGTGGTAAGGCGGCGGTCGCCCCGTTCAGCCTTCTCGACTTAACCATTGATCCCTCCATTGCGAGTGATCCCGACATGATGTCGACGCTCATCCTGAGTGTCGTCAACGAACTCTCACGCCTGGCCGAGCTCCGGTTCCAGGACGTTAAACCACGTAAGGGCAAGCTGGCCCCCATGATGATGAGTCATCCTATCCTGGGCCAGTTGTTCGATTTCAGAGGCATGGCACATGGCGACGACGGCTCCCAAGATCAAGCTCCCACACCAGCTGCCCCCGCTGACCAAAGCGGCCTCGGTGGGGGACCCGGTAATCTGGACCCTGACGGTCACCCAGGAGGGTGACTACGGCGTCATCACGACCCGGTATGGGCGTGAGGGCGGGAAGATGCGTGAAGAGCGCAACGTCATCAAGGAAGGCAAGAACCTGGGCAAGGCCAACGCTACGACGGCAGTCGAGCAGGCCCTGGCGGAGGCCCAGTCCAAGTGGCAGAAGAAGCTCGACAGCAAGGGCTACAGCCAGGACGCTACCGGGAAGGAGTCCGCCGAGAAGCGTGATCTGCAACCCATGCTGGCTGAGACCTATGAGGACTTCAAACCCGAGGTGATCTTTGCCACTCCCGGTAAGAAGTGGACGCAGCCCAAGTGGGACGGTCACCGCTGTGTGGCTCACATCACCAAGGATGGCGTGAAGCTGTTCAGTCGCGGTAGTAAACCTATTCCTACCATGCCACACATCGTCGAGGCCCTCCAGCCCTACCGCAAGTCGAGCAACGTGCGGTTTGAGGAGCTCATCCTCGTCGATGGTGAGCTGTTCGATCCCGATGCCGATTTCGAGGAACTCTCGGGCACCATTCGCGGCGAGGCCAAGAATCAGGAACGGGCCGACCTCCAGGCCAAAATGGTCTACCACGTCTACGACTTGTATACGCCCAGTCTGCCGCAACTGCCGCTTGAGAAGCGTCTCAGCGAGTTGGCCCGATTGACGGACCTGTTCCCGAATGAAGCCATCAAGTTCACGCCGACCTTCGTGTGTAATAGTCACGAGGATCTGATCAAGTTCCGTGACGAGTGTATCGCCGACCACCAGGAAGGCTGTATGCTCCGTCTCGATCTGCCTTACCATCCCAGCAAGAGATCGAAAGGTCTCTACAAGTGCAAGGTCTGGATCGAGAAGGAGTTCGAGGTTATCGGCGTCAGCCCCGGTAAGTCGACCTTTGCTGATAAAGCGATCTTCATGTGCATGATGCCCGGCGACCCAAAGAAAACTTTCACGGTCACTGCACCTGGTGACAACGAAGACAAGCGTCGCTACCTCAAGGAAGGCAAGAAGTGGATCGGTCAGATGCTGACCGTGAAATACTTCTGCCTCACCCGCAAGGGTGTTCCCAAGATGCCCCAAGCCAAGGCCTTCCGCCTGGCTCACGAATAAGGACTACTATGCGAGTTACCCATTCTGCTCTCGCGGCTCGCCTCGGTATGTTGGTGGCCAATGCTCCCACATTCTCCGAGGTCATCGACAAGATTGATCTGATCTCTGCGGTGGTCGATGAAGTGGCTGTCGAGCTGATCGCTCAGTGGAAGGTACAGCGAGAGAAGAACCGCTACTTCAATTTCAACTCTCTGCAGGAGCACGCTGCCGCGATCATCGTCGAATCTTTTCGGCATGACGGCTGTGCCACGGCATCCAGAGTGGTACTTCTCGCCGCAGAGAAAGAGAACCAGCTCAATCCCGGTCTTGCCGACCTGCACGACTTCAAGATCGACGGTAATGACAATAAACTCACCCTGACCGGTGAAGTCGTCTATGACGGCGGTCGTGTCCTGCAGAAGATCTGCGTGGCTGCCAGTGACCGCCTTGCTCATGATCTCTATGAGCTACTCAACACCAATTATCTCAACGGTGTCCGTAAGTCGCTCGTCGAGTCACCCAAGCGGGGCCGTCCCAAGAAAACCAAGTAATCCAAAATACGTATTTTGGGTTGGAGGCAACATGAACAGTCCGGACACGTGGATCATCGACGGTGATGTCTACTGCACCAAGTGTGCAAACGCCATGGCCAAACGTAACAAACTGATCGCTCCAGCCGGCCCCTACTCTGACCAGGAATCTGATAGTCCCAGCCACTGCGGTTGCGGTGACAGCTGCAAGGACCGCGAGAACTGGAGTGAGACCAAGAAGCCCTGGTGGGTCGGCAAGTTCTTCGAGAACCCGCTGACCACCCACGGTGCCACCTACGTCCAGGAGATGCACCGCGATCGACCATCCGACGTCACCAGGCGATGGATGGCCTTTTATAGTCTGTAGCCGACCTAGACACACGCAAACTTACCGTGCATGTGTTTTGCTGCTTTCACGTAGGCATCGCGCGCAGCAGTGATCGTGGAGAATCTTCCCAGATTGAAGTTTCGACCGTCGCTTCTGATCTGAGCTATCCACTTATCGTTTTCTTTGTCCCAGCAGACGCCTTTGTATCCGGAGGTGTTGTTTTTACTTTTTCCTCGGTTGCAAAGGTTTTGCTTGTGGGTGGCTACTCTTAAATTGCTGAGACTGTCGCTGTAAGAGTTTCTGTTTTTGTGATCAAGTCTAGGTGGCCATTCATCTCGAAACAAAGCCCATACCAAACGGTAACGATAGTAGCGTCGACCGTCTAAGCCGATCACGTATCTGCCTATCGTGCTCAAGGATCCGGCTTCTTTACCAGCGTATCTACTGTTCCATCTTCGGTGCAGATTCTGCTTAGTGAAGTGGGCTAACGGACGTTCCCGCCAGAAGAGTTTTCCATTTTTGTATTTGAAGCATTGACGAAGATAACGAGCAGACGGATAACGTCTAGCAGACATGGCATCCTCTCCTAAAGGGTGCTGAGTTAGAAAGCCAGGGCGACTAGAACCGCCTTGGCTTTCGCCATTGTACGAACTGGAGGAACTTCATGAAACCAACACCAAGTCGGGAGTTCCGGGAAAAGACCAATCTCCTCCCCAAGGTGATCGCCGTCGGCGCCCTGGCTCGCGTCAGAAAAGCGCTCGGGCCAAATGACCAAGCTACGCTCTGCATGCGTGACATCCGTTGGTTCCAGGCCCACTGTGACAAGCGGGCCAGATGGGTCCACGCCAATCAACCTGAGATGCGGATCAAGTTCGAGACTACGAGGTTCGCCGGCCGCGATTGGCTGGTGAACTTTACTTATCACTGGGCCATGGCGTTCGTCAAAGACCCAGCCGGTTACCGTGACAAGCATCTCGACTCCGCTCTCGTCTAACGCTACAATCGCCATCACCTAACCAAGGAGGTCCCAGTAATGGAACCATCGCACAAGGCTCCGCTCGCGAACGTGTCGGAAGCCAACAAAGAGTTATCGCATCGGGCCGTTGATTCTGTGGTCACCTCGACCGAGAATCACATTGTCGGCATGTCCCTGGAAGATGCTGAGAGCACCCTCAAGTCGATCGCGTTGTGGGCCAACGGCAAGGTGGCCAGTCTCACCGACGCCATCAAAAAGAAGCTCGATGGCGATAAGCAGATCGTCACAAAATAAAGAGCAGGGTCAGGTAAGTGCGGCAGGCTAGACAACTAGCCTGCCGTTTGTGTTACTATCAGAACTGGAGGCAGGTTATGACTATTGTGCTGTCAGGTGGAACACATGGCGGTCTTCAGGTCGAATGGCCTGCGGATACCGCTGACATCATCGTGTCCCCCGAAGGTGCAATCCTGGATAAGGATCATCCAGGAAGCCGCTACATCAGGTCTGGTCACCAGGCTGTGTACGCGGGTGAGTTTGTCCCTGCTGACAAGACCACCTAATACGGCAGGAAGCCAGCATGCCCACCCCCAAGTCGTTCCAGAAGTTCAACTACTACGCCCAGGCTCTGGCAACCAAGCAGCTCGATCTGAGCGCTGATACCTTCAAGGTAATGCTGACGAACTCAGCACCCAACCCTGCTACGCATACCCAGAAATCGGATCTCACCGACATCTCGGCCGGGTTTGGTTACTCCGCTGGTGGGCCGGCGATGACCATTTCGGCTGCAGCTCTGGCGTCCAACGTCTGGACCACCAAGCTGGCCGATTACCTGCTGACCGCGTCGGGCGGAGCTATCGGACCGTTTCGGTACGCTGTCCTCTACGACGACACCTCGACCAACAAGATCTTGTGCGGCTTCTGGGATTATGGATCGTCACAGACCCTCAACGACGGGGAAAACCTCTCCCTCGATTTTGACGATACCAATGGCGTTCTCACTGTCACCGCCAGCTAAGGGACCTTATGGCCGCCAGCGGTGAAGCACTTATCGATTTTGGGTCATCCCCCACGCAGGCCGCGAGCCTGGCCATCACCGGTCAGAACATCGCGGCTGACAGCCGTGTGGACTGCTGGATCGCCCCCAAGGCAACAAGCAACAATACCGAGGACGGGCATGCTGTCCTCAAATCGGAAGGTGCCCTGACCGTCTGGGTACCCCGATCCTCGGTGATCGCCAACAACGGCTTCACCATTCAAGCAATTTCGACGATTCCTCTGACGGGAGTGTGGAACGTCGCCTGGGCCTGGGCATAGGAGTCACGCATGTTCGGAGTACAAGTCGGTGCCGGTAATCTGCAGATGGCAGGACGCCCCAACAACGCCGGGGCTGACTTCCAGCAGAGCAGCACGTACGGCCTGCTCGACTCCATCCTGGTAGACCACCTGGGTCGGCCTATTCCCCGTGTCAGTCGCTCCCCGGTCGGAGCCAGCGGGCCGATCGCGATTCCCATCGGCGGTTATGCCGACGAGTCATGGTTGGCTTCGCTCCGCGTCGATCGCCTGGGTAATTCCAGGCAGGCCCTGGAGAACATCGTCTTCCGTGACAACATCGAAGGCGCTACCCAGAACTCCCAGATCTGGACCAACACGGTTACAACGCAGACTGTCACGCAGGCTGCTACCGGCATCACGCTGAACGCCAACTCGACGCTGACCACCGCCACGGGTGCCATGATCGTCAGTCAGCAGATGTTTTCCAAGATCGCTTTCGGGCCACTGCATTTCCGTGCTCGTCTGCAGATCACCAGTTACGCCAACGGTCAGACCGACTTTGGCTTTGGTATCCCGGCGACGGCCATCAGCACGGGTGCCATTCCCAACGGTGCTTACTTCCGCGAGAAGAGCAATCAGACAGTGGTCGCCGTCGTTAATTTCAATTCAGTCGGTGAAACAGAAATCGCTCTTACTCTCAATGGTCCAGCGGATAACAGCTCAGGTGCCGCCGGCAACTTGCTGGTGAACGGTCGCTTCTATGTCTTTGACATCATCATGAGCGACGACCGGGCTGACTTCCAGATTCAGGATGCCACCACCGGGGCAATCATTGCCTACGCTACTTATCGTGTACCTTACACTGCCGCCAAGTTCAACGCCGTCACCCACATCCCGGTCTTCTTCCGCAACTGCAATGCCTCAGCAACCCTGACAGCACAGCAGACAGTCATCGGTGACGTGGTCGTCAGCTGCAAGGACTGGGCCATCAACATGCCGTTGGCCTACCACATGCCGCTCCTGGGTCAGGGTGGGCACATGAGCCCGACCGCTTACACCCAGACGTCGACCTTCGCCAATTCCGCCGCTCCCGCCAATGCGACCCTGTCCAACACCGTCGCCGGTTACACCACCAAGGACGGTCTCTACTCCTTCGCTGCGGTTGCCGGTGCCGCCACCGATTACGTGCTCTTTGGCTTCACCGTGCCCTCGCCCTACACCTTCATGTGTACCGGCGTTTATGCCACCTGCTGGAATACCGGTGCCATCGTGGCCACCACACCCAGCCTTCTGTTCTGGGGCCTGGGCCATAACGGTGCCTCGGCCAATTTGTCGACGGGTGCTCACCTGCGTACTGCATTCGGCACGCACCAGCTTCCTGTCGGTGCCGCTATCGGTGCCAATGCTCCTGACATCAACGTCTCCTTCGAGACCCCCATACCCACCTTCGCCGGTAAGAACTTCGCGGTCATCCTGCGTATGCCGGTTGGCACCGCTACTGCCTCACAGGTCATCCAAGGTTCAGTGGCGGTTCGCGGCTTCTTCATGTAAAGGAGCCGGCATGGGCCTTCTTTTAGCTTTAGCTGGTGAGACCACGCCGCTGCAAGGCGGCAGCGTGGTCACTGCCGGCAACGGCGTGAATCTGCTCAAACAGTCACATCTCTATGCCGGAACAGGAGCCGTCCAGCTCGCTGGACAGGGTGTCACCGCCAGCGTCACACGTAAGATCCTAGCCGGTACCGGCGCAGTCACGCTCGCAGGCCTCGGCACCACGCTCACGTTGACCAGGCGGCTACAGATGGCCGCTGGCAGCGTCAGCCTGACAGGCCAGTCTGTCTCACTCTTCCATGACCGACGCCTCACCCTGGGGGTCTCCGCCACTACGCTGGCCGGCATAGGAGCATTCCTCAAGCACAATCGATTACTGAAGGTGGCCACCGGTCAAGCGACCGTCAGTGGCGTCAGTGCCGGCCTCTTCCATCGCCGTCGACTGTACGCCGGTATTGGCGCTGTGTCACTCACCGGGCAGGGTGCTAACCTCTTCCATAGTCGCGTGCTGCATTGTGGTGTCTCGTCGCTGACAGCTCAGGGGCAAGGGCTGCGCATGCCCTACACCCGCTATTTCCACCTGGCTGGAGAGAATACGGTTCTGGCAGGTGAGGACCTCGCCTTTGTCGATCTCAAGGTCCTACGTTTGGGTGCCTCTTCCGTTGTGCTGCACGGCGGCACGCTGGGGATGCGCATCTCGCGCCAGTTGCACATGGGTGCTTCTCAGGTCATCGCTGCTGGCCTACCAGTGTGGCTGGGTAAGGTACGCGTCTTCTCACTGAGTGCGTCCTCGGTATCGGCCACAGGACACGCGGCGACGTTACTGTTTCAACGGCAACTCTATGCCGGCGTGTCATCAACTTTGGCTGCTGGACAGCCGGCTAGCCTTCTGTTCCATCGTCACCTGGTAGCAGCCGTCGGCGCGGTACAGCTGCAGGGAGAGGCCATCGGGCTCCTGCACACGAAGGTGCTCTTCTTGGGTACTTCGCACGTTCAGCTTGCCGGCACCAGTGTTAACTGGGTCACCGTGCGGGTGGACGATGATACAGTGGAGATAGAAGAACCCATCGAATGGGGGTACTACATCAGTAATTATTACATGGACGAGATGTACGAAATGGACGCCGGGATGGGTAGCGATCAAGACAAAGAGATCACCATACTCGACGCCGGCATGGATGAGCTTTACACCCTGGTGGACGAGTAAGGAGTGAGCGATGGCACAACCGATTTACGCTGGTGAACGTGGTCGTCGAATCCGCTTCGTCAGGATCAAGCTGGACTGGGTGACGCCTGGTTACTCAGCCAAGCTGGTCGTTGTGTCACCGGACGTTAACGTCGATATCGTGGTGATCAATGGCCTCCAGGTGTCCGGTTCGGTCAGTTCCGCTGACTTCCTCACCATCTACAACCCCTTCCCGACTCCGGGAGACTACAAGATCCAACTGGAGATCCGGGACGGCGGTGGAGCAGTCATGCGACGTGGCCTCATTCGCACTCTGAAGATTTTGCCCAGCTTGATGGCCTAGCATCGACTCTTGTGTCTTGCCCAGGGAGTGGATATACCACTCCCTGCTTTCGTTTAAGGAGACTGAAATGCTTTTAGAAGATGTCGAGATTGGTGATGAGGTAGCTACTCCTGCGGTCGGTCACTCGATCATCGTCACCGGGATGACTAAGGATTTTAAGGGATTTCTCAACCAAGGAAGTATCAGCTGCGATGATGTCATCTGGTACGACGCTTCGACCAGCCAATCCACATTCGGGGGCGGAGCTAAAACGGTTGTGATTTCTCGCTGTGCACCAGTCAAGAATTGCACCCTGGTGAAGAAGAACCCCAACTCAACAAAAGCACCACCGGCCAACCCGCCCGCCGCACCGCAACTCAACGTGTCTATCAATCTGACACCTACCCCACTGCAGCCAATACCGTTGCCGGGCATCACAATCAAGTCGCTACCCAAGACGACGTGTACTTGCCCTAGCATCGATCTGTTCAATGGCCACTGTAAATGTGGCTATCTCCAGCAAAAGGCTAAACCATGAAACGACACACCATCAACGTCACCAGCAAGAACTCGGAAGCTGGTGACATGGCGTACGCTACCGTCACTTGGGATTCCGATAAGATCACCGCAGGTGACGTTCTCAAGGTTACGCTGATCGAGATCTTCAACGAGTGGTTTCTCACGGAAGAGGGCTACGATTGCTACATGGAATCCAATGAGCAATTCAACCTCGGCGACCTCGGCAACTTAGCCGAATGCGGGATGCAGGTCGGTCACGATTTTAGAGAGCTGCTACGGAAAGCGGACATACACAACCTGAGCGTTGACACCTTCTCCGCCCCTTGCGAGGACTGGGACTTCGATGAAAAACTTTTCGATATCAACCAACGAGAAAAGTTCGAGGAGGCCTACGGGCAGCGTATTGACGCTGCCTCCTACACCAACGAAGCCTGACCTGGTCGTCGGCCAGATCCTCTTTGTTGACAACGTCAGCATGAACCACGACCCGACACCCAGCACGGCCAAATCGCACATCTTCCAGGTGATCCGCATCACCCGCATCCGCGGTGAGCGGGCCGAATGGGAACAAGTCGGCGAGCTGCACCGAGAGCACATCTTCCCTGGCTATCACACCAACACCGGCGACATGCTCATGATGCCGGCAGACAAGCTGGCCAGCGTCGGCATCTTCGTCGACTGGCCTTCTTACTACGCTCACATCTCGAAAACTCACATCATCACGGAGAGAGGCTATGAACGACGCGACGCGACCAACGGTCGAAGTCCGTCCCGACTTCCGCGTGATCGGGCTGGATCAAACCGAATACTACAGTTTCCCCAGCGTGGATAAGCCCTTCATCGAGAAGGTCGTGGCGGTGTATGTCTATGACTACAACCGCCACGTGAACTGCGCTGAGGTCACTCCCTCGTACGAACTCAACTACCTCTACACCACGCTCTTCCTCACTGAACAGGGCCATGACCTTGACCCTGAGCAGCAGGACAGGCTCTTCCAGGAGTACGAGGGAACCACGGATGCAGATTCAGTGGTCTACCAGCACGTGCGATCAGTCGACGCCCGTCAGGAGATCCTGGAGGCCAAGCACCTCTACTACCGCTATGGCGATGACCTCAGCGGTCTCAACACCGACGAAGCCGACTACGACACCCGCGAGGAGTGGTATGACGCTGTGGTCGAGAAACTCTGTGACCACCTGCGTGGTAACCACTACATCTAGGGAGCATCATGACAACACCAAAAGATGTCGAACCAGGCAAGAAGTACCAGTGCGACAACTGCGGCAAGATCCATACCGGTGCCAAGCTCAAAGACATCCAGGACTTGTCACAACGGGTTGATGTCGGCGGCGAGGTACCGGCGGGGGAGTGCCCCGCGTGTGGAGCACTGTGCTATATCGTGAAAGAGGAGCCGACCTGTTCAGAGTGCAGCAGCACCAAGGACGTGCAGTCCACCTACTGCGGATCGTTCTGTAAGAAGTGTGTCCGCAAGCACGTGAAGAAGTGTGCTGTCTGCCGGAAGGACGTGGGCTGCGGAATCAATGTCTAACAGAGGGCTTTATGATCTCACGCAAACTGGATATTCTTTTCACCGTGATTGGGATTGCTTTTTACCTGTTCAGCATCTGGCTGGCTTCCTGGTTTCATAGCATGACCCAGAACGATTTTCACGGTCCGTAGTTTGAGTACCACAATTTAACACCAAGGAGGTGCCCCATCGGCGTCTTAGCAGATTGGCAAATTGAGAAAGAGATCAGCATTACACCGTTCATCAAAGAGCAGATGTCAAAAGGTGTCATCTCGTACGGTGTAACCAGCTATGGCTACGACGCCAGGTTGGGTAACAAGTTCAAGGTCTTCACCAACGTCCACGGCGAGATCGTAGATCCGAAGAACTTCAGCCCCAAGTCGTTCGTGAGCATGGAGGGTGACACCTGCGTCATCCCGCCCAACAGCTTCGTGCTGGGGGAGACGTTCGAGGTGTTCAAGATTCCTCGCGACATCCTGGCGATCTGTGTCGGCAAGAGTACCTATGCTCGCTGCGGCCTGATCGTCAATGTCACCCCGCTCGAGCCGGAGTGGGAAGGCAAGATCACCATCGAGATCAGCAACACCACGCCGCTGCCAGCGAAGATCTACGCCCACGAAGGGATCGCTCAAATCATCTTCCTGCGAGCCGACTGTGCAAGATTACTTACGCAATCGGATCACGCTCACGGTATGACTTGCACGACCAGCTACGCCGATCGACGCGGCAAGTATCAAAACCAAGCTGGCATCGTTCTCCCTTTCGTGAGATAGCCATGGACCCCAACGCAACACTCGCCGAGATCCGTCGCCTCACCAAGCGGAACGAAGAAGCACCACTCGATCTGGCTGACACCAATCGATTGGTGCTGCTCTTGCTCTCCTTGGACGGGTGGCTTACTAAAGGAGGGTTTTTACCCGATGCCTGGAAAAGAGCAGAACAAGCGGGAGTACATCGAGAGATTCCCGGTTAATGATCAGCTGCTCGTAGCGGTGACCTTCTGTAACGCCGTGAAGGACCACCTCAACCGAGCCGACAAGTTGGACACGGTGCTGGCCGAGCACTGCCACGATATTGACTATTTCAATGGCCACTTGTGCTGGTGGCTGGAACTGGCTCAGGGCTACCTCAACACCACGCACTTCGATCACGACTTCTCTGATTGGCTGGATGACTTCTTCCGTGATCGCCTGGCCCGTCATGCCGCTGTTCACCTGGCCGAGAAGTCGCTCACCTATCGTGAGCTGCCTGTCGATGTCAAACTGGTCATCGAACCTTGTCTGCAGGAACTCGCTGCTGAGCAAGACCCTGAAGAATGATCTGTATTGATCGGCGTGGGAAGCATTGGTACAACGGTAACATCCTAACGGAGGCTTCTCAATGCCGGCGGATACCCCGAATCGTCAACTGATTGTTGCCTTGATTTTTATCATTGGCGTCATGGGAATGTGGCTGTTTAAGTTGGGGGTTCAATCCACCATCCACAGCCGCCTTCCCGTTTCTACTCAGACGGCGCCCGCCCAGCCGCCTGTCTCACCGTGAGGTGTCATGTATCTGACTAAACACAATCGCGAGGTCATCACCGCTTCGCTTCAGTACCGCCTGGACGCCCTCACTGCTGAGGCTCCCGATATCCACGCTGAACTGATCAAAGACCTCAAGGAGTTGCTGGCTTACTTTGGTGGAGCTAAGCCGCCGAAGGTCGTCAGTGCCAAACACCGCATTTCCTCTTCCGCCGGCAGCCTGAAGAAGTACGCTGAACGCTGGAACCAGTCGCCCCAGGCCAAGGAGAACTGGAAGCAGGCTTGCCTGGCAACGCTCTCTCTGGTCTGTACCAGCATGCGTCTGGCCCCCGGTACGTTCCGCATCGATTTCAATCCCGGTGGCCCGGCTGTCAGCGGCGACGGTACGTTCCGGACTGCCTGGTTTGAGGTCAACTTCAATGCTGAGCAGGCCCTCACCCTGGGCATTCGTTATCGCACCCGTAAAAGCATAAAGGATGACGAGGGTGGACCAAATCAGTGGTATCCTCTGGATACACTGGATAAGGAGGGAGGCATTGAAGCGTTCGCGCGAACACTCTCCCGCTTGATACCTGTTTTGTCGTAACTCTACTTTGCGCAAAGGAAGGATCCCATGTCGCAAGATGTTCGAGTCTGTGTTCCCGCCACCACCCCGGTCAAGGACATCCTTGACCCCAAGCCCTGCTGCGGCGGCAACAAGTGCAAGACTGCGGTCGATAAACACGACCCGGTCGAGGCCCTGGCTCGCGATCTGCATGAGGCAGGTCGTGAAGCTGTCGAGAAAGGCAACACCGTGGCCACATCAGTAGGCAAGATGCCCACCAAGTTCACCGAATGGGACGACTGCAACGATACCGTCAAGGAAGGCCGTCGCATCCAGGCACGCTGGCTGCTGGCCCGCTATGACATCGTTCGCAAGTCCATCCTGAAGGACGCCAAGGCGGCTGACTTCCATTGTTAGACGGCAAAATACGTATTTTGCCCTACCCCTCACTATTAGGAGCGCATGATGCGTCTCATCACTTTAGCTCTGTGTCTGTTCCTGGTCCCCGCCGCCGTGGCTGAGCCACCGTGGCGGTACATGTCCAAGGAACAAGAAGCCAAGGTTCGCAGCACCTTACCCAAGACCGATGACGAGAAGCTGCAGAAGATCCTCAACTCACCCGACTTGATGTTCTACGACGAAACCACGCTGCCGACGGTGTTCCAGGAAGGCACCATTACGCAATCCAATCCTGTCTACGCCAGTCGCTACAACACCGATCACGTGGTCCTCGTTTACACCGGCCGTAATATCTCGATGGAGAAACAAGTCGAATCAGCCGGGACACCGAACAACGAAGAACCGTGGGTTCGGACAGCGGGACTGCCACCTGGTTACCCCAGCGTGAAGGCCCTTCTTTTACCTCAGACTGGAAACATCAAGATTAGCGTCGGTCCCGAGCGACGGCCTGAATCGAAGCGGTACGCTGACGCCGTCAGCTGGGACTTCCCCCAGGGAACGACCCTGGTGGAGATCCTCTACCAGAAGTTCACGGACGGCGACCAGCTCCCTTTCGAGATCCGTACTCGCACCAAATCCGACAACGAAACAGGTGCTGAGCACTGGGCCGTCAACGTCTATCGACCCGTTCGCAACGAGACGGAGCTCACCTATGTGCTGGGCGAGTATCGTAAGCCCTCGTCCTCCCCGCTCAAGATGATCTTCCCGTCACTTCACCCTCGACTCTTTAAGCCACGCACTGCGTTAGTCGTGGAGATGCCTAAGATCGAGAAGGAGGTCTCCAAGCAGACACTCAAGACCATGCCCTTCCGTCCTGCCCTGGGAGAGCCCTGGCTGGTCCAGGACGGCATAGAGTGCGGTATGGCGACAACGACCGAACGGGACTCGATCGTGCCACCCAGGTACAATGGGGCCTTCTTCTCCGCCTCGAAGGCTTCTTGTGTGGATTGCCACCGGGACACCCAGCGGCACGCTTACGACATTCAGAACCCCAGGCCCTGGTACGGCATGCTTCGCGGTGATGACGGCATCATCAGCTGGAATCCTTTCGCGAGGGTGCCGGAGCTGTCGAGTGCTTCCACCAGCCTTGACCCGAACATCCTGAAATCAGGACGGGTCAGTAGATAAGTGAGAGCGGGGTCGGTTAGTACCTATTCTCGTCATGCTTTCTAAGGGTGTGCACGGAAGGGTCCTTTCAACACCCGACCTCGCAATTGCTTCGGGGCGACCGCAACGCCTACAGCAGCTTAGGGTGCTCCTGGTGGGCACTCGGCAGCACAACGAACGAGCGGGCTCAAGTATGTCTGTCGTACGAGCGGGCTCGCGCCAAAGCGGGATGGCTGTCTTGTCCCGTGCGGAGAAAGCAAAGACAAGGTGCGGGTGACAGGAGAAGTCTGGTAGCCTTGATTCGTGCTACCAGGCGGACGATACTATCTAGGAACAATAGGGTTAGTGATGCGGTCTAGGTTGATCGTGTTTTCGCCCAGAGGAGGTCAGCATGTATTCGATTTTGTTAGTCGGTCTTTTGGCAGGCGTCTCGGACGCTCCTGCCGCCAAGCCAGCCACGGTCCAGGCCGCCGGCTGCACAGGCTCCGCTTGTACCGGTTCTGCTTGCACCGGGCACGCTCGTCGTGTTCACGCCAGTCATTGCACGGGTAGTTCTTGCACAGGTGCCACGATCACGAAGACCGTGACCACCACCGTCACTAGCGCAGCCTGCACTGGATCCAGCTGCACGGGCCACGCCAAGGCAGCTCACACCAGCTGCATCTCGAAGCTCTTCGCACATCGCGGCACAGGTTGCAGTGGATCGTCCTGCACAGGATCTTCATGTTCCGGGTCGACCGCAGCTCCCGCTCCGGCACCCAGCGTACAGAAGCAAACGATGCCCGCTCCTGAGATTAAGAAGCAGCAAGCACCAGTCCCTAAGAAGGCTGTGACGCCGGCGGCTTCCAATACCGAGAGTAAACCTGATGTCACTGTGACCACCGTAACGACAACAGAACCGGCGGTCAGGCGGTCTTCACTGCTTCGGGCACTGGCATTGACGCAACGTCGGCCCTCTGATTAAGTAGTTCACCAGACGCAGATGCGTTAGACTGGAGCGGCCACGAGTGATCGTGGCCGTTTGTCTGAACCTGGTGGTATGGAGATCACCGTGGCTCGTGAAAAGCTCAAGCCGATCATCCGTGAGATGATCCCGCAAGATAGGCCAGTCGTCGCCAAGTTGGAACAGATGGTCTATCCAGATCCCTGGTCCGAAGAGGTCATGGCTGGTTTCCTGGAGAATGAATCCTGTGCCGCCCTGGTGCTGGAGCTTCAGGGTAAGAAGGTGGTCGGTTCTCTCTTTTACGAGCGACGCGGCAAATCCTTCTGGCTGCACTGCCTGACCGTCCACCCACGCTATCGGCTTCGCGGCTACGGTCGAGCTCTCATCGGCTGCCTCACCTCACGACTGACCCCCAACAAGCGAAACAAATGCGAGCTGCACGTGCGTGAAACGAACCTCACGGCCCAGCTTTTCTTCCAGCGTCTGAAGTTCCTCGCGACCGAGGTCATCCCTGAATACTACGAGGACACCAAGGAAGACGCCTATCACATGCAATACGTAGTGGAGTAGACTATGTTTGGACTCGATAACGGGGTCGCTGCCGCCATCTCTCTGCTCGCCCTCTCAGGCGGCAGGTCACGCAAGCAGCGTCGCCCGTTGACTCCCCAGGAGCGTAAGGAACACCTGGCTCGCCAAGAGTACCAGGCGATCCTGAAAGAGAAGCGACCACGGATCGGTCGCAATGATCCTTGTTTGTGTGGCAGCGGGAAGAAGTTCAAGAACTGCCATCTGAACAAGCCCATTGAACCCGTCAAGGAGGAAACCCATGTTGTTGATGAAAGAGCTCTATCTGATCTGTCTGACGCTGGTATCCTTGTCCAGCCTGCCGACCGTTCGGCCAACCCAGGATCTTTTATCATTCTCACCGATGCCCATGGTGAACAGCGCTGTCTCCGAGCCGCCTACTCTGCTGAAGGAGATCAATGCGTATCGCCAGGCGAACGGGTGGGCAGCTCTGATCGAGAACTCACAATTGGACAAAGCAGCCCAGCGGCAGTCTGATGACTGTGCTAAACACGCTCGCCTGGATCACATCGGCACCGATGGTTCCCGGCCCGAGCAGCGAGTCGAGGCAGCTGGGTTTGCGTGGTCAGCAGTAGCGGAAAACATCGCTCAAATGACCAAACCGGAGAAGACGGTAGCAGCCTGGGCAGCCAGTCCAGGGCACAACAGGAACATGCTCGGCGACTATAAGTTCGTCGGAATTGCCACCACCAAAGGCGATGACGGGGACTACTACAGCACCGCCGTGTTCGCCAATCCGCCCAAGCCTTGACAAGGCTCACCTTGGTGACACGATCAGGCGATCGCGTTACAATCTGTATTAGATGAAGATGAGAGAACTTAACCTAACAAGGAGGTCGACATGCCTTTTTCCAAAAACAGCCCGCGAGGCCAGTTGATCGTTATTTTGCTCTCTACTTTATTCATCGGCCTGATCATGGCCCATATTACGGCCACCGCCAGCCAGGAAGAACGAGTAAGAGCTGCCTGCCTCGTCGCTGACACGATCGAGGCCAAGCAGATCAAGGTAGGCGGTATCGTCATCACGTCGCAGGGCGACTGCACGGGCGTCTGGATCACCGACAATAAGACTCAGGGCATGGTCTCCATGTACGTGACCAAGAATGAAGGCCCGGTAGTCGGCATTCACCGCAACAAAACACTGACAGGTGGCCAACCGCAAGGCTTCGATCTGGCACTATCAGCCAGGAACGGCGAGCCTGTGGTACAATACCGTAAACCCGATGGTTCACTCGGCATGGTCACTATCAAAGAACTTGAAAAAATGTCGCAAGTGCATTAACTACTTTATCGGACCGTCTCCCCTACCTGCGAGCCCAGGATGACCCCCGTCATCCTGGGCTTGTGTCTTTCATGGAGCGCATGATGCTGGAACACCATTTCATCACCTACTTCGATTTCCACCAAGACTGCAAGTCGATCGGGTTGACTCCTGTCGAGCCGGATCCTTGTCTCCACGGCACCGTCTGGCATGCCGTCGATTTCGCACCTTACCGTGGTCGCCCGCTGCCCGACAGCATCCCCAAACTCGTGATCTTCGACTCGGAGACCGGTAAGTTCACCTTCAACATCAACCACAAGCAGCCCATGCCTTCCCTGCTCCGCCAGATGGGCCTGTGCAGCCGGCTGATGACTCTGGCCTACCAAGGTCGCCTTGCACAGCCATGCCAGGTTCAGTAAAGTCTGTGGATCACACCACAGGGGAGCCAAGGATGGCCGCACAACTGCCTGTTCGTTATCTCTTCGCTGACAAACCGCTCGCTACCTGCCCAGAATGCAAACACGATCTCACCGCGCCTAACGGCATCATTCTGGAGGTCAACGGCGACGACGGTCTCTGCCACGGTCGTCTCGACTCTACTGGCACCATCGTCTACGACTTCAAGGACACCAAGTTCCGCCGTGCGGCCTGTGGCAACTGTATCCACACGCTCGGCCAGATGGGCGGCGTCAAGGAGCTGATCGTTAAGCCCGAGAAGCCAGCTAAGGTCGCTAAGGAGCGGAAGCCACGGGGCGAGAAGAAGCCCAAGTCGGTCTACCGCAAGACGACCGTCACGATCGAGCAGGTCAGGGCCATTGCCCGCAGCATCGATAACGTCGAAGACACTAAGACACCCGCTGACGAGAAGCTGGTGGCGAACCTGGTCACCTGGATGGAGGATGTCAACATCCGCGTCAGGCGGGAAGAAGCGGCCTAACCGCAAAATACGTATTTTGGGGGTCGAATTGATAACGCTCAACATCAACGATCTGATCATGTTTGCTGAAGATAATTGTGATGTGGCGTTCGACATGCGTAGCACTTGCCTGAGCCTCTTCGCCAAGTACGTCGAGGCAACGATGGATCTCCCGGAAAAGGCAGTCATCATCGCTTATACCGACCGGGTGATTGCCTATCTCTCCAAAGACAAGAACGTCGGTGGTCTGGCTGGGGCCACGATCGGTGAGTGGTGGCTACCACCGTCACTCAGCCTGTTCTACTTCCACTCCCACCGCCACACCTATGGCTGTATCCTGGCGACGGCAATGAAGGAGATTCGGGGCGGGATGACCTCGCGACGTCAGATCAGGACTATTGCCTACAACATGGGTCGCACGCAAACACGTCTCAAAGAGCTGCATCGTCAGCAGCCCCAGAAACCCATGCTGCAGGTGATACAAAAACTAACAGGGTCACTGGTCGATGGACCAATGACCCTGTTGCCTGTTGCACCCGTCACGCCGGCTAGTTGCGCTTCAGTGACTGGTATGTCTCTGTCATGACGTCCTGCATGCTCTGGGGGTCGCTGGTGCGGATGTCTTCCAGCATCTTGATCGCGGCATCGCGAGCAGCGGGATCACTCATGTCGTGGTGCCCGTGAGTCGCGGCTTGGCTACGTACCAGCTTCATGACCCGCTTGACTGTGACCGGGTTGTAGCCACCATACTGATCACCATGGTTGGCAGCGGTATAACGCTTGTTGACGTAATCCTTGGCCTGGGCGGGGTCCTTGGGGATGAAGCACTTGATCAGCTCGGGCAGTACCGCAGCGATGATCTGCACGATGATCAGGATGGGCAGGAACCCCTGCACACTCTTATCCAGCGTCTGGGCAATCGCCTGGGCTTTGGTATTCGTAGCGTTGAACATCTGAATCCTTTCACAACATAACCGACGACCCACAACGGGTTGTCAACAGAGGGAGTATAGCAACATGGCCCGCACCTCGCTACCCCTGGCTGTTGGTATTCACACTGACAGGTTTTATTGTAAACTGTCAGTATGAAAAAGATAACCTGCACTAAGTGCAAACTGTCTAAACACCCCGACGAGTTCTTTCCGAGGTACAGCAAAACATCGGGTCAATCTTGGTGCAAGAAGTGCCACTCAGAAGGTGGTATAGCTCGCTCACGTTGGAGACGACAGAACGAACCTGGGTATCGCGAGCGAGAGAGAAGGTATGCGCGTAAACTGCGATTCGCTAAGAAATATGGAATTACATTGGATGACTACGATAACATTCTCGTCTCTCAAGGTGGCAAGTGCGCGATCTGCCGAACTAAAGATCGTGTACAGGATGGCCACTATGGTGCGCACAAAACATTTCCAGTCGACCACGATCACGTCACTGGAAAAGTAAGAGGCGTGCTATGCGACTCGTGTAATCGAGGGCTGGGACTCCTGAAGGACAACATCTCTGTTCTTCGTGCAGCAATCCGGTACCTGATGAAACACAAGGAGCTCTATGCCGCTGTCCAAGCCAAAGCTGCAGCCAAAGCGCGACCGCACGTATCGCGTGCAGTCTCCAAGTCTCATTGATCAACCCAGCTGTGCCGATTGTGCCCGCTCGTACTCCTCCCACCCCAGCAACCCCAAACGCATGTGCATGATTCACGACAACCCCAAGAGCGTCCCCAAAGTCGTGGACGCCCTGGGGATCTGCATCGTCCACCTGGAGAAACCCAAATGACTTTCCATATTCAGGTCAACGGTGTCCGCAAGGCCATCCGCATCATGGAGAAGATCGCGGCCGACGGTTGCTGGTTTGAGTTCTTGCCACTTGGCAAGGACCGCTACGACATCTCCGTCAACGAGGAGAACGCCGGCAAACTCAGACGGTTGTTGGTCGATTCTCCTCTCCGGACTGAAACCTTCGATCGTCAAGCGGTCATCGATCACATCTGCAACTCCCTCCAGAATGTCGACGACATGGACCTCGAAGCCATGATTCACGACTTGTACCCTTTGGACCTGTGTTATGAACGAGTTCACTCTGTCAACACCGACAACGACGACGATGAGGTCACCATTACCTTCGTCGTGGCTGCTCCGGAGCCCACCAAGCCCTCCACTTCAACTCGGAAGAAGACTACCCGTAAAGCGGGGTAAGTTCCACTTCCTGACCAACTGCGTCAATGGACACGGCCCGTCGATCCAGAAGATGTGTGACGAAGCTCGCGATATCAGCCGTGCTACCTTCCTCAAGCACTGCGACGCCCAGGATGTCATCAAAGGCATGGGCTACAGTATCGGACCAGAGAAGGGCTTGCACCTCAAAGACGACTACCACGTCTCTTACCATAAATCCCGGTACCGAGGTAAACCCTGCTACTTCATGTGCTGGAGTGCCATTGAGTACATCTTCGTTTAAGGATGCCATGATCACCGCACAAGAACTTTACGACCAAGCCAAGGCCGCTGCCGACAAAGCCGGTCTCAAACTCTCCTGGGGCATTTTCATCGGTGACGGTTATTGCTGCCCTGCTACTGCACTCCTGCTCGATAAACCAGCCATCCAGCGCTGCGTGGTTAATAGTCAGAGCACCCTCTCCAGCGAACGGCTGGCAGCTGCTGACTACATCTACAAGGCCATTGTTGTCTACCTGGCCTATTTGTTTGAGTGCCCGACCGACACGGTATGTTACTTCACCAGCGGAGTCGATGACCCTGAGTGTCCGTTCTCTCAATCGGGGATCTTCGCCGGTAACCACGGTGGTCCCGATGAAAGGGTCTACAACCTCGGCCGCGACGTGGGCCGTCTCATCCGTCAACACGATTAAAGGAACCCATGACCGCACCCAAGAAACGCACGGTTGAGGAAGGCAGGAGTGTGAACGCCGTGAAGCGCCCGCCGATCAGGGTGGAGCTCCTGGAACACCAGCCTGTCAACCTCTACTTCGTCGCGCACGCGGCCCAGGCCGTGCATCGCGGATACAAGATCGTCGTCCACATCACCAACCACGGTATCATCGCTAATGTCAACTCCCGCCAGTTCTGCATCCCCATTGCTAAGCTGGCGGACCAACTTATCGACTACGTGGAGAATAATCCCAAATGAGAAAGCCCCAGATCAGACGGTGCCGCAAGATGCTGGTCAGTCACATCTACACGATGATTGGCGACCACCGATCACATCTGGACCATGAATCCATCTACCTGGGGGATGTCAATATCGAGTTGAACACGGCCTACGGGCCGATGACCCTCTCGATGCACAAACTCTATACAACGGACTGCGTACTTCGCGTCTATTGCCGCTTCGCTGACAAGGAGTCCTCGAAGCGATTCACTCAGAACAAGACGGGACTTCGCTGCATCGCCATCGGTCGCCAGCAAACCGGCCAGGAAGCGTTCCGGCAAGTCATCGCTGAGCTGAGATCCCTTAACATAAGGAGGCCTGATGTTGTCCTTCGATGAACACTTGGAAAATCTGACCCGGCATATTCACCTGGTCAGAGGCGGTTGCTCCCTGCTGGGCAAACGCTTAGTCGCCCAGGGTCGTGTCGAGTTCGGGCGGTTACTCATCGCCCGCGGCTTCAGTCACGATACTTCCAAGTTCTTCGGCGTGGAGTGGGAATATCTCCACGTAGGCGATGACGTCAATACCGACAAGCTGCGTGCTGCCATTCAGCAGCACGTTTCCACCAATGATCATCACCCCGAGTTCTGGGGCGGCATCGAACACATGCCGGAGATCGCCGTCGCCGAGATGGTCTGTGACTGGTACGCCCGGTCGCAGGAGTTCGGCAAGGACCTCCGCGAGTGGATCCGGACGACGGCCTTCAAGAAGTACGACTTCAACTACCGTACGACCGCCGGCAGGTGGGTGAAGGCCTACGTCGAGATGCTGCTCAAGAACTACTTCGCGAAAGAAGCAGCATGAACCTGCGTGACAGTGATCACATCACTGAGGTCGTCCGCTCTGACGGGTCGACCTCGCTGATTGACACGGACATGGATCTGGACCAGGCACGTGAACGCGTGCCTTTGTTCTTTAATAACAGTGATGGCTCCGTTAAAACGCACGGTCAGAATGAAACGCTGGACGTGCATCGGGGCTGCGTGATCGTCTCTTCCGACCTGGAACACTCCAACCGTACCCTAGAGCACAAAGTCAGGTTTTACGCCTTCTGCTGTGAAGCTGGTACTGACAACTGGAGTGCCGTCTTGGTAAACTGCGACCCACAACCTCGGTCAGTCGAGGAGGCGGAAGGATTCATCAACCATCTTGTTGATCGAGCCAAGCCGCTGAAGTACGGCGTCAACCTGCAATAAGGGATTATTCCATGGATCAGTTAACGACTGGTGACATCTCGAAAATGTGCGGTGTGGCCCCGCGAACCACGAGCAAGTGGATCGATGGTGGCTTGCTCAAGGGAACACGGCTCCCCACCGTGGATGGCAAACCAGGTGATCGCCGTGTCGACAAAAAGGACTTTCTGGAGTTCGTCGAGCAGCGCATGCCCGACATATTTATCTCTATCCGTAAGGAATTAGGGATGGAACCGCCGGTCATGGCCCCGTTGACGCCTCTCCCCTTTGCAATCTCCTTCGACGGTCACGAGCTGAGAATCCTGGCTCGCGGTGAAGATCAGCTGGAGGTCCTTGCCCACTTCCGCGATACCCTGCAAGATGCCATCAACGATTGCAACTGGGGTAAGGTCGCCATCCTGCTCGGGTCCACAGTCAAAGGAAGGAACACGGTGGCGGCATGAGGTTCCTCTGCGTCTGCCAGTATGGTCACAGTCGCTCGGTGTGCTTGACTCGTGTCTTGCACGCCAAGGGTTACCAGGCGATCGCGGCCGGTGCTCACACCAGCCCCGACGCTATCCACTGGAACGCCATGTGGGCAGATCACATTGTCCTCCTGCAGCCTCATTTCATTAGTGCGGTACCGAACGGGTGCCGCGACAAGGTGGTTGTCTTCGACGTTGGCCCAGACCGCTGGAGCAACCCCTATAACAAAGAGCTCTATGACATCCTGACGAAACACGTTGAAGAGAAAGGCTGGTAACGTGCGACCACTGATTGGAATTAACCTGGACTATATGCCGGCGGGGAAGATCGCTGGGGCTCAAACCCGTCTGCATGCCGGCTATATCGATTGCGTCAACCAGGCCGAAGGAAGCCCGATTCTCCTGGCTCCTGTTGCGCTCGAGTACATGGACTACGGCCTCCTTGATCGCCTGAATGGCATCATCCTGGCCGGCTCGCCCGACTGCATCAGTCAGAGGCGAACCAAGCAATTGACACATCCCTCCGGCAGGGAAATGAACAAGATCAAGGAGGATTTTGATTTTGCCCTGGCCCAGTACGCGGTCAGCAAGAAGCTCCCGATCCTGGCGATTGCCAACGGGATGCTGGAACTCAACCTGGTGACGGGCGGCACCAACTACGCCTACATCGCTGAAGATATGCCCAAGGCGTTGCCGCACAAGGACATCACTGGCGGCCCGCACCGTCACGCGATCAACATCCTCCCCAAGACCCAGCTCGATAAGATCTACGACCAGCCGGGCGAGATCCGGGTCAATAGTTATCACTCGCAGGCCGTCCACAAGACGGGACCGGGGTTCAAGGTCTGTGCGATGGCTCTGGACAGCGTGATCGAGGCGATCGAGCCTGTCGATCCCCTCTGGTTCTGCATTGGCGTCCAGTGGCACCCTCACTCTGAGACCAGCTCGGCCCTGGACATCAACCTGTTCAAAGCGTTCATTCACGCCGCTGACGAACGCTTCATGTCGGAGGTAAGCCAGTATTGATCTCCAATAAGCACGGCCACAAGATCGTCGACGTCATGCGACGAGTGGCCAAGTCGAATCTGCTGTCGCGCTGCGCCGGCGCGCCTGACGTGCCGCACCAGCACGAGGACGCCACCCGGATCGCTGACGACCTCCAACACGTCCTCTACATGTGCGACCAGATGGACGACTTCCTCATGGCGGGACGCCGTGATAAGTTCAACCGCTGGCTTGGCTGGGCACAGAAGACGCTGCAGATCCATCGCTGCGTCACCAAAGAGGAAATGAAGATCCTCAATCGGCCCGAGCGCAAGGAACCCAAGCCCCTCGGCGTCCCGCGTCTCGACTACAGCTACCAGAAGCTGGGGCAGGGTTACGTCCTTCACATCACCAGTTCGCCCTTGGTCCAGCCTGAACCACAGACCGAGGACGTTAAACTGGAGATACGAGTCGCGGTCGAGCAGGCTTTACTTGACCTGCTCAATCGTATCGCCAATGAGGAGTAGCCATGTTCTTCCCTGTCTTCGTTAAGAAGAAGCTCCGTAACGGTGACTACGCGGTCGGGCTGGTGTCCATCAAAGGACCCAGCCTGCCAGCTGCGCGTATCGCCTTGCGTCGCCAGCTCCAGGATCCCAACAATCACGCCATCATCGACGGCATGATCTCCTGGGGCACGTATGACAGCACGCAATCTCCCGTGGTGGATCTCAAGCTGGAGGTGCATGACGCCAAGAACCTGGACGACGGCACCCTCCAGCTCAGCAAGGCCGACTACAAGGCATTCGACCACGTGGTCAAACTGATCTACCAGCAGAACGACCTGGAATTGGCTAAGAAGAACAACCCTGCCATGCGTAGTGAGGCTGGTGAACACACCGTCTCGATTTTCGCTGTGCCAGAGAAGGGCAGGGTGATGTTGCAATTTCCTATCTCTATGGACTGGCTCTCGTTGTCGCCTGAGAGTGCCATCAAAATGGCCAATCACATGATCAAGTGTGCCAACGAGCTCAAGAACGCTAAACCCCCAGAAGGGCCATTATGAAAGTAGTAATCTACTTCAGCACCGAAAACGACGCCTACGTTGGTAACCCCAAGAAGGAAGTCGACAAGATCGTCAAGAGTGTTTCTGCCGCCATCCTGGCCGGCGAAAAGCTCGAAAACAAGAAGCTGATCGACACCAACGGTAACACCGTGGGTGACTTCAGCATCGATCCCAAAGTCGATGAGCACGGCAAGCGTATTGCCTGAAGGAGGAAGCGTGGCCGAGAAGAAACTCGTCTGCACCGATGACATGATTGACATCGCGGACGGTAAGTACCGCGTCATCATGCCGTCAGCTCACCGCAAGTTCCGGGCGCAGCGACATGGTGAAGAGTGGCGAGACCTGACCGGCGACAACCTGGTCCTAGCTCTCGCCAGCGAGCTCATCAACACCAAGAAGCACAATGCCCAGCTGCAGAAAATGAATGAAGAACTGGTGGAACAACTACGCACCACCGAAAAGGACGAGCCGAAAGCGAAGGTAGATCCCGAGTAGGTCTTATCCATGCAGCGCTGTCGTGCAGGGCTCCCAAGTGCCGTCCGAGTGCTGAGACGCCTCGCGGACATCCTTGATCAGTCTTGGGCATATTCGAGAGCAAGTTCGCCACTTCCTGCTCGCCAAACGGCGCCAAGTGGCATTATTAGAAAGCACACCATGAACAACCCCCAGTGGATCAAAGTGGACGTGAAGCCGCCCGGTCACCACACACGTCGTCTGGGCTACATGGAGTGGACACAGGAGAATGAGAACACCCTGCGTCGTGACTACCACGTCATCACGACACGTGACGAGTTCGTTCTCTTTGTGACCATCCACGGTCTCAAGAAGAAGGTCAAACATGTCTCAACCCAAGTGGAAGTTCGTCGCCAACCTGGGCGACGCCAACCCGCTTGACCACGGCGGCTACTTCATCTTCGTCGATGAGACCGGCGTCTATCCGCCCCAGGCCGAGTACCTGGAAGTTGACGAAGACGCTCGCGGCCGATCACGCTACACCGTGTACCGGTTTAACCTGGAACCGTGTACGTACATCAACAACGTCCTGAGCGACAACAAGTTCCATCCCGACAAGTCCGCCTGGTTCGCCACGCGGGAGTCCAGGCGAGCGGAACGGCCCCAGGACACCACCTACCTGTCCAACCTGGACAGCATCACCGATGGGAACCGGGAGGAAGACCTCATCGCCTCCTTCTGCTCCGATGACCCTCTTGAACGGGCACAAGCCTGGCGGGTCGTCGGTCTCTACCACGGCTTCGACAATCTCGACTCTTACCCACTCCACCTGAACGGCCGGGAGGCTGCCAGGCGGTATAAGGACATTACCCATGGCCAAACGAGCCAAGTCTGATTCCAAAATACGTATTTTGAAGCCCCGCAACCAAAGCGTCACGATCGAAGTGACCCTGTCCCTGGGCCTCGGCGATCTTCACAAGCAGAAGGCCTGGCTGCTCAAACAAGCCCAGGCGATGACCGCTTCGCTGAATAACGCTCCCAGCCCGCCGAACGTCGCTGATGGTATCATCAACCTGTATGACTACCTCCAGGATGAGATCGTCAGACAGGGGCAGGCGACCGAGCGTCAGGTGTTCAAGCGCGTCCCCGGCCGTTAGATATTGCCAAGTGCCACCCTGATCGACTAAGATCACCCTACCTATCGCACCCCCACGTTGAAGAAAGGACTCTCACGTGCTCAAGAAGATCACCTTGTTGCTTTTGCTGATCCTGCCGCAGACTGCCTCGGCACAGATCATCATGGGCGGCACGTCCATGAAGGCCGACACTGAACAGGCGATGACCGCCATCAAGAAGGCCGAATCGGATATCAAAAAGAACAAGGATGTCCTCGACCGTCTTTCCGACAAGTCGATGACCATGAACGTGGGGGAGTTTTATTACATCTACCCGCCAACACCCAAGAACGAGACTGACCCTTGGCCGATCGCCAACTGGGACAGCTCCAACGATGTCGTCCTGACAGTGGAGCTGTTTGCTCCGGGTCAGACGGCTCGTATTCGCGGCGTGATGGTAGGTGAGACGGAAACGAAGTGGCACACGCTTCCGGCCCGTCCGCATTGGTGGGCGGTGATCTACGCCAACAATCCGGGAACGATCGCGGTCAGTGCCTGGCGAAATGCCGACGACGTTAAGACACCGCCGGTGCGAACCAATCGCATGGCGGTGCTCGTCAAGAGTGCCATCCCCGATCCTGTGATCCCCAAGCCTGACAACCCCGTTACTCCTGTCACCCCTGTGGGGCCTCCAGCTGACACCACGCTCACCGGCAAGTTCACTGCTACCCTGACCGATGACAAGAAGGATGATGCTGCTAACTGGGCCAAGGCAGCCGACTGGGTCGAGACCTATAAGGCCATGTCTACGAATCTCTCGCTCAACGATCCGGCAGTGGCGATCAAGACGCCGGCTGCTCTCTTCCAGAAGCACAAGGGCTTGTGGCTGGAGAAGAGCGTGCCGCCGCCTCCGTTCCTCAAGAACACCCGTACCGAGCTGGCCAGCATGATCGCCACCGCGGTGGGTACCGATCCTGATGTCACACTGACCGATGACAAGCGGAAAGCCCTCTCCGCCACCTATCTACAGATCTACACGGCTCTCAAAGCCGCCGCAGCTGCCGTCAAGTAACCCGAACAAGGTCGTTCAGGTTAAACGAAGCCATCACGGAGGACTGAGAGCCATGACGATTCCCAACGACATACTGGAAATGATCGGTGGCAAGCGACGCTACACCGGTATGGATAGCTACATCAACTTCGGCTACAACCCGATCGGTGATCGATCGAAGGCTGAGGAAGAGGCTGTCGCCAAGTTCATGATGTCACCCCACATCCAGGAGTTCGATCCCAGTGAGGATATCCAGGAGATCCAGGGTGACGAGGTGAAGTTGTGGCGTTATGAGCGCCAAGCCAACGGTGGCCGCCTGCAGCCACGCAGCTATCAGCTGACTGGCTCGTGCGTCAACTCTGGTGCCCAGAACGCCTCCAGCGGCCAGATCGCCATCGAGAAGCTGATGTGCTCTCGCCCTGAGAGCATCTTCATGCCTTTCACGTTGCTGGCGTACGGGCAGTCGCGTGCTGCACTGGGCGACAACAGCCCCGGTGAGGGCTCCAGCGGTGCCCAGATGGCCATGGAGATGGCGGAGATCGGCCTGGCCGATACTGCTCTCCCCGGCCTCCCCAAGCCCACCATCCTCGACGTCGACGGGTCGCAGTACAAGGACCAGGTCATCGTCTACTCCAAGCAGGTGGAGCTGCAGTTCTCTGCTGCTCGCAACCATAAGCCTGAGTGGTTGGCCGATGCCGCCAAGTCCAAGCTCAAGTACACCCGCATCCGCTCAGCTGATGAAGCTATCGTCGAGTTGCGTCGTGGTCGTCACATCACGTGGGCCGGTGATTGGGGCGGCAAGATGCAGATGGACTACTCGGGTACTCCCCGCGTGCTCTTCTGCCCTCGTCGCTACGATACCTGGGGCCACCAGGAATCGTCATCCGGTTACTGGCGTCACCCCGACTTGGGTGAAATCTTCAACATCTGTAACAACTGGTTCCAGCAGACCAGCTCGGGTCTGTGTATTCCCGTTCACGGTATGTCCGCTGATGATTCCCCTTCCGGGTCCTACTGGATTCCGAAGAAGGAGTTCGATTATCAGTGCCGTACCGGCGAGGTGTGCTCCGTCTACTCAGTTGATGGTCGCATCCGTACGATGGATTGGTTCGTGGGTGTGTAACCCGCGATGAGGAAGGTAGTCATTAGGGAGGATAGGTCATGTTGAGTCTCGTTGGCGAGTTCCATGTGGAGAAGATCGATTGGCCCACGCTGAAGAGCAGCACATTGGGCACGGTCGGCGTCTTTACCACCGCCTGGGTCACCCCGCTGGAATGGGACGACAAGGTGTTCCCCGGCATCATCGGGAACGCGATCGACAAGCTCCAGGCGACCCTGACAGCACAGTCACCCGCTGTCTCTGGTCAGCCGATCCGCTTTATGGACATCCCCGGCATGCACGCCAATGGAGCACCCGTCTTCGGGTTCCTGCCTGCTGAGCATGATCGTGCTTTCGTGGAAGCCGAACTTCAGAAGGCCGCGACAGCAGCTGGTGTCCAGGGCTTCGACTTCCCAGGTCTCCTGGTGTCGATCCTGCAGCTCCTGCCCACCATCCAGGAAGTCATCACGGTCATTCAGCAGCTGCTGACCGTGGTCAAGCCCACTACACCAACCACCCCCGTAACGCCCGCTAATCCGGCTGTTACTCCTGGTCAGCCCGTCACCCTCTAAGGTATGATGGAGAAGAACTGACCAGAAGGTAAGAAACGAAACCCCTCACGGAGGAAGAGCCATGAAGCTCATGCTAGGAATGATGTTGGGACTGGTACTCAGTCTCTTTGTTGCCAGTGAAGTCAGGGCCGAAGACAAGAAGAATTGCCCCTGCGATGAATACTGTCAGGTGATGGGACTGTGCAAGGACACATGCAAGTGTGAAGCCAAGGACAATCTCAAAGAAGCCTACTCGATCAACGCAGAAGACCTCAAAGGCGACGCTATCGCGATCAGTCACCGCAATCGATCCGGCGGCACTTGTGCCAACGGTTCTTGCTCTACCGCTACCACAGCAGGAGGTACCTGTGCCAACGGAACATGCTCCACGGGGACGTGTGCCAATGGAACGTGTAGCGTAGCACCGGCAACGAAAACGGTGACGATGTCCAACCCCACGATTACTACCAATGCTCCAACAACCAGTGGTACTTGTACCAACGGAAGTTGCTCGCAAGCAGCCATGCAGACGCAAGGTGATTATCGCGAATCACGACGCGGCGGCGGTGGTGGCTTCATCAGTCGCATTCTCCACGGCGGCGGTGGCGGTAAGTGCAAGGGCGGTAGTTGTTGCGGTGGCTAGTCTCTTACGGCAATAATGAAAGGGGTCAGCACTCAGTGCTGGCCCCTCTTGTCATCTCGCTTGGAAGGGACTCAGCATGAAAGCCGGAAACTTCAAAAAGGGTACACTCGGGGATATTACAATTCCCAGCGCCTGGCATGCCATTGTTGCTGCTCCTGACCCACTTCCTTTTCTTTGTCGACAACTTTATAACGCCAGCGGCTCCTCAGTGACCGCTACGGTCAAGATGGTCGGTAACGATACACCAGTGGCTATCCCCATCGGCCCCTGGGGTTATCTGGACGGTTACTTCACCGCCGTCACAATCGTCACCACTTCTAACGTCCTTTTCGGAGCTGAGTAATGTCTCCGCGAATGGGAATGGGCATGGGGCGGCATCGTGTGTCTACGACGATCAGTGGTTCTACGACCACCACGACCACAACGACAACCACCACGACGACAACCACCACGACGACAACCACCACAACAACTACCTCTACTTCATCCACGACCACCACAGCAGGTGGCGACGGTGATATTGCACCCGTGCTTGATACTTCGCGTCCTGCAACGATTAGCGAGACGGGAACATGGACCAGTCCGCAGGATGGATTTGCCACCATTGAACTATGGGGACCAGGTGCGCCGGGTGGCGACTATGATGGTGTTAACTTCCCTGGTGTCCCAGGCGGCGGTGGCGGCGGCGGCGGTTACGCTATGCGTACCTTAGTGCTGACACAAGACACCGATTACGATGTGGTCTGCGAAATGGGAACTGATACGACGTTCCCCGATCCTAACGATCCTTTTGACCCAGTAACGGCAGTTGCCGGGACGCAGGGAACACCAGGAACACTTGGTTCCGGCGGCGGTTTCGCCAACGCGGATTCTGGGTTCACGGGAGCATCCGGATCGTTTGTCAGCCTCACCAGTTTTGGTGGTCGAGGCGGCGGCGGAGCCACCGATTCGGCAGATGGAGTCAGCGACAGCGGTGGCGTGCGAGGTAATCCAGCAGCCAACGGCGGTAACGGCGGCGACGGGATTAACTGGGGCAACGGCGGTGGCGGTGCTGCGGCGGTCAATGGTGCAGTCGGTGGACAAGGCGGACCTCCCAAGATCATCATCACTTTCCTAAGTCCTCCCTAACCAGAGCGGAGACCGGTCATGACGTTCGACTTGATGGTAGAAGCTGCCGGCTTGGAGCCGGTGGCGTCGCAATCTGTTTCTGACACGAAGTCACTTTCGGTGTTGGGTTTACCAGAATGGGGTGCGAATGTCGAAGCAGGACCGCAGACGGGCGCAGGTGAGACGGGCGGAGCTGGTCGCGATCCTGGGTAGTAAGTGCAAGCGGTGTGGGACGACGGAGAAGATCGAAATCGATGTGATCAAGCCGCGAGGTAATAAACACCACCGGAAGATGTCATCGGATCAACGAATCACCTTTTACTATCGCCAGCACGCCAAGAAGAACGTCCAGCTTCTCTGCAAGGTCTGTAACGGCTCCAAGGGCCACGAAGACGAGAAATACTACCAGCTGCAGGCCAGACGTAAGGCAGCTCGCGAACGACGCAAGAAGGAACTAGCTCAGGTACCGTTCTGATCTGCGACGAGGTACAATTAGGCCATGACCACAATACTACAACGCCTTCGTAAACAAGCCGGCTTCGGCACCTTCCTCGGTCGCATGATGGGAGGCACCGCAGGGCGGGCCATCGGTAAAGCGGTCACTCGTCCCGGAACGCTCGATCGGGCGGCTGGGGCCGTGGCTGGTGGCTTCCTGGGGTCAGATCAGGGTGCCCGTGCTACCGGCACAGAAGGTGGCTCTGTTGCCGGAATGGCAGGCGGAGCAGCTCTGGGCGGCATGTACGGCCTGTCGGGCACCAGGATGCGTGGTAACGCCGCTGCCCACGTAGCGGCCCCGATGGTCAGAAATGCCCTGATCGGGGGTTCTGCGGGCGAGGTGGCCGACACAGCGGCCCGTGCAGCGGGTTACGACACCAATCTGTCGGGCATGGCAGCTGCGGGTGGTCTGGGCCTGGGTGCAGCCCGCCGGATCGCCCCGAATGCCGTCCGTCAGGTCTCCAGGGCCGTCCCCCAAGCCGCTAATGAGTTTATGACCGGAGCTCAACGACCTTTTGCGGCGGTCGGCGACAAGATATACCAGGGTGCCCGTCGCCTGGCAGGCAAGTCGAATCAGGGCTACTCGCCGCTGGGTAACAAGGTCGCCACCCCGATGACCAACGCCCTGGGTGCCAAGCCGGCTCCCGGCGGTCAACGCATGGCCCACAACCTGGGTATGGCCGCTGGCGCTGTCCCCCTCGCCGCCGGAGCCTACGGTGTTGCCGGCGACCTGGCCACGAAAGGCTTGAACTCCGCCGCTGACACCGTTGGACAAAACATCCGCGGTCAGATCGACGACCACCTCAACCAACGACTGCCCGAGCTGGCTGACTGGGCCAAAGAACAGGGCAACGACTTCCTCCATAACCAGGTCGCCCAAGCTGGACCCGGTATCGTGGATCGCATCACTGGAGGACTGCGGAGCCGTGGGCTCCTCAACAGCGACGGACGCATCGCTGTTGACATGTCACCGGACTGGATGCGTCATCCTACTCAATCGGCTCCGGCCAAGTGGATGCAAGCCACCTGGGACCGCTATGCTAATCGACCTACCATGACAGGTCAGGGATATCACTAAATTGCACATCGAGTACCTTTTGACCAACCGCAGCCGGTACAACGTATCGCTGGCGATTGGCAAAGAGATGGTTCGTCTCGGTCCAGGAGGGGCCGTACGGTTGACCAAGTCTCTTGAAGAACTGGCGGCGAACACGAAGCGACGACGCTTCGCCGAGCATGTCAGCACACTGATTCGCCGAGGCGTGTTGACGGTTCAACGCGTCGCGGTTCCGTCCCGAGCGATCTGGGCGGTCTACTGGCACAGGCCTATAGACTGACCTGGTAGCAACTCATACACCACAACCCATGTCACATGACATGGGTTTTTTCATTGAGGGAATTGATGCTGACTCACCAACTCCTCGTGGGTAACGTCTTTGATCAACTCCAGAAGATCAAGAGCAATTCGATTCACGTTTTGATCACGTCGCCGCCCTACTGGGGGCTCCGCCGTTACAGTCACGGCAAGCACGCCAGCAAGGAGATAGGGCAAGAAGATTGTTTGGAATCCCATGTGGGAGCCATGATGCGGTTCCTAGGAGACTGTTGGCGAGTGTTACGTCCGGATGGCACCTTATGGTTGTGCATCGGCGATACGTATACCGATGACACCAAGTTCTCCAAGGACATCACTCAACAGCAGGGGAACCGCATCACTGGTCTCCCGCGACAATCCCTCCTGGGGATGCCGTGGCGGATCGCCCTGGGTGCCCTGAAGCAGGGCTGGACCATTCGCTCCGAGATCATCGTCTACAACCCCACGGCCGTCGCCTCCGGTAACGTGGCCCGACCGACGACGGCTCACCAGACGTTGTTCATGCTCACCAAGACCGATGACTACTTCTACGATGCTATCGGCTCAGCGGAAGCCTCGACTCTCAAGTGCCGGCTGCGGAAGTCCAACCCCAAGGCCCTGGATCACCGCGAGATGCTGGTACGCGGCAATGCCCGCCTGCACGAGTCGATGAACATGGCGACGAGTTGCCGGCGCCTGCGGACAGTGTGGACAGTGCCGATCAACAAATCACCCAAGGCCCTACCACCCAAGACGACACACCACGCCCGCTTTACGCTTAACTTGCCGATGAAGATCTTGTCTGCCGCCGTGTCTCAGCACGGCTGTTGCGGGCGCTGCGGAACCCAGTACACCCGCATCATCGAGAAAAACAAGAGACAGATCGATGGTCAACTGGTATTGTGTTACGACACTGCGGGCTGGACAAAGTCGTGCAGCTGCAAGACGACCGCGATCGATCGTCCCACGGTACTGGACACGTTTGCGGGAAGTTGTACTACTCTGGTCGCCGCATTGCGATCAAATTGTCACGCTATCGGCATAGAGCTTAATCCTGGATACGTAAAGGAGGGACAAATATGGCTCCGCCAAGAACGAGGCCAATTAAAAAATGCAAGAGAAAAGGATGTAAGCGCATAGCTGTACCAGGTGGCCTCTTCTGTTGCGTTCAGTGTTGCTGGAAGTGGAGAAAAGGGAGGATGCCGCCTGGCGGTTTTCCGGTTAAACATAAACCATGGAACCGTGATAAAAAAGGCATTCACCTATCACCTTACAGTCAATTCAAGAAAGGCAGCGTTCCAGTCAACAAGGCAGCCATTGGGACGGTGAAGATCAGACGGCGTAAGAACGATCACTTCAGACCCAGAGCATGGATCAAGGTCGCCGAACCAAATAAATGGGAACTTAGAGCGGTGGTTAACTGGAAGAAAAAGAACGGTCCCATACCCAAGGGATTTGTTGTCCACCATAAAAATCGCAACACGCTTAGCGACGGTGTGCGAAACCTGGAACTCCAGACCAGAGCTGAGCACATACTAGAACACCACGCTGAGTTACTTCTAGCTAAAAGGAGATCCGCCTATGGCAACGAAACGAAAGAAAGCTAAGACGGATGAGCCAGTCGTCCTCGTGACCTCGGATATGTCGGAGGTGTCTTACACCACTATCCGTGAGCTCATGAAGGGTGAACCCTTCACCATGCAGCTCAACCGTCCCGACGCCCTCACTGTCACCACCGCCGTGAACCAGGGCATCGACTCGCACCTGGAAGCGTGCTTCTGTCCTGATCTGGGGGACAAGTACGAATGGGTGCTGGGGAAGCTGCACTGCACTATCAGCGAGAAGAGCTTGCCCACTCTTCTTCGCCGTCTCTATGCCTCGGATGATGAACGTGCCGTCGACCTGGCGGACGGTATCCTCTACTCTCTCAAACGTCCTGACTAATGGAGCTATCGTGTTATTTTATCCTGCAGCATTTATCGCGCTCGAAGGTCTCGACGCGGCGGGCAAGTCTACCCAGGTCGCCGCTCTGGAGAAGCATCTGGTTCTGACAGACAAGAAGCATGTGATCACCGTCGCCGATCCTGGTACGACGACCGTGGCCAAGAAGGTTCGCGAGATCCTCTTCCATCCGGACAACAAGGAACACATGTCGCCGGCCACCGAGCTCCTGCTCTTTGCCGCTGCTCGTGCTTCCCTGGTGGATCATATCCGCAGCGAGATCAAGAAGAACCCCAAGACCGTTGTTATCTCGGACCGCTTCATCCACTCCACGCTCGCCTACCAGCAGATGGGACGTGGCATCGATCACCTGCGTGTTCGCAAGGCTATTGATGTCGCCTGCTACGGGCTCTACCCGACGCTGACGATCTATCTGGACGTCAGCGAGGAGACGATCAAGTCGAGACTGATGACACGTAGTAAGGGAGAAGGTAACCACTTCGACGACGCTGGTGCCGACTTCCGCAAGCGTGTGCGGGCCGGTTACGAAGCGTCGATTAGTTCGGCTTTCGCCATGTACGGTGACGTGGCCCGCGTCGACGCCAATATGCCGATGCAGGCTGTTCATGCCTCCATCTGCTCGATCGTGGATCGGCATCTTGCTGACCGCGAAGAAGACCATGACAACTATGTTGAAGCCCAACAAACCAAACTGGAGAACGGCGAGCTATGATACCCATCTCTGTCCTTTTCGCTGTGAAGTGCTCCGAGCCATCTGACATCAACGAGCACCTCCCTCTCCTCTATGCCCTCTCCTTCAGCTGTGAAGGGGTCGCGGAGTTCGGTATCAGAGCTGGCGTCTCAACTGTTGCCCTGGTGGCCGGTCAAAACGCCAGAAAACAACTGGGGTTGCCGGCTAAGTACGTCGGTTACGACATCAATTCTGCCTGTGCAATGGTGATTGGTAATTTGGTGAAGCATTGCCATCCTGATTTCGTACCTGGCTGTACCATCGCTGACACCACCAAAGAGTTGCCTTATCTGCAACGATGCGACATGCTCTTCATTGACACCAAGCACGACGGTCCGGTTGTCGAACGTGAGATCATCACCCACGCCAACAAGGTCAACAAGTACATCGTGTTCCATGACACGACCACGTTCGGCCTTAACGGTGAAACACCTGGTGAGACGGGCCTGCTTTCCGGTATCCACCTGGGATTCACTGACCCAGCGGTGCGGGGTGAGTGGGATCTGATCCACCAAGCTACCAACAACAATGGCCTGTCCGTCTACCAAAGGAAGTCCTGGTAATCATGAGTGACACGACCCATCGTCCGGTCCTCCTCGAAGAGGATCGGATTCGTTTGATCGAGTTCGCCGATCGGCAGCACAAGGAGAAGATCTCCCTGCCGAAGTTCATCGAGCTCAAGGCCGTCGAGGGAGCACCGCCCATCCCGATGCGTCCCCAGTTCCGCATGAACATTGGCGGTCTGGCGATCTCCTTGATCGTGCAGCAGGTCAAGACCGGCCAGTACGTTCGCTTCCTCAAGGCCTGGCTGACCGACAAGCCCTTCGGCCACATGATTGACCCCAAGTCTCTTCAACAACTGTGCCGCTTGTGCGGCTTCACCGGCAAGCTCGATGACTGGATCATCAACCCCGAACAAGGATCTGAGTTCCTCTATGCCAACGTCGCGCAAGTCATCCTCCCCGGCACGCACGCCACCAGCATCCAAGTCACCCACAACAACCCAACGGAAGAGGACTACCTCGCCGCCCGCAAGCCCTCTTGATTTCAGCTACGCCTTGTCTCGTCGCCCCACCCGCAAGTCAGCGAAGCACCTGAAAGACCGGGACTACCTGGTCATCGATAACTTCGCCGGCGGCGGTGGGGCGTCCACGGGGATTGAGGCCGGTATCGGGCGTCCGCCTGATATCGCCATCAACCATGATGTCTCAGCGCTGTGGATGCACGCCGCCAACCATCCGGAGACGTTGCACTACTGCGAGGACCTGGGCTCGCTGGATCCGGTGGCCGTCACGCACGGCAAGCCGGTACGCCTGGCCTGGTTCTCGCCCGATTGCCGTCACTTCTCCCGCGCCAAGGGCGGCAAGCCCGTCTCAAAGAAGATCCGTGGCCTGGCCTGGTGCATCCCGGAGTGGGCCGAGAAGGTTAAGCCCGACATGATCTTCATGGAGAACGTGCGTGAGTTCCTCGGCTGGGGGCCGCTCACTCGGAAGAAGGTCAAGGCCAAGGTGAAGACCAAGAGCGGGAAGAAAATCACCAAGATGGTCTGGGGCTGGTTCCCGAACCCAAAGAAGATGGGGCAAACCTTTAACCGTTGGAAGAAAAGACTGGAGAACATCGGGTATGTCATCGAGTATCGCATCCTCAACGCCGCTGATTACGGTGCACCCACCAATCGGCGTCGCCTGTTTATCATCATGCGACGTGACGGCCAAGCGATCGTTTGGCCCGACAAAACACACGGTCCAGGTCTCCTGCCTTACCGCACGGCTGCCGAGTGCATCGATTGGTCCATTCCATGCCCATCTATCTTCGATCGCAAGATTAAGCACAAGGAGAAGACCCTTGACCGAGTGGCTCGGGGTGTCTTTAAGTACGTCATCGACAATCCAACCCCGTTCATCGTACGACTCGGACAAACGGGTGGAAATGGCGACTATACCAACGACATCAATGATCCACTGACGACGGTGGTCTCTAAGCAGGAACACTGCGTCGTTGACCCCTACGTCGTCCGGGTAGACAACGCCGGCAGCAAACACTTTCGTGGTCAGCCGACCGACAAACCTCTGGGTACCATTGTCAAGAAGAACGGCTTCGCTCTCGTGACGCCACACATCTCGACTTTCAACGGTACCAACAAGGAATCCAACAAGTTCCGTGGGGCTGCAGTCGATGAGCCGTTACGTACGCAGACTGCCAGCAAGCGACATGCGGTGGTCCAGACGGAGTTGGCCGCTGCCGCCGGCATCATCGATCAGGGCTACGGTGAACGCAAGGGTCAGAAGCCGCGAGTGCGTGGAGTCGATAAGCCGGTCAACACGATCGTGAAGAAGCAGAAATCAGGACTGGTCACCGCCTTCCTGAACAAGCACTACACGGGCGTAATCGGACAGAAGCTGGATCAGCCGGCACCTACCATCACTGCAGTAGACCACAGCAGCCTGACAGCCGTCAGTCTGATGAAGCATCGCGGCAAGAGCGCGGGTCAGTCGGTTAAAGAACCCATGCCCACGATCACCAGCGGGGCGGGGGCTAAACGACCTGCCGGCGCTGCTCATGCTTTGGGTCTACTGGCTGCCACGATCGTCAAGAACAACCACGGTGAGCCCTCCTCGAAGCCTATTGACGAACCGCTGCCGCCCATTACAACACAGACCAACCGTAACAACCTGGCGGCGGCTTCCTTGCTGCGGTTCCAGAATCACCAGGATGGTCAGGACATCGAGCTTCCGCTCGGCGTCACGACCGCCCAGGCTAACAAAGCTGGTCTGGTTTACGCCTTCCTGACGAAGCACTACTCGACGGGCGGGCAGGATCAGAGTTGTGCTGATTCGCTCCATACGATCTCCACTAAGGATCGTTTTGGCCTGGTGACTGTGATGGTTGATGGTGAGCCACACATCATCGTGGACATTGGTCTACGGATGCTGCAGCCACGCGAGCTGGCCACGGCTCAGGGGTTCGGTGAGGATTACATCCTGACCGGCACCAAAGCCAACCAGGTGGCTAAGATCGGCAACAGCGTCCCGCCTCCGATGGTGAAGGCCCTGGTCAAAGCGAACTGGAGGAAAGATGGCAGTCGCCGCGTCGTTCGACGAGTCTGAAGCAGTCTTGGGTCGTCCTAACGACGTCAGGGCTGACGACTGTGACCCGTTGTGTATCTCACGTCGTTTGATTCAAGGTTTTGCTGCGGTTATTTCCTCATGGAAGCTAACCCAGGAAGAACTTGATGAAGTCAATCGAACGGGTCGTATCTGGGTGGGAGTCATGGGTATCACTATGCCGCCCATCATGGTGGGTGGTAACAAGGCTGATTTCGTCACGCCTGATAACGCTATCAACAATCTGGGCGGCAGACCTTACCCGTCTAAATGACAGTTCAAGGGGCCTCCGACAGGCCTACAGCTGGTGAGGCCACTCCTGGTGGGTGGTCGCCGGCACAACGCACGATGGTCGGGCAAACCCCTTACGTCCATTAGGCGATCGGGCCGAGTCCATTGGTGGTCGGTAGCCACAACTAACTAATCCAAAATACGTATTTTGAAACCCCTAACCAACGAGGTCCTATGAGAATCAAAGTCCATCGGCACAACCAATCGATCACCATCATCTCAGCTCCCGTGGTGACGATGATCTCGCGTCCGGAGTTCCACTCCGAGAACTTCCGCAGCTGGCTCGACCAACTCGGCATCAAAGATCAGACCGAAGTACCTGGTGTCTCCCACGGAGCCAGAAACTGCGAAGTAGCTGGTCGCACCTGTTACCTGAGCTTCGACAAACCACGACCGGGTGGCATTGCTGCCTACGTTGGTAACATCCTCTCCAGTGGGCACGGTTCGGTGCTGGAACACTCCAACATCACCATGGCCATCTCCGGCGTCTCCCGCAGCCTGACCCACGAGTTCGTCCGTCACCGTGCCGGCTGGGGATACTCACAACTCAGTCAACGATACGTCGACGCCAAACGTCTGGCCTTCGTGGTCCCTCCACGATTGACTAAGGGCATCTTCTCGTCACTGAGCTTCGGGATTACCGCAATCAGCATGCAGGACCCACCTGAGTTTCAGGTTGACGCCGGGAATAAAACGCTCGTTGAGAACTGGGGTAGAAACGCTACCAAAGAAGAGACGGAGATTGGTTATCTCTGGCTGCAACAGCGATTCGCCAATGTCGCTGAATACAACGCTACGGCTGATATGATCACGGCTGAGCTCTCAGGTCCCGACTTTGACAACATGGAGAAGACCGAGAAGCGAAAGATCGGTTTCCAGACCGCCCGCAATTGCCTGCCGAATTGCACCGAGACGATGATGATCGCTACTGCCAATGTTCGGGCCTTGCGGCACTTCATCAGCATGCGTGGATCCAAGCACGCTGACGAGGAAATCCGCTACCTGACACACGGCATCCTCAGCGTGTGTAAAGGTACTATCCCTGAATTGTTTGATGATGTGATCGTCGACAACAGCTGCTCGCCACAAGGTGTTGGCCTGAAGCACCCTAAAGTCTAATGAAGCAGTAAGGCAAAACAACTCAATCCCGGCCATCGCGGCCGGGATTCTTTTCTTTAGCTGTCAGTTGCAAAACATGCCGACACAGCTTCGGTTGACTCGTGGAGTTCCAGCGGGCGGGGTATAAGTGATCGAGACCTGACCGTTACCGCCTGCCGCTCCCGTGCCGGTAGATTTACCTCCACCACCGCCAGCACCGCCAGGGGTGCTTCCCGCGCTTCCAATCGTGTTAGCTGCACCGCCGTTGCCGCCCGCACCACCGCCACTGACCGCTGCACCTGCGGTCACTCCGCTTCCGGCATTTCCCGCTGCACTGGTGCCGCCAGAGCTGCCTCCACCACCGCCGTTGGTGCCGCTAGGGCCACCACCGGCTGCACCGAGGTGGATAACATCTCCGACGGAGTTGTCGGTAGTGGTGAGGCCTCCTGCTGGCCCACCGCTGGCGTAGATTGCCGCCCCACTGTCGAACCAGGAGTCACCACCATTGGTGTGAGCCGATCCGGAACCAACGTGAACAGTGTAGCTATTACCAGGAGTCGTGGTAAATGTGTTTTTCTTGGCGTACGCTCCTCCCGTGCCGCCCGCACCGCCAGCCAGTCCGCTGGCGTTTCCTCCGCCACCTCCAGCGCCCCAGCACTCCACAGCAGCTGAAGTAACACCAGCTGGGCAGACCCAGGTGGTTGACGAGTTGTAAGTGTCTGTCGACATGATTATCGTGCTTCCTTGCCGCGGAACCAGCAGGTGAGAGTGATGTCTTTTCCGGCGATGGTGCTACCCACCTGGAAGATGTTAGCGACGATCACACCGTACTTGGCGAACGTCGAAACATCAAAGGCCGAGGAGTGTCCGGTCTTGTTGCCAGCCGTGATCTTGACACGATTACCTGTGGTAGTCCAGATCGTCGTAGCACTGGCATCGTCAGTAGCGTGATAGAGAAGATCGAAGATCAAATCCGCACCAGTCGGCCCTGTCTTAGCGTAGGCCGCGACGTCGACGATTTTACAGTCACAGGGAAGCTGGAGCACACAAGTCAGATTGGTGCCTGTGGTCGCAGCCACTCCCACCGCCAGGTTGAAGCCCATGGCAAACGGGAACATGTAGCCGTCTTTATCGCAGTTGTTGATTACCGTGCCCGAGCTGTCCTGGATCTGCATCAAGTCTTTCGACTGGCTGCTGGCACCCTGGACGACGAGCGGAACACCACTGGCAACGCCAGCAGCGACACGTAAGGCAATCTGGTTGGTGATGGTAGCGTTAGTGCCGGCCACCGGGGCACCGCTGATGTCGCAGGTGACGCCAGTTGTGAGCGTGGAGGCTGCTACAAACCCGTACGTCGGAGCCTGAATACGCACCGCCCGCTGGGTGGTCAGAGCACCGGTGGCAAACTGAACAGTACGGTTCAGGTTGATGTTAATGTCTGACGCCTCGGTGGAGGCTGTCAGCGAAGTGTGAGCGGCACCGGTCAGCGTGAAGTGCGTCGGTGATCCCGTGGTACGCACGCCAGGCGAGAGCGTGAAGTCACCCGCTGCGGCAAACTTAGCCAGGATGGCACTGCTGCTGTCCCAGAGCCGGAGGAGATCACCAGTGGCACTGGCCGCCCCCTGGATGATCATGCCGATGTCAGCGGTGTGGACATTGCCCACCATCAAGGCAACAGGGTTAGTCGTGGTGTTGCTGGAACCCTGGTTGGGGGCACCGGCAATGTAGACGGTGGCCGACGTGGTGATGGTCGAGGCACCCACGAAGGCGTAGCTCGGGGCCTGGAAGAGCACACAGCGTTGCAGGGCGATGTTACCCGTAGCGAATTGCACGGACTGCGCGAAGTTGAAGTTAGCGTTGATGAACTCAGTTGAGGCGGTCATGCCGGTGTGGGCAGCACCTGTCAGCGTGAGTAGCGTTGGCGGAGCTCCCGTCGTCTGGGCCAACTGTGTCAGACTGGTGTTACCTTTGGCCGCCACAGCAAAGAGGACGTTGCTACTGCTATCCTTCATCTCGAAACAGTTGCCGGAAGAGCTGGCACTATTGTTCTTGACCGAAACACCCTTGGCTGCGTCGGTATTGAGCAGCAGCTCAAACGTGCCAATGGTGTAGAGGTTGGCGATGGAGGTACCGTTGCCAGAGCAGTTGCCGCTGCTAGGCGACGTGTTCCAGGTGAACTTGCCGGTACCGGGATTGCCACCGTCCATGAACATGTTGAATGTCCAGGAGCTGATCCCGAAGCCCCAGCGGGAACTACCAGCGTTGGAATAGAGGTAGATCTTGTCGCCGGCGTTGGCAGGGCAAGTGATACAAGCGAGCGATCCAGTTGCGTTGCAGCCCGAGTTCTGAATGTCATTCAGGTAAAGCTGCCCGTAACCGTCGAACATGAATCGACGCGAACCACCATTGTAGACATCAATAAGCTGACCAGATGATGTGGTATTGGTGTAGCCAAATAGCACTGGAATCGCGGCTGAAGAGGTACCGTGCAGAATGCCCTGGGCCGAGCCGGTCGTACCAACTACCAGGTAGTGGTTGGTCGAGTCATAGTGGAAGTTGGCGTCCTGCGTGTAGACGCCCGACGCTCCCGCGAAAACCATGTTGCCTGAAGTGAAGACGGTCGTCGTGCCGGTACCGCCCAGGGCTGGAGTCACAGGGGCTGTTAATGAAATAGCGGAACCAGTGATAGTAATGCCTGTGCTGGCAGTGTAGCTGCCGGCCGCAGCGATCTGGACGAAAGTGATGGCCGTCGTGCCCACGGTGGGCGTGGAAGTGTTATCACACAGCCAGATCGTATTGTTGTTGACTGAACCGACGTCCAGCACCGGGATAAAGGCACCGGAATACTCGGTGCTGACATCCATAGAGATGTCACGAGTCAGAATAAATGGATGCGATCCATCACCCAACTGTGTCTGGGTGTAGAGGCCGTTTTGTTCTCCAGCGACCTGATTCTTCACCAGCACCCGCTCACCGACTGCGACAGCGTGCGTATCAACGGTCAGGGCACCGTTGCTGTTCCCAGTCAGCGTGGCACCCAATCCTGCCGAGCCGTTGCCGTAGGTGCAGGCAGCCAGCGCGGCAGTCGTGGCCACCGTGGCGGTCGGCTTTTGCTTCAGCCCCTGAATCGCCATATCGACGTATTGCTTGTTGGCAGCGTCCTGAGAGGAAACAGGATCGGCAACACTCGTGAGCTTATGGTTGTTCATCGAGACGTCGGCACCAGGAGCAGCCATCTGTGCCAGCGTCGAAGTGCGAACCTGCGTGTCAAAGTCGCTGATCTTGGCCGAGGTGAGCGTCGGAATGTCAGCGACCACCAAGGCACGGAAGGCAGGCGTACCAGGGCTGCCCGTAGTAGGTCCGGAGAAGACCTGGTTGGCTGTGGCGTTAGCCCAGCTGCCAGTAAGCGTGCCAGTGCTGATGACTGGGGTGCCGCTGACGCTGAACTCAGCCGGGAGTGCCAAGCCGACGCTGGTGACGGTGCCGCTACCGCCGCCACCGGAGACGGTACCCCAAGAAGTGTTGGTGCCATCCGTGGTAAGGAACTTGCCTGAGTTGCCTGTCTGCGACGGAGCCAGGGCATTAAATCCTGCATTGGCTGACGTGGCGCCGGTGCCGCCATGCGTGGTGCCCACCGCTGTACCGGCCCAGGTGCCGGTCGCGATGGTACCGACCGTGGTGATATTCGTGGTACCTGCCCAGGTCGACAGGGCGGTATTCTCCACGTTCCCCAGACCCAGGTTGGTTGGCGTGGGAGTTGAATAGATAAGTGTGCCGGACCCATCGTTATGCAGCCAACCAGAGCTATTACCCAGGCTGGCGAAGGTCAACGTGATTCCAGCCACAGAGACCGTGTTACCGCTGATACCAATACCCGTGCCGGCAGCCAGATCGGTTGCCTTGTTGAGTCGGGTGAAGGCGATCGGATCAGTGCCTATGGTAGGAGCCGCTGTTGTCACACAGAGCCAGATTGAATTAGCTTGCGATGTGCCCTCATCCTCGACTGGAATGAAGGAACCGGCAAACTCCGAGTTCTGATCCATCGACGCATTGCGGGTGAGCACGAAGGGGTGAGAGCCATCGCCCACGGTCGTCACGTCGTAGAGGCCGTTTTGCAGGGCGGACGATTGACTGGTAACCAGAACCCGCCAGGCGGACTGAACCACCGTACCGTCGACTGTCAACGCACCATTGCTGTTACCGGTTAATGTGGCACCCACGCCTGACGTACCGTTAGCGTAGGTACAGGCAGGGAGAGCACCGGCCGTCGCCAATTGAGCCGTGATTTTGGGAATCGAACCCAAAGCCAGCGCGTCAGCATAGCTTTTGTTGACTGCGTCACCTGATGAAGTCGGTGTCGCCACGTTAGTGATCTTGTGGCTGTTCATCGATACGTCAGAAGTCGGCACAGCCAGTTGATCTAGTCGAGACGTGTGAACTTGGGTGTCGAAGTCCGTGATCCAGGTGTGATCCAGTGTCTGCGGAATATCGCCGCTGACAAGCAGGCGGAATCCAGGCGTTGCAAAGGAAGAGGCAGAAGGGCCGGCAAAAACGTAATTCTGCAGCTGGACCTGCCAGGCTCCTGTCAGGGTGCCGCTACCCGTGACTGGTGAACCGCTGATGACAAACTCACTGGAAGGAAGTGCTAAACCCACACTGGTTACTGAACCGCCGCCGACACCCCAGGAGGTATTCGTGCCATCTGTGACGAGCGTCTTACCGCTATTGCCGGTTTGCGACGGTAACAGGTTATTCAGGCCGGCATTGGCCGACGTGCCGCCCGTGCCGCCGTGCGTGACACCCACCGCCGTACCAGCCCAGGTGCCGGTCGCGATCGTCCCCAGTGTGGTGATGTTAGTGGTGCCGGCCCAGGTCGAGAGGGCTGTGTTTTCGACGTTGGAGAGACCGACATCGGACTGCGTCGGTGTCGAGTAGGTGAGTGTTCCTGACCCGTTGTTGTGCAGCCAGCCGGCGGTAGACGACAAACCATAGAACGTCGACAGGATACCGGTGACCGAGACCGTGTTCCCACTGATAGTGATGCCGGTGCCGGACTGAAGATCAGTACCTTTGTTGAGCTGCACGAAAGTGATGGCATCGGTGCCCACGACCGGGGAGCCGGTGTTGGTGCAGAGCCAAAGTGAATTGGCATTAGCGGAGCCGGCATCTTCGACTGGCACCAGGGAGCCCGAGAACTCATTGGTTTCATCCATCGAAGCATGACGGGTGAGGATGAAGGGGTGAGAGCCGTCGCCAGCCTGGGTAACGAGGTAGACACCGTTCTGCAGCTGAGATGCCTGACCTGCTACCAGGACGAAATTACCTGCCTGAACAGCATAGGTGTCCACGGTGAGAGCACCGTTGCTGTTGCCCGTCAACGTGGCACCGACACCCGCTGTCCCATTGGCGTACGTGCAAGCCGGCAGGGCCGAGGTGGCAGCCACGGTAGCGCTGGCCTTCTGGATGAGGCCAGTCACCAGACCATCAGCGTACGCCTTGTTCACCGCGTCATTGGAGGCCGAAGGCACTGCCAAGTTGGTGATCTTGTGCGAGTTCATCGACACGTCGGCGGTGGGTGCCGCGAACTGATCCAGGCGGTAGGCACGCACAGCGGTGTCGAAGTCGGAAAGATCGGCTACGACCGGGACGCGGAAGGAAGGAGCTGCAGCTGATCCGCTGGTTGGTCCCATCAAGGCAGCATGAGCGGCTGCGGTGGCTGCCCCGGTACCACCATTGGCGGCAGTCAAAGGATTGGTGAGAGTCAGGGTATCGATGTAGGCACTGGACCAACGATTGGCGGTGACGCCCAGGCTAAGTCCTGATACGTAGGGTGACAAGTTGGTCTGCACGAAGCCAACGACACCCAGGAAATTGGTGTTGACGGCATTAGCGTAAAGCGTGTTCCAACGCGCAGTGGGCGTGCCGACGTTGAAAGCCAGGCTCGTTGCCGGATTCACATTGCCGGTGATACTACCGGAGATATCGATACCGACCACGTCAGCAGAACGCCAGCGTTTAGAGGTACTACCCAGATCGTAAGTGTTGTCAGCATCCGGAATGAAGGAGCTGAGAATCGTAGCGAAAGAGGTCTTGCCGGTGAAGGTCTTGTTACCAGCAATGGTCTGATCGTTCAACGTCACGACTAATTGATCAACGGTGATGACGCTCACCGCAATGTCGGTGCCGCCGGTGTTGACCTGGAAGAGATGGTTCCCCGACCCGAGCATGCTGGGGAGTAGTGCTACACGAGCATCGTACGCCGTGGTGGACCCGGTACCACCCGAATCAATGGGGATAGGATCAGCAAAGTCGAGGTGATCGACGTAGAGGTAGGCCCAGCGTTTGGAGCTGCTGCCCAGGCTGTAGGTATTGTCGACGGAAGGGACGAGAGAACTGTTCACGCCGCCGGACGTTAAAGTGGTAATGTCGAGTGTAGTCAGCGATAATGGCTGGTCGATCTCTACAGCGGTCGACGACACCAGGATAGGCAACGGGTTGCCCAGACCGTCTGTCATCCGGCGAAGCGTCCCATCGACGTTGGGGTCGATGTGCATGAGGCTGGGGTACGTGGTTGCCGGTGTGTGCCCTGTCAAAGTGCCCATTGATACCTTCCTCGATTTTGTTCGTCTCTACCTGATCATAACCGCAACAACGCTCGATCTGTTACGATGCCAAATAGGAGGTACCGCATGGATGCGAATGTTAATCATGTCATCTTTCGTCTGGGCATCGCTACTGCGGCAGGACTTATCGGTTCGCTGCTTTACGTGCTGCTCTCCACCGAGGACCCTCTAAAACTCTCGGTTCGGAAGTTCCTTGTCGGCGTTTTGGCGTCTAGCGTTTTCACAGGCATTGCTTGTCGTTACGCCAATATGGATTCCACCCAGATGGATGTCTGGATCGCCGGCGCCGCCTCGGTAGGGTTTGGCGGTTGGACGATTCTCACGGTAGTATTGAAGAAGATGTCGGCCTGGGCCAACGCCTGGTCTGGTTCCTCTGTGCTCATCCCGCAGGTGCCGACAGCTCAAACCCCTGCTCCGCCCGCTGCAGGCGTCCCAGCACCGCCACCTGCGACGCTGACTCCCTCGGTGCCTGCTCAGCCCCCGGAGATCAAGAAATGATGATGACGTTTCGCTTCGGCGACATCTTTGTCTGCCTGATTGCCCTCATGATCGGTGGCTACTATCTATGGAAAAACCGCGACAACCCGTCGCGGTTGCGGGCAGCGATGGTACTCATGTTGGGAGCGGTGGCCCTCGACATGCTTTATAGCATCTACTCAGCGGTCTCGCTTGACGCGGGGCGATCTGTTACTATCATCGCCACGCATGGGGTGATCGCCGGCGTTTTCTATTCGCTGGCGTTCGAGCCTGGGAAATGCGAGTACCCCGCAGTCCACCACATGGGGCATCAGACCCGTTGCACGGTGATTCACAATATGCAGCAACGGCAACGCGCAGGTTGACATGGATAACACGAGCAGCGTCTTTCAGAAGGCATACGAGGCCAAGCCCAAGCTCGATCGCCACTTCAAGAAAGACAACTACCGCCTCATGGGGGAGACCTTCGTCGACGCCAACCTACGGCCTGAAGGCGATCTCCCTCCTCTCTCCGTCGCGGTCGGCACCGGTCCCCTTTACGACCAGTATGCCTTCGTCGAGCTGAACCAACCGACGCCCCGTATCGCCAAGATCCATCTATCGATGGTCAGCGAAGTCATGATGCTCCGCGTCGTCATCGATCGTCTCGACTGTAACAAGGCCCCCATCGAGCTACTGAACCAACTGCGTCTCCTGGTAGCCGAAGTGGCCAAACACAGCGCCAAGGCTGAGCGTCCCCCGGATCCACCCAAGAAGGATAAACCTGAAGAAGAAGCTAAAGAAGAGGCGTAAATGCGTCATAACTATTGAACGGTATTGTTACCCGCTGATTGGTTTCAGCGGGTTTTTTCATGTCCCCTCTCAAGGAGTCCGAGTCATGTCTGAACCGCTCAAGAAACGCTGCACTTGTTGCGAGTCCAAGCGTACTACCGCCAAGTGCGGCAGTTGCCGAGCTCCTCTCTGCAAGGCGTGTCGCAAAGCTAACCAGCTCTGTGACGCCTGCCTTGACGCCTGTGTGGCGATGGCGGAACCCACCGACAAGGACATTCGTCGTAACCACGATGAACCCAACTGGCTTGACCTGGCCGATCTCTACGAAGAACACATGGAGCACATGGCTCTGGTGCACAGCGTGAGAGAACGTATCACGGAAGAGCATGAACTCCTCGTTCCTGCCTGATTCTCACGCCGGCCCCTCGTACGGGCCGGCGTGTTTTTCTTTAGCTATCCGGTATTGCAGCCTCTGGGAAGGCCCCGTATAGTCTGTGGGTATCGCACCGAAATGGAGTTTGGTGTTGGTCAACTTCGTTGTGTTAGGCGAGCACCGCAGCGGCTCGTGGCCGATTACGTCGCTGCTCAATACCCAGAATGGACTCACATGCCACAGCCAGGCGGTCAATCACAGAGAAGCCAGAGACAGGATGCTGGCTCACTATGGTTACTTCGGTGCCGAGGATGTCAGGCGTCCGTACGGCATGTGCGGCATGTCGCCAATGGCCCTCCATCCTCATGCCAACCCTGATGATGATGACCACTGGATCGAACTCAATCCGGTCTTGCATAACTACATCGAGAAAACACTCTTCCCCAACCCAATCAGCGGGGAAACGCACATCGGCGTCCGCCTGACGTTCGAGACGCTACGCAACACGCAGCTCGCCGATTCGATCCACCGCTGGTGCCGCACCAAAGACGTGGCCATCATCTTCGTGGATCGCAACCCCTTCGACTGCTACGTCAGCTACTACACCGGGGAACGCTATGGTAAGTGGATTGGTCATACCAAGCGGCCACTGCTGCCGGTCTCAATCGACCCCGCTCTCTGTTCGGAGTTCGTCCACGCCAGCCTGGCAACACGTGATCACACATTACGGACGATCCAGCAGGCTACCGAGGATTATTGCCTAATTCAGTATCGATGGCTGTTGAACCTGAACGAGCTTCAAGCTATCCTAGCCAACTACCTCCGGCTCCCCGTTGATGGTTTCGGTGCCATTCCCATGGCCTCACTCCATCCCTACCCGATCAAAAGTCGAGTGGCGAATTACACGGAAGTGCGGAAGAAGGCAAGTTCCACCGTGAGGGAGATGATGGACATCTCCGAGCACGAAGACAATCTTTTCTTTAGCTAACGAGTTACAATGGGACTCGTGAGGGTCGGTTGCTGGGTTAATCGCAGGCGCGATTGGTAGGCGCTCGACCGCAAGGATGCGGACGGGCACGGATGTCGGCTTGATCGCTGACAGCGGGGATTGACGCTAGGTTTAACCCGCGGAGGAGACAGCGCGACGCCTCATGTGCGCTGTCAATGCTTTTCGGAGCAAAGGTCCTCGGTACTAGGGGTTTCCGAGGGGCTCAGCAACCACCCTTATGAATCTGGAACTAACGATGCCGGATAAGATCGCCAAGGACAGGCCGACGATCAGGGAGCTCAAGTGGAAGGGCATCCCTATTGCCCTGGAGTATGCTAAAGGCCAGGTGCGTCATGGAGTTGATCTCCCACTTCACTACGGTTACTTTCCCGATTCATCAACGGACGATGATGGCGATCATGTCGATGTGTTTATCGATTCTGATCCATACCAAAACGACGTTGCCTTTATCATTAACCAGGTTAAGCAGTCTGGTGCATTCGACGAGCACAAAGTCATCCTGGGACCAGGTTCCGCCCAAGAGGCCAAGGAAGCATATCTCAGCTGCTACAAAGAAGGCTGGACCGGCTTTGGCAGCATCGTAGCCGTCACTCCCTATCAGTTGGAATGGTGGCTGGAAAGAGGAGACACCCAGTCCGAGGTGAGCGAAGAAGACTTCCTCCCCGGCGGCAAGGCAGCCAAGCGTGCCTTTGACTTCACTCCCGACTATACTGTCTCTGATCTGGCCCGCTTCGGGCTTCTGGATACACGCCGCAAGACCGCCTGGCTTAATTGGTACGAAGACTACGCTCGGGGTGTTCGTACTGACCGTGACTCGGTGTTTGTAGCGAGCTGGAAGAAACTTGTTCGCAAGGCTGCTTCCCAGCTTGCTGTCGCCCCCACTTTCTCCGATATGGAGGAGCTGGTGAAGCTGGCGGTTGATCCTTTTCCTTTTGTCGATCGTGCCTTTCGCAAGCGGGCCAGTGCCGCTCTCCTGCGGCGATGGCAGAAGTATGCCGGCGACCGTAAACCTATCGTCGCGATCGATGTCGACGGCACCCTCTGCGAGACAATGGAGCCGTTCGACAACACCAAGATCGGCCCCGTCAAACCACAGATGGTGATCCTGGTCAACGCCCTCAAGAAGCTGGGCTGCACGATCTGCATCTGGACCGTTCGCAGCGATCGGCTCTTGCTCACCAGCCACCTTAAAGCTGCCGGCGTCGAGTTCGATTACATCAATGACAGCCCATTCCAGCCCGAAGGCGGCTCCAACAAGATCTACGCTGACGTCTACCTCGACGATCGGGCCGTGCGAGCTGAAGGCCCGGTAGCCAAGCAGCTGCAGCGTATCCTCGACATCCTCCGTATCGAGGGGCTCCTCAAATGAGTTGGGACACCATCACCGACCGCATCGACGAGTATGCAGCCTTCGCCCGCCCGGTGGCTGCCAGCCTGCGTCCCCACCTCTTCCTGCTACCAGGTCCGGTGCGGATCTACGCCAACCCGCTCACTCGCAAAGTCGCCTTCGATATTCAAACCGATCTGCCGGTAGCCTATCTGCGGAAGCTCGCCAAGTGCTCAGCTCTCCCTGTCCAGAAAATGCCGATCACCGCTGAAGAGGCACGCCAGGACAGCTGGATCAAGGTGGCCGAGTCGAGGCCCTTGCGGGAGGGGCTGGAGGCTCTTCAATTCCTGCCTTCCACGACTGGCATCCCCAATGCCCCCTCACCCCTGGCTGCCATGATCGCTTCAGGGCTCCTGGGTACGGGCCTGGGCTATGGTGCCGGTTCCCTGGTTGCCTCCAAAACACCAGATGGCTGGGACAAGAAGAGGCTGCGACGTAATGGTGCCTTGATGGGTGGCCTCCTCGGTGCCGCCCCTGGGGCGTTGTGGGCTCTGACCAACCACGCTAACGGGCACAGCATGACAGATGGTTGGCCTGGTGTGCAGGAACCGATAGAACCAGTTCCCTCGGTCGTGCCTTTCCACCAGACACCCCATGTGCCCATCCCCAAAGTAGCGATGGATACCATTGGCTATGAGGGGGCCGAACCCGCACAGTCTAATCCTGGTGACATCAACGTCAATGCTCTGGGTCAGACCCTCTGGCAGGGGCAGGCCCCGGCACCGATCACCGGAGCGACGATGGGGGTTATGCACGCCGCTCAGCAGTTCCCGGATGACAACGCGACGCCAGGCTGGGTGACCGCTAATCAGCTAGGTCAGCTTGCGATGGCGGCGGGACAAGGGTACGTTATGGGCAAGGTGGTGGGCAAAGCGCTGAACATCGCCACCGGGATGCCCGACAAGAGTTGGGGGAATTACGGAGCAGCGGTGGGTATCGTCAACCTGGCGCTACCCAAGTTATTCGGCTAATCCAAAATACGTATTTTGGACCGGGGGAGAGATGGCAACACTGTTACTGGCCAGTAAACAGGCCAAGACACCGGGGATTCTGGGAGCGGACGGCAAGCACATTGTCTCCGCTGTTAACCATGAGTTGGTCAAGATCGGTGCTCTGACCTTCTGGCATGAAGGCGGCGTCATCCACCGCCTCGACGAGAAAACCGGACAATGGGGGAGTGTCACTCCGACCCAGTTCGAGGCAACACTCGATCTCTTCAAAGACATCTATCAGCACCACTTCCAGAATGGTGACGATCGCGATTATCGGGGCATGAAGTTGGAGATGCTCGGCGTCAAGAAGAAAGAAACCGTGAAACAGTGGTATGATGATGGAATGAGGCTGGTACGGGCCGCCCGCGAACACGGTGCCCCGGAAGATCCTCAAGGCCCCGAGCGACACCGGGGACGTCTACCCAAGTGGTTCCGATTCTAGGACATCCTATGACCGAATACCAACAATTTGCCGCCGGGTTCCTGACCGAGTGCACGCTCAAGGGGCTCTCCATCGAACAGATGAAGAAGGTCGCCCGCGACATGACCGAACGGGTCAAGCATGCCGGTGGTGTTCTCGACACCCTGGCTGGTGTCGCCAAGCCCGCTATCCTGGCCGGCCTGGTAGCTCCTCCCCTGCTCGGTGCCGCAGCCGGCCACGGTCTGGCCCGCATGACCGATACCGACCCTGCCGCCGACATCGACGACATCAAGTCGCAGGAGTTGACGAGTGCCTACCAGACGGAGACGGATAGACTTCGTCGCCTGTCCAAGTTACAAAAGAGATCGCGTCAACCACTCAGGGCTCCCTCGCTAGCACCATGACCACTGAACTCAGTCCTATCCTCCGGTTCGCTGACACGACACCGGAGGCCAGTTTTGGTCGCGTAGGTGATGATCCTTTCCCCTTCCTCGGCAAGCAGAACTCCCTCCTCACAGAAGAAGAACGGCTGGAACGGCGGGGCCACAAGGTCTTGTCCTACAGCCGTGTGTTTGATGCTTTCAATCCCAGCGACATGAAAGAGTACAACGGTCTCATCGATCGTCAGTATTCCGGCTGGTTCAGCATCTTCCACAACAACGTCCTCTTCGACGAGGAAGAGCGATACATCTTCACCGTCTGGGGCGTTAACTACAACGTCGAAATGTCCAAGAGCCAGTTCAACTTCAACCGCACCGAGGCAGTACGAGCCCTCAGTCCGACCGACACCATCTTCCACACTGCCATCGACCTGGTCACGCAAATCACTGGTCTGGGCGAGAATAAAGGAGAAGTCGAAGACGAGGAGACGACGGTACGGCGGGTCAAGAACTACTACACTGATAGCGGGATCTTCGATATCCTTGACGCCGAGAGCATGGCTCGCTTCCACGTGGCCCTGGACTCCATCCTGGCTAAGGAGTGCTTGTGTGACTGCATAAAAATCCAGTACGATCAAGAGAAGCGAAAAATCTTCATGGTGTGGGTCGCCGTGAAGGAAACCGAGATCGAATTGCCTAGTAACCAAGGATGGCGACTATGAGCGGCACAGGCTACCCTAACTTTGAGTCGGCGTTTCGTGGTGCTGCGAATGACGTCGCCAAGCAGCAGGCTGTCGGCGACGTCGGCAACACGATCAAAGCCGGCGTGGGTGCTGGTCTCCTCACCGGTGGCGGCTACGCCCTCTACCGAATGCTCAAGAAACAAGACCCCCGCGTCACCAAGCGGACCAGCCCCGAAGAAGCCATCTTGCCCGTCAAAACAGCCGATGACAACATCATCCGCGACGCCCTCCACGCCAACAACGCTCTCGACTCCGACCACGTCTGGTGGAAATCCCCGGCTGCCCTGGCCGGTGGTTTGATCGCTGGTGTCGGTACTGCTGGTCTCATCCGCAGCACCGCCGGTCGCATGGCAGCCAGCAACCGCAAGGCCAAGGAAGAAAACGCTCGTGCTCAGTTCGATGCGGCTTTGACCAAGACCCTGGCTCCCGTCAGCAAGCTGGCCAGTGACTGCGACCTGGGTGATTGCCTGGTAATCCTCTTTGACACCGTCAAGAAGAACGCCGGATTACAGGACATTGTCGATGGCGCACTCAAGGGTTACGGCCTCTATGCTGTCGGTACCGGTCTCGGTGCCGGCGCCCTGGCCTATAGTGCCAGCAAAGATAAGAATCGCAAGGCCCTCCAGAAGGCACTGTCCATGCGACAGGCCAATCGTGCTCGTTCAGCTCCCACGGAAATCATCTTGCCTGGCAGCCTCAGCCAACCGCCCGTCCTGGCTGGTGCCTCAGCGGAGTAATACATGGATCTCGATGGAGTCCCGGAGGGAGTGACCCTCCGTGAGTTCGGCGATACTGGGGCGTTGCGTAAAAACGTGTACGGCAACGTGCTCGGTGCTATGCAGAATCTGCCCCCGGTGAAGAATCGCACGCACACGCTCAAGCTCACCAACCCCAAATATATCGACCCTGAATACCGCAAGCCCAGCGAGGTCAAGAAGGCCATCCTCTCGCGTGGATCGCTGGGCCGGCGTGTCGAAGGGACGTGGGAGCTCTACGACAATGCCACCGACAAGATGGTTGACTCCCGCAAGCAAGTCGTTGCCACCGTGCCACACTTTAGCGACTTCGGGACCGTCGTGCGTAACGGGACCAAGTACGCCGTTCGTAACCAACAGCGTCTCGAACCGGGCGTCTACAACCGACGCAAAGGTAACGGCGAACTGGAGACTTACCTCAATATCCTTCCTGGTGAAGGCCTGACGCACCGCATCGGCTTCGATCCCGACAAGGGCACCTTCCATCTCAACATCGCCGGATCCACCGCACCCCTCCTGCCGCTGCTGACCGCCATGGGAGCCAAGGACGACGAGATCGAACACCACTGGGGCAAAGAGATCGCCCAGTCCAACCGCGGGGTCAAGGAACGTGACGCACTTGATCGACTGTCTCACAAGCTACTCTCCAAAGAAGAGCTGGCGGCACCGGGCGTCGATCGTATCGCCAAGCTCGTCGAGAAGTATCAGGGCTACAAGGTCAATCCGTTCGTCAACAAGAGCACGATCGGCAACGTCAGCCCCACGCTCAACAAGGACGTGCTCCTGGCTGCCACCAGTAAGCTGATCAAGATCAACCGGGGCGAGGCCAAACCCGATGATCGTGACGCGCTCGAGTATCAGAAGTTCCTGGGGCCAGAAGACCTCTTTGCCGAGCGTATCGCCAAGGATTCTGAGGGTTGGCAGAAGAAACTCCTCTACAAGATGTCCAAAGCGGGCCACCTGCAGCACATGCCTTCGGGTGCCCTGACCCATCAACTGGATCACGTCCTGCTGCGCAGCGGCGTCGCCCAGCCCCTGGAAGAAATCAATACCTCTGAGTTTGCTGACCGCCTGCATAACGTCACCCGCATGGGTGAGGGTGGCATCTCCGGAGCTGCCATCCCGCTGGAGGCCCGCTCGGTGCAGAACTCGCACCTGGGCTTCCTTGATGTCGTCAAGACACCGGAATCGGAACGGGCCGGCGTCGATCTCTCTGCCAGCGTTGCTTCACGCAAAGGCAGCGACGGCAGGCTCTACAGCCAGTTCATCGATCCCAAGAGCGGCAAGAAGCTGTGGCGATCGCCCCAGGACCTGGCCGGCAAGACGATCGGCTTCTACAAGTCGATGGAATCGAAGAATGATTATGTGCCGGTGATCCGCAACGGTGAGCTCGACTATGCCAAGAAGTCCGAGCTGGATTATGTCTCCCCGCACGGGTCGCGTAACTTCAGCCCGCTGACCAACACCATCCCGTTCCAGAGCTCCAACAAGGGACAGCGAAACTCCATGGGTGCCCGCATGTACATGCAGGCGCTATCCCTCCAGCATCGCGAGGCTCCTCACGTACAGAACGTGGACGAGGAGACCAACCAGCCCTACGAACAATGGTTGGGTCATCGTTTTGGAGCCGTCGCGGCCGATAAGCCTGGTCGTGTGACGAAGGTGACGGAAGATGAAATCCACATGCAGCACCCGGACGGCACGACCAGCATCAAGCCCTACTACAAGAACCTGCCCTTCAACCGTAAGTCCCTGCTCAACCAGGAACCCATTGTCCAGGAAGGCAGCACCGTACAGAAGGGTCAGCTTCTCGCCGGCAGCAACTATACCGATCAGCACGGGACCATGGCGATGGGCATCAATGCTTACTCCGCCTACGTCCCCTGGAAGGGCCTTAATCACAACGACGCCGTGGTCATCTCGGATTCTCTTGCCAGGAAGATGACTTCAGAGCACGCCTACCAGCACGAGCTGGAGGTCGACAACAAGACCAAGCAGGGCCGCCAGGCCTTCTCTGATCTGTTCCCTGGCCGCTTCACTCGTGAGCAGCTCGGCAAGATGGACGACACTGGCGTCATCAAGGTCGGCCAGAAGGTCACCCACGGTCAGCCACTCATCGTCGCCGCCAAGCAGAAGGGCATGAATCCCAACCGCCTCCTGCGACGCAAGTCGGACTCCTGGCAGGACGCCTCGGTCGCCTGGGACCATGACCACGATGGTGAAGTCGTGGACGTGCAGCAGGGCAAGAAAGGCCCCGTCGTCATCGTCAAATCCTACCACCCGACTGTAGAGGCGGATAAGCTCTCAGGGCGTTTCGGTGATAAGGGGGTGATCTCGAAGATCCTTCCTGACAGCCAGATGCCGCACGACAAAGACGGCAACCCCTTCGAGCTACTGCTCAGCCCCAACGGCATGATCTCCCGCACCAACGCTGCCCAGGCCCACGAGCTCGGCCTGGGGAAGATCGCCCGCAAGACAGGTCAACCCTACCTGGTGAAGGATTTCACTGGGCAAGATCACGACGAGTACGTCCGCAACGAGTTGGGCAAACACGGCATGAAGCTCTCGGAAGAGATCACCGATCCCGAGACAGGACAGAAGATCCCCGGCGTGGCGACCGGCACCCGCTTCATGATGAAACTGCATCACACTTCGGAATCCAAGGGACAGGCCCGCTCGAGCGGGGCCTATAACCAGGATGACGAGCCGGCCAAGGGTGGTTACGGTGGCTGCTTTGTCGGGACGACCAAGCTGTGGACCGAGTTCGGTTCCGACACGATCGGTGAGATTGTCAAGAAGCGGAAAGCCGTTCGCGTTCCCACGAAGGTCCTGCTCAACGAGAACATGATTCCGGTCTACCGCGAGATCACCGATTGGATGGAGTACGATGCTCCCCGTTACTTGGTGGTCATCACTTTCACCGATGGTTCCGTGGTGGAATGCACCCCCGGTCACGAGTTCTTTATCCACGACACGAAGATCGCTGCTAATCTGCTGCAGCCCGGTCAGGAGATTTATTGCGATGGACCCCACTCAGCAGTCCGCCCCTATCGATGGCCAGGAAGCCGCTGCCCCGCAGCGACCGTACGTCTTACCAGCCTTCACGCCCGAAAGGACGCAAAGCATATTCAAGAAGCTCGACCAGCCAGGTCCAAAGCCGACCGCCGACTTGGTTCGGCGGATGCGGACGTCGATCGGACAGACCTTTACCGGGGCCATGAGCGGTTTCCTCGGAAAAGTTCACAACGCCTTTATGGGCCGGCCACGCTCGTAGTCGCCACCATCTACACCCGGTTCAAGAGGCCCGGTGAGAAGGTCTACGACATCACGGTCGAAGACGGTGCCAGCTACTACCTCAAGAACGGTGCTCACGTCTCCAACTCCAAGCGCGTCTCGCTCCTGGATGTGAACGCCATCCTTTCCCACGGTGCTTATGAAGTCCTCCGCGATGCGGGCCTGGTTCGTGGCCAGCGTAATGACACTTACTGGCTGCAATATCAGCGTGGACAGAAGCCGGTCGAGCCGCACACGACCACCGTTTACCAGAAATATCTGGCCCAACTCCGGGCAGCTGGCATCGATCCCGTGCCGGACGGCAAGCGTACGCACTTCCTGGCGATGACTAACAAGTCAGTCGAGGATCTGGCTGAGGGTCGCACCCTCAAGAACGCCGAGACGGTCAAATCAGGTGAAGCCCTGGACCCCGTTCCCGGTGGCCTGTTCGATCCGGAGATCACCGGTGGACATGGCGGCATGAAGTGGTCGAAGATTCCTCTCGTTACTCCTCTCGTCAACCCGGTCATGGAAGACCCGGTCAAACGAGTCCTCGGTCTGACGCAAGGCAAGTTCGAGGACATCCTGGCCGGGAAGGAGCACTTGAATGGCAAGACAGGCCCTGATGCGATCGTCAAAGCGTTGGAAGGTATTAACCTCGACCATGAGATTGCGACGGCTAAACAAGCATTTCAGTCGGGTAGTAAGACCAAGCGGGATGAAGCGATTCGGAAGCTGTACTACATGATGGACACCAAACGTGTGGGCATGCACCCACGCGATTGGACCCTGAAGTCCGCCCCAGTGATCCCACCTGCTTACCGTCGCATCTCGACACTGGGCGGCTCAGGTGTTCCTATGGTGGCTGACGCCAACCCGCTCTATAAAGAACTCCACTCCGCCAACGAAGCGGTGAAGGACTTCCACAAGGAGATGGGCGATGACTACGTCGGACCAGAACATCTCACCCTCTACAACGCTCTCAAGGCAGTCACGGGTCTTGGAGATCCTGTTACAAAGAAGTCCAAGGAGCGCAACGTACGGGGAGTTCTGCAGCATATCTTTGGAAGCAATCCTAAAATGGGCACGGTTCAACGGCGTCTCATTGGCTCCGCCGTGGACCAGGTTGGTCGCTCGGTAGTGGTGCCCAACCCTGACTTGAACATGGACCAGATCGGTATCCCCAAGCGATTGGCGTTCGATGTCTACAAGAAAGAGATCGTTCGTGACATGGTTCGCCGCGGTCGTACGGTGGCTAACGCCATGGAATCGATCAACCAACAAGATGACGAGGCACACCGCTCCCTTCTCCGCGTCATGGATCAAAAGCCGGTCCAAATGAATCGCGCCCCGGTGCTCCACAAACTGGGCTATATGGGCTTCCGTCCGCAGCTGGTGGCCGGCAACGCCGTCCACGTGCCCACGCTGGTGCTCAAGGGTTTCAACATGGACTTCGATGGCGACGCCTCGCAGTTCCACGTGCCCGCCACCGAAGAGGCGGCAAAAGAGACCTACGAACGCATGCTCCCCAGCAAGCACCTGATCAGCCCGACTGACCGTAAAACACCAGTGGCCATGCCGTCACAGGAGTACGTGGGTGGGCTCTATGAGCTAACATCCAATAAGAGCAAACGTCCGTTGCGTACTTTCCGCAACATCCAGGATGTGCTAAAAGCGTTAGAACAAAGAACCATCGATCCTCACGATGAGGTCGAGATTTTGCAAGACAAGGGGTAGTCATGACTGATTCCATTTTCGCTCGCCTCCGTCGTCGTGCTGACTACGGTCTCTACAAGACAGCAGACGGGATGATGCCGGCGGGAGTCAGTGGTAACGATCCAGGAGCCAGCGCACCGCCTGCCGATCCATCGGGAGGCGGTTCCCCCGTTCCTGGCGTTGCTCCTGATCAGCCTATGGACATCCCCCAACCGCAACCCGGCATGATGGCCCCCGGTGGTCAACCCGGCATGGGTCAACCCGGTATGCCCGGCATGATGCCGCCCCAGGCTCCCAAGGTGAAGATCGACCCAGGCTCGGTTATCATCCAGTGCATCCGCATGATGAGCGCTGTCCTTGAAGACGAGCAGGGCAAGCAGTCGGGTAATGAGTTGGTTGATCCTGGTGTGATCCAGGCAGCCTTGACCCAGGTGCAGAACTCCATGCCCACCCTGGTCCAACAGGGCGAGGGCGGCAAGAGCAAGGTCGACATCAACAACGGTCTGGTGCTTATCCAGAAGCTGGCCGCTGCCATGATCGACGCTAAGGGCATTCCTATGCCCGCCAGCCACATGGTTGCCACGCCGGACGAGATGATGGCTCAGCAGCAACAACCAGGCGGAGCTATGTCTGGTGGCGGTGCTGGTGGAGCTGCAGGCGGCGGTCAGGATCCTTCCCAGGGTATCCCTGGCATGCCTACCGACCCCATCCAGCCGATCGACCCTCTCCAGGGTAAGCAGGCTTCCGATGCCGGAGATGGGGTTGCCATGCCGGCTATGCGTCCGTTACCATCGGTGCGACCTATGAACCAATCCATCCTGTCCAGACTCAACAGCCTGAAGCGGAGCTAGTATGTTTGCGGATATCGTCACTGCCGGAGGCATTGGTCGCGGAGCTAAACGCGACGTGATTCCTATCGAGCAGGTGGTCATCCGTGACATTGACGGCAACGCCCTGGTGGTCTGCTACAGCGTAGGTCGCCAGATCGTTGTCAGTAAACACGGTGAACCCGATTTCCCTGCGGTACTCAGTCGGCTCGGGGAAAAGCCAGCCCAACTCATCCGACTGGGAGGTTAGTCATGTCCCTACCACACCGCGATCTCAATGGCGGTATTGAATCCCCTGAACACGCTTACTACGGAAGTCCCAAGAAGCCTCAACCCCGTCGCACCGGTCAGGGCACCTCAGCAGGCGCCATGGCCGTCGACATATTCGATGGTGCTCGCATGAACGCAGAACGACAACAAGGAACCCCGATTCGCGGCCGTAACCCCCAGGACCTCACTTCGGCTCCTGATGCTTATTACGCCAACGCCAAGAAGCTCCCTGCAGCCCAGCCCCCGCGAGTGGTGCCACGCAACTCCAAGGGTGGTACCGCATCACCCCACATCACTCTGATCCATCTCCCTGTCGACGCCTGGCAGCACGCCATCGTGACTGCTGCGGCAGCCGATCAGAACCGCACGATCATTCGTGTACCCCAGGGCCAGGAAGAAGCACTGGTCACCCTGTGTGATTACCTGGTCAGTGAAGCCGAGATCCCCGAAGGCTGGGCTATCGTTCGTCCCGTGAATGCTCCCAACTGCCCGGAAACAATCACCGAGCACGAGCAGCCACCAGCAGCAGTGCACACGACACCCAAGCCAGTCGTGGCACCTGTAGCGGCTCCGCACAAGGGTCCTGAACCGGTCAAGCCGGTTGCCACCAAACCTGCCCCTGCCCCCGCTCCTCACGTTGCACCAACTGTTTCAAAAATTGAATCAGAAGTTGCAAAACATGCAACCGCTACGGTCCCTGTCGGCGGCACGACCGAACACACCACAGCGGAGCACACTCATACCGAAGAGAAGTCCGAAACGGACGATCATGGTAAAGTGAAAGAGGTTCATGAAGAGCCCAAGAACGAGGATCTCAATCACGAGGACCTCGATAACCAATAGCAGCAGGGACTGAGGCAAGGATGCCAATCAGAACAACCGCTGGCCAGCTCAAGGCTAACATGGCCCTTCCTGCCGATCTCCGCGATTACACGCGGGTGCTCGACAAGAAGGGCCTTGAGACGTTACTACGGGAGGTCGCTCAGCGGCACCCCGACCAGTACGTCGACGTCAGCAAGAAACTCTCGGACATCGGTCGCTTCCACGCCCAGTCCACCGGAGGTTACTCCTTCGACTTGGAGCACATGCGCAAGAGCCCCACGGCCCAGCGTATCCAAGCCAAGCTCGATACCCAGATCCAACGGGTACTTCACGCCGGCCTATCCCCCGAAACACGCAAGAAGAAGATTATCGAACTCACCTCGGCTGCTCAGCAACAGCAGAACAGCGAGGTCTACGATGAAGGTATTGCCGCCAAGAACCCTCTGGCGATGCAGATCCACTCCGGAGCTCGCGGCAACAAAGCCAACTACAACAGCCTGGTCGGCGGCGATCTGCAGTACAACGATAACCAGGACAACCCGCTGCTCCTGCCGGTGTACCGTAGCTACTCACAAGGGTTGTCTTACCCTGAATATCACGCCAGCCTCTTCGGTGCCCGCAAGGGAGTCGTGGACGTCAAGCTGGGGGTGGCCAATGCTGGATACTACAACAAACTACTTAACCAAGTCTCCCACCGGAATGTGGTCGTCGATACCGACGTGTCCGATGATGACGAACACGTTAAAGATCGCAAGCAGTACCTTCGGGGCCTTCCCGTTGACGTATCCGATAAAGGAAGCGTGGGGGCACTCCTCGCCCGCGATACCGGCCCGTTCAAAGCCAATACGGTCATCACGCAGAAGATCCTGGACTCTCTCGACCGTGGCGGGCATAAGAAGCTGGTTGTCCGCTCCCCCATCGCCCGCAGCAGCCCTGACGGTGGCGTCTACGCCTACGACGTAGGTCTCGATGAAAACGGGCACCTGGTGCAGCGTGGCGACATGCCAGGGATGACCACCTCCCAGGGTGTCAGTGAGCCCGTCACCCAGATGGGTCTCAACTCTAAGCACACCGGCGGCGTGGCCGGTCAAGTCGCTGTCTCCGGCTTTAAGTCGTTCGAGCAGATGGCACAGATCCCGAGCACCTTCCAGGGCGGAGCTGCTCACGCTGTCGCTGACGGCACGGTGCAACGTATCCAGAAGGCACCTGCCGGCGGTAGCTACGTCTGGGTCGGCTCCAATCGCCACTACGTAGCTCCGGAGCAAGCAGCCACGGTCAAGGTTGGTGATTCCGTCGAGGCCGGCGATACGCTCTCCAACGGCATCCCCAACCCCGAAAAGATCACGATGCACAAAGGCATCGGTGAGGGCCGTCGCTACTGGACCAACACGATGATGGATCTGGCCAAGAGCCAGAACATGCGAGCCGATCGCCGTAACCTGGAACTCATCAGCCGTGGCCTCATCAATCACGTCAGGCTCAACGACTTTGTCGGTGACTACATCCCGGACGATGTCGTCCCTTACCACATGATCGAGGCGGCGTACGAACCCCGTGAGGGCGGGCAACGTCTCCACCCCAAGAAGGCCATCGGGAAGTACCTGGAATCGCCGATCCTGCACCACACGATCGGTGTGAAGGTGACGCCCAAGATGGCCAAAGAGATGGACGATCTCAAACTCGATGAGGTCCACGTCCACGACCAGCCACCACCGTTCAACTTCGAGATGGTGCGAGCCAGTGATAACCTGCTGCACGATCCCGACCCGATCACCCGCATGTACGGCTCGAACCTGAGCAAGGGTCTCCTGGCTTCGGTTCACCGGGGTGCGGTCAGCGACCGAACCGGTACCAGTTTTGTGCCGAGCCTGGCCCATGCTGCTGACTTCGGCCGCGAAGGCTACTTCCAACACAAGAGCAAGCCGGTCGAGCTCCCACCTGAAGGCAAACCGTTGCCCAAGGTAGCCAGTGACACACACGATCCTGATACTTCTCGTGACACAGATACTCACTATCTCGTGACACACGGCGGCAAAGAGCATTGGTACAAGGGGCCACGCCCTCAGTACCATTACTGCGAGGGCTGTCGTAAACCCTGCCACGGCCCTCGATCGATGGGTGCGGTGCCAGTCTATGACATCCCGTCGAGTGAGTGTAAGAACTGCACGCCGGGCTACAAAGACTCCTTCGATAAAGCGTTCGACAAGACCGCCGACTTCGAGCCCGATCCAAGCCGAAGCCAGATCAGCCCGCTGGATCCGGTGAAGCCACCCGAAGTCCCCTGGGAAAAGCCGCCAGGGCAGGGACAGCACAATCCCTACAGCGCTGGTGCTCCCAAGAACAACATGCCGAAGCCCGGCTTCAACAGTAGCAACCAATACACGCCGATGGCGGGTATGGCGGCTCACCAGGCCCAGCAACCGCAGCAAGGCCAGTCTCCGTTCCCTGCTCCGCAACTGCCTCCGCAAATGCGACCTCAATATCAGCAACCCGGTCTGGAACAATATGGCGTCCAGCACCAATGGGGACCTCCACGTCAGCAACCACAACAGCAAATTGAGCAGTACCCTGAGCACGAGTCGGCAGCGGAGCAACCGCCGGCTGATTTTGCCCAGGCTCCGGAAGGCAACTCTACCACCAATTGGATCGGTAACCAGATTGCCCAGAACGGCACCCAGGTCGCGGTAGGTCGTTCCCTGGGTAAGACCCTCGGTCCCAAGAGCATGATCCGGGGTGGAGCAATGGGCGGCGTCGGCGGCTCGACGGCAGGCATGATCTACGACTTGGCTGCCGGCAATCCGCTTGAGACCAAAGACGTCGTTGAGAACACCCTGGAGGGTGCTATCTCCGGTGTAGCTCCGCTCGGTGCCGGCATGATTGCTGCTCCTGCTCTCGTGGACGCTGGCAAGAACCTGCTGGGTACCGTCAGCCAAGAAGACATCAATAACCGTGCCCAGCAGCTCGAACAGAGCAGCCCTGCTCTGGGTACGCCTGACTCCGGATTAACACGAGCCAAGGGTATGCTTGGCGCCGCCATGACTCCGGTCACCTCAGCCCGTGCTGCTGCCCAGATCAGCGGTCAACATGATCAGTACGTCAAAGGCGTGCAAGACAGCACTAACTTCTCCAAGCAATACTTTGAGCGTAAGACCGATGAGGCTCTGAACAACCCCGACGTCGCTGAAGCCCAGAAACAGGTGATGCGGAACAATCGCGGCAAGGCTGACATGGAGTTGTCGGAGTTCCGCACCAACCTGGCGACCAAGGCCCGGCCTAACGATTTCGCCGACGTGGAGAAGGAAGTCGGGGACAAGCTGCAGCAGCGAGCTGACATCCGCTCCCAGCTGCAGATGTCCGACTCCGGTCAGAACCCACTGCCCCAGGCCGAGTACGCCAAGCTGCAGGGTCAGCTCATCGACATCAACAAGGTCGTCAAGAGTACCGAGCAGGAGCTGACGAATCCTTCCTCCTTCAGTGCTTCCACCCTCAGCAAGGCCCTGCTGCGGGACGCCGATGTGGAGAAATCTCCTAACAGCCAGGAGTACGTACAACGTCTCAACCAGGCTCCGGAAAACCTCGAATGGGGTCAATTCCATGCCCTGGCTAAGATGAAGAGCTATCACTCAGAACGGGCTCAACTGGACAAACAGTTGGCCGCGACCCCGAACGACCCGAAACTGTTGGCTCGACAGCAAGAGTTGAACACCAAGATCGAAGACGAAAAGAAGGCCGTCAAGAGTTAGACGTAACGTCGGCCATTGGTGTATAGTGGACTTAACCACCGAACAAGGATGTTCATGGACAGTCTGATTCAAAGTCGATTGAGGAAGCTCGCAGGTCCGCCACGCATTAAGTTGCCGATGGTGAAGCCCGCGTTGGGTCTGGGAGCTCACGCTCCCGTAGCCAAGCTCGCCCCGCCGATGGCGGCACATGCTCCTCCTCTCGCTGCTCACGCCCCGCCCATGGCCAAACCAGCTCCCGCTGGAGCAACGGTCGGTAGCTTAGTACCGCCAGCGCCTGCCCCCGCAACAGGCGGCCAGAGCTGGAAGCCATGGGCGGCTGGCGCCGGCATCATCGGTGCAGCGGGTACTGCCGGCTACCTGGGTAAAAATCAGAACCCCCAAGCCTGGAACGGGAAGAACATCCCCTCCTACTACGGCACGGGTGAACAGACTGGCCCCGCGGTGGACCAGGAAGACCAACAATACAACAGGCTGTTTCAAGCAGCTGGGCTAGTCAAATAGTCAGGAGCTATGAGCATGCGATCGATCTTCCAGGCGAAGCAGTCGGACGTCGGACAATACTGGGTATCCAATGCCCGTGCTGACGATCTGCGAGAGATCATCGCTCGCCCCAAGCGTGCCGACGATAACCCCGGTACGGATGACTTCGAGCGGTCGTTCTCGTCACTGGCCCACCAGTACATCAAGAGTCGAGCACCACAGCTCATCGACTACGCCATCGGCTTCCAGACCATCAAGCGGGTCGACGATCCTGCTCGCTCCAAGGCGGTCGGCGTCTTCGGCTTCAAGGTCGATGACCTCTGGCTCTTCGTCCCTGTCTTCTTCCTCCAGGGAGATCTCAAGGGCCACGAGCTCCTGTGGGTCAAGAACCGTGACAACTTCCTGCCCTGTAAAGAGAACTGGGTCACCTTCCTCATCAACCGCCAGCCCACCGAAATCGGCGAACCCTCACAGGGAAGCTACCAGGATCTGGGTGGTCGCAAGCCCAGCTTCCGCCGTCTCTTCACGCCGCAGTTCTTCGGCCACAAGTTCGCTGCCTGGACAGAGCCCATCCTGCCTCTGTTTGCCGCTGCCGAACTGGCTCCTGAACGGTCACATCGTAAGACCGCTGATTGGAGCGGCCCGTTTGACCTACGCAAGGAAGCTGCGGCCGACCCAACTTTCCTGATCAAGCTGAATCACCTGGCCAATACCTACCCGCTCATCAAGCGTGGTCTGGATACCTGGTACGGGCCGGACATGATCACCGAGCTGGCCGTCGCCCACAAGAAGACCGCCGGCGACATCCTGTCGGATAACCTCAAACCGTCGCTCTTCCCGCAGCTCAATCCCTACGCTGCCATTCTCCAGTGGCCGGCCCGCTTCAAGTTCAACAAGAAGTCAGCTGGTCTGGGCTCACTCTTCTCCGATGAGACACCTGCTCACCCCAGCGCCAAGGTCAATGTGCTGCGGACGATGGAGTCGGTCTACGATATGGACGAGTCGAGCAAGCGGAAGTTTGCTCGCGATGGGTTCGTGGCGATCGACAACCGCGTCGACGCCGAAGTGAACAAGGTCGCCGAAGACATCAATAACGAGGTCCTCTCTCCCAACAGTGCCGGCGTTTACGAGACGGCCATGCGCGACGGTGAGTTCCAGGACATGGTAATCCTCACCTCGGTGAAGGCCTCCCCCGGTCGTAACACCAGCGGCACGCTGGTCATCAACCCCAAGGAGAAGGAACAGTATGGCCGATTCCCGACCAACGAAGTCCTCGCCCGTCCGGACAGCCACATTGACACGATCCTGGAAGACGATATCAGTGCTCGTGCTGGACTCCGCAAATGGCTCAAGAGCAACGGTACCACTGACGTATCAATCAACGGCATTTATATCGCGGTCGACGACAACCTGAACTCCACCTTGCCGTTCATCGTGACCGCCAAGACCAACGATAAGCGGTTCACCGCTGACTGGCGTGAATACCAGACCGCCCGCCTGGGTGTCGACGACACCAAGACCTTCAGCCCGCAACCGATCATGATGTCCGACTGCAACATCGACTTCAGCCTGGGTCAGCCTGGCCGTAAGATCATGAGCGGTCGTGGCTGGGTCTCCATCCCCGAAAGCGCTACCTTGGTGAAGCTGGAACAGCGATCCGAGGATGACCGCTGGAAGGATGGCAAGGTTCCCGACATCGGCAACATCGAACACGTACTCTCTTCGATCCAGAAGAAGTACGCCAAGTGCTCTCTCTTCCACGACGGCGAGAAGTTCGAGGTCAAGCTCAACAGCAAGTCGGCCAGCTTCGTCCGCGACCGTGAAGTCGTGATTGACCTCATGTTGCGTGGCGGCCTGCGGGAGAAGGAAGCCCGCGACCTGACCGCCAAGGCTCGCGAGACCCAGAACGTCAATTGCCTGATCAAGCAGGCGGACGGGGCCAACAGCAACTACTCACCACAGATCCCCGATCCCTGGACCGGCACCGAGCAGGTCGGCCCACGTACGATCGATGCTACCTACCGTCAGCGTGAAGCCGTCCCCGTCCAGGACATGGTGCACCCTGACCCAGGCCAATACTACAGCGAGGACCAGTGGTTCTCTCCTGACAGCAAGATGTTGAACTTGGCACAGCAGGCCTCGGCATCGGGTCAGAAGGATCTGTTCGACATCGGCGTGCTCGTGGCCCTGGCTAACACCACCGACACCGAGACGATGGTCGATCGCTTCCTGGGCCGGTACATGAGTGCCATCGACGGCCTCGGTCGCACCCTGTTCCACATCTACAACAATTACGAAGCCCTCTCCGAGCGGTACGGCAGCTCCGATATGCCGCAGCTCGAAGACGGTGTTCGCAACACCTTCACCTCGCTGGGCGACACGACTCTCTATCTCAAGGAGAAGTCGGTAGGCGGCAGCAACGGGTTCAACCTGTCCGCTGCCTCTTCCCCGGAGCTGACTGAGTCAACTTCCAACTAAAGGGTAAGCCGTGTATCAATCAGTCAACACCCGAACCCGCACCCTGAACTTCCCAGGGCACAGCGGGAATAATACGCCAATCACGGTGTACGTGCCTATCTCCGTACCCCGTGCCGGCTCGATCCTGCGCATTGCCATGGAGACGGACGTAGCTATTCCGATCTCGATCGATTTCCTGGAGGGAGCTAACACGGTTGACCCTGTGGTCTTCCCCCTGGCTGATGATGCCTACTTCATCATGAGTGCCGACATCAGCGATGGCGTTCACTATTCGCAGTACGGCCTCAACGACAACATCTACTCGCTGGGGAACAACATGTCGTCCCAGCTCAGCAACACCATCTACGCTCGTATGACGTTCAATTCGGCGTCTCCTGTCGGAGCGGATGTGATCAATCTCAAGACCGACATTGCCGTGGCCATCTCCAGCTAACTATGACCAAGAAGCTACGCACCTACAGTGATATCCAGCTCCTCAATCCGTTAGCCAAACCGGATTGGCGGTCGCGTCGCGTCAACATGATCCTCAAGAAGGAGAAGAAGTCAGGCAGGCCACGAGCCTCCGTAGCCGACGATACGTGGACGCGAGGCCTGACTGAGTTCACTCGTAAATGGAAGATCAAGGGTCGTGATCGCGGCAACGTCCGCGAACGTCTCTACCAGAGCGATCCGGACCTCTGGATCGCTCACGCCTTATGGCACGAGTCCATTCTCAACAGCACGGTCACCGTAGCCCTCCAGGCCCGCCTCCTGGCCGGCCAGTCGTTCGAGGAGATCGGTGAGGAGTGCGGAGCCTCGCCCCGAGCCGTCGAATGGTACGAACGCTGCTGGTTCTCTGTCCGCGACCGCCTCAAGCAGCACGACTGGGTCATGAATCAGATCATCATCCCGTCCTACCAGCGATCCCATGAGATCATCGTGGATGGTCAGCACAGCCACTATGTCGGTGTGGCCCGTCCCTTCATCAACGCCGGTATCCGCCTGCTCTCCTACCGTGGCGGCCCTGCTGTCGCTGACTACCTGCTCAATGGCGGCAGTAAGGCGATCGAAGATATTCCCGTGGGCAAAGAGAAGGCCAAGAGATTCATCATTGAGCACGCCATCAACACGATCACCAGGCGTGCGGCGATCGCGGCCGAGGAAGTCATCCTCCACGCCGACAACATCACGGAAATGTTCAACGTCTTCGCTCGCATCCTCGAAGTGCAGCGAAACGCCGACGCTCAGGGCAGCGGTGGCAGCGGTGACTCCCGCATCATCACCGCGATGCACGAAGTGGTCGAACATACTGCCCAACAGTGGTTTTCACCTTCGCTGGACCCGCTAGGTATAGCGGCAGAATCCACGTACCGTTACGATGGAGACAGTGATGAATTGCGGTCGGGTGAATTGGCTACGGTAGCGCTTGGACACGAACTACACGCCGTCGAAGGCATGCCTGCCCGTGAACCCAAACCGGCACTTCGTCCTGATCAGTTGCGGGACCGTATGGAAGGGGCTGTGCGAGCCAGCATGTTCCCTGACGGAATAGAAGGAGTCGAAAGTGAAGCTAACTAGCGCCGACGAACAAAAGTTGGTACGAGCCGTGGACCGCATCGGTTACCACGTCGACGCTGATTGCCACCCTACGGACGCCTTGGTCAAGACGGCCCAGGAGCTCGACCTCCAGCCCGGCTTCATCCGCGTGGCCGGCAGCATCTATAACTCCGGTGCCCAGGTCGATCAATTCCAGCGAGGCAAGACCGCCGCCGACAAACTGGCCAGCATGCCCCTGGCCGACATCGACAAAGCGATCGACCACGTCTACGGCGAAAAGCCCAAGAGTACACCTGCAGCGCGGGTGAAGGTGGCTAGCGACGCTTTTGCCCCGCTGCAGCTCCATGTCGACCCGTTGCCCGAAGTACCGGCCGTTTTCTTTCAAAAAGCGGCCTCCGACGTCGAGAAACCGGCCGAGCGTCCGTTCTTCGGCATCATGAAGAAGCTGGCTGCCGACCGCGAAACAGTCGAACGGCTCAACGTCGATATCGAATCATCCCGCGAGACGGCCCTGCTCAACATGCGGAAGCTGGCCAACTACTTCAAGATGCCACAACACTCTCGACTCTCCCTGGCCGACGTGGAAGCGGTCTGCAAGCACGTCCACGCCGACTTCGATATGGATGGCCTGTTTACCGACATCGGCCTGGAGCACACCGACAAGCGGGCCAGTGATCATCACGTCGTCACCGGACGGATCAACCTGAACTCGGCTCCCTTCACCTATGTGAAGGAACTCATTGCCGACGTGGATCGGGTCAAGACCGCGATCGACCAGGTGGAGCAAGCCAAAATACGTATTTTGGATTTCGAGAAACAAGCCGGCCTGGGTGACATCGGCAACATCGGTATCGGTACCGCCCTGGGGCAGTCCATCATGGGCAAGCCTTCGGACGGCAGCCAGGTCCAGTCGCTCTACGACGACCTCAACGATCCTAACCACACCCAGGATCTGAACAGCATCCGCTCCAAGGCGGTGCTCAGTCACGTGATCAACGATCCGGATGACCCTATCCGTGATGTACCGCTGCACAAGATTGTGCAGAAGACCAACGACATCGCCGCCGTCGCCCCGCACATTGCCCGCATGCCAGGAGCCCTCAAACCGCTCCTGCGTCGTGCCCTGCAATCGGCTCCTCAGCCCTTTGAGCTGCAGGAGATGAGTAACCTCGAGCGCACCATCTCTCCCCCACGCGAAGCAAGGAAGCCCAATGAATAAGGTCGCTGCTGACATCGCGGAGATTCTGGGGAACGCCTATCACAACAAGCAGGCGACGGACCCAAGCGTGATGTCCACCATCATGGAAAAGCTCAAGGGCATCGGGAACACCATGCGTGATCCCATCGTCCAAACACCCGCTGCAGTCAAAGGCATCGGTAGCCAGATCCTCAGCAACCCCACCGTCAGCGGTGCGGTTGCCGGCGGTGCTGCGGGTCTCTTGACCGGAAACGGCATCAAGGATCGTCTGCGTCGCGCTGCTGGCGGTGCTGCCGTCGGTGGAGCGATGGGCTACGGTGGTCGCATGGCCTATCAGAGCCTCAACAAGGCGGCCCCGCCTGTCACCCCCAAGGGAGACTTCTCTTATCCAGGCGGAGCCATTGATCCGTCGAAAATGACCGACGCGCTGCACACCAAGGACTTCCAGGATTACAAGAATGATCCTGGTCCCTCCTGGGCACAGCGAGGCATCAAGGGCGGCGTTCGCTTTGGTTACGACAAAGGCAAGGACTTGGCTGAAGCCGCACCTGGTACCACCATCGGTGCCGGTGTCGGTATCCTTAACGCCGGTCTCAGCCCCAAGGTAAAATCCACAGTTCTCGGCGACCCCAGGAACCTCGTCGAAGGCGCTAACGCCATGCAGAGTCATGGCGACGCTACTATTTCCGACAACGCTAAAAACGTGCTCAACATGGGCGAGAAAGGACAAAACAGCCTGGCCCGTAATCTCCAGGAACGCGAACTCAGGAAGACACGCAATATCTTCGACACTGGTAAAGAAGCGCTCAAACAGTGGAGAGGTAATCACACCATGGAAGCCGGCAAACCAGCATTGATGGGCACGGCCGGCAAGTCCGTCTCCATCAACGCTGCTGAGCAATTTGCCGATAAGGGCCGCAATGCTCTTCATGCCGCTGGTAGTGCTGGTGCCGCAGCTGGCGTTGCCGGAGTCAAGGCCCCCAAGGTGACCGCTGCTCCCCAGCTCTACCGCGGTTTCCTCACTCGCGGGATCAGGCCGGGCGGACAGATGGGTCGAGCCCTGGGACCCATGGCTATGGGTGCCGGCTACGACATCTACCGGTCACTGACCGCCCCGAATACCTCACCCGAACAGCAAGCACGACTCGAAAACATCAAGAAAATCGTAGGGAAGTAAATGTTCAAAATCGTCGACCCGCTGGACTTCGACTTTCACGGCGAGCAAGTGCTCTACCCCGTGAAAGTTTCTCGTCGTGGCCTGCGTGGCAACGATAAGAACGAGTTCCGTAAACGCGCCAGTGATGACCTGATGCGAAAGGTCGCCAACACCAAGCTCTTCCCTGATGAGCTGCTGGTGCACGGCCTGGCGGTCGCCGATCACGAGACCACCGGCTTCAACCGCAAGGGTGATGGCTGGACCCGCAAGGAATGCGAGGACCGCCACCACACCTTCGTCAAGTATGCCCGCTGGTACCGCAATCACGACGACGAAGATCCTACCAATAGCTTTGGTCGAGTCGTGGCGTCGATGCACAACCCCGACATGGGTCGCATCGAGCTGCTCGCCGGTCTCAGCAGCAATAAGACCGCTGCCGATCGGAACAAGGGTAAAGTCGCCAGCTACGAAATCAACAGGCTCGAAGCTGGTGACGATCTGCCGATCTCAATGGGTGCCCGCGTGGCTCATGACGTCTGCGGCGTCTGCAAGAACAAGGCCAAGACAGCTGCGGACTACTGTACCGCAGCGACCTGCCCCGGCGGCGGGTGTGCCGAGCACCTTGGCCAGGTTGTGAAGGTCGGGAATGACATGGTCCAGATGGGCGTGTTCAATCCTGATTCTTATTTCGTGGATATCTCCACGGTCCACCGCCCTGCTGGACGTACCTCCTATGCCACCATCTCCGACTTCGCCAAGAAGCGGGCGGATGGCGGCATCATCGGCTCAGCTCAGCTGGCCCTGCTTATGGGTATCCGTGGTCCCTCCTGGGTGATGACCAACGATGCGGGTCCCGAATCCAAGATGCGGTTCAAGATCGCCAGTCTCCTGTGTGACTTCAGCGAAGAAGAGATGCCGGCTCACGTCGCCTATCAATGGCATTGTGACCTGCCTCAGCTCAGCAAGATCGTCACGGCTCGTGATCTTCCTGATCAGTTGGCTGCCCTGGCCGACCGTGGCATCTTCGCCAACCTGAACGATTTCGCCGCCTTGTCCGGACGAGTCGATCACCTCGGCGCTGCCCGATCCTGCTTGTTCGATATGTACAAAGAAGCCCGCGACACGTGCGACAGCTATGATCCACGTTCCGATCGCTGGGCCAAGGCTGACAGCAAAAACGTCAATATGGCGTCGACCGTGTCCAAGGTTGCCGGGGAGTTAGGGATTGAGTTCGGGTACACCACACGTGCCATCCGCTCGTCTGTTTCTCCACGTCGTCCCACCCTGTCTTCCGTTTCTGTCACCGCGGAAGGCAGGAAGCTCGCCAGCGATTACGTGGATTACCGCCTCGCTGCACTATCTCGCTACCTCCCTTCCGCTGTTGACATCTCGTTGACGCTGCGGGGCACAATAGCGCAAGATATATGAGTACGGGCTCTCGCAGGTGCAATAACCAAAAAGGAACTTCCCACATGTCCAAGCGACCTTCGCTGCTTTCTCAGCTGGACGAACTCATTGCAACCCGGAAGACCGCTTCCGCCGTTGCCGTGGCTCCCGTCAAGAAGAAGAAAGCGGAAGCTGAATCAGAACCACAGCCGTCCGAAACCAACATGGACGGTAAAACTGAAAGTCCCTCCAAGACCGTCGACGACCAGACTCAGCCCAATGAGGAAGGAAGTCACGCAAAAGAAAACGACAAGGACGTCAAGGATCTTGGCGTCGAACCCCTGGATAAAACCGCTATGGACAAAATTATCAATCGTCTCACCGGTAAGGTTGCCGGGGACAATGGCATGGACCACACCGCTGCCAACGACAGCATCGCTCTGACGGGTGAAGACCCCAAGAACGAGTTGTCCGGCGTCCTCAGCAACAAGAAAGAGGACCCAGGCTCCACGACTCCCCTGCGAGTCGACAACGAGGAGCTGGACGGCAAGAAGTATGCCTCCATGGACATCAAGGATCTCTACCCTGCCTTCAACAAGGCCGCTGGTGAGCTGATGCTTGATATCAACGACATGCTCGGTGAAATCGAAGTGGCTCCCGCAGCTGGCAAGAGTGCCAAGACTGCCGGTGACGCTAAGGTTGGCCAGGGCAAGGCTCCCGTAGCCGGCACCATCAGCAAGAAGGCATCCGCCGAAGATCGCCGCCAGACTCTGGAGGTGTTCGTTCGCGCTGGTGCTGATCGTGCTGAACTGGTAGGCCAGCACTTATCCAAGATCGCTTCCGACAACAAGATCGCCGAAGCCAAGGCTCAGTTGACCAAGAATGCCCGAGCCAAGACGGCTGCCGCAACCAAGGTCGTCACTCCCGCCAAGCGGGCTGCTGATGCTCCTCCTCCCCCACCCGATGGCGGTGGCGGCGGTGGTGCTGACATGGGTGGCGGCGGTCCCCCTCCTCCTGATGCTGCAGCCGGTGGCCCTCCAGGCGGCGGTGCACCAGGTGGCGAAGGCGGCGAGATGAGCGACGAAGAGATCGTCCAGCTGCTCAAGCAGCAGGGCATGTCCGATGAGGAAATCCAGCAGTTGCTTGATCAGGCCCACGCCCAAGGCGGCGGTGCTGACGCAGGTGCCGGCGGACCTCCTCCTCCCGATGCCGGTGCAGCCGGTGGTGCTGACGCCAGCGGTGGTGCTCCTCCTCCACCCGCAGCAGGTGCCCCCAAGATGGCAGCCGATAAGGTGCCAGCCAAGGTCACCAAGCTCACCCCGAAGGCCGCAGCGGCTCTCGCGGAAGAGATCATTCGCCGATCACGCTAGTCAACTCCCGGTTACCCCGGAACATGAGTTCCGGGGTGATCGCTTCCTCTTAACAATTCCGATACTGAGGTAACTATGAGCACCAAACTTCAAAACTTCCTCCGGAAGGTGGCGTCCTATGCGATGATCTCGCATGCGACGGTCGCCAAGTCCGCAGAGGAAATTGCTCTTCATGAGCTGGCTCACAAGGCCGCTCAAGATGAAGTCCTTCCAACCGTTGACGCCCTTATCAAAGTCGGGCTCGTCAAGCATGAGCAGCGTAAGACCGCTGCTGCCAACTTGTCCTCTCACGCCGAGGCTCTCATCAAGCTCCGCAAGGTAGCTGAAATGATTTCCAAGGAACAGGACGAGGTGACGGTCGGTGGACCTGGTCGCGCCATGCCCAAGACGGCAGGCGACCGGATTCGCATCGGTCGCGATGAAGCGAACGATGAGTTCGTGGAAAGTCAGCAATAACAATCCTAACCCGGCTCTGGCCGGCTCTTTAACTGCATCCGACATGGAGGTCTGATCACGATGATTACGAAGCCCCGCCGAATCGGTGAGCACACTCTTGATGCCCTGAAAAACTGGAAGATCAACGAGAAGTGCCTCGATTATCGCGCCAAGCAAGACGCGAGCTGGCCTGACGACCTCATCGCCTATGAAGGCATGGTCTGTCACCAAACATCCACCGGCACTCTGCTGCCTGGTGTCGGCAACACCAAGGTGATGCCACTGTTCCTCCGCAACAATGAGTACGACGCTGATGTGAATAACTACGGCGGCGATCCCTCTGTTGACAAGGGAGCCTTCGTCCCTGCCGGCCCTACTGGTGTGTTCAACACCCTGGTAGCCACCGGTGGTTACGAGCTGCTCAGCACGGAAATCGACACCGATAACCTCGGTGACTATGTCCGTAATGCTCCGCTCACCAGCCCCACTTCAGGTGGCACGGTGGGCAAGCTGGTGGTCGGTGTTCACCCCACCAACACCATCGTGGGCATCGTCAGCCGTGGTATTCAACTCAATCCTCAGCGCAAGGCGGAAGCCTGTGCATTCTGGACTTGGCTGTCCTGGCCTGTGTCCTAATCCTGTGTACCAGGAATGAACTGACTTCCCCTCAACTCACAATGCTGTAAAAGGAATTACGCATGACGCAGACATACACTCGGGAAGACATGAGGCAGGCAAACGCCCAATGGCGTGATAACTACCTCAGTGGCGACCCGATGCGGACCAAGAAGGCCGAAGACGGCATCCGATCGTTCATCCGCAAGATGCTCCGTGAAACCGGGTATCTTGATGACATTATCCCCGGCGAGAAGGCCGAGGGTCGGTATGACAAGTCGATCGACGACCCACGCCCTGGGTACGTGCTCGACATGGAACCCGATAGCCCTGCTGCCATCAGCATGGCCTTCGCTTCCAGCACCGATGACTTCTACCTGCGTGGTGATCGCTACCGCCTCACCGTTCAGCACGTGGAAACCCCCGAAGTCCAAGTCGACGTTGGCGATCTCGTCACCTACGACATGGACATCCGCCAGATCGTCGTCGATAACATGACGAAAGATCTTTCAGCGGAAAAAGATACCGTCTTTACATCGGCCTGCCAGTTCGCTGTCGGCACGATGGGAAGCACGGTCGCTACTTCCGGCTCCGTCCAGTACAAGGACGTGGGCGGCGGGTTCTCCCGTGAGTCCCTGGTCGAGTCTCTCAAGACTCTGGCCGACACCCCCTCCAGCTTCCCCGCCAAGGTGGGCCTGGTCAATCACATCACCTTCTTCGATGTGGCCAAGTGGAATCGTCAGGAATGGGGTGGTGACACCGCTGAACTGATCGCCAAGCGTGGTCTCTATTCCCAGGAGTTCAAGGTTCAGGACAACCTGTTCGACTTGACCTGGCGAATCACCATCAAGAAGGCCCTGGTGCAGACCGGCGAGGCTTACTATTTTGCGAAGCCAGATTGCCTGGGCAAACATATCTACATGTCGGAGCCGATGCTCTTTATTGAGCGTCATAAAGAAGTCGTGAGGATGTCGGTGTACCAGCGCTTCGGTGCTGTCATCGCCAACACCAACGGCTTGGTCCGCATCCAATACTAATCCCACGGGAGTGCCGCTAGTGTAAGCTAGCGGTGTCTCTTCCTCACTTACAGACACAAGGATTCAAACATGAACAATATCCAAGTGATCGAGAGGTCCCGTGGTCAGCTCACCGAACTCCGCGACAACGTGATGTTCGATAAGCTGAAGCACGCTTTCGACTTGGTTCCGGAAAATGATGCGGAACGCTACAGCCTGATCAAACTGGCTGATGACCTGGTGACCGCGCAGGAACACGGATTGATCGCTACTCAGGATCGATTCGCCGGCGTGGCCAAGCAGGCCAACGACATCGTCAGCCGCTTCACCACCCAGTCCACCGAGGAAAACGACCTCGGCGAACTGGTCAGTAAGCTGGCAAGCGATGCTGTCCTCTCGGAGGCCGCAGCAGTGGCTTTCGAGGCGGAAGCCGATCAGGAATAACCCCAGGTACTCAATAACCAACTATCCCACCGGTCGATCGCGGCCGGATTAACGAGGTGATCATGTCAACTGCCAACAGCTTGAAGACGGTTGTAAAGAACCTGACAGCTCAGGATCAATACATCGCCTTCTTGCCTCCGTGGGGTGGCACGATTCCCGCAAATGGCTCCGTGATGCTCGATAACATCGGGTCGATCGGAGATCTCATCTCTGCAGGCAATCGTCGTTCTCCCAAGCGGATGAGCGCTGAAATCGAAGCATTGGTTGTCGCTGGCACCATTGCTATTATCCCCCCAGCACCGCAAGTTCTGGATACCGTCAATGGTGGTCTCTACGACATCACCTCGGCGAGCGGAACTGTCGGAACCAAAGTACCTTCCACAGAAGTGGTTGCTGGCCCTCCTGGTACGCCGACCTTCGGTACTACCGCAGCGACGACCCAGGTCGTCAACTGGACGGCTCCTACCGACCCCGGTACTCGACCGATCCTCAGCTACATTGTGGAATGGTCTGTCCACAGCGCCAACAGCTGGACCCAGGTACCTTCCGCAGGTACTGGTACGACCCACACGGTGACCGGCCTCACGACTGCCACCAGCTACGACTTCCGAGTCCGTGCTGTCACAGCCGAAGGTCAAGGCACCGCCAGCGGCATCGGCACTCACTCGACCTCCTAATCGAGCTGATCTAACTATGACAACGGCGAGGTTTTCCTCGCCGTTTTTTCGTTGCAAAATACGTATTTTGGAAGGCTCTGAAAACCACTAAATTACAGCCCTATTTGCGTCATAACACATGAAGATCGTATACCTCACCGGTATACATCATCTCTTACTTTGGGGCTTAACATGGCTTTCTGGTTACTGACTGGATTCATCTTCATGAAGTGCTTTGAGGGCTCCCTCGGCTCTCTGGCCGGCCTAGTCGTTATGCTGGCTCAAGGCATAGCGAATCTGGCTGGTCACTTGACCAAGGGGATCGCCTGGATCGTTGAGGCCTTCGGGCCTGGCGGCTCCCCGGTGGTCCGTTGGATCGACGCTCCCCACCAGCCGAGCGGGATCAGTCAATTTGCTCCCGTCCGGGAGCCACAGCAGAGGATCAAACAATGGTCAGCGGCAGACCTGCGGGCTGCCATGGCCGATCGTCAAGCTCAGCACGACGAACCGACACTCACCGGTCGCATGATCGATAACGCGCGTATCGTCGTCTGAGGCTCGTCCGGCGTGACGTTAAACACGCACCTAAGCCCAGCCGATGGTCGGTTGGGTTGTTCCGTTTCACCCTTTCAAGGGAGTCCGAGTTATGAAGAAGTTCGTCGCAATCCTGGCCGTGTTGGTTTCCACTGGCCTCGCTTCCGCCCAGGACTACGGTCCTCAGCGTCACGAGTCTTTCCGCAATCTTCAGATTGAGGACAAGACCTGGTGCTTTGGTCTGTTTGGGCAGAAGATCTGGGTGGGCAACGCCGCCACCGACAAAGAGGAAGCCAGCCGAGAGCTGACCAGTTACGCTACCAAGATCCGTCTCTGGAACATGGAGACGGTCTCCAGCATCTGGTGGAAGGGCTGGCGGTCGGGCAAGGTAGCCCAGCAGTACATCAATGCAGCGGCCCTGGCCGATGCAGCGATTGAAGAATGGAGATATGCCGGCAAAGAGCAGCACGACTACGCCGTTAAGGTGGCCGTGTCATATCGACGCATTGCCGACCTGATCACCGCCAGCACCAACCTCAACCAGGTCTCCACCACCGAGGAGATCATGGGCATTCTGGACGGTCTGGCGACCGCCGAGACAAAGGCGATCGCCGACAAGAGCAAGCCTTACAACGAGAAGGATGCCTTCACCGCCTTATGCAAGAAATAGACTCACGAGGTCGGGGCTTCGGCCCCGATCTTTTTCTTTAGCCGTCACTCAGGGTATACTGGAGAAACACGACGACCAAGGATGGGAGTCCATGCTCTACCCTGAAACCATTCCGATTATCGACGGCTGCAAGACCCTGGAACGCGCCAGGGCGTACGTCATTGACGGCGGTGTTTCCGCTACCTTGCAGTTCTCGTTTCGCGACCCCAGCGGCGCCCCCATTACCACGCTGGACAGCGATACCATCTACGCCGTCATCCGTGAACCTCTATCCCACGGCAACCGTGATCAGACATCCGACCGCTGCAGCGATCCCATTTACAAAGTCACAGCCACTAGGACGTCGCCCACACTTATGTCAGTCGACTTGCCGGACGACCTCCTCGACAGCCCCGGTATCTGGGGCATTGAATGGGGAATCGTGCCTACGGGGACCACTCGGCCTAATCGCATCGCCCGCAGCGTCCTCAGCATTGAACGATCCAACTGGGTCATGCTTGCCAACGAACTTGCTACCAGGCGTGGACCACCGACGATCTCCGAAATCCGTTACGCCATCCGCGACAACGGGCGAGTCGATAACGTGCTCTTGCAGCGGGCCGAGTTCGGGGCCGACGAGATCATGATGGCCTACACCCGCCCGGTGACGATATGGAACGAGATGCGACCGCAGATGCCGCAATACGTCTATCACACCAGGAGCTTCCCGTACCGCGAACAATGGCTGCGTGCCACCGTGGCCCTCCTGCAGCTCGGGGCCGCAGCCGGCTACGCCCGTAACAAGATGAACTCCCCGGACGATCCCTTCAACCGTGATGCCACCTACGATCGCTGGGCACGTACTGACCTGGCAGCGTACGAGAAGTTCGTGGCTGGTCAGAAGGCAGCCAACAGCTTCAACCAGTGCTGGGGTGAAGTGAACTCTGATTACAGCATGCTCAGCGGGTACCTCTAAACCTTGACCAATACCTGCAACACCACTGACGTCGCCTGTGACCCCCGGAATTGCGATTCCGTCTTTGAGCGGGTCATTGTGTCGTTCATCAACCGGGGCGGCACGTCGATCTACTGGGATCTGCGAACAGATTTCACCGATCCAGGGCCGTACACCTTCCAGGTACAGATCGGCTACACCGGCAATGCCAGCGCCACCGACTGGACGCCCGTGGGCTCCGACGTCGTTGACGCCTTCAGCATGACGGACCCCGATGACCACATCAGCGGCGACATCGTCTATACCCACTACCGCATCCGCCTCACCACCGACCTGGGTGTCTACTACTCACAGCCCACATCGATCGAAGGGACGCTGGATCCGGAATCGTGGCGAATCCTGCAGCACACCTACTTCACCGAGACGCTCAAGTTCCGCCGTGACCTACGCTGCCAGCTTGGGCTCCTGCTCAAGCGGCGGATCACCGGCACCCCTTGTCCTCGCTGCACCAGTGAAGAGACAGGCGACATCAAAGATCCGCAGTGCGAAGTCTGTGTTGGCACAGGTTTTACCTGCGGCTACTTCTACCCTGTCGACTGCGTCTGGATTCGTCCTACCCCCTCAGAGACGGATCTGCAGCTCGACGGCGAGACCAAAGGACCCTGGTCCTTGGTTAAGATCAAAGGGGAGATGTTGCTCATTCCCATGGTCGACCCTTACGACGTCTGGGTCAACCTGCGGACCGATGACCGCTACTACATTGGCCCGATCCAGAACACCAAGGAGATTCGCGGCACCCCCATCCTGGGGTCCGTAGAGCTGAAGCTCGCTCCGGTAAACGACGTCATTTACAAAGTCCAAATACCACAGCAGGCCGCCTATGCCGCCCTTCTCGCGGGATGAAAACGAAGAGAAAAAGAAAAAGTCCAAGGAGAGCAATCCCCTCATCGGGAAAATCTCCTTGAACCACTACACGTTCGAGCACCCGCAAGCTGTTATCGAACGTCTCCAGAAGCCACCAGCCGATACCAGCCATCGTGGTTACGACGACCGGAATAAGCAAGGACGCTAATGCCGAACAGTCAGCCAGTCAGTGATGACGCACAGAACCAGTGGTGTCCACCCGATGACTCTTCATCGGATACGCCACCGGAGATCGTCCAGCTCGTTCCCAGCGACCTGCTGGATACCGTCTGCAGCCGGGCTATGCACCCGATCGCCATCAAGGGCTCCATCATCCAGATCTTGCGGACCCAGTTCTCCCAACCCCAGACACTCGGGGAGACGACCCTGCGCAATAAGGTCTGGCGACCCACCACCTCTTCCACACCCTCCGACATCACCATTGAATCGATCTATCGCATCAAGATGAGAGACGTCGGAGTTCGCCCTGCTCTGGTGGTCAAGTCGCACGGAATGAAGTTCCAGGTCACCAGCATCGCCAACCGCCTCGGCTATGAAGACAACCAAGCCTGCTACACCTTTCGCATCCTGGGGACACACACTGTCTTCGCTATTCACTCCAACGGAGAAGGCGCTCTCTGGCTGGGTGTAGAAGCGGCCATGGCCCTGGCGGAGACCGCTCCCATCATCGGCACGAAGCTCAGATTATGGGACTACAAGGTCGTTGGGATGGAGGGGCCGTCCGAGATCGAAGAGGCTCGCGAAGCCTTCGCTTGCCCCATCAACATCTCCTGGGCCTTCGACTACATGTGGAAATTAAATCAGGAATCACCCATACTTAAAGATGTGATCCTGACTGCCAATACCGTCTTGCAATAAGCCACCCGACACGGAGGAAGTGACGTGACGTATATCCGGCCTCAAAACCGCATTTTCCAGACCTCGACGATTCAGCCCACTGTCAACGTCAGCCCACGCCGCGGTGTGGTCATGGCGCCAGTGGCCCAGCTGATTCGTTTCGGCGTTCCCGCCGAGCAGGCCCAGGGGCGTCTGGATTACTACGATGGTCTTCTCGACCAGACATTCAGCTGGCCAGGCAAACCCGGAACCTCGCGAGTCAGCGAGACCTTTACCAAGGTGTTCGTCAAAGACGCCTTGCTCCAGTATTTCACCGATTCTTCCACCGGTGGTTCCTCCATCACCAAGTCTGGTGACGGCCCCAACCTTATCTTCTCTTCCGATCTGAACTTCGCTGCCAACGGCGGCATCGCCCGCAGCGGTGCCTTCAAGGACCGCGACGTCCAGGCCGGTGACGTGGTCAAAGTGCGAGCGATTAACAACGCTTCCGCCCCGATCACCCTGTGGAGCACCGTCCGCAGCGTCAAGGGTGTGACAGTCGATGCTGTGGTCGGTTCGGCTGCCGCAGTGGCCGGGAACGCCGGTACCACTTCTGCTTCCGCTACTCCGACGCAAACAGGCGGCGGCGTGAATTGTATTTTCGCCACCGGCAGCGCAGCTGGCTATAACGGCCAGCACGATGGCTTCATCACCGATACCTACACCTTCACGGTGCTCGAAGGCTCCATCGGTGGCGATCTGACCACAGCCGTCTTCCGTGTTACCAGTGCTTCGGGCCTGGATGACGTCGCCAGCTTCTCGCCTGCCGCCACCGGCGTCGCCAAGGCAGTCGGTACCCGTGGCTTGACAGTGACCTTCACCTACACCACTGGTTCTAGTTGTATCTCGACCGCCACATCCGCCGGCATCAGCCCCAGCAACATTGTGGTCGGTCAGGTCTGGTCCTACGCTGTGGTCGGTGCTCACACCGCTTCCGCGGTCACGGCTGCCGGCACCTACAGCGGCGGGCAGGATACCGTCTACATCATCGAAGTGACCCGTGGCGGTGAGTTCACGGACGGCACTCCTCCTCAGATCACCGTCTCCACCAGCAATGGTATCGATCAGAGCGGGCCAACCAGTGTGACGGCTGCCGCTACCCCTGTCCTCATCGGCTCCCTGGGAGTCACCGGAGCCTTCAGCCACACCGGCTTGCGGAAGGGCGACAAGTACACCATTGCCGCCACCGCCGCGACGACCGGGGCCATGAAGTACCTGGAGCTCACCAACAACTTCGACTCCACGATCGACGATGACACTGAAGTCGACTTGACTCTGTTCATCCGGGTGCCCTCAATCCAGTTGCCTCGCAACCAGACCTGGTCGCCCCCGAATGTCAGCTTCTCGACGACCCAGACGCAGCTGACCGTCAAGTCCGGTATCACCCTCACCGATCCAAGCTGGACCAACGGTGGTGCCCTGCTCCGTATCCCCCTGGTCTCGGAAGCGAGCAAGGGTTACGGCGTGCTGTACGTCGAAGCTCAATACTGGCGTGGTGACATCTCTGACTCCGTCTTGTCCTTCACGGACGTGAGCCAGCTACCGACGTTGCTGGGTGGCGACGACAGCAATGATAACCCCGGTTATCGTGGTGTCCGTTACGCCCTGCAGAACGGTGGCAACAACACCTCCACAATCCTGTTCCGCTGTATCGCTAACCCCGATGACATCAATTCCTGGGCTTCAGGCTTTGGTGACTTGGCTCAGCGAAACGACGTGGGAGCCATCGCGGTCTGCAGCAACGACCCCGACGTGCATGACCTGGCGATCGCACACGTGGCGGCGATGGGTTCTGCCATCAACAAGAAGTTCCGTCGCGTCTTCTTGCCGACCTTCGCCACTCCGGCGATCCCGGTCGTCTCCGCCGGCTCGAGCGTGGTAGGCCATACACTGCCTACTACCCTGGACGAGGCAGTGGCCCTGTTCACGACCTCGGACGATCCCGATACCACGGGTACTCAATACACCCGTGTCATTTGCACCACCTCCAACGCCGGGTTCATCACCAATGGCGTTCACGCTGGTGATATCTTCCGCTTCGGTTACGGTACCAATGGCTTCGGTGGCGTCACTTACGCTGAATACGTCATCGCCGAAGTCGTGTCGGAGGAGGAGCTGCGTCTGGTGACCGGTACTTCGGTTGCCATCAGCGTCGCCAGCAAGGGCGAGGTGTGGCGAAACACTGACGCCGGCCTGGAAGCCGCCGAGTTCGCCGCTCAGTGCGGTGCTGACTCCAGCGAAACGATCAGCCGCATCGTCCCCGACTCCTTCGAGTCGGGTGCCGAGAGCGTGCCTGGTTACTTCGCTTGCTGTGCCTGGGTGGGATTGGCGTACGGTGTTCTGCCTAACCAGGGCCTCACCAACGTCGAACTCCTGGGCTTCTCCAGTGTCCAGCGAATCACTCGCCGCTTCAGCGACGACAACCAGGATACGATCGCCGCAGCCGGCGGTTGCATCATCACCCAGGATCCAGCGACGGGTCGTATCTACACCCGCCATGCTGTGACCACCGGTGACACCAACAACATCAGTGTTCGCGAAGAGATGATGGTGCGTAACAAGTACGACGTCCTCTATGCCTTCGCCGACGCTTATGAACCCTTCAAGGGTCGTACCAATACCACCGACCGCCTGGTGGGCAAGATTCGCGATCTCACCAACGCGATTCTCCGCAGCAAGACGGATACCATCATCAACCCTGATCTGGGACCGCAGCTGCAGAGCATCAACGGTGACGTTCTCGTCTCACGCGATCCGATCAACCAGGATCGCATCAATGTGTACGCCAGCTGCACAGGCGTCGCTCCTAACAACGGCGTCGATCTGTACATCTCGTTCTAATTCTCCAGCGGTCAGGATGACAGCTAACTACGATCAGTAACACGGAGGTTTCATGGGCGCAGATATCTATACACGCGGAGCCACCAACTTCGGTGGCGCGTTTGACTCCAATTCGGCCGCGATTGCCTTTGGAACGCTGGACGTCGCTCTCGTGCAGACGGTCAGCTTCCAACACAATTATGCGGCCCAGCGACAATACGAAATCGGGGCCTTCCAGCAGGACGGCACCGCCACCTCCAACGTCTACTACCTGACTGGTCGTACCAGCGGTATGGCCAACCTGAGCCGTATCCTTGGACCACCCGTGGCGATCAAGGCGTTCTACGACAAGTACGGCGACGTCTGCAATGTGGCCAACTCGCAGGACAACAACGATCTCAACCTTCGCTTCCAGCGTGGTTGCGGTCCTGCCGGCGCCACGGTGTCGCAGACAGCGGCGGCCGCTGCTCAGGCTGCTAACCTCACCAACTACCTGTGCAAGTACGCCCTGCTCACCTCGGTGCAGATCTCAGTCCAGGCTGGGGAGATCACGATGTTCTCCGACCAGATGGGTCTGATGTTCACCGGCATGAACCTGCAGAGCGCTTAATCCTGGTTCCCTCGCTTACTCCTCGACCCGCTGGGATTCCCCAGCGGGTTGCTTGTTGTTAGACTGCTCTGACGAGGTAGCTATGGAACATCGAATCGGCGGAACGAACTACGGCACTGTGGGTGCTCCTGACAGTCGTATCCCCAAGATCATCCGCCAGCAGCTCAGTATGAATCCAGGGCTCTCCCCCTTGCAGCCCACGGGAGACTCCTTTTCGTTCTTCAGTCGTTTCGGGGCCAAGAATGCTCCGCCCATCTTTTCGTTCGGCAAGGTCAACCAGGCAGCACCCTTCATGGGCTGGTACAAAGTCGAGCTGGAGAACTCGTACGGCTCGCTGGGTTGTTTCCGTGGTAAGACCAACAACAGCCCCCTCGGTCGCATTGATTTCGAGATGATCCTCCCCGGTCAGCGTGTGCTGGTGATGCACCATCCCGGTGCTACGGTGGGGACCATCCTCTGCGTTGCTCCCAGTAGTCTCTACGACGCCTGGGTCTACCGACCTGGTTGGCTCCTCCAGGGTGCCGGCACCGGCTTCTTCCGCAACGCTGCCCACAACCAGGGTGCCAAGCTCGATCGCAATGGCGGCATGCTCGACTTCTCAGGTGGCAGCCCGATTGACTCACTCCTCCTGGACACCGGCGGAACCTTCATCACCGGATCCACCTTTCTGCATAACCCCTACCTCATCCAGCTCCGGATGTCGGAGATCTGCGGCCTGACCCTTAACTGGGTCGATGAGGCTACCCGCTTGGCCGGCAAGCTCCTGGAGGTCTTCAGTCCTGCTGAGTTGCTCTTCCAGGGCACGGACAGCGGCGTAGAGCCCTTCAGTGAGCGGTTGTCCCTGATCTACGACTGGGAGGGTGTTGGCTACCTCCAGAACGGCGTGGATGCCACGGAGACGACCACCGACAACAAGGTCTGGTACAGTGCCCTCCAGGGCTCCGTGGACCGTAAAGCAGCCGATAAGGCCATCAGGCCCTATGGGCGGGTCGTTGAATATGGCGGTTACCTGGGCCAGGGCGGCTACGAGGCCATCTCCGCCCCTGCCGCTTCATCCACCGTCAATGGGCCAGATCACAATCCTGTGGGCCTCCTGACCATCAGCAAGGGCCTGGAAGGCAGCCTGGCAATCCAAGCGGCCCAGTCGATCAGTCTGGTCAAGCAGCTGGTGAACGCCTACCCTCAACGCCGCAAGGACCCCGCTGACCCCACTGGTGACCGCTCCAAGGGCCAAACGCCCAACTACAAGGGAAGTGGCCTTACTGGCGGTGGACCGGCCCACGTGGTCAAGGCGGCCCTGGATGCCACCGGAACCGCCGTAGACGACGAACTGGCCTACCTGACGGGCTGGAAGGCCATCCACCCCTTTTACTACCATAAGCTCGATTTCGAGCTGCAGAACGACCGAGACTCCATTTTTACGCGGTCACAGGAAAACGTAGATTACTCCCCGATCTCTGCTCGCCGGGCCATGACCCCGGCTACCCCCGTGCAGTGCCGCATTGACCATCGCTACGGTAACGTCGATTATTATCGCCGTACCTCATTCCTGATGCTCCGGCCCGATGGCTCGATCGACCTCGGCGACGGCAGTGGTTGCCACTTTGGTGCTCGCAACGGCAAGATCTTCATGCACGCCCCGGACGGCATTGAGATCCTCTCTGGCGGTCGTACGCTGATCCTGACAGGTGAGCTGGTTACCGTTTCGCACGGCTCCACGGACATGAGTTCCTCCAACGGGGACGTGCGAGTGGCAGCCCAGAAGGGCAACCTTCAGACGCTGAGCAAATCGGCGATCATCGAAGCTACCGACGAGGAAGGCGGCTTCCTCTATCACGACAAGGTAGGAGAAGATGTCATATCTTCAGGAGTGATCCTGAAGTCCAAGACCTCGATCGTGACCTGGTCCGATAATGTCTACATGCGGACCGGAGTGGGCACCCAGAAATCAGGTGACATCGTCCTCGATGCCAACAAACGAAAAAGCTCCATCATTCTGCACGCCCAGCAGACCAACTACTTCACCGAGTCCGGCATCAACATGTGGGTCGGCAACATCGACCAGGGCAAGTTCACGACGTTACACTCCTTCGGCCGCGACGCCAGCATCATTGGCAATCAGTGCGTGATCCGTGGTAACGTCGGGATCATCGGTGCCGACGTGGGTGCCTCCGCTCAGCTCTTTGTCTCCGGCCCTATCTACTCCGGTGCTTCCATCAGCTGCGCTGGGCAGATGGCCGACAAGTCGGGAGCCGTGTCCAAGGTGCCGGATGACTTCGGCAAGAGGCTCAACGATGCCCGCGACAAGAACGAGCAAACGCTCAAAGACGCCCTGAGCGTTGCTGAGCCATTCTACGACACCTATTTCACCAATAATCTCTACGACGACAACCGCCCCGGCAACACGGACCTCATCAGCGACGCCGGCTTCTCCTTCCGCGACGATGATGATTCCCGGCAGTACGGGAGTGCCGCCCTGATTCTCGATGAGCCCAGATGGCAGCGTTGGCTCCGCCTGGGTCTGGCATCCGGTGGTGGCACCTGGCGGCAGGAGTCCATCACCTATCAGGGCAAGAACCTGTTTCCCTATCCCGGTCGCAAGGCCTGGGCGGAGAACCAGATCCTCCAGCAGACCGACGCCAGCGACGTGATCGACTTCCAGAATGGTCGCGTAGCTGATAGAACAGATGCGACCGGAAACGCCACACCAGGCACCCAGCGAATGGTAACCATGCTGGGCAACTTTAAGGTAATGATAGGGTAATCATGGCAGCCAAGAACCTCCCGCCCGAAGCACTCCGTCTGGCTACTGCGACCAAAGAGGATCGGCCCATGCCGCCGCCTCCTCCCAAGCCGACCATGCCGCGCAGCCTGGCGACGGGCGAGGCTCTGGACCCTCGTGCCACCGAGGTCGATAAGGACCGCCTGGAACGCATGAGTGCCCGACACCCCGGTATCGGAGCGGCCATGCAAACAGCTGCAGCTGCGGCCCAGCAGCAAGTCGCCTCCCCGGTCGATGAGGTTCCCTTGAGTGACGAGGACGCCGTGGGCACCATGAAGCCCAGCGAAGGTCCAGCCAAGTCGGCGGTGGAGGATACTAAGCCGGGCGATACCGGGGCCGAAGACCCCGACGCTCACCTCTGTCCCTACTGCGGCTACGACCAGCAGAAGGGCAAGAGCGACGTCCCCGACTGTACGCCCGAAGACAAACTCCAGTACCTGGTGCACCTGAACGGGTTGGATTTCGTCAAAGAGTATTCCATCCTCAACGGGCACATCAAGGTTCAGTTCCGCGTCCTCACCGTCCGCGAGCTGGATGCCATCTCCCACCACGTCATGCAGCTGATGCGAGACGGCAAGATTGCCCTCAGCGAACAGGAGTACGGTGAGTCTTACCTGCGTTGCCGCCTCTACTTGCAGCTCCGCAAGCTCAGCGGCAACCCGTACGAGGGTGGGAGCGTTGAGTTCCCGATGGGCCTTAACAAAGACACCAATCCGGAAGCCGGCAGCTGGCACGTCGGCAGTAAACTCGACGGCGGCCCCGAAGGAGAGAATAACGTCAAACCGGCTACCCTGGATGACGTCACCAAGTTCATGCTCGATAAGTACATCAAGAATGAAGGCATGCAGCGGATGCTCCTTCAGACGCTCCGTGAGTTCAACCGGCTCATGGGTTACATGGAGACGAATGCTCCCCATGCGTCTTTTTGGAAGGGGATCCAGTAGCGAGCCTGACGCTACGTGCGATTCTGCAATACAAAATCGATATCAGGAAATACCGACGCGATGATCCTCGCTTGTGGCGACTGCTGAACATGGCTCGCGAGGAGATCTACCGCAGCGACAAAGTCACGTCGCTGCAGACGCAAATCATCTACAACAGCGCTCTTCTGCAGTGCGGCCACACCATCGCCGCAAACGACAACGGCTCGATGTTCCGCAAAACTTTTGAAACCCTCATCGATCTCGACAAGGATCTGCGTCAGCAGCTCCAGCCCTGGGTAGATGAGGAAGAGGAAAAGAGGCAGATGACTGCCAGCCGTCGTAGCGTTGATCAAATGGTGAAGGAAACCATCGGCGATCTGAACGACCCCAGCTACCGCAAGAAGTTCAATGCGGCGATCAACAAAGTATACGCCGACCTGGCTCCCCCTGAAGGGAAGCAAGATGAGATGGTACAATTTGAAGAAGCACGGTTGAAGCTGATCGAGCTGCGCAAAAAGGAGTGGGGCATCCGCTAATCCAAAATACGTATTTTGGGTCATGCCCAGGAGCCATGGATGGATCCGCAACTTTACTACGGAATGCTGGGGCAAACAGCGTTCCCCCAGTCCAACTTCGGCAACAACTACGGACCAGGTTACGCCCCGGTTGCGTCTCCCCAGCCCTACATGCCCCGCTTCGGCACCGAGAACCTTCCCTTCACCGGGAACCTTATCGGTCGCATGACCATGCCGTTTATCGCTCATCAGCTGATGCGTGGGCAACAGATCGCCATGACTGGCTACGGTCACGACCAGAACCTCTATGACCAGATGAGGAACCGCCAGCTCCTGTTCGCCAGCCGGCAAGCGACATCCATGTCCGCCGCCCTGGACCAGGAAAACCAGATGCGAACCATGCGTGGTTTGTTCCGTGCCGGCGGTGAGCCCTTCGACGCTGGTCAACGACAATTCTCCCGCAGTGTTACCCGCGGCCTGACTTCCATGTCACCGTTCCTGGCCGAAACCCAGCAGGGAGCTGCCTTCCTGGAGTCGATGGGCGGGATGGCGGGGTCAGCAGCCGTCCTCTCTCGACGCCTTTTTGACACAGGACGGTACCAAATTGACCCTGTAAGCGGTCAGTTCGGCCTCTCGACTCAAAGCGTCAACGCCATGACTCGCGACATCTACCAGACGGCGATGAGGCAGCCGTCCCGCTTTGGCTCCATGACTGCCGGCCAGCTGGGCGACATGTACGGACAACTGCAGAGCCGCGGTATGACCACGATGGGCGGCAATCCCATGAACACCATGATGTCCCTCGACCCCAGCATGCTGGCCAGTGCAGCCAAGAGGCAGAATGTATCCATGTCGGGTGGTGTCAGCAGCCTCAGCGTCAAAGATGTCGACAAGCTCCTGGGTGATGACCAGGTGGCCAACAAGCTGCGGGCCTTCGATAGCGTTAAGGTCAAACAGACCCTCGAAGGTTACAGCAAAGCCATCGACGCGATCAAAGACATCATGGGCGACAACGGCGAGCACAACGCCCCGATGCAGAAGATCTTCTCCGCGCTCGAGGAAATGAGCATGGGCTCCATGAACCGCATGGGAGCCTCTCGGGTGTCACAGATGATCGGCCAGACCTATGCCATCAGCAAACGGGTCGGCATGCCGATTGAGAACGTCCTGGCCCTCCAGCGGCACGGAGCCGACGTTGCTGCCCGCCTGGGCCTGGATCCCTCCTTCGCGATGGGAGCAGCTCAACAGGGTATGCTCGCCAACGGTGCCTATCGCAACATGGGCCTGGGACAACAGAACTACTTCGGAGCCATGAACGTCAACGAGTTCACCCAGGCGGGTGCCAACTCCTACCTGACCGCCTCCGCCAGCCAGTCAGCCAAGAACCTGGCTGCCATTGTGCGTGCCTACGAGACTGATCCAGCCGGTGCCAAGGATCCCACACTCAAAGCCATTGTGACCGCCGCCAAGGCCGGCCAAGGCTCCTTCATCGACCCTGCCACCGGCAAGTCGAGGAACTTGAGCTTCGACAATATGTCGACCACCAACCTCATGCAACGAGCGGGCCTGACCCAGTCTGCCGCTCAGCAGGTGATGCGACAAGACTACGCCCTCCAGGCGACCATCAACAAGTACGACTTGGGTAAATCGGTCATGCCGGCCCAGGGCGATGAACTGCGAACCATGGCGGCAGCCCAGACCGGTGCCATTGTCCGTATGAGCCTGGGTCAGCGGGTTAGCGACGGTGCCGCCAGCTCCATTGCTGACAAAGCCAGCCAGGGCATCATCAGTGACTTGGGCCGTCTGCAGCCCTCCGAGATGCAGGATCCCCAGAAGGTCCAGGCGATCGTCAAACGTCACCTGAGTGCCGATTCCGAGTACAACAAGCTGCCCGCCACGGAGAAGGCCAAGATTGAACGTGAGCTGTCCCTGACGCTACCAGGTCATCTGGATGAGATGACCCGCAACAGCCAATTCGGTCAGTTCCAGAACTTCGCTAACGCCATGTCGTTCACCAGCCCCAACCGATTCAAGGCCGAAGCCCGTCTTAACCAACAGGCTTCCTTCGACAGCCGTGCTCGCGAATCGCTACGCTCCCTCAACAAGGGTGGCGGTCTGCTCATGCGCGTGGTCAGCTCCCTGCAGGACGTCAAACTGACTGATACTGCCGGCATCAGCCAAGTCGTCGCCGGTGTGCTCGGTGTGCCGACCAAGGAAGTGAGCAGCAAGCTCACCGGCCTGGTCACTGACATCGAGAAGGCCCGTCGCGGTTTCGCTGAGAAGCAGGCAGCGATCGACAAGGTCACCGATCCTGCTGAGCGGGAACGGCTAACGAAGGAACTGGAAGCCCATGAACTTGGCATGAAGGCTACAGCCGATCAATTTGTTGCACTCGCCACCAAAGAAGGTCTCTACAACGAAAACGGCTTCACCAGTAAGGACATCAATGATGTTAATCGCATGCGTCTTGCTTCTGATACTACTCGCTCCGATCTGGCTGGAATCGGGGGTAACTTTAGCACTCAGGTCACGGCTGCTCAAGGCTCAGCTGCAATTGAGCGTATCAAAGGGAAAGCCACCACCGAAGACGCCATGCTCTACATCAAGACCAAGAACCTGGCCGCTGCCGACGCCGGCAGCGTCCCTGACTGGTACTCCAAGAAAATCAAAGCAGCCAACCCCACCGCCAGTGATGCGGTCATCAAAGCTAAGTACATCCGCGAAGAGATACAAGGACGATCGCCCAGCGCGCAGCAGATCACCGAAGCTCAGCAGCAGCTGAACGCCGGCAAGCTCGACATGGACGAAGGCACCCTTTCCAAGTTTGGTCGTGTTCTGGCTAACCGGGACCGCGAGCGGGTCAACCCGCGTGCCAGCCGGCAGGAGATTGAACAGTACGCCGCTGCCAATCCCAGCATGTCGCACGTCCAGATCGAAGCGGTACTCAACGCTAGTCGCCGAGCTGATCGACTGGGCCTGACCGAGGCGGAGATCGGTTCCAAGCGATCCATGAGCATGGGTTACTATGGTGATGTCAACAAGGCCATCCAGAAGCGACTGGATGCCTTCTACGATCCCACCATGGCGGAGATCAATAAGCACGGCGGCATCACGAAAGAAGGCTACGCCGGTGCCATGGGCGAACGGCAGAAGGCACGCGACACTGGCTTCAACTACTTCAAAGGTTCTGCAGACTACTATGCCGTCCAGGACGAAGACAGCGATCTCAATCAGATGCTGAGCGGTAACGCCAGCCGGATCATCGCGATGGGCAAACAGGGTCAAGGCTCAGTAGCTACCCTGGAGGCAGCCCAGAAGATCAACGCTCTCCTGGCAGAGAAGCAGAACCTCACTGATTCTTACTTTGACGGTGATGCAGCTCGTGCCCAGGCCGGCGTCAGCACTCTCGACCTCAGCAAGTCGGGTAACGCGAGAACTGAGCGGGACGCCTCTCGTCGTCTGGCTGCGATTAACGCTGAACTCGGTAATTACGCCAAGCAGGGCATGCGCGGGATGTCTGTTACCGAAGGAACAGCTGCCCAGGCCAAGGCCGATCAGGCCGAGATCGCTTCTCTCTTCGGGAACGACAAAGACGCTGACTCCTTGGCCAAGCTGCTACCTAAGTATCGTGCCCTGGGCGGCAGCATCAACGAAGCTGAGGACTTCCTTAACGCCGGCAAGTCGCTCGATGCCGCAGCTAAGGAAAAGGGTGTCACCCGTGACACGTTGATCAAGAACATGAAGTCTGACGACGACATGTCATCGATTCGCGACCGTTACCTTAAAGGTGTGGGAATGGGCGTCACCGAAAGTGACGTTGCCGGACTCAAGAAGATTCGTGACCGCCTGGGCGAGAAGTTCGAGGAAGAGTCCCTCGGCCAAGGTAACATCCGCGGGCAGGTCGACTCCTATCTCAAGCTATTCGGATCAGACGCCAACGAGACACGGCGTCAGGAGATCGCCGATGCTGCCGGCCGTGGCGGTGGCCATACCCTGTCGGGTCGTCTCCAGGATGCCCGCAGCCTGGCAGCAGTGGCTGCAGCTGGGCAGGCCCTGATGGAAAGCGGCACCGACGCTGATAAGGTCAAGGCCCGTCAACTGTCCAGTGCTCCCATTCCGATGCTCCTCTCCGAGTACAACAAAGTATCAGGTTCGGATTACCACACTAAGGAGTTCCGCAAGACCTACGGCCTTACCAAAGACGAAGACTTTACCGCCTTCAAGCGCCGTGCTGATCGGTTCAAAGGCAGACTCCGTGGCGGCGAACTCGACACCGGACAGATGCTCACCGATTTCGAGTCAGCCCGTACCACAGAAGAGCAGCGGGAGCAAGCCAAGACGAGCCAGGGTCAGGGCAAGGACAAGTGGCCTAGCACACTGAAACTGACCGGCTCCGTCCGCCTGGAGGGCGGTTCGATTACGATGGATACTAAGACCAGTGGTCAATTGAGCAACGTCTAAGAGGCAGGCATGGCGACGGCTTTCTTCCCTAGCGGACCGGGACGCATTGTGCAGTTCAACGATTCCTTCGTTGACGGCAGCCTCATTCCGCTCAAGATGGACAACCCCATCACGTTCCAAGAACATCGCTCCATCGTCACCCGACTCAACGGACAGCCCAAGGTCAACTTCCAGCTCATGCACACGGTGGGTAACACCGTCTATGCCAATATCTTCGGAGACCGGTCCAGCCCGCTGACGATCTCGGGCCTGTCGGCGGCTCGCGGCTGCGACAACAACACCCAGCACGGTATCGAACTGGCTCTCCAGTGGTACTCGGATTTTCGTGCCTCCAACTATCAACGCCTCATCCGCATCATGATCGGGCAGCACGGCTTTGACGCGCTGCTTGTCGGTTTCCCGTTCGACATCGCCGACGCCGAGTCGGGCGTGGTGAACTGGACCGCCGAACTCATTTCCATCCCGGAGAAGAGATAATGGTCAACGATTTTCGCTGCCTGCTCGCCAACCTGACACCGACCCAAGACTTCGATCCTGGTGAAGTCTTCGTACCGCCGGACTATACACCACGTACCTTGGATCGATTTGAATTGACCATCCGTAATGTACTGTTCGGCACCAACCCCGACCGGCTCATGGTCAACTATCGCTGTTTCCAGTTCCTCCGCCTCCTGCATGCCAGCAAGTGGGCCGAGGCCGTTACAGCGGTCGATCGCCGCACAACCTACGACCCGTGGATCTGGCCCGGCACCCAGGTCAACTGGAGCAAGGAGGTCATCAGCAACTCCACGCTGGGAATCCTGCTCTCCGGCATCGTGACCCCCAACGACGCTGAGGGGGTCTGCAATGATCTCTATACCGTTCGGATCAATAACCTCGGCACTGCTACCATCCTCCGTCGCTCAGTCACTATCGCCAACATTCCCTACACTTTTAGCAACGGCGTCAGCAACCCGATTGCCCTGGGTAACACCGGCCTGAACGTCGTCTTCAATGCCGTACCCAGCAACGGTCAATCCGCTGACATCCTCGTTCCCCGTGAACCGGGTTGGAGCTTGGGTCAAATCGAACTGGAGATCATGGATAAGGTCGATTTCGGGACCATCAGTGCTTTGGTGAACGCCGGCACTGACATGCAGTCCATCACCTCGACTAACCTCTGGTACCGCAGTCGAGACACGCAGGCTCGGTTGTGTGGCATCGTCATGGCTCTGGTCAACTACGCCCGATCGAGGTCCTGATGCCGCTTGATCCTCAAGCCAAACTGGTAGTGCTCTCGTTCACCGACGATAAAGCCGGTGAGCTGGAGATCGACGTCAACGGGACCACGTACGTCTACAACTTCGCGCAGTATACTTCTTCTTTCGGACTCAACGAGATCCCCACAGCGGAAGTGACTGTGGCGGTCGGGATGGCCCTCAATGGCGACGCTGCAGGAAACCTGGCGACAATCCACGCCAGCGCCTCGAAGTTGCGCAGGCTCTATAAGGCCCGTGTCTACGAGACCGCATCCGGAGGTTGGGACGCTACGGGCAAGACCTGGCCCAACGGGCGACTCAAAGTGTTCGACGGCTACTTTGAGGGCTATGGCCACCACACGTCGGAAGACGGCAAGGTCTCCGTCATTGTCTTCCTGCGTCACTGGCTCCTGCAGCTGACCTTCAGCTCGGCGATCTCCTCCATCTCCCACGCCGGCAACCCTTGGCAGTTTTCTGCCAAAGCCCTGGCGGTCGCTACCGGCGGTACCACCAGCCAGGATCAGTACGGCCTAGTGGGTCATATCCCCCTTTCCAACTTCATGGCCTCCGACATCACGGTGGACCTGTGGGGAGCGATTAAGAAGCTCTTTTCCAAAATTGCAAATACTTCAACGGTCAGTGTAAACATTACAGCCCAGTGCCTTCAATTCTCCCTGGATAACCCCCTCAAGAACGACGTGGCCCTGGAGGCCCTCCGTCGCATTGAAGGACCAGGGGAGACCACCGATCTAGCCTATGATTACGGCTGTCCCATCCAAATCGACCCTGCCCTAACCGCCGCCCAGATCGCCATCCGCGACACCATCGCCAGTGCCTCCATCCGGAGCCTTGCAAACTTTACCATCTGGGACAAGCTGGTCGGGGAGATCCTCCCGATGTTCGGCCTGGCCATCGTGCCCATGGTCAACCGGGCCATCGTGGTAGCCCTCAACCCGCTCTACAACCAGAAGGTGTGGCGAAGCATCCCGACCAGCGACTACGAGAGCGGTGACTCTACCAAGCGATTTACCTACCCCCTGCGGGGTGTGGCCGTTTATTCCATGTTGGAATCTCCCACGGGAGTCGGGAAAGAAGCGACGATCGCCAACCCGCAGCTGGTCGGCGGCTGCTTTATTGCCGGCTCCATCCTTCCTGGTGAAGGGGTCTACCAGTTCATCCCGGCACCGATGTGGCTCAGCAACTACGCCAACGTCCTGAGCGGCAAAAGCAACCTCGACAACTTCCGCAACAACGAAGTCGGGCCGAGTGACACGGGGAAGAACCAAGCTAATAGCAGCCCCGCACCGGGCATCGGCGACATCCGTGACGCCTACAAGCAATACGCTCAGTTCGCCTATATCTCGAACAACCTGGCTGACAGCGGCGGCAGTTACGCCCTCAAGCACCGTTTCGATATCGCTCCCGGATCCATCGTGCAAGTGATGGGTCGCAAGCTGAATGGTACTGACACCCTGGCTACCAACGAGTATGGTATGGTAGCTCGCGTCAGCCACTACCTCAGTGCTGAAGGGCCGGCAGCAGGTACCTCGATCATGCTCACCAACATGCGCAGCGAGTCGGATTATGCTGATGCTCGCTTTGGGATCAGCAAGCACCCGCTCTTCACCAGTGCCTCCGTCTTCGGTGCCGGATTACACGGAGCTCCGCTGCTGTCTGAGTTCAGGAGTTACACCTAATGGCCAGTAAACTCGAAAAGGAGCTGACCGAGCCCTATACCGCCTGGAAGGCCGGTAAGTCACCGACCACCAACAAGGCGATGCTCACCGCTTTGCAGCCCTCCATCGACAAAGCAATCAATATCCACGTCCCTGGGCAGAACAACCCCCTCCTCCAGGGCCAGGCCCGTCTGATGGCTCTGCGCAGCCTCGACAACTACGACCCCAAGCAGGCAGCCCTGGGCACACACGTCATCAACACCTTGCAAGGCCTCAAGCGGCAGAACAAGAAACAAACCGATCTGATCCGCGTCCCGGAACGAGCCGCTCAACTGCACGGTGCCATCATGGGTGCCACCCGCAGTCTCCAGGAGGAGCACGGCTACGAGCCCAACGACTCGCAGATCGCCGACCACCTGGGCATCAACTTATCGCAAGTCCGCAAGATGCAGAACTTCCACCACGGCCTGTCAGAAGGATCCTTCGGGGACGACGGCATCTACAGCGAGGCAGCCGGCAAACCAATCCACTCACTCACCATCGACCTGGTAGCAGACGACCTGGGCAAGATGGACCGCCACATCCTCGACCACACGCTGGGGATCAACGGCAAGAGCGTGCTTCCCACCTCGGAGCTGGCCCGTAAGCTGAAGGTCAGCGACGGTTACATCAGTCAGCGTCGTCGTTCCATTCAGCAGATGCTCGATCGCGTCCAATACCTGAGTAAATAATGGCGGATTATGTTGACTACAGTTCTGACCTAAAAACAGCGATGGAGACGCTTCGCGCGCAGCTGCAAGCAGACGACTGGGTGCTGCCGGCCATCCAGGGAGACGTTTTCGATCCCGCCGCCTACACCAAGGCACTCAATACCAGCAATCTGAACGTCGCTACTGCCAAAGCTGTCTCCGATCCTTCCGCTCCTGGGACCTCGGGAGACATGACCGCTGGGCCACTCCAAGTCGATCTGCTGGATTCACTGCGTCGTGCGTTTCTGCACCGCCACTGTTATCCTTGGAATAGGTGTGTTGCCCTGGCCCGTGGCCGGGACATCGCCCAGGCTGACCCCCAAGGACCGCTGCAATCCCAGCTTGATTACCTGCAACAGGTCCTCAAGCAGGGTCGAGGAGAAAACCAGCAGTGACCTACGACATGACGGTCATCAACGGTATCGAGAACGTCATCGCCCGTCCCGGCATCCCTTACCAGATGACCGTGGATCTTCGAGGCAGCGGCTCGGGCTCCGTCATCTCCGGTATTCAGAAGACGATTCAGCGCTTCATCATCCTGCTCTTCACCGAGATGGGTTCGGTGCTCTTCTGGCCCAACACCGGCTGTCGCTTCATGACCGACGTCAAGCAGGGCCGTCTCCGCACCGCCGCTGACGTAAGCCAGTCTTTCGCGTCTGCTATGATAGACCTGCGACGCCAATTCGCTCTCCAGGTGCTTGATACTGACACCCTCACGGATCAGATCGACAACGTGGAGTTGCTGAGTGCCGACATCGGCGATGGTCGCGTGACGCTTTCCCTGAAATTGACCACTCTGGCCGGGGACAGCCCGGATATCCAAGTGACGTTGCCGACCCTGCCGAGGACCTCATGATCACAGCTCCCACTCTTGAGACGCTGGCACCTGATCTGGTGACCAACCTCGCTGACTCCACGGTACGGCAGATCGTGGAGTTTGATCCGCAGATCGACAGCTCCCGTGGCGCGGTGTATGACGTGCTCTCGCGTATCCACGCCCTGCTGACAGCCCAGACCACCACGCTCTACAACGAAGTCCTGGCTAACCGCAGCTTGACCCTGATCAAGAATGACCCCGCTGCGGCCGACCCCGATATGGTCACCGACATCGTGGCCAATTTCGGCATCGACCGTCTCCCCGCTGTCGCGGCCGAAGGTGAGATCAAGATCATCCGCGATAACGATACTCCCTTGGTCGTACCCGTCGGCAGCATCTTCTTCTCAGGACCGCTGCAGTTCACTACGACCACCGTCTTCTCGGCACGCAATGACCCCGGTGATATCGCCACCCCGACTGATCGGCTGATCACCAAAATTGACAACGACAGCTACGAGTTCACGATCACCATTGTTTGCTCGCAGACGGGCAGCGTCGGCATGCTTCGTGCCGGAGCCATCGTCACGCCGAATGTGGTCCCCACCGGCTTCACCTCGTCTTACGCCGCCAGCGATTTCCGCAATGGCATTGATTCCGAGACCAACGAAGATCTCATTGACAAGCTGGAAGCTGGAGTAGCCCGTCCCTCCTTCGCTTCCCGCCCTGCCATGCGTGCCCTGCTGCGTGGCGACACCACCCTATCCGATTTCGTCTGTGATTCCATCATTGGCGCCGGCGACGCCGAGATGCGACGTGATCGTCGTTTCCTGATCCCTGTGGGAGTTGGTGGGCGAGTCGATTGGTATGTGCGAACGGATGAGGTAGCCCTCAAAACACAGATCACCAAAACCGCTGTTCTCTCCGAGAAGCTGACCACCAGCGACGGCACCCCTAAAAGTGTCTGGCGTATCCTCATCACCAAAGACGATATGCCCGGCTTCTACGAGGTCGCCTCCATTCTGCCGGTCGGCTCGACCCTGGGCGGCTCCTTCGCAGTGCAGAGCCTCTCACGGGGCGTCAACATTGGCGTCGATGATCCCGACGTCAGTAACCCGGTGGATGGCCGCTATAGCCGTTACCAGACCGCGACAATCGACTTCATTGATACTGCGACCGATGTCACAGCCTTGGCGATTGGAGCCACAGCGTCCTACAACGTCGTGCTCTCCGCCATCAGCCGGATCGCCGCTATTCAGGATGGCTATGCTTCCAACAAGCTGGTGGACCATCCTGGGGCGGACTGCCTGGTGCGGGCTCCCTTCCCCTGCTGGGTCAGCGTCGATCTCTCGCTCACCCGTCAGGACACCGATCCGCTCTTTGACAACGGAGCCATCCAGGACGCTGTGGCCCGTGTAATCAACCGGACTAACTTCATCGGGAAGCTCTACGTCAGCGACATCATCAACGCGGTCTATTCGGTGATCGGCACGAACGGTAAAGTGGCACGAGCCTCAGCACGAGGACGGTTAGTCGATAACCAGGACAACACCCTCCTGTTTGACTCGGCGACGTTGATCGACATTCCCTACTTGCCGCTGCAGGGCATCAGCTACCGTACCGTGCAGTTCTTCTCGTCGATTGACGACATCTCCATCACCGCCACCAACAGCATCCCCGTATCGAGATAGCAATGGTCTACCCCGAGCAGCTGGATCTTCCGGATGAGGTGCTGACGGCCCTGGGGTCGTTCTGGTCGAACACGGACCGTGATCCGCTGACGAAGAACCTGATCAGTGCCCGTCTGCTGCAGGACCGGCACGCCCTGGGACTCCTCGACGACTACCGCAACAGCTTCAGCCGACAGAAGTGCCCTCTCCTCATGAAGCAGGAAGCCCTGCTTGTTCGACTGCGTGAGTCAGACCGCTCTACAGCCGATTCCCTATATCGTTTCGATGACCCCAACCTTTTCTTCGATGGCAGTTTCAACTACGGTCAATTCAACAAAAACGTCTTCAGTTGGTCCCTGCCGGACGGCCTGATTGATGTCGCTTTGATCATAGACAGATTGGATGGATCCACGATCAGCTGGTTTGGCGGTGTGGACTACAACATCGTCAATAGTAAGCTGATTTTCGCTAAAAACCCGTTCAACGAGCCCGGTGCTCCTGTCAATGACATCATCGACGCCGGCGTGGTGGTCGATCGCGAACTCTGGGTCTGGTTCTGGGGCTGCCGCTCCGAGCTGCACTACCTTTACAACTTCTACGGCTACGCTGTGGGGCTGCCCACTGTCTCGACTCCCACTGCTCGCCGTGCCGTCAATGGTGTCTACGACGCCATCACAAAAACCAACACGATCAGTAACACGATCGCCTTGCTGTCGGCCATCACTGACAGCGGCTTTGCGATCCGTGACGGCGAAGTGGTGGAAAACGTCTTCTACAGCGCCACCGAACTGACCATTGTCACCTCAGATCAGGTTTACCGAGGCAACGACAGTGCGACAGCAACGGTCGCAGTCGGGGACGTGCTGCGGTCCGGTCAATCCCTGACCAGTGCGGTAATCGTTAATCGATTGAACCATGGTTTCATAGACAGCGTGTTCCCCTATCTGGAGATTCAACCAGAGTGGCTTGATATCAGTAGTCCGCCTCTCCTGGTCGGTGAAACCTCAGTACCGGTGCGTACCACGGTCAACACCGACACGGGCTTCCTGGAGGTGGAGTTCGATCTCAGCGCTAATGATGACGTCTTCTGGGCCGAAGTACGCAAGCGGGAAGTAGCCCAGGGGATCAGCCTGGCCAAGATGATGCTCGGATTGACAGTCGATGATCCTGAGCCGGCTGCTGGTATGCTCCCTGCTACCATTTCGCCGCTGCGCTGGGTGATGGATAACTTTCTGCGGAACGCCATCGCCGTAACCATCTTCACCGGTCAGCTGGGCAAGAACTCTCTCCCGCTCACCAATCTGAGCCGGTTGCGGCATGTCAGTGCCCCGCACATCTGGTACATTGTTCAAATCATTTGCGACGTCAACTTCGATGGTTACACCATCCCCGAGCCTGACGTCAGCACCATGGATTTCGTTGAAGTATCCTTGACGCCCTGGGTCTCCGAAGAACCTGACGTCACGATCGAGAACACAGGAGTGGATTGCAGATGATCACCGCTATCATGGCTGAAGGTGCCCGCATCCTGGCGAACATGATGATTCCCGGCAACGAGAAGTTCATCCCCCGCGAGATGTACGTTGAGTTCAAAAACGTCGTCTCCCCCAGTGACGCAGTCACCGTGCCCAGCTTTGCGTTCACGGACGGCGTGGACTACTATGCCGGCCTGTCTGACCCGTTGGACTACCTGCGGGTGCCGCTGGGTTTCCTGGCCCCTTCCGCCAGCGACGATGACTACGTCGACAACATTCTGTCGATGATTGGTAACCCCGGTGACGGCGGTCAAACAGTCGGCGTGAACGGTCTCAGCTTCAGCAGTGGTTCCAACTCCAAGATCTACGGCGGAGCCGTGGTCGCCATCCTCAACCCGAATGACCGTTCCCAGGATCTGCAGCTCTGTCGCTTCTACATGCAGGGTGCTGAGCAGTTCCTCTTCTCACCAGGCAGCCAGAAGCTGATCGTGGTGCGTTTGCCGTTCCTGTCTCCTGACGCCTAAGTTCGGTTAAGATGGAGAAGTGCAAGGAGGCACTACATGAGCACGGCACGGTTGATCGTCGATGGTGAGCCAGTACGCGCAGGAGTCGCCAATCGCCCGCTGGGTGATCTGCAGCGACAAATCGATGACCTGCGTACGCTCCTGAACTCCCTGTCAGCCGGACGCCAACTCATCATTTCGGATGTGGCCCTGTCCAGTGATTGCGTCGTGGGTCAGCCCGTCTCCTGGGATGAGGGTGCTCTCAACTATCGGCCCGCCCTGGCTGTCGCCAGCCAATCGAGCGGCTACCTTCGCCTGGACCCCCTGGCCAAGGTGATCGGCGTTGTCCGTGCCAAGACCGGCTCCCTGCGTGGCGACCTGACCATCTTCGGCGTCGACACCATCGACTTGACCGCCAGCACCGGTTCCGTCACTCCTGCGGATGGTGATTACTTCCTGTCCGCCGTCACCCCCGGCAAGCTGATTACCGGCACCCCTTCGGTCTCCATTCGTGTCCTGTCGATCTTCAACGGCAAAATTGTCGTAGACCCGTGGCGGCCTGACCTTCTCGAATCACACACTCACCTGAAGTTCGATCTCTTCTGCAAACCCGCCGGCACCGTGACTCCCCCCGGCTCCGGAGTACGACACACGATCGGCAGCCCCGATAACACACAGACGGGCTGGCTGCCCGCCGGCAACAGCATCTTCGCCGGTAACGCGCCGGCAGGAGCCGTCTGGGGGTACAACCTCACCAAGCATCCTCAACTGGCAGCGGTGTGGCCTCCGCTGGATCTGGCGTCGGTTGATCTCGTCTGGGATAAGGGCCTCAGCCCGATCTACAGTGGCATGTCGGTTGCCCAGGGCCACAACGGTGCCTGCATCATCGACAAGAACGGCCTCTGGTGGATGAGCGACTGTTACCAGGATGTCCCCTGGCCGTATGACTACCCTGCCACTCCTCCGACCGATGGCGACACGCCGGAGTGCCCGCGTAATGTCTACATGAGCCTCAAGCTCTATTTCACTCGTCTGCGGTTCAGCACTGAGACCTCGGTCGTCACCAGCCTGCGCAGCCTCGACACCAGGCTCAAAGTGATCTGTGCCAGCGACACGACCAAAACAGCTACGGTGGGCGATCTCCTCCTCAATCTCGACTTTGCCCTGTCCACCCTGGCAGGGAACACTCGCGGCTCCCTGGCTCTCAAGGAACTCACCGAAGACGGCAAGTTCACCCAGGGCCGTGTCACCGAGGGTATCTACGCCACCTCTGACACCATCCTCCTGACCAGCGATCAGACACCCATCCACCTAGTCGATGGGGACAGCTCGACGCCACTGGTGTACCAGGGCCTGGTGGGCATCTCGGCTGTACCTGAGAGCCTGATTGAGCTGACGGCGGAGTTCGTCCGCCTCAATGGCGCCGAAGATAACATCTACCAGGACATCCCTTACGTCAGCTTCCCCAAGGGACAAGCCTCCTCAATTCGTGTCTCTTTCCGTGTACCGGCCTCGGCCATCATCTCAGCAACACTGAAGATGAAGCTCCGCCTCTTTGGCCCCGTAGCGGGTACCTTGCCAGCCATGACCGCCACCGCTCGGCGTATCCCGGTCAACCCGACCACACCAGCCTCGGTGCCCGGCACAGGAGCCGAGTTCAGCGTTACTGTCAACACCGCTGTTACCTTCACCGGTACTAACCAATACGTGGACATTGAAGCCACGCCGTTCGACGTGGCTGCCGGCGACACCGTGCTCTTTAGCATCGGGCGTGGGGCTTCCGATAGTTACAACAGCAACATTGGCCTCCTCGCCATCAGCTCGCAACTGGTTAATAGCTAGGGTCCACTATGCCGCTCGGCCTGACTAATCTTGAATGGCGGAACCTCAACGAGGGCCGCAGGTATCCCCTGGCTGACAGCGCCGGCGGGAGTGACCTGACCGGCCTTTTCCTTCTACCTAATAGTTTCCTGGTCGCCATCGATCTCCCGGTGCATGCCGCCATGACGGTCGACCCGGCACGCTTCTTCCTTTACAAGCTGGGCGTCTACGGCACTGGTTACTCGGTCACCATTGGCTACAGCCCCTCCAGTGGTGGTCCCACCGTTCCAGTTGCTTCTGCCCTCATCGACAAGCAAACGCTGACTCCCGGCCGTACGTACGCCCTGTCTGGCATCGAGCCCTTCGATGACACCTCCGGCAAGCTGACCATCGGCAAGACCGATGACATTGATTTCCAGCCCAGCGGCTACTTCGAGTTCTCTTTCAACGAAGGCCAACTGGATCCGGATACCGTCCGCCCCCTGCTACAGAGCATGATCTCGTTCACCGTAGTCAACGGGCAACAGGAGAGCGCTCGAATCTACGGTGACGCGGTGTTCACGGACGGCATCGGTACCCAGTGGGTTGCTACTCAAATCGCCGGCCAACCAACCCTCCTGCAGCTCAACGCCTCCACCGATCTCAACTTTGCTGAAGACTGCGTCTGCAGCGGCGACGTCACCCAGGCCACGCCAATCCGCTTTATCAACGACATCCCTGGGGACAATGAAGGAAACTACAATCTTCTCGGCACCGCTTGCGTCACCCTGACGCCGGCCACCAACGGCCTGATCATCAGGAACCCCTGTACCGAGCCCTGTGCCACCTGTTCCGACTTGGAAGCGATCACCGCTGACCTTCAGCGTCTCCTGGCCCAGGCAGCCATCGTGGAAGGCTTCGGCTCCGTGCTGCAAGCCAACAACGCTGTGTTCCAGTCGACCGTGTTGGGTGCTCGTCTCTCCGACCGTGGATGCGTCACAGGGGGTGGGTGATGCCGTCGTTTGACGCTGATCATCTACCTCGTATCTCCGTGGATCAGGCCCCCAAGACGGGACACAATTACCCGTTTGTGGGATCTTCTGATCTCAGCGGCATTATCCATGATCTCTACCTGGCCTACGGCCCAGCTGACATCAACACACCAGCGGACTACAACGTCGCGCGGTTTGCCTATCCGCTTCGCATCACTAAGCTGCAGCTCCCCGAAGTCGTCGATGATTTGACCTGGGAAGAGATCTCTCTGCTGTGGGAGACCTGGGACACGGACTGGGAGGATTCGCTCTCGGGGCCTGTCACCCGTGTTGCTCCGATCATCAAGGATGCTAACAACGTCACCGTCTTCGACCCCGTAGCCGAGAGTGCCCGCTACCACGTCGTTCCCTGGGGTGCTGACCGTCTGGTCATGGAATGGCTGACCGCCGACAAGGTCTTGCGTCTGGTAGTCACCAGCAGCGGCATTGCTCTCTACGAGGATGCCTACGTTCCCACGGCCGCGATCCTCGACCCGCGTACCTACACCCAAGTCAATGGCGGCATCCACAGCGTCTTCGGCGGCGGCATCTATACCGCTCCTACGTTCAAGATCGTCGCCGGTTACAACATCCGCATCGACGTTTCCGACACTGTTGTCACAGAAGGGACCAGACGGTCTACGACACTCGCTTTCAACGCCGTTGCCGGCGCCGGCCTGGGTAAGACCCCCGGTTGCGACGGCACCGTCGATTACCTGACCACGATCAACAAACAGGCACCTGACGCCTCGGGCCGATTCTTCCTCTCTACCGATGACTGTTACCGCCTCCAGGTGCCTGTCTCCATCTCCGCCGGCTCAGCACATACGACTCCCAACGCACTAGCCATCTACAGTGCCTGCGACCAGGTCTGCCCGCCTGTGTTTTACGTCAATACCTACAAGGCCGTCTCACGACTCTGGGATCGCTGGCAGGACATCGCCAACACGCTCAAGGAAGCACGAGACGATTATCACTCCAGTGTCGAGCGCTGGTTGGCAGAGCGAGATTGTCGACGCAATAACCCCGCCAAGCTCATGGTCACCCAGGAGCCTAATTGCCGTGTGGCTGTCAGCGGCATCTACTGCAATGCTGGCAAGAAGTGTCTCATTCCGCTGGAGATGCGATTTAAGTTCGAGATGATCGGTGGCTCCCCCAGCTCCACGCCAACGCTGTGCGGTCCAGCGTTCCGTTATAACTCCAGCCTGGCGATCGAAGAATCTGTTCCACTCAATGGAGCCTGGCCCCTCTTCTACACCAAGTTCGACTATGCCGATCCTCAGACCAGCAGCTCGGTTCGCTTCCGTTTGTGCATCCCTGGTTGCAGCGGCAAACAGGTTAAGGTTACTATGACCGTCCACTCGCCGACAGTCGGGGATGCCGAGGAGTCTGTGATCCTGGGTGGACCGAGCAATGGTAGTCTCTACGACACACGTGCTAGCCTGAACCAGACGGTTCCTCTGAACTCTTCCCCTCCTGTCACCGGAGGCGTTTGCAGCTGCTAACCTATGCCCACTACATCCCACGAACATTGGTACGACCAGACCACCGACAACGGCTACCCGTTGAGCGATCTGGCGACGCGCGTGGACGACGCCGGACAAGTGCTGCAATCCGGCATCATTATCGACGCTAAGATCAAGTTCCCTGATAGCCTGGGTAGCGATCTTTACTTCTCGGCACTGACCAGCGGCCCCGGCATGTGCACGGTGATGATCAACGCTTGCAGTGATCCCTCAACGCCTGGCGTTCCCGTTGCTGCCGCCACTCTCGTCAAGAAGAGCGACCGCATGATGGTTCGACTCACCCCTCTCGTCAAAGGGGTGGGTGGTTGGATTGTCTTCGGTCCCGTGGTCATCGACGATGCCCTGGTTTCACACCGCTTCAGCACGCCATCTCAGTCGATCCTGTCGCGCAGGGCTGCTTCCAGCTATGAGGCTCTCCCGGTGTCGTCCATGAAGGGTGATCAGGCGGGAGACGCCCTAACCGGCATCGTCAATTTGGTTGGCCAGGCTCCCTTCACGATCGCCAAGGAAGTTCGCACCATCAATGGCAAGCCACGCAACTGCATCGTCATGAGTCTCTCAGACGGTCAAGGTGACGAGTTCAGTACCGCTACGACGCCGATCATCCAAACCTACCTGGGGCCGTGCGACACCCGTCCTGAGAGTAATACCTGTCCTGACCCGCAACCCATCGAGAGCATTTCCCAGGTGCAGCCTAGCTGTGCTGGGCAGATCATCCTGGACTTCCAGGGCTGCGCCTCAGTCACCCGCTACACCGATGGTCACGGCTTTGTCCTCAACTGCTCCATGCCACGGCAGGCCGTCTGTTCCGCTCCGCAGATCGCCGACTCGGACGGCAAGCTACCCAACGAGTACCAACCGGTCATCATCACCGGCACCACGACCACCACGACAGGGAGTACCCAGCCTCCGGACGGCACTACCCCTGGTACGATTACGCTGCCTTTTGAGGTGTGCTTCCGTGCCGGCACTGCTCCCAACTTTGCCGCCATCGAAGGGAGCTTCAGCTTTACCTCTGCTTTCGGCAGCGACCCGAACGCCGATGGCTATTGCACTGCTTTCAGTGATCTGGGTCAAGCTCTCCAGGCTGAGGACATCTTCGACACCAATCTGGCCGGTTGGGTCGGCACGGACATGAAGACGGTCGACCGCTACACACTCTGCCATTTGAAGCTGGTACCAGGCGACATCGGTGCCCAGCGTAACGGCGGGCTCATGATCAACTACCGCTTCTCGGGTGGTACTCCCCGTTATTTCCTGATCTTGATCGATTACCCGACACAGAACCTGCTCATCCGATACTACAACGGCTTCACGCTGGTCACCATCGCCCAGACCGAAATGGTCGTCACGATGGGAGACTGGTATTCAGTCTCTGTGACGACAGTGGATGAGGGCAACCTGGGCGTTAGGCTTAATGCCAACGCCACCAACCTCGACGAAGGCGGTTCCTGGGATTTGAGCTCCTTCAACCTGCTCTACTATCGACCCTCGGACGGCATCGACGGCATCGCCGCTTACAACAGCCAGACGGTCTTCTCACACTTCCACCATGAGGCCGTCTAATGCAAAGCACCCGTACCGGCTATCTGGAATACCAGAAAGAAAAAGACCTCTCCGCCTATCCGTTCTCGTCACGGGCCACACTGCGGAACGCTGCAGGCGATGTCCTCATCGACAACACCTTCATCGACTTGGTGCTCTACCCGATCGGCATCGACAATGGTGCCTACCTGTCTCAGGTGGAGATCTCAGCCGACACCGTGATCCTTCGCTTCGGAGACGACTCCGAGGAAATCAGGGCACTAGCCACCTTTGACGTCATCTCGCCTCCGAGTGTCGTTCCTATCGTCGACCTCTTCGGGATGCCGGCAGGAATGATCCTGAGCGACCCGATCCGCCTGAACGCCTTCCGCTCCTGGTCGGTAGGGCTGCATAAGTTTGATCCCGCCGGCACCGAGCTGGTGGCCTCAGCGGTTATCCCACAGCCCCAGGTAGGCGTACGGGCCATTGCCGATACCGCCGGTAATACGGCAGCCGGCGAAGTGTGGCTGATCGGAGAGAACGGTGTCATCTTAGAGCTAGATCAGACCAGCGAGTCGAGCTATTCGATCACGGTTAACGTCACGGGCGATCCGCTCTTTAAGAGAAACCTGTGTGCTCCGGAGAGCCAGTTCAATGGTGTTAAGTACCTGCAATCTCTGCTGGTGAAGTACCCCGGCGGTTCCTTCACCGTGACACCAAATCAATACGGCATGGTTGGCATGTCGATCGATAACAGCCTGGCTTCTGACACGCCGCTGGCCCTCCTCGCCAGCACCGAGTCACTCGACTTGTCCATTGTTGGCGGTCGCCAGAGGTTCACACCATGATTTTCCCGGCCTGGAACAACCTGAACGAGAAGAGGCATTATCCCCTGCTGCAGTCCGCTGCGGGGCTGCCGCTGCCTGTGCTGGTCGATGCTGAGTTCCTTCTTCTGCCGCAGAGCGAGTTCGTCGTTGGTGAACACAACATCTGGCTGGACAGTGTCGAAGACTCGTCGGGCACTTTGATCTTCCACTTCAAGTGCGATGCTCCCGTTTTTGTGCGCAACGACCTGGGCCTGGACATCGCTCTGGATCGCACCTCCACGAAGTACACCGTCTTCAACGGCGTCGTAGCAGCCGACGGCAGCGATCCGGCGATCCCGTGCACGCCTGATCTCTGGACAGGAGCTATCACCATCGGCGACCTGACCGCTCTGGATGGCATCCTGGCTACCGACGACACATTGACCCTCACTGACAACTTTGTGGAACAGGCGACCATCCAGTCTTTGGCTGATTCCTACGTTCAATCCATCACCGTCGCCAACAAGGATCGCACCCTCTCCCAGGCCCCACCAGGCTGCCCGCTCTTCGACTGGAGCGGTAGGCCTTCTTACTGGATCCTGGGAAGCTGCATGGTGGGCGACTTCACGTTCCTCCCCGGTTATCGCGTTCGCGTTCAACAGAGCGACAGCAGCAACACCATCCAGCTTTCCATCTCCGTACGAGCCGGTGATCCGGTGCCGTGCGGCGAGCTGCAGCTTTCTCCGGATGAGGTGGCCCCTGCCTGGTCGACCTTCCTCGACGGAAGCATTGCCTGCCAACAGACAATCCGCAGTATCGGTGGCGGCAGCGGCCCCGATCTGATCCTCTCCAGCCGCCAAGGGATTGCGATAACTACCGTGGCAGCGGAAAATCGGGTAATCATCAACGTCAACTTCACGGGCCTGATCGTCTGTCCTACTGAGGTCGAGTTCGTCTAGCTATGAGTAATGTGTTCGACACAACCCGGTGCGGTTATCCGCCTGTCACCCCGATTCCACCGGGTGGCATGTTGCCGGACACTGATGTCGATACGCCTCCGCTGGACATCCCTGACTGCCTCGATAACGTGCTCGTGCCGATGGACATTGAGGCTCCCTGCCCCACCTTCATCGACAGCATCGTGCCTGTCCGATACCGCATCGGTGATGAGCCTGTCGGCCTGCAACTCTCTACTGATCGTGTCCCCGGTAATAGTTGCGTTCTGACCATCGGCGGCGAGCTGGTGCTCCCGCCGGCGCTGTGTCCGACGATCCAGACGCATACCAGCATCACCCAGGTCGAACCACCTAACCCACCGGCCTTCACCCTGACCGGTGGCACCGCCCAGGACGCTGATGGCAACTGCGTCATCACCATCATCGGGGCCATTCAGATACCCTGCGCTGATATCACGATTAACGCCACCTCGGTGCAGCCCGACATTGTCACCCTGACCAAGTCGGGGACGCCTTGTGCTCCTGTCTTTGACTTTGATTTCGATTTCACTGATCTCATCGTCGATCCGCAGATTCAACCCGTGGTCACTGACTTCTGCGTTAATTCCGAGGGAGCACTTCAAAGCGCCCTGGTCTCCTACATTGAGTGGCCCAGCGGCGACGTCAAGGCCGAGGTGTGGCGGTCATCGTTCGTCGAGTGCGACATGATCCAGTGCTACCTCAAGCCGGTGGACCTGGGCCTCTACAATACCGGCTGCGACGCCTCCAACGTCGTGCTCGGCGATCCCTGTAACAATGACGCCAACTGGACTATCTCCGGTTCACCGGCTAAGTCGATGGATTCGGCGGCCTACCCCTCACCGCCGTGGATGCTACCAGGTAACAATGCCCGCTGGATCGCCAAGGATTGCGCCGGCACCGTGTCAGCGGGCGTCTCCACGACCTACACTTTCCATCTGGACTTCACCATCCCAGGAACAGTTAGCAGCCCTGCTGACTTGCTCCTGGAGTTCCGTTTCATCTGTGACAACTACTGCACCGCTGTCCGCATCAACGGCACCTCGGTGGGGGTGGCCGGCCTGACCGACATCGGGCCTTATGACGCTAACCTGTTCATGCTGGGCGGCCCACCACGGCTCTACAACATCACTGGACCGTTTGTCTCGGGTGCCAACACCATTGAGTTCGACATCCTCTCCCTGCCGATTCCTCCCTCCACGCCGAGCGGCTGGCTGGGCATGTGGCTGGAATGGGCCGGCGTCTCCTCCGCTTGCGGTCAGACGGTCGGCAGCGATACCACGACCACAACCACCACGACGACCACCACGACCAGTACCGGCACGGGAACCACCTCCTCGACTTCCACGACCCATACTTACACGTTCTCCGATACCTTCTCGACCTCCTCAACGACCACCACGACCACCACGACCACGACAGGAGATACCAGCACCGACACGACCACCACCGCCACCCTGACAACCACCTCTTACACCGATACCAGCAGCACCTCGGACACCAGCACCGATACGGGTACCGACACCACCTTTAGCGACACCTCGACCGACACCACTACCACGACCACCACGGACACCAGCACCGATACGACCACCACCGCCACCGGTGATGTCACGACCACCACGACCACCACGACCACGACAAGCACAGACACCGGATCCACTACGGTTACCGCCACCTTCACCACGACAACCACCACCATCACGGAAACTACCACCACCTCCACGACCACCACTACCACCACAACCACCTCAACCACCACCGTCACCTTCCACTCTTCGACGGCGTTCACGTTCGCATCGTCAACTGGTGGCGCCTAGTTCAATTGACACCCCCACCAGCTCCTGTAGACTACAGCCGACACACGGATGGAGTCGACAATGCGGAAGAATACGCTCACGGTGGGCATGGCTGTCCACACAGATTACGACGGCCTCTGGGCTACGCTCACTACGACACGATTATTCCAGAAGAAGTGGGTGGACCAGCTCCTGGTGATCGACAACACCAAGCGACCCGCCGAAGCCCAACTCAACTTTGAACTCTGCAACAAGATGATGCGGGACACGCCCGGCATGAACGTCCGCTACATCCATTCCAAGCAAGATGGCACAGCCAGGCCCCGTAACCTGGTCTTTCAGGAATCAGCCTCAGACTACACCCTGTGCGTGGACTCCCACGTCATCCTGCACCCTGGGGCCTGCGAGGCGATCCACGAGTACATCGAGACCTTCCCGGATAACAAGGATCTGCTGCACGGCCCGCTCTGCTACGACGACACCGAACAGGTGCTGGCTACCCACATGGAGCCGCAGTGGGGCACTGACGTCATGCTGGGGACCTGGCACACGACCTTCCAGGAGGATAAGTGGCTGGAGATTCCGGCCCACGGCATGGGCCTGTTCGGCATGCGTACCAAAGACTGGGTCGGTTTCAACGACAACTTCCGGAACTTCGGCGGTGAAGAAGTCTACACCCACGCCAAAGTACGACAGCGTGGCGGTCGCTGTGTCTGCATCAAGGGTCTGAAATGGCAACACCGCTTCACCCATATTCGCGGTAAAGGTTTTGAGTCACCGGCCTGGCGGATGATGGCTAACTACATCATTGGCCGCGTGGAGCTCGGCCTTCGATGGGATGACGTGCTCATCCATTTCCGTGACCATAAAGGGCAAAGCGAGGACGACATTGAAGAGGCGCTTGCTGCTGCTCGCAAGGTCTACCCCGACCTGCCCAAGCCCGACGAAGGCAACGATCTGGTCATGTACTCGGCGGTGCAGAAGAAAGAGATCATCGTTCGCCAGGACAAGAAGTTCATCAACTTCGCCAACGTCGACGGCTACGATCAGCACAACAGCATCCTGCCGGTGATTCACCCGCCGCAAAATACGTATTTTGGAATCCCTGATCTTCGCGAGAGCGCAGATCTCAACTTCAGGAAATCGGTAGATGTAGAAAATGATGCTCAGTTCCTTGCATCAATCAGCAAAGAAGCAATCGATCACATGGTGCAGCACATACCAGCGGCCATAGTAGCCACGGCCTCTGCTGAGACCAGCACCGAGTGTGACACTCAAACCTCGACCACCACCTATACCGAGACGCAGACTCTGCCCCCACCTCCTCCTAAACCTCCGGAGAAGAAACCCTTGGCCAAGCTCTCCGCTCACCCCGTGGCCCTCTCCGCTGCTCCCCAGATCCCACCCAAGGTCACCGCCATCTGCATGACCTTCGGGCGGGCCGGCACCAAGTATCAGCGACTCCTGGAAGAGTCGATTCAGTCGTTCCTGCTGCAATCGTGGCCACACAAGGAACTGATCATCATCAACGATGCTCGCGGCTCGGAGCTGAAATGCGGAGCCCATAACGTCCAGATCATTAACCTGCCCAAACGCTGCCTCTCCCTGGGAGAGAAGTTCGCCATCGGCATGTCGATGGCTGAGGAATACGTGGCTGTCTGGGACGACGATGATATCAGCCTCCCCGGTCGACTGGACCAGGCCATGAGTGCCCTTCAGAAAGACCCCACCTGCTTCATGTACAACTCACAGCGCTACTGGTTCTGGCCAGTCGGTGTGAAGGGCGAGACAACCTACGAGGGGATTGTTGATCCCAAGAACTTCGGATACGGCCTGATGACATCGGTCTTCAAGCGGAGTGTGGCAGTCGAGCACCGGCTCATTGAGCCAACCACGGGGGACTACGATAAGATCTTCATGGAGAAGGTCGCCCGTCTGGGTCTCCCGGTGTTGCGACCCGCCCTGGAGCCGTCTGCCTGGCAATACATTTACCGCTGGGGCGTTAGCGCCTACCACGCCTCCTCGTCAGCCGACTTGAACGCCAAGTACGTAGAGGCCGGCACCGCTGCGCTGCCCACTGGAACCTATCACCTTAACCCACACTGGAAGCACCCCTATGATGCCTTTGTCCAGAAGGCTATCGTCGCTCTAGCTAAGAAGGGAACCGTGACCGATGTCATTGAATACGTCTGAGAAGCCCGTACTACGCCAGTTCACTGCGATCGCGCAAACCAACCTCGATAATGCCGAGAGCCCTCTCGGGCCTAACGTGCAGACAGTGAACTGCACGATCAAGATCGTCGACGCCAGGACGAAGGAGGCCATCAAGTTTGATCCCAAGACTATGATGATTCATCCATCAGGAGGTAGAATACAAATTAAGGGAGTCATCTCCCGCGATGGCACCGGCAAAGGAATGCCGGCCGATATTCCGGACCTGGAACCAGAGTAAGGGATTACTATGTCAGTCACGATCGATCTCCAGCGGTACGGGCTGACACGTGTTGACTCTGCGGATCTGGATGTGTTCCGGCTCCGCCTGGTGACAGCCAATCCGGTAGGTATCGACCCCAACATCTTCGTCTTCATCCGCCAGCCCCTGGCCCTGGGAAGTGAAGATCAGGTGAATAAGTTCACTAATGTTGCCTCCGTCGCTGACATGGCGGAGTACCCTGTCGACGACCCCAACGTCGACAATGAGTTCCCCTTCTTTCGCTCCAACGAAGTCATTCTCGACTTCCGCTCGTCAGCCGACTACGAGTACGGTCTGGATGAAATTCGCGCACGTGTAGAGCAATTACTAGCCGCCACGGCCCGGCTGAGCAGTCTGACCAGCATGGAAACCTATAACCTAACCTCGTGAGGCAGGCATGATTGAACGCTTCCTTGACGACCCTATGTGCCGCCTGCTCATCACCGATGTCAGGTTCCTGACCCGCTTCCCGATCCTGAATAACTACAGGGATCAGCTGCGTACGGCCGATAGTGCGCTTACCGCAGGTGACTGCATGTCGTGCCGAAACGTAGTCAAACAGGCAGACATCTTCGCCAGCGTCAGGAGCAGGGTGAACAGTATGTCGTCCTTAGACAAGCGAGATATCATCGGTCTCCTGGGTGTTGACAAGCTGACGATCCCGCTGGGGTCAATCAACAAAATCATTGCTCGCCAGCCAGCCGGCTAACCGCAGTGAACGTATGATGCCTCTGAGGGGTCACAAAGATCCTGGCTAAATTGGAGCCGGATTTGCGTCATAAGAGATGAACGGTGTATAGCTCGCACTGATCTCTTACCCTCTGGAGTGCCCAACATGCCTGCCACCAAAGAACAAGTCCGAGATCTCTTCCTTCAACATGAAGGCGAGACAGTGTTACGTGAAGTGCGCGGACAAGGGAAACGGATTGCTCGTCGGGTCGACCTCGACAATCCAATCCTGGCCGCTGACTTCCTCTGCAGCGGTGCAGAGAACCTCGAAATCCACGGCAATGCCGTCACTGCCATCCGCAGTGAGTTCAACGTCACCTATTTCCTATAAGGGGCACGCGATCTGCTGTATTCAGCAGCATCAGCGACCACCTGCAGAAATCGTGCTGTGATCGCTCCTTCGCAAGTGCGACCGCAAGGTCCACTTGCATAACCCTCGGTAATGGTTATCCTTACCGAGGGTTTTTCCTTTAGCCGTTGACCAAACCGCAGGAGTGCAGCATGAAAGTTATCGACGAGAAGAGCCAGACCATTGATCCCATCAGCGTCATGGTCTTCTCCGACATGGGGTTCGACAAAGGTCAAAAGAACTTGGCCATCAGCGATCTCCTGCAGGGTCAGGCTCGTAGCTTCGCGGACAAATGGCTCAAGGCCAAGGGCATCCGTGGAGCCGCGATCATCAAGTCCGCTCATCCCTTTCCCGTAAACGCCGCCTATGAGCACACCGAAGACGAAGATACTGAAGACAAGGTGGCCATTGGCTACATGATGGAGGTTCGCTTCGCTGCATGACCGAGACACAACTCGCCTCGCTGTTCCCGCTTCTTTCACCGTCTTTCGTTATTGCGACCCACAAGGAAGCGATGGCCAAAGACGGTTCCATTTCACCCGCCGTCATCTGGCGTCTGGGTATCCACGAATGGTTCACCCACTTGGGCTTTGTTGCCGAGCCCATGATCTTTCGCTGCATCGATCTGATCGTTCAAGGCTTCACGCATGACGATGAGCTGGCCATCGCTCTCATTGACCACAAAGTCGTGGTGATCGGCTCGCTCTCCATTGCCGCCATCAAGCGAACCTGGGTTAAGCCCCTCTTCTTCGACTTGTCCAGAGGTGATACGTTCGATGGTGATCTCCACGACATCAGCGTGAACATGGAAACTAGCTTCACCCTCCACACCACGCCCATGATGAAACGCCTCAACAAGCAAAAGGATGAAACCCTTGCGAACTCCAAAACAAGCTAAACCTCTGAAAGTGCATGGTGGTAAGTTCTATCTGAAGAACATCATCAAGCAACTTGCCGCCCCACACCGCATCCGCGTCTTCGCTTGTGTCGGTGGCTGGGCCGAGGGTTGGGACTGGATCGAGGACAACGGCAAGGTTGGCGAGATCATCAACGATCTCGACGGCTGGATCACCAACTTCTATGAGGTGCTGGCTAACCCCAAGCTCTCCGACAAGTTAATCCGGATGCTCCGTGCTACCCCCTTCAGCGAGGAACAATGGAGAGCTTCGCACAATACCGTTGAATCGAACCGACTCGAAATCCTCGATAAGACCGCAGCTGCCTACCACTACTTCCTGGCGATGCGTCTCTCCATGAGCGGTCGCGGTGACAGCTTTGCCCCAGCTTCCTTCTGTCGCCTCCGTAACGGCATGCTGGAGCAGGCCTCGGCACTCTTTGGCGCCGTGGAGGGTTTGCCCCAGGCTTCGGTGCGATTACGACACGTGATGATCCGAAAACTCCACGTCACCAAACTGATCAAGTCGATGGACAAGCCTGGTGTGTGGTTCTACATCGATCCGCCCTACTTCCCCGACACTCGCGTCAGTCCCGACGTCTATCGCGTGGAAATGAATGGTCCTGAGCACGTTGAAATGCTCAAGGCTTTGGGTAATCTTAAACACGCCAAGTTCCTGCTCAGTGGCTATGACTGCCCTGAGTACCAGCAAGCCAAGAAGCTCTACAAATGGAAGTCCATCAGCATCGGCCGGCCTAACGCCTCCTCCAAGAAACGGGAGAAGGAAGAGAAGCTGGAGACGTTCTGGGCAAACTACGAGCTCCCTAAGCTACGATAGAGTCAGTCCCAAGGATGGAACCATGCAACCAGCAGTCACCGGCTCCGGCGTCCGTAGTCTCCCTCAAGCCAACGATGTCATTGAACGACTCCTGGTTGATGACGAGACCTTCGGTACCACCATGCTTGCCATCGTGGTCGATCGCTTCGGCCCGCAACGCGAAACCGACGAAGCCCTCGACTGCCTGACCTGGTCACCCGCCACGCTCCGTGCCGAGCTGGAACGCGTCTTCAAGGTGGAACCATCCGCCGGCAACATTGACCGGCTGATGACGGCCATCGACATCGTGACCAGCGATGCCTTCTGGAACGACATCTCCGCCTTCATCCGTGGCTGCAACGCCTTCTCCGGAAGCGAAGCTAACTTCACTGACTTCGACCCTGCCGACGTCATGGAGTGCGCTTGGGGAGTCGCGGAGGCCACGCTGCTGTGGCCCGATCACGAGGAAGATCCCGCCTTCCCCTCCGAGATCGTTCGCGCCTACGTGGTGAACCAACTCAAAATGGAGGGCTTCTCCCGCCCGCCCTCCATCCTGACTGAGTTCGTTCTCCCCGGTGATCTGATAGAGTCAGTGCAGGATATGGGCGACCCCGACATCACGCTCGGCATGGCCAAGAGCAATGACGCCAAGGCCTCCGAAGTGGATGATCATTTACGCCAGGAAATCGATCGACTCCTTTCCCAGCTGGAGTCACTCCCTATGAAAACAGGCAACACCCAAAAGCTGGCTGCGTCACTTAAACGAGGAATAGGACATGCTCCTGTCTCTAGCCGTTAGATCACTATTCAAACCAACACCCAGCGTTCTCGTCGAAGTGGATGGCTGGGGACCCATCCTGATGCCCATCCAGGCCGGCCGTCGTAAAACCGTGCCCGACGATGAAGACGAGGACGAAGATCTCGACGATGAGGAGGATGAGGACGAGGACGAAGATCTCGATGAACTCGACGACGATGATTTCGACGACGAGGACTTCGAGGACGAGGGCCTCGACGAAGAAGATGACTTCGACGATGAGGATGACGAGGACGACGAGGACGACCTCGACGATGACTTCGATGACGAGGACATTGATGATGAAGACCTCGACGACGAGGATGACTTCGACGACGATGACGATGATTAACTAGCGTCACGCGGACTACAACAACACCAGGCTCCCCAGCCTGGTGTTTTCTTTTTACCCAGGAGCAAACCATGTCACTCGGTGCCACGGTTCAACAAAAATCCAAAGTGATCGACGTCATCCAGGACGTGCAGGGCCTGCGCAGCGGCTGCCCGCATTACGGCTTAGAGCTACTGGATTGCGCAGAGATCGCGGCCGAGTATGGAGCACGAAGCAACGGCAACAATGCCTTCTATCGCGACTACGACAATCAAAACATGTCACCCAGCGAGATCCAGTCTCGTATGAATGCTGTGTTTCGTAAACCCACCTGTGCTCCCGGCTTCAATGCCGAGTACGTGATCCGGAACCGCATCGATAAGAACATGTTTCAAGTCGGACTGGTGCGTGGTCCGGAGGGCAAGCTCTTGCCGGTATGCAACCTCTACAACACGGGTCGCGGTCTCGCACGCATGTTGATGAGCAAGGACCTGTTCGATAAGACCAGGGGCCACATTGACGACGACCAGCTACCCGACGCCACCTTCGAGCGGCTGATTCAAGCCAAGGTCACCGGACGCACCCTGCTGGAGATAAAAGCGCGTGGCTTTGAGGTCGCTAAGCTGGTTGCCACCGATCCAGGGCAACCTTGCTTCACCGTCCGGCTCAGCGAGAAGCAGTCTATCGACTTAACCATGAGACGCTCTGGATCCATTGACCTTGTTGGCCGCGGATTCGAGAAGCAACCACAACAATTAGGAGACCTATGGACCGGGTCACCATCAGCTTCTGCCCGAACGGGGTGATTCGCGCGATCGACAGCCCCCAGCTGCCGATCCGCGACGTCTTGCCCGAAGCTGACGTCTTTCGGGCATCCCATCTTTTACCTATCAACGACCACAGCTCACGGTACCACGGCTGGTACTATGCCGACCTGTCCCCGCTGGCCGATGCCGAAGGGAACGATCGCTATCGGATCAGTCTCTACCCGCCGCAACCCACCTATCAACTCGCTAGGGAGCAAGAAGAACAATGGCTACTGAAGAACTATCTGCAGACACCGCCGATTACGTGAAGCAGAAGATCGACAAGGCCCTGGAGGTTTTGCGTGTTCGCTTCCGTTTGCTGATCAAGGATGGCATGGCTGTGGTGCATGGCAGCCGTCTGCTCTTCGTGGTCTACGAGAGCGGCAACCATGAGCAACAGATCCATCTTGCCTGCCGGTTTATCGAAAACGTCCAACAAGGTCCTTCCACGCTCAGCACCGACATTACCAGCAGTGCCCGCATCCTCTGCAAACGGGGCGAGGACATTGACGAGTTCAAAGTCGTGGATGCTGCTCGCTGTGCTGCGCGTGACGTCCACTTCACCTTGCAAGGATCACATAACCTCCGTAACGACCCACGCTACAACCTGGTTTGGATCGCCCAGACCGGGACGAGCCTGTTTCCGTCCATGCTCTACGGCATCGACGATCTGCAGCACATGAGTCACATGGCTAACGAGGCGGTCAACAAGATGGTGACCGGGTCAGAGGATCTGGACATTCCTGAGTTGATCCGTGCCGCAGCACTCAACGAGTTTGCCACCTCGCTCGGGTTGGAGCACTGGACCTATGCCGCGATCGAGCAACGCCGAGAGACCCGATCCCTCATGCTCATCCTGAACAGTAGCAGCATGAAGTTCCACACGGCAGGCCTACACCCTCCTCGACTTGCCCGTTTGCTGCAGTCCGTCGCTTTCTGCTGGATGGTCTACTGTGACCGGATCAAAAGCCTGCATGGTGCTGCCGCACCAGGCCCCTACGAGTTGCAAACTGCTTCTTTTGTTAGTCACGCTGTCACCGTTTTTGACAGCCTCCTTTATCCCTACCAGGAGCCTACTCGTGGCCAAGAAGAAACGCCCCAGCCTGAAGCTGTATCGAGCTGACACTGTTCAGGTCTACCGTGTCCAGAGCGTAGTGGACATCACCGCACGCTCTTCCGACGAGGCCAGAAAGAAACTCTTGCGTGGCGAAGGTGCGGTCCGCAAGATCACCCGCACCAACGAACCGCTGGAGATCGCTGTGCCGCCGGTTCAGCTCGAAGAGGTTCACCCCCTGTTTCCCGGAAAGAAGACGAAATGACTTCACTTCTCCGCACGGGCAATATCAAGCTCGGCAACGACATCGCCACGTTCTCGATCCCGGCCCGGTCCACCTGTCCGGGTCGTTCGCCGACGTGCGATAAAATCTGCTACGCTGCCCAGGGCTACTTCCACATGCCCAGCGTCAAGCAGGCCCTGACCGAAAACGAAGCCAGCACGCATACGGCTGAGTTCGTTAATGATGTGGTGATGACCATCCGCCTGCAGCGGTACCGTATGGTCAGGTGGCACGTCTCCGGTGACTTCTACAGTGCGATCTATGTCCGCAAGGTCATCGAGATCGCCCTGCGCGTGCCACAGACCAAGTTCCTGATCTACACCCGCTCCTGGCGGGAAGCCAACATCCTCGGTGCTCTCTTTGACCTGGCAGCACTGCCCAACGTCTACCTGTGGCTCTCCGCCGATCGTGACACCGGAGAACCACCCATGCGTGGATTGCCTTTTGCCGGGGTAGCCTACCTGGCAGTCGATGACCGTGATGTTCCGGGGTATGCGGCCGAGTTGGTGTTCAGGGAAAAGCAAGGGAGCCTCGCCAAGTTCTGGGAGACTCCCGGTCGTGCTTCACTGGTTTGTCCGGCTGAGCAAGGGACAGGACACAAGATGACCTGCTCCCGTTGCCGCTACTGTTTCTCTCGTCGCACGGACGTCAGTTGGAAAGGGAGTAAGACTCGGCGAGTTTACCCCACGCTCCCGCCTCTGGTTCGAGCCGAACCAGGATCGTCGGCGAGGAAACGGGTTTCACTCCGCGTTGTTGCATGAAACGGTCGAAGGCCTGAGCGGTGTCATGATTAGCCGTCTTGAGCATGGCACAAATCATGTCAGGATCGATGGACTCATCGATCGAGGCCCGCTTGGCGAACTCCAGTCCGACATGGTCAGCCAGGAGCTCCATGTTGAGGCCGGCGAACTGATCCTTGGAGTAGATACGACCAGTGGCCGTCTCCACGATGTGGTTCTTGAGTTCAGCCACCTTGCGGTGGGTGACATCAAGGATCTCCTCGGGAAGGGGAAGGCCGCTGGCGTACTTATTTCTCCAGCCGGGCATCTGATCAAAAGCGTCCAGTCTCCTCACCACGTCGAGGGCGGTGGCGTTGTCGGTGAAATCATTCTCCCCGTTTTTGCAATCTTCCGCGAACTTGTAGAGTGCGTCTTTGGCTATCCCCTCCGACAGCACGGCCCGAGCTGTCAAGGCCTTGGCGACGCTGGCTCGCGTCGAGACGCCGAGGCCTGCGGTCTTGTGCAGGTGCTCTTCCATGTCAGGGTCGAACGAGATCTCGTATTGATCGGCCCGGTCGAGGATGCACTGAGCAATCTTCTGTCGTTCAGCGAACACCAGATCCCGGCCGTGGGTGTGCAACCAGGCAGCCGACTTGAGCAGGCTGGGCACGTCGCCTACGTAACAGCGATGATGCGTGATGCCGGCGGCGTCTGTCACCGAGAAAGCATAATCACCAGCGGAAGCCGTTTTGGTCATCGGCTCGCGGCGGTCGATATTGACCTTGTCATCCACCATCAGGAGGTACTTTCGTACGCCCCAGAAGTCGGCATGTTTGAGGAAGTTGGACTTGATGACTAGCCTGTCTGCCTCTTTGAAGTTATTCTCTTGTTCCCGGAACATGGCATAATTGAGCCAGGTAGCCGGTCCACTGATGTTGGCGAACTTCCTGAGCTTCGGGCAAGCGAACACGTCGTGAGCAAGACTGCTGTCGGTGTGCCGCAGATCATCATCAGTTGCACCTTTAACGAACCCAGGCAGGCCGTACTTATCTCGCACCTGCTTCGTCATGGACAAGGACACGTCACTAGCAATGTCAACTAACGTCATGGGATCGCTCCAAAGTTATAAGTCGGGATCGGCTTGGTCTGTCATCGCCAAAGCCATTGGGCTTGAATTGCCTGACGCCTGTTTGCCGGCAACCATCTGGTGCCCGCGTTGCAAGACGCTCGACCTGCTTATCTGTGAGTGTACCACGTCCGTCGTCACCGTCGAATGTCGATCCTGTGATTTCAGCGGCAGTGTCGTGGATCTGGCGTCCGCCAGCTGGAAGTGCTCCCGTGACGAAGCCAGGCAACGACTCGCCTCCCACTTCCCCTCTGGTTCACCGATCGGCAAGAGCAAGCCCAACACCGTGGAAGAGATCTGGCACGGCGCCGAGAAGATCCTTCGCTCCGAGCAGATGCCCAAGGAAGTGATCAGCATCATTCACCACTTGAACTACAACAAGCCGGCGGATGAGCACTGTGAACGCTATGGCTATGTCTCTGCCGCTGTGCTCTATCCGCTGCTCCACCGTCCGCTACGTATTCCCAAGTCGAAGTATTACGTAGTGGTCCCCAGTTGGTCGTCGCTCACCAAACTGGCGGGCATTCACCTGGTCACGAAGCATAAGGACCGGGTTGTACGGGATTACGTTCCCTGCGACAAAGATCGCCCCGAAGGGGGTTTGACAGGGTTGGAGGAGTGCATCAAGTCCGGCGAGGGTACGGTTTATGCTGTCTATGAGCCCCTCATCGCTCCGCGCATCAGCAAGATTCAACATCGCTACTCCGAAGCACTCGTGCCTATGGTGGGCTGGCACTGGGATGATCAGGCACGCACTACCTTAGCCTGGCAGAGTCTCAGCGGCAAGAAGATCGTGTTCTGGGGACCGAAGCTCACCTGGTACATGGTCTGCATGGCGGCGATGACCGATGGTCACATCTGTGCCAAGGGTTACTCCGGCACAGACTACGAAACCCTCTCGACCTATGTCCGGCAGCGTGAGCCGCTGGAACTCATTGAGTGGTTGTCGCACCGCACGCGCACCTGGCAGACGGCGATGAACAAGTGGATCACCAACGCTGCTCCGGATGAGATCACGGCGATGATCCGACACATGCGTCTGAACCACTTCGACCCGCAACTCATCACCTCGCAGCTCAAGAGTCCGTCGCAGGGTAAGTGGAGTCGCTGCCTTGATCGGCAGGAGAAACAAAACAACACCCAGGCGGTCTACCTGGCCAATCGCAAAATACGTATTTTGCGGACTCGCACCGGATGGTTCGTGCAGCAGACCAATGACGTCTGGTCGGTGCTCAACGCTGACCTTCGCTTCACGGCTTTATTCACCCGTGGCGGCCAGGCTTGGTACCGTGGTCACCTGGTGCACGGCGACGTGACCTACCCCTTCGAGGGGCCGGCCAAGGAGGTCGAGGGAGAGTGTTGGTTGTGGCTCCGAAACCTGGCCGCTCTGTACCAGATCAACATCGAGTATTCCAGCAAGCTGAAGGCTGAGCTGTTCGAGATCGCTACCCTCTTCCATCGGCCTGCCACAATGGCAGAATCCGACATGCCTGTATTCGACCCTACGCCGATCAAGAAGAGGGACAATTTAGGCCAGTGGATCGCACCCCTGCCCCCGCCTGCCACGATCTCCACCATCTGCGAGGGTCTGGGTGGTGACTCTGAGGCTCGCGATCCTGTGCGATCTGAGGTAGAGGAATAATAATTAAGCTATCAGCTTAACCAGAGGGAGAACAACATGTCCAAGCCGCGATCGACCTACCAACCGCCAAGCTCCATCGAACGAGTGAAATTGAAGTGTGAGCATTGCGACAAAACATGCGTCGAAGGTCGAGTGGACGGTGACGTCCCCAGGGGCTGGAGCCTGAAGTGGACGGGTCAAAAGTTCATCTATTTCTGCCCCGACCACAAGAACAAAGATTAACCGAAGTGCCTGCTGTCGTTGATCTCATCCCACTCGATGTCCGTGAACTCCGGTTCGATGTGTTTCAGAATATCAGCCGGGAGAGTCAGTCGAGCAGCCGCCGCCAAATCGGGCATGCGGTTGGTTGATCGCCAGTGGTACCACGCTCCCATGTTCACCGTGTGGGCGAAATCGTCCGGCTTGTCGGGATCACGGATGATGGTGTAGACCTGACCCACCGAAGGTCGCTCAATTCGCTCTTCGATCAACGCCTCAAAATCCTTGAGCACGCCTGGTCGCTCTTCACTCTCGTAATCGAATTGGAACGTCCGGATGGCGCACGACCGCAGTGCGTCGCAAGTGACGGCCAGGCTTCGTGTCTTGTGCAGTGACATGTACGTGTACGGGTAGGTGGTCGTCGGCTGGTGGAAGTGACAGATCTCACGAGTCTGGACGCCGGTGTTCATCGAACCCAGGATGCGAGACGCCGGCATGCCGACCTGACGCAGCATGGACTCACGGACCATACCGATGGTGTTCATATCGTTGATGAGCAGGGCACAGCGGAACGCCTTGAAGAACTGAGCGATCAGTTTGGCCTCGTACGGGAAATCGTTGATGCGATTGACGCGGTGCGAGAAGAGGATGTCCATGCCACCCCGCTCGTTGGGGGCCATGATCGTGATGACAGTGAACGACGTCATCTTCACGCCATAGCCGCCCCAATCCACCGACATGTACCGGACCGCATAATCGCCTGTGTGCTTAACCGCTTCCTCGAACACATTCTTCCAGGGCAGGCACGCTGCTCGCTTGAGATCCGATTCGGAGATGACCTGCATGCCGTCATCGGTCGACTCGCCCATGACTTCGTTGAGGAACTTGTTGAAGTCGTAACCGTATGCTCCGCCCATCTTGGCCAGGAGCATGCCCCAGGCCTTCTTGTTCTCGGAGTGGATAGGCAGGAGGATCTGCGGGACGTGGTAGCCGGCGTGTTCCCAGCGCAGCTTCTTGTTGAAGTGGTGCCAGTGTCCCCAGCGGGGGTCAATCATCTTGCCGCACTTGGCACAGCTCGTGGCCGGCTTCCCCGGCCCGATGTCATCGCGTGGCCTGCCGCCGACCATGTCGAGCAAGTCCTCATGCAGCGACGCGACGTTCCAATAGTTGCAGCCGGCGGTGCGGCACTTGATCACCCACTCGGCTTGGCTGGAATGGTTCCATTCTTTTTGAACCGTATTGGCCATGCTCTTGGGTGTGCCGGTTTCAATACGCAGCTTCCACTTACGAGCTGACAAGCACTCCATGAGCACCGAGATGTTCTCGTGTCGCATGTCCTGGAGCTCATCGATCACCAACTGATCCGCGAAGATACCACGGTTACGATCCGCACTCAGGTAGGCGTACGAGAAGATCACCTGGCTTCCGTTGCGGAAGATACGGTGCATGACGTTCTTCAAGGCGTTGACGCTGTCAGCAAACAGCGACCGCACCGGCGAGTTCTCCAGCATCGGACGGAAGTACATGGTCGAGAGTCGTCGGGCCTGCTCGAAGAGCGGCGTGACCACCAGCGTGGAGAAGTTGTCAATCGTGTTGGTCATCGCGATCGTGCGAGCTGACAACGATGCCGACTTGCCAGCCTGTCGTCCCGTCTTGAACTGGATGACGTCGGCCAGGCGGGTGCGAAAGAAGGGCTCGAAGGGGAAGTGATCCCGCAGCGTCATCGGCTTGCCTTCCAGCTTGATCATCAACGGAAGGAGCGGTTCGACCGACACCATCTTCTTGGGATCGTCCCGGTAGTTGTTCAGAAGGTTTAGAATGTGTTTAGAGGTTCGTGCCTCCCGCTCCGCCGCCGCGTAGGGTGCGGGGACTTCACCGTTAGCGGTGGTGGGCACAGTAGCCATGATCGAATTAAGAACCGCTGCTGACACAATCTGACTCCCGAGGGTGTGACGATGGTAACCGATTCCACCAGCTCTGTGCTCTTCCTGCAACGAACAGGAAGGCGTCGCATCCAGACGCAGGGCATGCGACTGGACACGACTCAGCTGATTGCGCTACACTTGCCCATCGACGCGACACGATCCGCTCAAGGACACGAGCTGGATCTGGAAGGCCGTTCCTCTGATCGCGGCCGAACCCGCCAGTGGGTCATACTGGAAACAATCCCACTGGGAGGATGACATGACGTTATCTGAGATCTTCATCGCAGCGCTTGCCTGTTGGCAGGTCGTTGAGGTCTGGAAGCATAGCCGCTTGTCCGGCTGGCTTCGTTGCCGCGCCGTCAAGCTACCAGGCCTTATCGGATACTTCTTCAACTGCGCTTGGTGTTTTTCGATCTGGATTGCCCTGCTGCTAGTCGTGGCTCTGACGTGCCACGCTTGGAGTTTCTATTTTGTTGCAGTTCTCGCCATCTCCCGGTTAGCCAACCTGTTCAACGACATCACCCATCCCTTCAGCCGGACCTCGAAATGGTCGAATGCTGAGCAGATCGAATACGAGGCAAGCAAACATGGACCCGACACCGAATACGTTTGACCAGAAGATCGCCGAGTCGTGCTTCGAGTTTGCCAACAAGCTCAGGCTGCAGTACCCCGAGCTCCGCGGCGTGGTCATCGGACTGGCCTACCAGAAAAACGTCAACACCCCCGACCTGGCCCGGCACATCTTCTGTACCGGCACCCAGGGTGAAGTCACCGTGCACGATGCACACGTGAACATCGACATCACCAACGGACTGCTCAACAGTGCCGTGAATATCACCCATCAAAAGGTGAATGAGTTCGTGCAGCTGGGTCGCAGCGTGTTGCTGTCGACGCGAGATGGATTGCAGGAGGCAAGCCATGCACCCCGACGACAAACAGAGGAGACGGCTACGCATGGAAAAGAACAAGGCCAAAAAGCCTACCTGGAACCCCACCCTGGGAAAGCAGAAGCTGTCAGCCCTGCTGGAGAAGCTCGCAATTGAGAAAGCAGATTACGTGCTCGTGGGGGACGGTAGCGGCAGCCAACGTCACCTGCCCTCCGGCTGGTACTGCACGCTGATCGACATCGCCAACCGGGAACGCCTCCAGTTCTTCGGCTCCATCAACCGTTGCAGCATCAATTTCGCCGAGCTCATGGCCTACTTCGCCCCGCTGGCGGAGATTCTCAGCCGTGTCCTGGAGGAACGGAAAAATAATGGCGGAAAAATTGAGTTTCGCCATGTCCACATCGTCACTGACAGTGAATACGTTCAGCGTGCTTCCGAGCGGAAGAGCGCCCGTACCGCCAACATGATGATCTGGGACGCGATCGAAATGATGAAACGTCAGGGCCTCCTCGTCCACTGGCACTGGCTCAAACGCGAGACCAGCGAACTCAACTCCCTCGCCGACGTCTGCAGCAAGATGGCCCGAGCCTCCAACATTCGACTCGGCAAGGTCTTCGAGGAAGAACTCTATCAACCAAGGAACTACAACCAGGATGGTTAGCATGCTATTCACCCGCCACACTAAAACCGGCCAGGTCGTCACCCTGGCCATTCCCGAAGAGTCTGATTGTTTCGCCGTCGCTGATCTCTTTAACCTTGACCGTGCTACCACCCGCAGGGCCAACCTCTCCAGCAGCGACGTCTCCCGGTTGCTGCGTAACCACATGATCCTCGCCGCCACGGTCGACGGTCAGTACCGTGGTGCCATCCTCTGTCGTCGCAGTCGTGCCAGTGGTCGCATGCTGGTCAAGTGGGTAGGCGTCCACCCCGAGTACCGCCGCCAGGGCATCGCTACCATCCTTCTCGACTCGGTCAGTCGTGGCCTCTCTGGTCGTCGCTATGCCGTCCGTGCTTGCGTCCCCGAGGAAGCACTGGCTGCGCAGCACCTGCTCAAGTCGAGGGGCTTGAAAGGGAGGCAGAGGTCGCGTGGGGTTGGGCTAGGCGTAACCTACACGTTCGGTTAAATCAAAATACGTATTTTGCTTTCCAGTCGAGGCGATCATGAAGCGCAGTTGGATACCTACCGTCCCGGAGCCACGCATCGGCAAGCGGGTGACTCACCTGGTCGCCATCCCTGACCCGGTGGAGAAGAAGCCCCTGGCTGAGCTGCGTATCAACTCCAAGATCGTCAAGCCTCTGGAGGTCCTGGGCATCGTGACAGTCGAGGACCTGGCTAGTACCTCCTCCGAGGTGCTGGCCAAGGTGAAGCAGATCAGCCTGAAGGTGATCCAGTCGTTTAAGAAGTATTGTGCTAAGCGCAACATCCCCGTCACGGTGCGAGTCGGGCAAGTGAAGAAGTTACGCATCCAGGCCAAGGCAGCTGCCGAGCTTCGCGCTGCCAAGCTCAAGTCGAACAAGCCCGACCCTGCCATCTAGGTCGTCTCTTCTTTCCTAGTCTTGGTATTACGTTACACACCGGAGTGCGTCCCCCTTTCCAAGGGGACGCACGAAGGTGTTCGTATTATTATGTAGTAATAATACAGGGTCTATCTTTCTAAACGGCGGGGTGTGGGCTGATGGTTCAAAATTGTCATAGGCGGTGGGGTAAGGAACCAATAGTGAGATAGTAGGATAATCGAATTATTCCCCGTGAAAACACGGAAAAGACTCATGAGAGAGAGGCCCAAAAAGAGCCATTTCAAAATCCGTATTTTGGATTTTTTGTGGGTCACTACAAGCGGTCATTCTCATCTTTAATCGACAACTCTCAGGACAACACGCCATGCACACTCCGGCCGTCTTTTCGCACCTTCTTCGGTGCATCCATTCTGCCATTTATCCCTTTCTCAATCCCCGCAAAGAAATGGCACACAGCCCTAGCTACCTTCCCAAGCAGATTGCCATCCGTCGCATGGGTAGCTACGGCAAAGAGGAGATCTGTAACGGCAAAAAATCCATCACAGCGGACCGAGCCGTGGATCTCCTCAGTGATTGCTTTCCTATCGGCGTTCGTTTGGCAACTGGCACCGTGAAGCGAAGCTGCCGTCTGCACTATTGGTGTCCCTATTGCTGGGTGAGAACCAGGACCATCCCGACGTTCAAGAAAGTATTTGAGTACCTTCTCAACGAGAACGGTAACCCACTGCCTGGACGGGAGGACCTATCCATTTGTGTTATCAAAAGAGCACATGATCCTTTCGCTGTAGACCTCCCTTTGATCGTGACACATCGATTGAACAACGAGTTCAATTACTGGTCGTGGTTTTTCAACCAATCCATGGATCAGTACAAACACTTTAATTGGTTAGGCAGCATCAAATGCGACAGCTTCAAAGTGCAAATAGCCAAAGGTCTCAGCACCCGACTTCGTGACGAGCAAGTCTACCGGATCACTCCTGTTACCAGCTCTCTCGTGATTCTGCCTCGCAGCGAAGTGGATGATCTGATAAAGTTGGTCTCTGTGCGGGATAGTATGCACGTGACCAGGACTTCAGCTGCGATGGTGGTTGATCCTGCATCGCTGGCTCAGCAAGTAGCCATTGCCACGAGAATCCCTAAATCGTGGTACAGGCGATACAGTTGGGATGTCCTACCGGACGCCAATAAAGCACTGGCTGGTCGCCGCCTCTACGCTACCTACGGCTGTCTAAGGAAGGACACGCATGATCAGCAAGACGCTCCTCGCCGTCCTGTCACTCCTGTTGTGGCTGACAAGAAGGCGCCTCTACGTGTATCAGTTTCAGGACCGGACCATCGTTTCTCTGCTCAGTCGAACGCAGCTCGACAAGCTGATTACCGACGAACTCAACTTGAGCGAAGCCAAGAAGAAGAATAAACATAGGTTCCAGTTCCAGGCGCCGCACGGGCTCACCCCCGCTCACGTCACTATCGACTCGGAACGCTTCAATCCCCCTCTTGACCCTGAAGGCATTGCCGCCGGCAACTACCGCCACGGCAATGTCTATGTCGTCCAATAGGCACCATGCGTAAACCCAAACCAGAAGAACCCCGTGAGGATGACGACCTGTCCCTCGCGGCGATGCCGTCGTTTGACTGGCCTAAGAATATCAAAGTCCTCGGAATGGATGACCTGCGTGCCCACCCGATCTATTGGCACGTGGGGGAGAACTTCGAGGGTGAGGCACGTAGGGTGTTTAACGCTCTGCTGCTCATGGTGATGGATCTCTACTGCATCCATCCCATCGTCCGCAATCTGCAAGAGCTCTCGACCCGCTACTCCTCTGCTGACCAGGTGGAGCTGTGGCGGCGTACCGTCTTCCTGCTCGGTTACAACGTCTGAACAATCCAAAATACGTATTTTGGATAGGAGTCCCCATGTCCATCTTATTCGTCGGCGACATGCACCTTGATGATGCGTGTTGGCCCTCTCGTCCCTTGTTCTTTGATGCCTACCAGGTGTTGCCCCAGATCCTGGCCATCGTCAAACGTAAGAAGGTCAAGAAGATCGTTCTGTGCGGCGACGTCATCGACCGCAAGCGTATCAACAGCCGAGCCTTCAAGGAGCTGCGCAGGTTCATCGCCAGTTGCCGCAGCATCACTGGAGACCAGGAGTGCGTTTACTTCGTCCAGGGTCAGCATGAGGTCAGTGATCCGCCCTGGGCCACGCTTTGCGGCGGCACCCACCTCCATCGTCAGCTGATCAAGTGCGACGGCGGGGTTACCCTCTATGGGCTCGATTACACCGATACCGAGCTCCTGCGTGGCGCGCTCGAGTCTATTCCGTCGGCAGCCAACCTGCTGGTCTGCCACCAGATGTGGGCCGAGCACAAGCCCTTCGGTCCTGAGCCGGATGACAGTCTGGTTAACGTCCCCACCAACATCAAGACGGTGGTCTCCGGTGACATCCACCGCCACCTCCTCAAGAAGATCGATCGCGGCGGCAAGGGTAAGGACATCCTCAAGTTCCTCTCCCCCGGCACGACCTGCATGCAGGACATCGCTGAGGAGGAGGTCAAACACGTCTGGCTCTTCGAGAAGAACCTGTTCACGAAGATCAAGCTGCGTACCCGCCACGTTATCCGCCTGCGTCGCTGCGTCACCGAGCAGCACGCTATCGACGCCCTCAAGAAGCTACACCTCGACTTAGGCAACTACACCGCACCCAAACGGAGGTTTACCTATGACAAGGATATCGAGAAGCCGATTGTGGACGTGGAGTATGACAAAGCGCTCGAAGACTTCGAGGATCGTGTTCGCGCGATCGCTCAAGACCGGGCACACCTCTTCTTCCGCTACTTCTATGCTGACGTCCCTGAAGGGGAGTTTGTCACCTCAGTCGAGTGGAAGAGTAAGGCCGCCGAGGCAATCCGTCAGGCTCTGAACGAGGAGACGGAAGACCCCGAGGTCCGCATGCTCGTCATGGAGCTGATCGCCCGCAAGGAGCGAACCGAAGAGAAACTTAAACCATTCCTCAACCGCTATCTTGAGACGGGATCATGTACCTAAAGTACGCTACACTTTTCAATATCGGGCCGCACAAGGAGATCCACTTTGGTACCGAGAAGAATCCTCTTCCTCGTGGTACCATCGGGATCTTCGGCCCGAACGGCTGCGGCAAGACGACGCTGACTGAAGCGATCGTTTCCGCTATGACTAACCGCTGGACCGGCATCGCCGACACCAAGAAGAAGGTGATCCGGGACAAGGCCAAGGAGAAGGACAAGGCTTATGTCGACATCACCTTTCAGCATGCCGAGCAACAGGTTCACCTTCTCAATTCGATCCGCCCTGACAAGATCACCATCACTGGAGCGGATGGGAAGTACGTCGAGGGTTGGGATGGAGTTAAAGCACGGATGGAATCCCTCGGGATCTCATCCGATGTTCTTAATGCCGTCTTTCTCCGACAGAATGCAATCGACGCTCTGTTCTCCGCGACGTCCACTGACCGAGCAACCGTTTACCAGAAAATGTTGATGCTCGGTGACCTGGCTCTGGCCAAGAAGACGCTGGGGATCTTCGCCGGCTTCAAGAAGACTCAGCTCACGGTGCAAGACAAGAGCGGCGAGATCAACGCCGAGATCGAACGTCTCAGGGCGGAACGTGTCGAGATCGAGACACAACGCGACGCCATCCTCGTGCAGTGCCTGACTAACGAAGAGTATGAGGTTCTGCGTGACTCGGTGGCTCTGGTGGCTCAGCGTAACTCAATTATCGCTGACATCAAGAAGATCGCCAAACGCGGGAAAGAGTCACGGGAGAAGATCGAGACAGCCAAGAAGGTACTCACGGGTGAGGCGCAGTGGCGGGTGGATCTGGCAGCAACCAAGAAGTACGTGGCCGTTGCCGCTGCTGATCTGCAGGCCATCCGTCAATATGCGATCGACATCGCCAAGTACGCCGAGTACAAGGCCAAGAAGAACAAGATCGATGCTGACGAGTCCAAGCTCAAGACCATCGTGATCAAACCCTTTGATCAGGAGGAGTGGCTCAAGATCACTACCGATGGTAAGGTGCTCGCCGGCAAGCGTGATGAGCTGCACGCCTGGATTGAGTCGATGGCCAAGTTCAAGGGTAAATCCAAGTGCCCTACCTGCAACCAGGCTATTGATGACATCCAGAAGATGATCACCGACAAGAGCAAGCAGCGGGATACCTACGACGCCCAGCTGCTCGACTTGCGGGCCAAGGCCAAGGACCTCAAGGCCAAGAAGGAAGCATTCGACGCTGCCACCACCGAGAAGGCCAACCTGACCAGCAAGATCGCCGGCGCCAAGGCAACGCTGGGCAAGGCAGTGGAGCAGCCGGAGCTCACCGAGAAGGCAGAACGCATCAAACGCATTGAGCAGGCCCGCATCAAGATCCGTAAGCGTAATGCCACGGTGAAGCTGCTGCGTGCCGCCAGGGCTGACTACCGGGCCGCTGTTCCCTCGCTCAAGGAACAGATCACCACCTATCGGGCTCGCCGAGCTACTCTGACCGAGATCGATAAACCGGGCGAGGACCGCAGTGCTGACCTGGAAGCCCAGGACAGGCTGCGTGCCAAGGCGTCGGAGCTCAAGGGCAAGATCAAGCAGGTCAAGGAGTCGGTGGAGCGGCAGCAGGCCGAGCTAGCTTCCAACGCTAAGAAGATCGAAGACAGCCTGGTCATGCTGCAGCGTATCGATGTCATTGAGAAGGCCTCGGAGCTGCTGCACCCCACCCGCATGCCGCTACGAGTCTCGCGTGCTTGCCTCAAGGAGCTCGAGCCGGCGATCAACCGGAATATCAAACGCTTCGGCGGCGGCTTCTCGTGCCGACCCACCGACGATCTCGATTTGATGATCTCCATGCCTGATCGGAGCGAGAGATCCATCAGTCGTCTGTCGATCGGTCAGCGTGTGGTGCTCTCCATCTGTTTCTGGCTGGCCCAGCTGGAACTGTTTGCCGGTGACATCGGCATGCTGGTCCTGGATGAGCCGACCGCCAACCTGGATGAGCGGAATCGCCGTTACCTGGGTGAGGTACTGAAGGCTGTCTCCCGGTCGCTGCGCAATCGGCTGCAGATGATCGTCATCACCCATGATCCGTTGCTCAAACCTTCGTTCGATCGGATCATTGAGATCGGGTAACACGCACCAGCAGCCACCCTCGCGGTGGCTGCTTTACTTGGGGGTCGCTATGACAGAGCAAGAGAGAATGGATGCCGCCGTGGATGCTGTCCGTATGATCCACGGAGTCGCGTGGGAGAAGGTGGTGCAGGAGCTACTCGAAGAGCACCCACCTAGTCTCCTCAGTCGCTTCACCGGGGAGTTGATCAACCTGCTCGCCTTCGCCTGTTGTGGTTACTATTTCATCTTGTCTATGGTGCTGGACTTCGTGGTCGACGCGATGGCCGGCGCCTGTCTGGAGTTCGATCATGCAACGCAACATCTCCATCACGGTTACCTCCGACGAGGACTCCGAGAATCCCTTGGACGAGAGCGGGTTTGTCCTGCATAGCTTCAATAGCAAACACCGCAACTTTCACTTTCCCAACGCCGAGATCGGCATCAAGTGGATCAGCCGGAATGCACCGCCCACTTACACACCAGCCATGAAACGCAAAGTCGACGCCGGCTTGGTCTTCATGTGTTCTTACTTTGAGCACGGCCAGTGCTCTTGGTTCCTCAAGGGTGAGGGAACAGCGGGCGTGGAGTACGATTGGGACGGCGTTCGCAACGCCGGCTTGCTTGTCTGTACCATGAACGCCAGGGAACGCAAGGGTCGTGACATCCAGCAGGAAGCCAGGGATCTCCTGGAGCTCTATACCCATTACTGCAACGGCAGTTTTCTGTACGCCCGTATTGACGATGACGACACCGGCGAGGTTATCGACTCGTGCGGTGGTATCCTGGAGCTTGAAAGTTTTCTGTCTGATCATGCCGACCTCTTAGCCAGCGCTGACATCACGTATGCAGATCGTGACGGGTTTGAGAGCACGATGCGTAGTGCCGTCAGATCCGTGTTGGCGAAGCACAAGGAATCGGCTAAGCTCGTGCCTGCCTAGTAGGAATGGATTCCATGCTTGATGACACCAGGAAGGAAATTGATCGCATCCTTCAGCTGCCCTCTAAGAAAGAGCAGCTGAAGGCCTGCAAAGATTACGTCGAAGAACTGCGTCACGATATGTCAGCCATGGCTCGTCTTCGAGGTTTAGTCGAGGGCGTGGCACTGGAAGAGCAAATCAGGGAGGGTCGTGCCAGACGCAGTAACGGTGCCAAGTTGCGACGCGAGAAGAAGTTGATCACATACCCTCCTGACCCACCTGGGGCTTTTCTTCACTGGGACGGTGGCTTCAAGAACGATGGCCAGCGCATGATTGCTATCGGTGAGCTGGTGGCCCGCCGTGAAGACATGACCGTTGGTGCCATCGCTGAGACGCTTCGGGATGCGATTGCTAACGTCTACCGTGCCATCCATCTGCCGGGGTTCAACAACTACTTCATCTACACCGATCATGGCATTACGCTCTCGAAGATCGGCAAGAAGAGGTTCCCTGTCCCCAAGGACAATAAGGAAGGCAACGGTGTCAGCAACATCATCGAAGAGACCGAGGTAGGTCTATCGCTGGTAGGATGAAGTGAGTAAGCTGTTCGCTCATGGAGTGACCGGAGATCGACATGGATGTCGAGCCAGAACAGAAAGTGGAAGTGACCGCTGAGCAGATTGCTATCATCACGAAGATCGCTCAGGAGATTGGTCCTGCTACAGCGAACAAGCTCGGCAACCTCTACGATGCCAATGAGCTCGCTAACGAAGCCTACATGCGCATGCTGGACTATGCTCCACGGTATAACCCTGACCGCAATTGCAGCTTCAAGAGCTACATGGCGATGCACGCTCATTTCGGCATTCAGGACTACATGCGACGACGTAGTCGGTTCAGTCGCACGGAGCTAAAGAAAAGGATTGCCGCCGATCCGAACTTCACCGAGAGTCTGCAATCGATCGACGCCGTCAAGGCTCCCGCTAACTATAAGAAGACTGATCTTGCCTCTGAGCTTGCTGACCGCTCTGTGGCTGGTTTCTACTACGTTGATTTACGTGACCAGGTGGAGGAGATCCTGGCTGGACTCAATCCACGAGAACGGGAGATCATGAGGTTGTATCACCTGCACGATGTCACTATGAAAGAGATCGGCAGAATGATGGACCTCTCCGAATCGCGTGTTTCCCAGATCATGTCTTCACTGTTGGTCAGGCTTCGTGAGAGATACAGGATTCGAGAACGACAGCAACAAGGATGAATCATGCAGCTGGCCTTTCACTTCACCAGGGATGGGAACGGATCGTGGTGTACCGACGAAGAGAAGGAGACGCACAGCGGGACAGTGGACGTGATGCTCAACTCCATCCCGATCGACTCGATCAGCTCCATACGTTTTTACTGTGAGCCAGCCAACGCCCTGCCTTACCTGAAGATCAATCAGTGTAAGCCCAACATCCCGTACCGTGCCTTTGCCCCGGTGCTCACCTCGGGCGACCGATTCATCAAACTCAAGTCCCTGTTCGCTGTACACTCCTCGGCGGCACTGCATAACAAACAGTGCTCGACACCACGGGACGACCCTACGACCTGGTGGCTGGCACTCACCGATGAGATCGACGAGACCATTGAGCTCCGCATGGAGCGGCACATCACCTACCCGCTTGCCTCTTTCCCGTACAAAGTCAACCTGGTCGCTACGGGCAAACTGCTGGGTCACATTCTCTCGCCGGTGCGGTTCCTTGATCCGGATGACACGAAGGGTCAGTGGACCCGGCTGACGCAGTGGCTGGATATCAACAGCGTTTCGGCCCACCGCTACGGCGAGGGCAAGCTGATTGATGACGTCACGAAGCTGTCGTACCGTTCCTGGGGGATTGGTGCTCAACTCAGTAAAGAAGAATTAAAAAGACCGGATGCGTTTTTGCACCGAATCGCACTGTACAGCAAGAACGGTGTGGTCAACGCTACTAAGACTTGGATTCGGATGCTGGTATCGTACTGGCATCACGTTACGATTGATACAACTTTGAACAACAAAGCGGGGTTCTTTGTACAGCGAGAGGCTGAAAAACAGGCCTTACAGAGGCATTTCAACTCGATCATTGCACGTCAGTGTGAAACCTTGTAGAATCTGAAAACACAAGGAGCCGACAGCAGCTAACTGTCGGCCCCTCAATATCGGCGATAGACGCCCATCCATCTAGTGGAAGTCTATCGCCATGATGCCGGAAAGGCAAGAGAATGGCGATAATTCCCATTTACGTGGACGGTACCCGCATGCGGGTCGACTCTCCACCGCAGCTCACTGACCTCCTCCGATCCAAGCTCACCTTCACCGAGCATCGGTTCCTCCAGGGCTACGAGAAACGTGTTGCCCAGGCCCAGGGGTGGGACACCCGCGAAGACACTTTCGTCCAGTGCTTCCATGTCGACCGTCACCAGCGAATACTCACCGACACCGGGTTCCTCACCCCGGTTAAGAACTTCCTGATCAAGCACGGCTATGAACCTGATGTGCGCTACATCTGGTCGGCTGATGCAACCCGTTGGATCTTTGATTGGGAACGGGTTAACCGCTACTACCCCACGCTCGATCCCGATCAGATCATCCTGCTCAAAATGATCATCGCTGACCGCCACCGTGGCGGCACGGCTAACCTGCCGACCGGGTGGGGCAAGGGTGACATCATCGGTGCCCTCTGTGCCGGCTTCAAGAAGCTGCGTATCCACGTGATCGTCGTGGGTCTACCGACCATCCGCCAGAGACTCATCCCGGAGCTCTCCTCCAAGATGATCGACTTTGGCGTCCGTGGCGGCGGCATGAAGACCAACCCCAAGGCCCGCGTCATGCTGATCTCGGCCAACTCCCTCGACGCTATCGACAAGGAGAAGGTGGATCTGGTGCTGGTCGATGAGGCTCGTCGCATCGTGGCCGATTCGCACATGGAGAGGCTGGCCCAGTACCACCGCTGCATCATGTGGGGACTGGATGCCACCTTCGACAAACGAATCGACGGCAAGAACTATCGTCGCCAGCAGATGTTCGGTGACATGCGATTCAAGCAGTCGTTCAAGGAGTCGGAAGCCAAAGGGCGTGTGCTCCCGGTGGTCGTGGTGTGGCACCGCTTCCGCATGGATGTTGATCCCGCCGCCGGCATCAAGGACGACGTGAAGTACAAGCGTGAGACCTACTGGGTTAATGATCTGCGTAACCAGCTGGTAGCCCGCATCCTGAAGCAAGCCATCCGTAACGGCAATCAGGTCTTCGTTGCCACTGCCACCATCGAACACGCTCTGAACGTCCGCCAGTATTGCCCCGGCACCGCCCTGGTCTACGGGGAAACGAAGCTCAAGGAAGCGGATCGCCGCTACTACGAGAAGCACGGCTTGCTGGGGCCGGAAGAAGGAGAAATGACCTTTGACCGCATCAAGCAGGTCACCGATGATTTCACCTCCGGCAAGTGCCGTGCCGCTATCGCTAATCTGGTGTGGAACTACGGCGTCTCTTTCGACTTCCTCAAAGAGACGGTCTACGCCAGCGGCGTGGTCTCTTACGAGAGCTGCAATCAGGTCAGCGGTCGTCTGACGCGCAAGTCGCCCGGCAAGACGCACGGGATTCATAACGACATCTGGGACACCTTCTCTTCCAAGGCCAAGCGGGACGCACGGAAGAGGTTCAAGGTGTACGAGGATCTGGGCTACGACCAGGTCATCTATAACCCCGCTCTCAAGCAATACGAAAGGTTCTACGGCCAATGACGTCGCTCTTCCGTCTCGGCCCGCCACTGGTCGCCCGTCCGCCTCGTGTTGAACACGAAGCGAAGGGGGCGTCCGTGCTCGTGCCTTACGTTGCTCGACAGCGCTTGGCGATTCATCGTTCCACGGGACGCTTTGAAGCCTACCTTCCTCCCCGCGTCTACTACGGCCGACCGGCCCGGCACGTGGAGGATCGTAAACGGCCCAACCACTTTGCCTCACTGGAGAGGTGGCTCATGCTCAGGGATTGGCCGGCGGAGAACTACCTCTTCGTCGCCAGTCTGCACGGCTTCTGCGGCTCCCTGGCTTCACCCCAGGAGCTGACGAAGAAGAGTATCGAGAAGCTCTACCGGGACACCGACTACGCCGCTATGTTCAAGCATCGCGCAGCCCTCCTCGCCCACGAGGTCGTGTTGTTCTGTCATCGCGTCACTACGCAGCAGCTATCGATCCAGCACCTGCAGTCCGAAGATTTGCCGGCGCTGTTCGAGCTCGTGGTGCTGGAGCGTCTGCGGCATGAGATCGCTGACGAGAACGAGTATGACCTCAAACTGCGACTGGCGACCTGCCAGTACCTGGCAAACCAATCAACCTATGACGCTCTGCTCACCGGGTATCTTCCCAGTGCCGTCGTCAGGAATGCAGAGCTGTTACGAGCCACGATTCTCAAGCACGGAGGACAGTAATTATGGGCACAGACAAAGAAAAGTACCTGGAGAAAAGGAAGGTCCTCAACGGCACCGCTAAGGTCAACGCCATCAAGCTGTTGCTCGCTTCCGAGACCGCCGCCAGGCAGTTCCTTGATACCCTCCAGCCCGAGGATATCGCTAGTTGGAACCCAGGCTTTGCCATGGTGTGGCGTCTCTACCGTGACGCTCTGGCTCTGGGTAGTCGTCCCTCTCGCAATGTTTTGATCCAGACGCTGCGCGAGACTGCGGAAGATATGCCTAGCGTCTTCACCGAGGATGTGGTCAACGAGACCGTTGAACTGGTGCGTGTTGCCTATCGCATGAAAGTCACCGACGACCTCGTCGAAAAGGGCATCAGCCTGTGCAAGCGGATGGTCGAGGAATCGATCTATCTGGCCTACCAGGCGGAGTGTGAGATCGGTCAGGTACCTGAAGACATCCCTGACTTCTTCGCCAAGATCAACGAACGGGTAGCCCGTTCGGCCCCGGCCCTTTTGTCCGCAGCAGGACAAATGTTTGACGGGGAGTGGTGGAAGAACACCAAGGTTATCCGTCGCTCTTCCGAGGTCAAGGTCTACGACCGCATCCTCGGCGGCGGTATGGCCGGTGGTTGGGTTGCTGGCTTTGCTGCCCCCTTCGGCGGTGGCAAGACGTCGCTAGTGGTACGGGCCGCGTGCCAGATCACCAGGACGGCGGAGCTGGACGCTGAAGGTCGCAAACCGATCGTTGCCATCTTCACCTTCGAGACCCCCAAGTCGGAGTTCCTCCTTCGCTTCCTCAGCTGTTATGCCGGCATTCCCTCCAAGTACCTGCAGGAGGTCGGCTTCGAGGGGCTGCGAACGAAGAACGACCCGCCCCAGGAGTACGAGAAGAAGATGTTCGCCGGCTCCAAGCACATCTCCGAAAAGGGACGTGCCATGGCGGCAGCCAAAGCGATCAGCAACAACGTCGTGCTCTATGACGTCTCGAACATGGAAAACGACCATGCCACCGTGCAGTCGATTTCCACGATCGCCAATTGCGTCCGGTTGCTCAACACCGACACCACCTACGTCCACTCGGTATGGATCGACCATACCAGTGCCCTGGTGGATCACGTGATCGAGACTTCCAACGGTCGCTACACCAAGGACGATCGTGTCGACTTAGTGCGTGATCTGCCGCGTAAGCTGCGTATTCAGGTAGCCAAGAAGTACAACGTCCCCGTGGTACTCCTGGCTCAGCTCAGCGGTGCTGCCAACTCGCGATCACCGGGAGCCCCGATGGCCGGTACCGACGTGGAAGGCTGCAAGTCGTTCGGCATGTACCTCGACATCAACGTGGTCAGCGGCAAGGTCAACCAGGATGGCTACTGTGCCTGGTACTCGGACAAGAACCGGCACGGCCCGATCTGCCCTCGGTTGATCGTGCGCTTTGACGGCAGCTTCTACCAGTTCAGTGATGCCACCGACCACATGACCATTGAAGAGAGCACCCGTACTTTCATCTCCCTCAAAGATGCCGGTAAGGCAGGCAGCAACAACCCTGACAAGTACATTCCAACCCAGAACCCTCAGCAACGAAGCAACCTCGGTATATGAGCAATCCGCTGAATCCAGCACTCTACGACCGGCTCAAGGAGCTGTACGACGATGTGCTGATCAACCATGAGGGTGAGGCGTTCGATCGACCTGCTTACATCGACCCTATCACCGGCAAACGCATGCTGGCCAAGGTTCGAGGCGGCGAGTTCTATCGCATCAATTGCCCCTTCTGCCCTGACCGCAAGCGACGGCTCTACGTCAGCTACATGTTCGGCAAGATGCTGAGTGATGGACGGAAGGGTAACTTCCTCATCCACTGCTTCAACGCTGATTGCCTGGACGATCCTCAGAACCTTTACGAGTTCACGCAGGGACTCGAAATGGGGACGAAGTCGCTGGCTGCTTTGCCTGTCGCCAAGGGCAGGAAAGCGGAGCCCAAGGTCATTACCATGCCCGGCGTGTGTACCCCGCTGCACAAGCTACCCTATCATCACCCTGCCAATGCCTACCTGCTCAGCCGACACGTCGATGGGCACCTGCTCTCCAAGTGGCACGGCGTCAGTTACTGCGTGGCTGTCACCAACCCACGCTTCCGCACGGCTCTCCACCGGATTATCGTACCCATCCGTGATGCCACTGGGCTCATCGGCTGGCAAGGACGATTCGTCGGCGACATCGACTTCAAGCGTGAAGGCGTGATCAAGTATTTCACCTGTCCCGACATGACGTACTCGACCGGGGTACTCAACCTGCATATCGCCAGGAGGTACCACACGGGCATCATGGTGGAGGGTTGGTACGATCGCTTCGCCATCGGTCCGATGGCCTTCCCGCTGATGGGCCACCAGTTTAACGATTCACAGATCGGCCAGATTGCTGTTGCCTTCCGGCACGGCAGTGTGGTCTATCTGCTGGATCCGGATGAGTTCGACACCGACAAGCACAAGAAGCTGTCGCTGCAGCTACGGACGAAGCTACCAGGTCAGGTAGCCTTTGTTCGTCTGCCTGAAGGAGTCGATCCCGACGAGTTGGATAAGTCGGTCATGCGGCCTTACATCATCCAAGAGGCCGCTAAACAGGACGTGGTGGTGAAGTTCGGGCTCAAACCCAAAATACGTATTTTGGAAGGCATGGAAGCATGATCTATCCCTGGAACTCACCTGGCATCCCCGTCTCGGGGCCTGACTTCATTCGCGCTGCCAACCTGGCAATGGGAGTGGAGACCGCCAAAACCAAAAAGAAAGAACCGGTGCTCTACACCGAGGAGATGAGCAGGCTCTACGACCAGGCCTTGCGTGTACCCGGTACCGAGCTCATGGTGGAAGCCAAGCCTGGCGTCTATCTGCCGGCCTCTTTCATTCCTGGGCACATCTGGGGTCAGCACAGTGAGCACCTGGCTAAGTCGATGCTGGACAGCGACTACGTCGTACCGCCGGTGGATGGTCCTCACGAAGCCGAGGTCATGGTCATCGGCAAGATGCCGGCGGAAGAGGAACAAGCCTATCGTCGTAACCTCATGGGTAAGACGGGGGAGGTCTTCCTCAACACCATTCGGGACCTGCGCATCAAAGGGGCCAACAAGTGGTACGTCACCAACATCCTCAAGTTCGTGCCACCCGACGGCAGCAAGAAGGCCAAGGCCAAGTGGATAGCCGATTGTCTGCCGCTCCTGTGGATGGAGATCCTCCTTGTCAAACCCAAGTACATCCTGTGCCTGGGGGCGGACGCCAGCAAGCTGGTACTCAATGACAGCAAGTTCGGCGTCGGCTACATGGAGGGTCGCATCGAGAAGATCAGCTATCGCTGTCCCGATGAGGCCGAGGATCGCACCGCTTCGGTGATGACGGTTCTGCATCCCGTGCAGGCTATCTCCGATGTGGCCTGCAAGCGACAACTCGAGCGCGGCATGGGCCGGTTCCGTTACCTCCTCACCAGCGGCGACGGCACCCAGCGTGAAGACGATATCGATCACCGTATGTGCACCACCCTGGAGCACGCGATCGAGATCGTCAAAGAAGCTAAAGCCACCATGAAGCGGCGGAAGAAACGGATGGTGGCATGGGATGCTGAGTGGCAGGGACAACACCCCACCGACAAAGGTGCCTACCTGCGGACCGTGCAGATGTCCTGGGCCTTTAAGACCGCTGTCTGTTTCAAGCTCACCCACCAGGGTGGCGGCGTCGCCTTCGTCGACAAGTACGGTAGGCCGGCCGTCAAACGGTTGTTCCGCCTACTCAAAGACTTCATGCGTGGCTTGCGGGCGGTCGGTGCGTTCTTCGTGAATGATTTGGAGTGGTTCGTCCACTTCGGTCTCGACTTGCGTCCTGAGTTCGCCGTGCCCTACAAGGTCGACGAGAAAGGCCGTGAGCCGTGGCAGCAGTGTCGGGCCGGCAAGGGTGGATTCGATATCGCTGTCGCCGCCCACGCCATCGAAGAGACAGCCTTCCTGGGCTTGGAGTCCCTGGGGATGCGGTACACCACCGCACCACGCTGGGAGGGCAAGCTCGAAGAGTGGAAGGATGACTACTGCACGAAGATGAAGATCACCGCAGCCGCTCTGGATGGTTACGGTGAGTGTCCTGACGAGATCCTCATCGGTGAGCTGGAGGAGGACGGCATCCACGTGCGTGACAGCTACGGCTGTTATGACGCCGACGTCACCCTGCGTGCCGCTGAGGAGCTGGAGAAGAGACTCAGCTGTGACTATGACGGCTATTGCGTCTGGGAGCCATTCTGGGAGGGCATGTCGACCCTGCCCCCGATCCTGGAGATGCAGTCCACCGGCATCAAAGTCGACCGACAAAGACTGGCAGAGTTAACTACCTTGTTCATGGGAGGACGAGACAAGAAGGAGGCGGAGGCCAAAGCGGCATTCAACTGGCCCGACCGCTGGTACCTGGTGACTAAACGCAAGATGCTCAAGAAGGGACTCAAGGTCACCAAGAAGAAAGTGAAACGAGAAGGTCTCAATGTGCGGTCAACCGACCAGATCAAAGAGATCCTCTTTGGGACACGTTACAACGGCAAGTTCGACCCGGAGACGGGTGAGTCCTTGTCGCTGCGGCCCGAGGGAGCTATCTCCCTGGAGCTGGAGCCGCTCATCGATACTTCCAAGCCACCGATGCGCTGGGAGGATGTCGTCGAGCGAGGGGAGACGTTGTTCCGCAGTCCCTCGACCAACAAGCAGGTGTTGGCGATCCTGGCAGAAGAGAACCCTGACGTTGCCCCCAAGATCAATCTCATCCGCAACCATCGATTTCTTGATCAGGCCCTCAAGCAGACGCTGAGGCCCCCTGAGCTCAACAAGGATGGCACTTACAAGATTGATCTCGAAACGGGTGGCCACGTCTACGACAAGGGTCTGCCTGCCTGCATCGACGCCGATGATGTCGTGAAGTCCCACTTCATTCCTTTTGCTGAAACCAGCCGTTGGAAGTCCTTCCGACCCAACTTGCAGAATCAGTCAAAGAATCGCGACAAGGACTTCAAGAAGATCTTCGGCCAGGATGCTCTGGGCAATTGGATCTACAACAAGAAGCTGCGATCGATGTTCGTGGCCCGTCCCGGCATGTGCTTCATCGAGCACGACTATAAGGGTGCGGAGCTGTTCGGTGCCGGCATCATGTCGGGGTGTAAGGTGCTCATCGACCATGCGCGTCGTAACACCCTGCCCGATGGCGACACACCGGGTATCCCCAAGCATCCTGACTACTTGGACATCCACTCCATGATCGCGGTCATCGCTTTCAAACTGGAGTGCGATTACAGCAAGGCGGGGCTCAAGTCGGTCGACGCGGAGAACCTGCGTCATATCGCCAAGAGCGTGGTGTTCGGTTTGTTCTATGGTCGCGGTGCCAAGGCTATCGCCTTCGCTGTCAAAGAGCAGGGCGTCAACATCACCCAGGAGGAAGCACAGCAGGTGATCGATACCGTGTACGAGCTGTACCCGGAACTCGATCCGTTCTTCAGCGAGTGCCGCCGCATCGCTGTCGAAGAGGGCGTCATGTTCTCCTGCTTTGGTCGCGGCCGTCGCTTCCCACGAGCGATGGACAAGCGGCAGGCAGGCGACATCGAACGCCAGGCGATGAACTTCCCGATCCAGGCTCTGGTGGCTGGTGCCCTCAACCGGGGCGTGGCCAACCTCTATTACGCTCTGCGTGAGGCCGGGATCGAGAAGGAAGTCAAAATGCTGCTGGCCATCCACGATGCTCTCTTGATCGAAGCACCGTACGACCTGGTCGATTACCTGGCTCATCCGGAGACAGGCCTGGTCCGCTGGGCCATGGCCAAGCAAGTGCCCATCTACCCGACTGACCTTCACGGTGAGTCGCTTGGAACGGGACCCTATTATCTATCCATGTCACACGAAGTGTCGACACGCTGGTCAGAACCGTTTACTGAAAAGGATTGCGAACAGCACCGTATACCACTGTGGTATGCCGCTGCCTAGCAGAAGGAGACGTTATGGGTCGTTTTGGAAAGAATGTGGAAGCTGTGACAGGGAATGTCGGTCGTACCGCCGGGGCTGCGGCCGATTACGAGGGAGGCGGTTCCGACGCACTGCTGCTCAACCAGATGGTGCGGACTAAGCTCTACTATCCTTCCAGGGATCATGAGCTGGTCATGCGTCCCTACCCTGCGCTGGATCCGGTGCACTCGGATAGCAAGTTCTTGCGTGCTCGTGCCGGTACCGGAGAACGTGAGCAGACGGACTGGATCGCTGTGGTAGCCACCGCGAGTTTTGTCGGCGCCGGCAAGGACCGCGTGAGCTTCATCCTCTACTCACCGCAGCAGGAGGAAGAGCGTAAACGCACCAATCCTTACACCTTGCTCTACTGGGCTGCCTTCCGAGCCAACAAGAGCGGCAAGTGGGCTGATGGTCGAGACTGGAAGGGGTCATGGAACAAGTTGTTCTCTCGCGAGGGCAACGCCTCCAAGCCTCTCTCCGGCCCTGACTACATGGCCTTCATGCAGGGTGCGGTGCTGGCTCACGGCAAGAACAACTACTTGCTGCCCTCCGCCAAGGGCAAGCGTAAGGATCCTGTTCCTTATGGCTTGGGTGAGGAAGATGCGCTGCCGATCTGCCGCATCGGTAAAACGACAGCGCTGAGCCTGCTCGCCTATCTGGACATCCGCAAGGAAGGTTCAGAGAACGAGACGAATATCAACAAGATGTACCAGACTGATCCGATCGGCTTCCTCGGTAAGGAAGGCAATCTGGTCAATGGTCGCATCCTGGAGTTCTTCAAGGCAGGTCCCAAGGTCACTCCCGGCGCTGAATGCACCTGGGATGGTGGGGCTCCGACCAACGGACTGGGCGAGTACAGCTGGCACACCAACCTGTACCGCGAATACGCCGCCACCGCCAAGACGGCTCCTTTCTCAGCGACCCTCAGTGCTGAGCACGTCCAGCGGATCTTCCAGACCGCCTACTTCTGGTACGGCTATAAGGCTGACGGCAAGAGCCACCCTGGCCTGCTGCGCATTATGGACGACGAAGAGCAGGCAGCCGTCATCGCTCGTGCCTTCAAGGACGTGGGCGGCTTGGTGATCAAGTGCTGGGAAGAGCACGATCACCTGTTGACTGACGAGGTTCAGGGCATTCTCCAGTCTCGCGTTTCCGCGGTTGTCCCTGGGGACGATGAGACCAGCGGCGAGGATGAGACTCCTGCACCCGTTAAGCCCAAGACGGCCGCTGCCAAGCCCAAGGCTGGCACGAAGACGCCGGCAGCAGCCAAGTACGAAGAACCCGAAGAGGACGACGAGACCTTCGAGGAAGTCGACGCTGCTGATCAGGGTGAGGTCGAGGAAGAGGAAATCACCGAGGATCAACCCGAGGAGGATCAGGAAGCAGGGGAGGTCGAAGAAGATCCCGAAGCTGATCCTGAAGCCGAGGAAGAACAGGAAGCCGATCCTGAAGCCGAGGAAGAGGCACCCGTAGAGGATGAGACAACCGAAGAGGAAGTCACTGAAGACTACGATCCTGATGCCGAGGTCGAAGCGGACGCTGACGCCGAAGAGGAGGAAGAAACCACCCCCGAAGAAGAGGATGATGATTTCTCCACGCCGGCTGTCTCGACTGCTGACATCGAACGGGCCAAGCGTGCTGCAGCAGGGGCCGATACCCGTGCTGCTGCCCGTAAGACTCCCGCAGGGAAGGCTCCCACGCCACCGGCACGACCAGCAGCCAAGCCCGTCGCGGGTAAGGCTCCGGTCAAACCGGCTCCCGGTAAGGCTCCCGTCAAGCCAGCAGCTGCTCCTGCCAAAGCTCCGGTGAAACCAGCTGCGGCACCCGCCAAGGCCCCGGTCAAACCGGCTCCCGGCAAACCAGTAGCTGGTAAGCCTGCTCCCGGCAAGGCCCCTGTGAAACCTGCTGCCGCTCCGGTCAAGAAACCACCTAGCGGCGGCACTGCCACTCGGCGATAATCAACCCACGGACGCCCCGGCCTTCGGGCCGGGGTTGTTTCCAAAATACGTATTTTGAACCGAAGGAGTCGCAATGGGTCGTTTCGGCAATGGACCTATCCAGGTCGAGTCAGGACGTGTTTCACGTGAAACAGATGTGGCCGTTGACTACACACCCCCGACGAAGAACCCTCCCTCCAGGCCTGCCCAGGCTAAACCCACCACCACGAAAAAGAAAGCAGCCAATAAGAGTCCCATCGTTACCGACGCACCCGCTCTGGAGGAGTTGGTTAGTCGGTCTCCCATCGTGCAGAGAAGAGGCGGCGGTCTGATCCTGCCCGCCTCGGCTCGTGCCGCTCGTACCGTACAGAGTGCCGTCATCCAGGCACAGCTCGCCCATTCCTTCAAGAAGAGTGGCGATACCCAGCAGTTCATCGGCACCGGCTCCCTACGGGGCCTGTGGATCGGCGTCCCCATGTGGGCATCCTCGGCCTGGGACAGCGATCCCATCCCTGGCTGTCTGCCGATGGAGTGGATCGCCGGCGCCACCGGCATGCCGATCGGCACCGTCATTACCCTGGCTGGCGTCTGGGGCTCCACCAAATCGACTTTGGCCTTGGAGTTGATGCGCTGGATCGATCTCTATGGTGGATTTGGTAACTACATCGATCACGAGTCGAAGTTGTCGCCTAATCTGCCGCCGGGTCTCCTGGGTGACTCCATCAAGCGGGTCATGATCCATCGGGCCAGGTCGGTCGATCACTGGCAACAGATCTGCAAGAAGCAGACCGACGCTGCCATCCATACCATGCTCAACGGCGTGCCGATCACCACCAAGCACAAGCTGAAGAATGGTAATTTTCGTGAGGTCACGAAAATCGAGAAGATCGGCAGGTCGCGGGTGCTCGGTCTGGCCGTGGATACCATCTCCGGCAAGATGTCTCAGGAGAATCAGGAGAAGACCTGGGAGCGGGGCCACGGCGATCGCGCCCACCCCCACGAAGCCTTGATGAACACCAACTTCTTCAAGACGCTGCCTAACATCCTGGAACAGTGGCCCGTCCTCGTTGTGCTGGTCTCGCAGACCAAGCTCGGCAAGGATTCGCAGGGCTTCGAGACCAGGAGCAAGGCCGGCGGTCAGCAGGTGCAGTTCGTCGAATCATTCGATCTCGACTTGCGTCGGGTGAAGAAGTTCAGAGCTGCGAACTACGAGGGTAGCACGATCAAGATCAAGAACGACAAGAACTCGTTCGGTACTGATCATCGTGTCATCCAGGTAGACTCCCTGCGCTGGACCGAGCCTGACGATAGCCCCCAGGGCTGGCAGTTCCGTACGGCTTATGACTGGAATGCCGCCACGGTGACCCTGCTCGCTTCCAAGGCGGTGCAGGAGGGCATCTACAAGAAGAACCTGACCGATGCCGGCTGGCACATGACCATCACGAAAACGGGTGATGTCGCCAACGCGGCTTACTCTAAGACGCTGGGGATGACCAAAGAGGACGCGGTACCGTTCCGTGTGCTCGGTGACATGATCCACCGCAACCCTGAAGTGCTGACCATGATCCGTAAGGCACTGCGTATTCAGGAGATCGCCTACCTCGATGGTGACATCCTGGAACAGCGTGACGCCATTCGTCGGGAGTACGAGAAGAAGCACCCCAACATCCTTTCTCGCTTGGTGGCCGAGCACTCCAAGAAAGCCATGGAGGAGGAAGCTAAGAAGATCAAGAAGAAGTCCAAGGAGAAGGATGAGAAGGAAGAGGCTGAACGTAAGCCGGTGACCAAGGAGGAGGCCGAAGACGATGAAGAATGATCCCGTGCGGGATGCCTTCATCTCGCAGGTCAACCATCGAACGTCGCGCGACAGTCAAAGCCAGATCAACCTGGAGGTGGAGACTGTCTCGCTCGTGATGAAGCTGTTTCGAGTGGATCGCCACATCAAGCAGCTGCGAGCTCATCACCTGGCTACCAACGGTACGCCAGGTCTGTCGGTGGATTCCTTTAACGCCTGCGTTGATGGTTTCCCGTTTCTGCTGATCTGCAGCACGCTCGGCGGCATCAAGCTGCACGACGATAAAAACTCTACCCTGCCTCGGATGTTCAGTGCATTCGAGACCACGCCTTTAGGGAAGGCTTACGTCAAAGCGATGGACATGACGAGACGGATGTACGAGAATGACGCCCGCTCGCCCTGCTTAATCGTAAAACGAATCAATGTGCGGGGAGGTCTCGCACTCCATCCAGGTTACGCGACGGAGGAAGATGTTCCTGGGCTACAACTGCGGTATGTGCCTGGTCCCGATTCCCCACTTCGTGAATCGATCATTATCGAGCCGCTGGTGACACTGATCGAACGTGTCAAGCGGTTCTGGACACCACAGTTCACTCAACATGAGGAGGAAGTATAACCATGACCCAGGAAGTCGAACGGCTGCCCGTGCCGCGCACCGCCGCCAGTGTGCACAAAGAGATGACCAAACCCTTGCAGGTCATCTGCGACAAGCTCAAAGAGCGGATGGTCAAGCTCAACAACAACGGTGTGCTGACCTACTACGATTTGGGTACCAACGTCAATGAGGTGCTTCAGAGCATCGAGAGCGGTGATCTGTCCTATGGTGCCAAGCCTATCGAACAGATGGCTATCTACTTTGATCAGACCACCACCACGCTCTACAACGCCCGCACGCTGGCCAATACGTTCACTCGCGAGTTCGTGCTCAAGAAGACCGAGGAAGCGGCCAAGCGGTCAATGGCGCTGACCTACAACCATTGGCTGTCGCTCTCCAAGATCGGCAGTGAGACCCAGCGGATGGAGATGCTGGCATCCTGCATCAAGCAGCGCTGGTCGCACAGCATGCTGGCCAGCGAAGCCTCACACTCCGACTCGCGTGTTCAGCACCACCGCAGCGGCGGCAAGAAGCCAGGGGTGCCTCAGAAGCCGATGCAGGCCCTGAGCAAGTTCCACAAGCTCTGCAATACTCTCAACAAGTATGGTGAAGCAGCGGACGACACCATCAACAACGGGTTGCTCGATATCCCTCCGGATGAGCTCAACCCGTTCATGATTGAGGAGCTCGACAAGTCCATCACCGCCGCCGAGGAGCTGCAGAGTACGGCTAACGCCTACTATGCGTCGCTCACCGATATCCGCGTCAAGCTGGGCAAGGCCGTGAAGGGTTACAAGTCAGACGACAAGGAACCCGCCAAGTCCACGCCTCGTGAACCCGCCAAGGTGGCCCCCAAACAGGTGGCTGCCAAGGTTGCCCCTAAAGCAGCTGCGAAGGGAAAGACCGCCGTCAGGAGATAATCCATGGCCGTAGTGAGCGTCAACAAGATACTCAATGAGGCCGATGAGTTCTACTCGTCGGTCTCTCGGTATCTTAACGTGTCGCTTCGCGGTGAAGTCTTCATCCATTTCTATTCGCACATCGCCTCCTACCTGGGGGTCAAGGATGACCACGTTGAGTCATCTCTGCGGTATTTGATGGGGAAGACACTCACCGCTGAATTGCTCATGCCTTTGTGTATCAGGCTCTGCGCCAACCGGGAGTTGCTCCGGTCACAGTCGGTGCCGCCGTGGCGAGGTCAAGCCCGTGACGAGTGGTGCTATGCCGTGATCTCCGCAGCCAGGCAGTCGTTTCGTGGTACCGGTGAGCGGGGTGGACTGTTTAAGTTCATCATCGTCACCGGCACCGCGGCCGGCAGCACGGTCACTACCTGGTGGTCGCAGCGTCTGTGCGGCGTCATCCAACGACGGCTGGGATTCCCCCGCCGTCGTGGTGATCGCCCCAACCCTATCGTGTATCGCCACCCTCGGGATTTTGTCCGCTTGCGGCTTTGCCTCAAGCTGGTAGCCGGAGCTGCTGAGGCTCCCACCTTCCGTGAAACCAAGGTGACAGGCTCGCTCCTGTCCCACAACCGAAAACTGCTACAGCAACGATTCCGTGTCTCCGCCAAGTGTCCCAAGGGCTACGCTGATCAGTTCCCTTGCCGCTTCTGTCCTCATGGATTCGCTGAGTGTCCGTCAGCAACCCATCGACTTGGCTTCTTGAATCGCACCTGTAAGCAATGCAACAAACCTGCCACCTTTGATCCTGAGTTCAGCGACAAGGTGTGCCTGGAGTGCCTGGAGGGCATTCATGCCGAAAACAACCAAAAGAAAGCAACTGTATGACGAAGTGCGGTTCGAGCTCGATAAGCTGTTTCAGGATCTCGGCATCACCCGCGTTGACGGCCATATCCATCCCAGCAAGACGGGTGCTCATCGTATCCTCCTGACCCGTGTCGTGCCGCTGCGGGGTAAGACGATCTTCATCCGCGTGGAAGACTATCCCAAACTCAAGTGGTTTATCCGCAGCCTCAACAGCACGGAAGTCGATCGGCTGGTCTTCGAGCAGTTCATCCGTGAGACGCTCGCCATCCACCCCCGTGAACTCGCCAATCTATTCCTGAGCAAGATGGTACGGTTCAAGCTCAGGCCGGGCGGCTGTGTCTCTTTCGATGGTGACCCCGGCACCAAGTTCAAACATGTAGCATTTGGAGTACCCACCCGTGACACCATTAAGCGGCCTCAAGTCGATCACCCGTAACCAGCTGCTGGCGTGCGTGGATACCTCACCGAGACCCTATCCCGGTAAACGTAAAATCGCAGGCAAAAGTTTCACCGTCGCACAGTGGGATCGACTGCAGAAGGAAGAAGTCTGGAGAGCCAAGGGTATTCAGGAAACGATCAATACCTTCCTCAACTCACCTAAGTGCGACATGGTGGCGATCATGGTGATCCTGGCCATGGACTCCTCGCAAGCCGGTCACCAGCAGTTTCTCAAGATCGGACCTGAGTGCACGTTTCAGGTGGAGAAGCTGAACAGTCAAACCCACATCGGTGATGTGCCGTCGCGGTTCTACTATGCTCAATACTTCTGTGCCTCCGAGGAGTACATCAGGAAGCAGCTGGTAGAGCACGGGAAGTTCCTCTATGGTCCGTTCATGATCCATCGCGGTGCGGACGGTAGCTATGACGCCGGCAACGAGCCCAACACGGAGCTCTACACGGCGGAAGGGTTCCGGACCAATACCTACGTGCACAAGAACGAGTTCCTCTCCCAGATCCTGGCCACTATTGATAAGATTCGTTGCAGCGCTGTGCCGTTCAACGATTTACCCGCGATCAAGGAGTGATCATGTCTCTGCAGGCCATCGGTAAAGACGACCGTCTCTATTCCCAGGAGCGGGACATTGCCCACAACTTCGGCTGGTTTGTGCAGACCATGCTGCACCGCATGGAGAAGCGTCCCTGGGAGACGGTTGAGGATTACCTTCGCAAGGAAGGGATCACCGATGAGCAGGTCGCCTATGGTATGGAGTCACTGTCGAACTTCGTCATGTCCGCTCGTGGCAACGATAAACCGATGCACGAGGCCATGAAGGAGTTTGGCTGGCTCGATGCCGATCCTCACGTGCATGTCGCCATGTGTGCCTATCTCGGCTCGGCACTGATTGGTGCCTTCTATGAGGGCATTCAGGAGGCGACGCTCATGCAGGATGACCCTATCAAGCGATATCCCAACATCCGTCAGGGGGCCAAGACGGCAGCTAACTTGGTTAAGAGACCAACCTGGCGTAAGTGCCTGAGTTGGGCTTGGCAGGACTTCACTTCTATGTTCCGTCGAAAAGGCTAACATGGCTAACTGGCCGGAGCTGTGGCTGCGTAAGCAGGGAGGGGTGCTCCCCTCCCGCTACGTCGCCATCGATCTCGAAACGTCCGGCTTCAGCCTGGACGACTATGTCGTTAACATTGCTCACATCCAGGTCAACGATGGCAAGATTGAGCACATGATGTCAGTCTTCATTGACTGGCGTCAGGTACCAGGAGCCAACCTCAATCGGCTCCGCACCGGACTCGAGCGCGTCCGCCGTGATCTCTCCGGCTATGACATCACCTGGGAGAAGTTGTGTGAAGTCGGTATGCCGGCCCAGAAGGTGTTCCAGGCCTACCACGACATCTTCACCTCGCTGATGAAGCGTGGTTACTACATTGCCGGGCACAACTCCTACCGCTTCGATGAGCCCCGCCTCGCCAAGGCTATGGCCCATCTGCAGATCGCTCCCAACTTCAGCTTCACCGACAAGCTCATCGACTCGCAGGCCCTGGAGATCGCGTCTCGGGAGTCCAACGAGTCGGCAGTGCAGTTCCTGCCGAGTGACACCATGCGTACCTGGTGCACGCGCCTGGTGAACCACGGCAACAAGTTCAAGGCCCACAAGCTGATGGAGCACCTGGTACCCAAGTACGATCTGGTGATTAACGAGGATAAGGCTCACGAAGCGGATGTCGGTGCCCGAGCCGTCCATCTGCTTATGGAGCATTTTCGCGCCGTTTGTAACAACCGTGCCAATCCGCTGCATGCGTCACAGTGGCGGACAGACGTTGCTGCCAGCATGCAGGGTAACCCTGTTCCTCCTCCCGGTATCCCCATTAAACCCATCTCGAAAGGCGTTGTACTCCAGCAGCCCTTGAGGCGGATGCGGGGGCAGCGAAGCAACTAATGGCCAAGAAGATCATCCCTCCGATCGACAAAGAGCTGGAGTCGTTTCTAGCCCACTATCACCCCGGGCAGCGTATTTACATTGGTATCGATCCTGGTATCGAGGGGGCGATTAGCGTCATGCTGGTCAATCCCAGCGGCAAGTTCCACTTCAAGGTGTTCGATATCCCGACGAACAAAGCCGAGAAGATGGTCAACACACAGCACCTCAAACTGCGTCGTGCTGGAGCCCTCAAGGCCAAGCAGAAGAAGAAGGTCAAACGTACGACCACTCGCAGCGAGTACAAGTACGACGAGTTGGCTCGCTTCTTTCAATTGCTTAGCTTAACCACCGATGATCCTAACAACATCCACATCACGATTGAGAAAGTGGTCGTGACGTTGTTCCGACCCGGTGGCGGTGCCTGTCGGGCCTGCAAACGGCAGTTCGGCCTCAGCCCTTACTCTGGTGTTGCGGTAGGCATCGCCAATGCCATGTGGCCGATGGTTCTCTACACGCATGGTTGGTTCAAGTTTGCCTACGTGACCGCCAAGATGTGGAAGAAGTACATGGGCCTGATCAGCAGGGACAAGAACGCCGCACGCCGTGCCGCGATCGCCATGTTCAAAGATAATGCAGTTGATTTTGAACGGGTGAAAGATCACAATCGTGCCGAGTCGGCCCTCATTGCCGTCTATGGCTATAAGAACCAGGAGTTACTCTTCCGTGCCAATCAAGACACACCTCTATTTACTAGCAGCGAAGTGGACGGAGACGGAGCCTCGTGAGCTTGCTGAGATCGGCATCATCGACGTCAACGGCAACAACCCGGTGAAGTTCGCCACTGACGAAAAGGCAACTGCCACGTTCAAGGCCCTGCGCTGGCTTAATGTTCAGAAGCCGATCTTCAACTGCTCAGGGCTGTGGGCACCGGATGAACCAGTGAAGTTCGTTGGCTTCGAGCCCCAGCGGATCATCCACCACCTGTGGCTACGGTCGCTTCGCCCTGACGCGGACGGTAAGTTCCCCTACACCTTACCGTTCTATGTTGCCGCTCCGGAGCACTCCATCAGCCTGCCCAAGATCCTCAACCGAGGTGAACACAGCATGCTGCAGCTCCTCAAGGAGAACGGGTTCACCAACTTCCCGGAGGGCTGGGAAAACATCGGCACCGACATCGATTTCGAGACGAGCACTATCCTGAGTCTCTGCTTGCAGCTGCGTCTCGTCGGCCAGGAGATCAAGAGTGCCAGTTAATCCGGAGCGGGGAAAACTGTGGTTGCCACCGGGCGTGCACGAGGGAGAGCAACTGGCTGATCCTCGTTCACCCTTTCCACGTTATCCCCTCGTCGCCGCCAGCGGTGTCTTTACGTCGTTGGCGTCGATCGCCAAGGATTTTGCCTTCTTCACCCTGGCCATTCCGATGAAGATCCAGACGTTTAACGACGCCTACCTTCACGACTTGGCCTCGGTGTCTGATTCCAAGTTTCGCCTGTACCAGTATTCCACGCCCAGGGCTTTCTTCAAGTACCTGGACATCGGCAATGATCCCAAGTGGAACTACACCTTCTACGCGGTGCGGCAATACTTCTGGAAGGAGACGCTGGACTTCCTGTGCTCAGTGGGCCTCCTGGATAAGGTGACCGGTCACTACCACAAGTTCATGCAGCAGGAGTTCACCATTCCCGACCCGCAGACAGGGGGACCAGGGGCTATCAAGCTATCGGTGATTGCCGTCAACTCCACCAAAGGACAGTTCATCGCTCGTCGCAACATCGACGGGATGCTGCACGCCATCCGTGCCCATCCCGACCCCAAGTTCGTTAAGTTCGGGGTCGCCGTGGTAGCAGGCCACCCTGACCCCATGTCGCTCATTGAAGACAACACCACTTACAACGTGCCTGACGTGCCGTTCCAACAACCTGTCACCAAACGCATGGATGAGCTGACCGCTCCCGACCAGCGCCGTGTGATCAAATCGATTGAGGAGATCAAAAGTGCCCGAGAACGTGGAGAGTTCCCCGCCGTCCGTTGGTAAGCCTCTCAGCCAGTCGCAGCGCTGGGCTGCCATGCTGCAGAGCCTCGACCCTGTTGTCGCTCCCTTGCTGCTTAAAGATCCTCCGGTGGTGGACGCCCTGTGGAAGGGCTTTCTCAAAGAGCCCAGTGATCTCAGCGTCAGCAAGCCATCGACACCCTACTGGTACTTCTACCTGGACCTCAGCACCATCAGCTGTGGCTGCCGCGGCTTCCAGACGCTGGAGGCCCTGGCCGAGAGCGTCACCGCCATGCTCAAAGGAAACGATCTCTTCTTCGTCATGCCTTTCGTGGGACGTCCCCTCAACATGCTTTCCGGGGACGGCCAGGTCACCATTGAGGATCTCGATGCCAAGTCGATCGTCAAGGCTAGCGCCAGCGGCCTGGTAGCACGCCAGGCACACCCCAACGACGACAGCTTCATCGACTCGGACTACTTGCTTGTCCCCGCCAACGCTCCTGCCGCTATCCCGGTGATGCGTGAACCACGTAAGAGTAAGCCACGCAAACACACTCCGTAGGTCGCTAAACTAGCGTCACATCTGCGTCATAACACATGAACGGATCACGCCCCTTACTATCGTGAGGGCGTGAACGAAGCTGCGCCTATCCATGCAGTTCTGTTCTATCAAGGAGTTTGAATATGGTTACGATCGATCAGAAAGCCGGCGAGGCTCTGAAGACCTTCGCTGCACGGCCCGAAACGGTGGCCACTCGTGAGTTGTCACGACACAACAAACAATTCTCCCCGAAGAAGCTCGGGGCTCGTCATCTGCTGGGATCAGCAATGACGGTGGAACCCGCAGGGTTGGAGTTCGCCAGTGGGCACTTCCTCTGCCAGCAGAAGCACACGCGCTGGTATTTCCTGCAGGACTTCCAGAGCCGTACGCTGCTGGGCCGTGGTGTTGATAAGATCAGCAACAACGGCCATCGCATCGGGATCAAGTTTGATCGCGATCTGATGGAGCAGATGCGGCATTGCGACGTCGGGCAACGGGTTGCCACCATCGCTTCCAAGCTCAACTGGAACATGACGGCAGCTGCCGTGGTCTTCCAGAAGAAGTGGCAGGACGCGATCGGGTCGCTTCCGGAGAGCGTAGCCCCGATGGACATCCAGTATCTCCAGCTGCCTGTCCTGATGACCACCGCCCTGGTGGCCCCTACGGACAACGATAAGAGGCAGCTGGTGGCGGACTTGGCTGCAGCCGACGTCACCGATCTCTATCGGGCCTTCCGGTTCGGCAGGAAGTATTACACCCCGTTCGATGGGGTAATCTCCCTGTCCGAGGTGGATGGCTGCACCATCATTGAGGTGACGCCGGTTGAGCAGATCTCGGCGCCGTTGCGATACCAGGTGTTGCTGGCGATCAGCAGCATCCACGTCGAGCACGGGGCCACGGTAACAGCGGGTCAAGAGCTGTTCACCATGTTCCCACGGGATGAGTGGTCGGTCGGCGGCAAGTACGCCAACTGTCAGGCTGCCCGCACGGCAGAGCTCGACTCCCACTTCCCTGGGATGGTAGACGCGATCAATTCGCTCTACTTCGCCAACGAGATCTTCAACTACTCCAACGACGGGCACATGGCGGTGCCCTATGATTCGGCTCGGCTTCTGAGCAGCAGTAAGCTGGCAGCCTATGCTGTCACGAAGGAGCAGCTGCTGGACAGTCTGGTCTACGATCTGAGCGGTGTCGCTAACACCGCAGACGACGATACCTTCAGCTATCTCTTTACTCCCCTGAAGACGACGGCCCTGCTGGGTCAGCGTTGGCTGGGGCGTATGATGATCGATGTGGAAGTCGAAGTCTAACCCCAAGTCCGGGCGATGACATATTGTCATCGCCCACTATTGTGTTAAGATGCCCCGGTAACGACCGGGGTTTTCTTTAGCTTCGGAGGTCTCCGACAGGCCTACAGCCAGTAAGTGCAACCCTGGTGGTTGCGCGGTGGCACAACTAATTAGGTCGGTATCTACGGGTTGATCATGGATGACGTTGAGTACAATCAGACAGGCCTGGACACTCTTGACGGTGCCCGCAAGGCATCCAGAGGTCGCGTGATTAAGGTCAACACCTCGAAGACCAATGTCCGCCCTGATCGGGTCAGGTTCCAGGACATCGGCAAACGAACCCTGGCGATCAAGTCGGTCGACGGTGAACGTGTCAAAGATCCCGTTGCCATCACTTACGACGATGCGGCCAGGTTGCAGAAGACCACGGGAGATAACCGTTGGTTGGGCGGCATCGAAAATCTCAAGGAGGAAGACTTGAACGCTACACCACAGAACTCGGCTCGTGCTCCCCGCCCCCTGACCAAGACGGCAGCTGCTCGGCCCGTGACCCGGCAGCCCCAGGCCCGCCCCGCGGCCAGGCCGGCACCACCACCGCCGCCTGACGAAGAGTTCGACGACAATCCACCCGACTCGGCCTACGACTTGCATCCCGAGCTGGATGCCCGCATGACCCGGATGGAGGAGATGTTCGAGCAGTTGGTGCATGCTCAGCTGAAGCAGGCAGAAGGGAGCGTAGACCCTGAACCTACCGATCGTGATGAGCCTTCAGCAGCTGTACCCTGGTGCAATAACCACGGTGAGGTATTGCCCCCTGCTTTCCTCTGCCAGTACAAGATGGGTGGCTTCACGACGCAGGGTCGTTATCACCATGCTGAGGTGCTGGACGGCTTCGTAGTGCTGGCATTAGACGTTCGCGATTCAGCCACACCACGAGTGTTTCCTGATCAGTCCGATAACGCGATTCAGATGGTCGTCTCGAACGGCAAGAGTAAGAGTGAGCCTTTGCTTGTCAAGCACATAGGGTTACAATTCAGTATCGGCCCACTTGACGTGGTGCTGTTCCCGTATGTGCCTCCCGCTGGCGAAGGAGAAGATGATGAGCAAGGACAACCAGCAGCCGGTTGATCAGCTCCCACCACGCAAAAAGATCGCGGTCATGGACAATGATCGCATCAAGTTTGATCCGGAGCCTGGTCGCAAGACCGGCTCCGACGAACACGATCAGGATGATCTGTTCGGCAAAACGATGACTCGGGTGACCGCACCGCGTAAGTAAGTTACTCTTGCCGCAGGATGCGACATGATCCCGATACAGTCGTCGGAAATGAGTTCCACGCACGTTCGATTCGCCGACCCGTTCCGCACGCTGGGCAATACGCTTGCCCCGATGAGCATCAGGGAACTGATGCTCTACGCGGAGCGGATCTTCATGTTTTACGGCCGTTACACCAACGGCTTGGGCCGGAAGATCAAATACTTTCTCACCGACCCGGTCTACGAAGGCAAAGGTTACTCGGATAAAGAAGGTCAGCAGCTCGGCACCTATATGCGTGAGCACCTGCGCATCAGCGAGATGACGGGTGCTCTGTCGATGGATGAGCATTGCTACGGCAATGCCTTCTGTACGCTCATGGTGCCGTTCAATCGTTTCCTGGTGTGCACCGGTAGGAGCCCTGACGGCGAACGTAAGAGGATCTGCGGCTTTCGTCGTATCCTCTCCAATGCCTTCTATGAGGCTGGCTTCGAGTTCCGCTTCCCTGAGTTCTACTCCATCTGCCCGCACTGCAAGCAGAAGACCAAGAACGACATCGACGATAAGAAGGATGATCGTAAAGAATCACTCCAGCTCAAGCGCTGGTCTCCGCACGAGATCGATATTCTCTTCGATCCTTACAGTTGCAAACGCCACTACATCTGGCGTATCCCCGAAAGCTACAAGAATCAGATCCGTGGCTGGAAGCCCAAGTACGGCCTGCACCTCCTGGAGAATGTTCCCAAGGAAGTGCTCAAGACCATCCAGCTCAACACGCAATTCAAGTTCCACGACAATGCCATCTTCCACATGCACTCGCCCACCCTGGGTGGCATCGAGAACCTGGGTTGGGGTATTCCCCGTGTCCTCGGTAATCTCCAGTCGATCCTGAATGTGCAGGTGCTCCGCAAGCAGAACGAAGCCATCGGTATGGACTTCGTGGTCCCCATGCGTGTGCTCTCGCCGACGCAGCAGAGCGGCATCCCCGGTGCGACAGGCGGTGACAGCATCTTCTCTGTCGTGCCTGGTCAGAACATCGTGGCCGACATGACCCGCATGCTGGTGAAGTGGAAGCGTGACCCGGCCTCCATCCAGATCGCTCCTACCCCGCTGCAGATGCAGCTCATGGGTGGCGGTGCGCAGCAGCTCGCCCCCAAGGATCTCCTGGAGTATGGCGAGTCAGCCCTTCTCGATGAGATCGATGTGCCGGCCGATCTCTGGCGTGGCTCCCTGCAGCTGCAGGCGATGCCTATTGCCATCCGTCTGTTTGAATCGACCAATAAGCCGATCGTGCTCAACCACAACAGCTTTCTGCGTTGGGCCACTAAGCGAGTCTGCAAAGAAACGAACGCCGAGACACCCGACTCGATCTACTACAAGCCAGTCACGATCGTCGACGACGAAACCAAGCGTCAGCTCATCCTGCAGATGTACTCAGGTCAGCAGGTCAGCGGTCGCAAGGCCTTCCGCGAAGTCGATATGGATTGGCGGCAGGAACAGGAGAACATGGCCGAAGAAGCTGTCGAAATGGCAGACATTCAGGCCGACTCTCAAAAGAAGATGGAACAAAGGGGCCTTTCTGCTCAATTACAGCCTGGTTCTACCGCATCGGCCATGCAGGGCATGCAGGGAGCCCAGGGCGGCGGGCAGGGTGGCGGAGGAGCCCAAGGCGGCGGTGGAGCTCCTGCGGGCGGTGGCGACCCCTCTGGTGCGATGGGCGGCGGCATGACGGGCGGAGCCTCCCCGACCCCAGTAACCTCGTACATGATGCAGACCAGCGGTAAAGTGCCTGACGATCCTCAGCAGCTGCAGGCCCTGGCTGACAGCCTGGCGACCCAACTGGTAACAACGCCTGAACCGACCAAGGGGTCGGAACTGGCGAAGCTGAGGCGGTTTAATTCCTTCCTGCATGAGATCGTCATGTCGAAGATGGACAAGGCCAAGCGACAAATCAAATCAGATGCCGGCAACCAGGCCATGCAGCAGCTCCAGCAAGGGGGCGGCCAGCAGCCACAGCAGTAGGAGACCTCTCTATGGGTATCGGCGGCGCAATTGAGGCAGTCAAGGCTGGTCTTCATGTCAGGCGTCGTGCCTGGCTGCCTCACCAGATGTGGTTGGCTCTCCAGATCCCTGACGCCCACTCCAAGATGCAGGCTCCCTACCTCTACCTGCAGACCGGCTTTATCGGCCCCATGCCCTACACGCTGACCAACGAGGATATCCTCGCCAAAGACTGGATGGCCGTGCCGGACTAGACAGCGAAGAGTTGCACGGTAAGATGGGCAGGCATGCTAGCTATTCTTGCCCCCTACGACCGCTCCGAAACAACCCTGGCAGCTTTGCGAGTAGCCGATCTGGCTCTCGCTTGCGGCGTTGATGTCTACTACCTGGTCTCCGGCACCAAAGGTCAGGGCATCCATCGCTACTGGGACACCAAATCTATCTCGCGTAAGTGTGCCCACAAGCTGCAGAAGCTGGCACCGGCCAAGTTTAAGCACATCGTGGCCTTTGGCTACGTCCCCTACCACAATTGGTTCTACCTGCCTCGCACCGACCTCACCAACAAGACCACGTTCCTTGACATGGTTATCTCGCCTTACGAGATTCAGCGATCCGAGGCCGAAGTGTGGAGCTGTGTTCACCGTGTCATCTGCCCCTCAGCTGCGGTGCACCGCCTGGCCTCGGGTGCCAGCTTCTTATCCACCGTCAACGGTGAAGTGACCACGACCAAGCTCTCGTGGGCCTCCGGAGACAGCTCCTTCCCGGCCCCGATCAGCTCCCCACTCCGATTCGCAGCCATCTGTGACTCAGGTTGCCTGCGTGAGTTCCCCGAACAGTGGTTCCACACGGTCAATCAGTTCCTCAACAACACCGACAACCACATCGTCGACTGCTACCTCACCTGTTCACTGCCCAAGCGCTGTCGTACGCTCGTGCGCGATATGCAGATCCAGCATGCTGGTCGTTTCCAGACGCATGCACCCATGTTCATTCAGGATCTCGTGGTCTGGCTACGCGATCGGGACATCGCGGTCTATCCTTCTTGCCGCACCAGCTTCGGTTTCTATCCTGCCATGTGCCGGTCCATGCGAATGCCGCTCCTGGCCATCAACATCGATCCCATCAAGGAGATCATACAGCACGGCATCAGTGGCCACCTGGTCGATATGCCCATGCTTCCTGAGCCTTGCGGCGTGGAACGTGCCTCCTTCAATGCTTCCAGTTTCCTCGATGGCTGGTATCGCTGTGCCGAGAAGCCTCAGACGCTCTGGGATCGAGTCGAGACAGCTGATAAGCTGCGGGTGAAGCAGGAGCATACCTTCAATGAGTTCTGGAGACTGGCATGGGCAGCGATCATGGTGTAGCCAGGACTGATGAGGACCTGGAACTGGCAGTCAAGATCGCGGCCGACACCACCGAGGACGAGCCGACATCCCAGTTGCCGCCACCGAAGCCGTCGCCACCCAAGCCGAAGGCCAAACCAATCATCGATCTTCTGAACCCTTAACCCAAAATACGTATTTTGCCCCAGGAGGAGCCATGATCACTGCACGGTCCATCAGCCAGGAAGAATTGAACGCACGGCGTTACGAAAACGCGGTGCTCCCCATGTCGCTCAGGTTCATCGACTCGAACCCTAATAAGCGGGATCGCGCGAAGAAACAGATGGAAGTGCTGGTAGCCTTTACGACCGTTTACTTTGCCCGAGAGACACCCGACGGTAGCAAGCTCGTCTGCGTCAATGCTCGCTTCGCTGAGAGTGGCGTCTACGTGATGGGACGGGGAGGCAGCTCCGAGCTGGTGTTTGATGCCACTGGGCTCTACCTGGTCACCCAGCAGGCCTATCTCGCGTCGTATCAGCTGCGATTGAAGATTGGTGAGGCCTACTGGGATGTCGTTGCTTACTACTTCTGCGACGCACGACAGAAGGATCTCGATGAATACTCCTCCGTGGAGCAAGTCTTTGACCACGATGATCGCATCTGGCAGGCCTGCACCATGGGTGGCTA